TTTCTTGGCAGGTGCTTGTGCAAATGCTGATACTGCGAACACGGTAGCGAGGATTGCGATTGCTGATTTCATTTTAAAGTTTCCTTTTGGTTAAGTAGGAATTTCTACCCCTACATATATATAACGCCTTAGTTGACAATTACGTTGACAACTGATTTCGCCAAAAGAAAGGACACCTAAGTGCCCAATCTAATAGAGTTAACTAGACTCTAACTGCTACGAACAATCTTAATAGCCTGCTAATTCTCTAATACGTGCTAATTCTGCAATTTGTGGATCTTGTTGTTGTGGAGCCATTCTTTCTACCATTTTGCGAGCAACCATTTCTGCCTGTTCACCAAACTTTTTGCCTACCATGATAACAACGCCTTCTGGACCTTTAGGGAATGTACCTGAATTTCTATCATAAAAACTACTGATGAATTCTGCTAACTCTTGTACATTCATTTTAGACTGCATGCCTCGTTGTGCTAATGCTCTAGCACTGTCTTGGCCTGTACGATTTGGATTATTGGGCTTTTTAAATTGTGACTTTTCTTCGTCGTCGGTATCCCAAGGAGGAGAATTGTCGTCATCTTTTTTGCTAGGCTCGCTATCAGCTTCTCCCATTCCTAGTTCTTGTTTTCTACGTGCTAAGCCTGCTGAACTTGTTGGAGATTTAGTTTTTTCATCTTCTACGTCTTTAGTGCTGACCTTCCAATCATCTCCACCTTTTTGTTTGCGTAGATATGCAGGTACATCGCTTTTGTTAGGACCATCACTGGCTTCTTGTGGTTGTTCTTCAGCATCCATTGCAGGCTGTTCCTCAAAGTCTCCAAAATCTAACCCTTCAATTGCTTCTGGAGCATTAGATTCTAGCCAATCTTTTACCATACCACGAACATCAGAGTCTGGATCTTGTTGTGCTTGTTCTTTGATAGCTTTAAATAATTGTGGATCTTCAATGATGCCTTTTAGACTTTCGATAGCATTTGAACCATCAACGCCTGTTGGGAATGCCTGACTAACCAACTCTTGTAATTCTTGTTTTGCTGTCTGTTGTTCTTGTGGATCTTGACTAGCAATAGCTGAGTCTTCGCCTAACCCCATAACCCAAGATTCAAAGCGATCGAACTCGTTGTGTTCATCGAGCTCAACATCCTCTACGGTTTCTTGTTCTGTGGTTGTCATTGCGACTATGTCGTCATAGCCTATGTCGCTTTCTTTCATCAGTCTATACAAGACCGGGAACACATTTTTAATATCTTCTTTGAAGTTTCTAACTGTGAATTTTTCTGTAAATTCTTCTACAAATTCTTGTGGAACTTCTTCTTGTGTTTGTGCCTGGAATGATTCACGATATTGTTCGTAGTGGCTTTGCTTGCTCATAGCTTTAATTTGCTCGCGCAATCTGTTTAGTTGTTCTGCTGATCTTTCTACAACATTATTTGTATCTGAATTCATTAGATCGTTGCGCACAACATAATTGCCAAAACTCTTTAGCTGTGCAATTTCTTCACTCATGTTAACAATGCTTTTACCAATGTCGTCATATGGCACGCCACCGTTGGCCACGTGACGTTGCATTGCACGGGCACCTGCTAGATGAATAAATGGATATTTAAAACGTTCTCCGTCTTGATTTTCAACAAACAGTCCAGAAATGTTACGGCTTCTAGCACCAGGTGCTGCATCGTCCATTACTGCTTGATTGTGTTTGATGATAAGACGTGTGTCCATTAACTTTTGATAACTAACGGTCTTTGATCCGTATAGTGCGCTTTCACTCATAATGCTTTCTCCAACAGGTTTAACTACTGTGTTTGCTTGATCTTTAGGCTGATTGTGCTGACTTAGAAATTCATAATCTCTTTGATCTAGATTGTCTTTGGCAATGTCTCTAGTATCGAACGCCATTAGTCTACGTTTTGCAAATGTACGTAATTCTTTTAGAAATCCATACCAATTATCTTTTTGTCCGCCATCCATTGATTCTGTAATTCCTGTTGAGAAATATACTTTTAATGAATTTTGTTCTGCTAGGCTAATACTAACATGCCCGATTGCAGTTTCGCCTTCCATATAATCAAAGTCAAAGAATCGGGCATCTTCGGGATTGATGGTAATTGAACCGGTTCCATCGCCTAGTTTTAGGCCTTTGAAGCGGCTTCTAATTTTATAGAATAAATCGGTGGCTATATTGTTTGTTGCGTCCATAGTTATATTTATCAAAAACCGCTAGAGACAAATATCGGCATGGGCATTTGATCTTCGCTTAATTTTTCTGTCATCTTTTCGTAGATCTTGGGATCCCAATCTGATAATACTCCAGCCATACGTATTATTAACAGCATGGCACTTACTAGGTCGTCGTGTTCGCCTGTTTTAGCGCCAAATCCCACTCCGTGTGCCACAAATGTTTTAAGCTCAGATATTAGAGGTTTAGAGTAAATCTTCATTTTTTGTGTTTCTAACATGTGTTTAACCTGACTACAAGCAGTGATTTTTGTCTTGTGTGTTGTGTTAAATCCTTTTCTAAATTTACGTACATGACCCTTACGCATAGGCTCAGAAAGGAATAATCCTGGGAAGTTTTCTTCTCCTAGATTACTAATAACAATAAGAGCAGCTTCGCCTAGTGTATTGTTTTCAACACTGTAATAAAGTTGCGGAATACCGCCCTTTTCTAGTCCTCGGTCTTGAATGTACTTGCAAATTTCTCTTAGGTGTTTAACCTGTGCTTGAATAGGAGTTAGATTATGTCGCCATTCTGCTACCTGTTCCATACTGGGCATTTCAAACACCTGTATGGCACCATAGTCCCCACCAGTGCCTAATGAAGGATCTAGGGAAACTAGATAAGTTGCTCTTGGGTCAATGTCTTTATAAAAACGTGTTTGCCCCATGGTCATGATAGGGTCAACACCTTTCATTTCTGCCAGTCGCACAGCATTGATTAGCGTTTCGTCAAAGATCAAGAATTCGCAATCAAATTCACGACGGAAACGCTCTTCACCAATCTTTGCACGTTCTGTCTGAGCCCACTTCTCATCACGATCTGGATGTTCTGCCCAGTGTGCAAAGAAACTGTGGAATCCATTCATACCTAATTGCTGTTCATTCCCATGCTCATCGAATCGCTTGTTAGCCTCAGTCCAAATTAACGCAAACTGATCTTCGTCACTGTTTGGTGTTGATGTAATAATACATTTACCGCCTGTTGATAATGTTGGTGACAGTGCAGTCCAGAATTCTTTGGCTTTTTCTGGAGGCTGCACAAACGCAAACTCATCGCAATAGATCAGTGAAAGAGATTTACCACGACCTGTATTTTCTGTAGTTGTCACTGCCTGTATACGAGCTCCGTTGTCATACTCAATGGTGTTTCTATTGTAGCTATACACACCTGCACGAATAAAATCTGGCAGGTTTTCGTAACCGAATCGATAACGATTCATAATGTCCTGCGCACCTTCGTATTTGTGAGCAGCAATTAAAACCTGTGCTTCTGGCACAAACATTGTGTACCATAACAAGTATCCTGTGGCACAGGTGGTCTTACCCATCTGTCGTGGCAGCATGGCAATACACTGTTTGTTGTTGTGATAGGCATCTATTAGTCTTTCTTGATATTCGTAAGGTGCAAACGGAATTGATCCACGTACAGGGTGCTGAATCTTTAAAAAGTTTTTACAAAAATACAGCGGACCAGTGACAGGATCCATACATGCTTCAAGATGCTTGACTTCCTCAAGAGTATATCGTTGAGGTGCATGAGCTTTCTTAATTAAATTACCGTCTAGTGATTTTGCCATACTGTTATTTACTGAAAAAAATAGGCTCCGGAGAGCCTATTTGGATTTGACTTGTATCACGTAGTCTTTAAGCGACCGTCTTTTTCGGCGGATCTTAATATTGCTGCCCGATCGCCATATTTTTCACGATTAACATCGGGTGCTGCATTCTTCTCACCCTGTGTTGGATTCTTAACATGTTTTAGTGGATCAAACTTTTCACTTTTTGCTTCTGATAAACGTCTACGTAATTCTTCCTTGATGCTGGCACGTAGTTGTTCTTTGCTTTCGTAAGCGCCGGCAGCCATAGGATTGTCGCCACGATATGGTTTACCGCTAAAACTTTTCTTTGGCTTGTTCAAGTCGTCGCCGTCTGGAATAGCAGCATCTATGCCATGATATTCTTGTCCAGATGCGCCTTCCGGTGCATTACCGAATGCTTCTTCTTTGTCTTTCTTGTCGCCTTCTTTGCCGTCTTTTTCCATGTCATGATCATCCATGTCATGATCGCCGTCACCGTCTCGGTCGCCCATAGACTTTTGAATAGAGTCAATGCCTTTATCGTCACGATCTAGGTCACCCATTGGAGGCATATTGTCTGCATCCATGTCACTAGGACCGCCTCTATTATCTGCATCAGGCTCACTGTGTGGTTCGTCTTTGTCTAGGTCAGGCAACATTTTTAATGGTCCTGAATCTAGATTTCCTAGATCTCCAATGCCTGGCATTGGAGGCTTGATACTCATGATGCTTGGTTCGGCACTCATTGGAGGCATGCTCATTGGTGCTGGTTGATTGATCATGTCTGGATTGACTTTGGTCATCAACTTCATTAATTCAGCAATGTTGTCCATGCCCTGTGCATTGAGGTTCAAACTCATGCTTGGGGGAGGTTCATCGGGCTTGCTAGGAATACTCGGCGGGGGCATGCCCATTGGATCGCCACAGGCCTCAACCGCCCCCAATGGAGCGACAGGAGCATCCAGCTCGCGCATTTTAGACATCAATTCATTGAAATTCATATTAACTCCCTAGGGCGCTTTTTACGCCGGTCTTATCAATTTTGGCCTTGGGCAGTTTATATTCTGTCTGACCGTTGTCTTTCTTTTGTTGTTTAGCAACTTTGCTTAAATCTTTTAAAAAACTCTTGTTAAAGTCATCGCCAAAGAAATCTTTGTGCTTGACATTGGTACCTTCTTTATACTGACTGTCAGTTAACAGCCCGTCAGTGTTTAAAATTTCTATTTCACCTTGATCAGTTTCAGAAGATTCGTTGCTTCCTCTTACTCTAAAACTAGCTTCGTCTAGACCCATACTCTTGATATCACTGCTGATTTCAGGCGAAGTAATAGGATATTCACAAGCAACTTCAAAAACGTGAACTTCACAGTTTTTCATAGTTGGAAAATCCATAGGAACTGCTTGGATTGGTGTTGTGCTGAGTTTTTCCATTTTCATAACTTTGCATCTTTCTAGGGACGTTTTTAAGTTTGATTGGAAATCTTCGGGCAGATCACCGGCAACTTTAATTTTAAAGCTGTATGATTTTTTGCCTTCGGCAAGATATTCTTTGAAAGTTTTCATAGTAGTATTTATGCTTTTCCGCCCAGTTTCTTGATCAGCTCGTTGCGGTCAGTGATCACATATCCTTGCCCGTTAATAACATCATTTGGGTCTTCGTTGTTATCTTTGTCAATTTTGTATTTCTTCATTTGCATGTCAATAGCCTTGAGTTTTTTCTCAATTTTATTAGACTTAGCTGTAATTGCATGGCCTAACATTGAGCTGGCCACTTCAAAAATACGACTGCTATAACGAACTTCTACATTCATTCCTAAATCCATTAGGTCGTCATAGGCCTGTTCAGCTTTTGATGCTAGATTGTCTAGTTCGTGATCATTAAGTTCGTCTAGTTCTTTTACTTGTGGTAAACTGCGAGTAATCTCAGCCACCGCTTTATAGCTGTCATCTAAACTGCGAACTTCTGTGTGATCTATTTTGGGTTCAACAGGGGCTGTTTCCTTTGCAGGTTTAGATTCTTCTAGATTAAACAGTTCTTCAAGTTTTTTCGTCATACATTACTTATCTGCGTTTTGAGCCTTGATGAAAAATATCGCCTTCGTTGACTATGCGGAACTTGACACCTTGCTGTTTGCACCAGGCTGCGGCAGCTTCCCATTTGGCCATATTTTTAACATACTGCTGTTGATTGTACTGACTCTTTCCCACCTGTTCTATAAACGTTTGACTAGCTGGTTTAACTTCTACAACTTCTGCATGTTTTTTCCCATTTTTATCCACATAAGTGATAAAAAAATCAGGAACATATATTGTATACTTGCCGGTTAACGGATCTCTGTAGGGAATTTGTATGCTTTCGCTGGCCCACTTTTCAACACCCGGATGTTCGTCCAACATCTTCATAAAAATAAATTCCCACGAACTTCGAGCCAATGGTGTTTTTTTGCCAACATATTTGTCGACATTTTTCATTTCAAATCGACCTTGAGCAAACTTTGGCATTAGGCAAAAATATTTCTAGTTTGATTTTGTTTTTCTATTAAGTCAGTGCGATAACCCAGTGAACTTGTGGCATTTCTATTGTTGTTTAGAATCTCAGCCACCAGAGCACTAATTTGAACGCCATTAAAATTCTTGAGAGTGTCGATGATTTTAAACACCGGAACGTCGTCGAGTTTGGCTTGATTCAATAAAACCTGTGCTGTGATAAGAGCCGCTTCGTTTTCAAATCCACGACTTTGGAAAAAAGCAATAGCAGCACCGACTTCGTTGGCTCCAAATTCCAAAGTTCGTTCGCCGTAACGATCAAAAAATAATTTTGTTCCAGCAGCACTATCTTGCTGAAGAGAATTTGGTAAACTTGGCATATTATAAGAATTGTCCTAGGTCTTGTGGCGGTGGGGCGATTGAGCGTTGCGTGGCCTGTGTACCACCGTTGCCGCCGTTGTTTTTTGGAAACACTGATCCCAAAGTTCCGCCTACGGTATTGATAATACCTCCAATAGCAGCAGGACTACTTAATAATCCTATGGCTTCTGCTCGCAGGCTTGCCTTGGATAGTTTTCCAATATTTTTTGCAGTATTCACTGCGGCAATGGCGGTGCCAAGGAATCCTCCTACACTGCCAAATGCAGCTCCGCTACTGACATCTCCGAATATACTTTCGAGTCCGTCTAGTACACCGCCTTCGCCTAATAAGTTTCCGACGCCGCCGCCTGCTACAGTTAATGGACTTGGCACACTATCGTAGTATAAGTTAGCAAATCCTTTGGGAGTATTCTTAGCAACACTTCCTGAGCTGTAGACTACAGACTCATATTCTATATTCATTGTAGTTTCATTAAATTCATTTGCACTATATCCGGCATCACCGTGTTGCCAACTTGTAATTTTAGGATTGATTAATGTATATCCTAAAAACCTACGACGACTCATAGTATATATAGTAATAGACTTAAAAAAGTCCACAGTTTTTCCCTGCTTGTCGAGACTGTATCTAAAGCCTTGAAATGTAGTTCCGGAAGCGGCAAGATTTGTCTTGCTAAATGCTGCCTCGGGATTGAATCGATCTTGTACATAGGTTCCCATGTATAATGCCCACAATGCATTGATTACTCCTGCACTGTCGTCATGGAATTTCATTGAGATACCTTCATAGGTAAAATTTTTATAAATTATGTGTTTTCTATTGTATTGATTTTTGGTGACTGTTTCAAATTTAAATTTAGGCAGATCAGTACTCTTGATAAGATAACCAATTTCGTCTGCATGAGTGTTAGTGAATACCGGTGATGATAATACTGTTTTATCAATCTCAAACCGCACATAAAACATGAACTTGGTGCGAGGCATAAGCCGGTAGCCGTTTTCAACAAACAGTTTGCTGGCATGACGGAAATCCGCGAGGCCGCCTTTGGGTGTAAGTAACCCTTCTCCTACACCGCCGAGAAATCTTGTGAATACATTTGACATATAATTATTTAGCCGTAAAAAAACCCGGGGATTAATCCGGGTTTTTGATCAGCGGTTGATATTAGTTCGAGCTGCCGCGGCCTGTTACAGCCTCGCCAAGACTTCGGCCTACAACTGCACCGATACCTCGTGCTGTGCCTGTGCCTGTGCCACCTGCGAACTGTACAGCATTGTCATACTTGATAGTAAGAGCCACTGTCATTGGTTCATTGGAACCATAGTTGGCTTCACCATAGTTGACTTCTGATACATAGCAACCATACGTTTCCCATTTTTCAAGGATGTTTGGTTCAAAACTACCATTGCCACCATCTAACATTTCGATGTTCATTTGGAATTTGTAATCAATACCTGAACGGGCGCTGGCCTGTTCCATGAAGTCAAACTGCTTTTGTACCTGTTGACCAACAATTTTCTGCACCTGGCCGTTGGCATCGTCTCGTAGATTTAATGTGACATCTCCCCAACTTGGTTTACCAGCCAGTTTGACTTTTGAGTTGTAGACTTCAATAGTCATTTCTTCAAATGTTACAGTTGGTCTACTTACATCACTAACTTGTTTTGTTAGTTCTGTGCTGGCCTCAACACCAAATCCTAGTAGTATCACCCGAAAGCGATATTTTAGTTTTGGCATCAGCAAAGCTGTGCCGCTGTTGGCTCCTGAGGTAGGAACCGAAATTCTATTTAAGGAAGTTAGTGCCATTTTTAAATTTCTCCTGTGTTCTTGATACGCAATGGAATATAGATAAATTCAATCGCTTTGACTGGCTCAATCGCTATGTCAACATACAACTCATTGCGATCAATTCTTGTTGGTGTGTTGTTTGACTCATCGCAGACCACGGCAAAATCATACAACGCTCTTAAGCCTACCAACTCAATCAACAGACTCTCAACAGCCCCTTTGATTTCATCTCTGGTAATCTTGTCATTGGGTTCAAAGATATACGGACGAGCAAGTTTGTTTAGCTGACTGCGTAGATAAACTACAAGACGTGATACATTGATACGATCCAATGCACTGGCATTTCTAGCACGAGTCTTTTGACCATATGCAACTAGTCCTACTCCAACAAAGAATGGAATTGGATTTACTTTGAGATCATACAGCGTGTCGCGTTGACCTTCATTCAACGCCACTGACTGGAATTCTCCTGTGTCTGCATCAATGTATCCCACTGCTGTGGCATTGGTAATGCCGCCGCGACGTGTGCCTGCTGGTGCAAACCATGGATAACTAACTTGGTCGCTGAGAGCGATAGTTCTCAACATCATGTGTGATGCAGGAACCACTGCGTTAGCACCACTTAGGTCAGTGGTAAATCCATTGGGATAATACACAGCTGAATATTCGTCGTAGCTAACAATACCTGTATCATTGTTGTCTAGTGCGCCATTAGCATTGGTGCCCCAGGCTGTGAGGCTGGTTGCATCTGACGGCAAACGTAGTGGAGTATCAGCTACCACAAATGCTGTGACTCCTCTATCTAGGTTTAAGTTGATCAAATTGCTGTAGGCTTCTGGATATCCTGGGCAAGCGATCAAATTAAAGTTTCTACGTTCTTCATCTCTGGCTTCTGAACTGGTGTCAATCGCAGATTTGAGTTTTTGCACAACCAGACTGCGCTGTGCTTTGCGACCAAAGCTGCCTGACCCGTCTTCGTTGTTTGGTGAAGCTGTGACCCAACGATCGGTTGCGTAGGCGCTTTGACTGTCGCCGGTAACTGGACTGGAGCCGTTGTCGTTGTATAAAGCTTCGTAACGCACGTTATCGGCTGCTGTGTCAATGTAATTATTGCTGTATCTTTTGACATTACCGCCACTTCTGCGTAAATTCCACAGCAGCATGCCTTTGGGGTATAGTGCTGGATCTGGACAGTCAAAATCTACATAGTTGCTTAACAACAGATCTCCGATAGTGGCTGCTGTGTTACCTGAAGCGCCACTTGATCCGTATCTAGCGTCTGCAAACAAGATACCGTCTTCTGTGGTCTGATCAGTCTTGTCAACTAACACCCATTCTAGGGCCAGACCATCATAACGATAGATAGTTGGGAAGTTTTCTAGATCGGCTGTGCTGATCCACAAGTCACCATTTTTCAAATCTGTCCCGTCGCTTTGTTTTGTTGGCTCGCTGGCCGCCACAATTGGTCCTGCTGGATCAGTTTTATCAACTGCGCTTGCAGCATAGTAAGGACTGGTTGTTGTTTTATATCCAACCCAGATATCACCGTTGTGTACCATGATATCTACTTGATCAAACACCGGAGTGTACCATAGTTGTCCGTCTTGTGGTTCGGCCAAAGGTGCAGTAGCAGATGCAGCAAAATCTTCTGCAGCCAATGGAATCCAATTTGTTGCAAGGAAAGTTTCTGCAGCACCAGAGCCTGGTGTGTACATATTCTGTGTACCAGTGCCTGTGTCGATGTTATAGGCAGTGAATATATCACTTATTGGTGCGCCTGTGCCATCTGTAAAACGTATGTCACCACCTTCTTTATGAATGATTTGTACCGCATTGTCTGCAGTCACAGAAGCTTCAACAGTGGTGCTGCCTACAGCATTTATTGCTGTGGCCATTAGTTCTGCATCGCCTACTGTGCCTAGAGCAGTAAAGCTCACTGAGCTGGCAGTATCCAATGTTAAATTACCTTTGCTGGATGCCTTGAATGTGAATGTGTTTGATCCTACACTAAATGTGCCAGAAATTATAGGATTGGATGTTACCACGGTATTGCCTGTGGTTGCTCTTTTGAAAATTCTAAATGACGCAGTTTCTGGTGACGTGTCATAGTTGCTGTTTTCATCGCTGTTGCTTTGAACAAATAAATTATCTGTTGCAATGCCTTGTCCACCACCACTGCGATCTAGATAATACAAGGCAGCGTGTGTGCTTGAGTAGACAGGAGCAGAATAGGTCACCCAAGTCTTAGTAGCTGAATTCCATTGTTTGACAATGTATCTTGCTCCAAAGTTGGGTTCAGTGGTTTTGATCCACACAGAACCTGTTGGACGTGGTTTAGTGTTTGTTGACTTCCACTCTGGTACACTAGTGTGCGGTGTCTGTTGTATTGCTGGTCCGTAAAATGTACCAGTAGTAAGACCTAACTGTGCCAGTGCTGAGCCCGCTGCGGTACTACCGGCAATAGTGATAGAGTTTGCTAGAGCAGAGTCACCATCTGTTTCAGTGGCTCCGTCTGTGTACAAATACAATCGGCTGTTCAATGCCACTGCTCGTACACCAGTAACTAGGCCACCGAGGCCACCGTTGAAATAAGTTAAAAAGCCTGCTAGTGTAGGGGTGCCTGGCGTTGTAATAGTTGTGCCGTTGATAGAAAAAGTTTGGCTAGGAGTGACTGTGGTCACTGTGCTGGCGCCCGACACTGTGGGATGACTTCCTGCCCAATCTTGGCTACCAACTTCGACCCAATGATCGCCACCTAGCAGAGCTTGGTTGCGTTTGTAGTAAATTTTAATTGCTTCTTTGGCAAGGCTGAATCCTGCCTCACCTGTGTCACCTATGGTCTGTGCCACTACAGCATAGTCTCCAACAGCGCCCACAGAATCTTTTGGAGCATTAGTGCCTGAATTTATTTTTGCACTGTCATCATCGGTAAGTACTAGAGGAATTTTCAATGCAAACTTTTGACCACCTGTAGTCGATGCAGCGGCTGAATTCCATTCTTGAATACCGTATGATGTTGCTCTAGTATCAAACCACCACTGTCCGTCAGCTGGTTCTGCTCCAGGAGCAGAAGTTTGGCCTTGCAGTTCATCTAAGTCGACGTCTGCACGTACAATAAATGCTGAATTACTGACGCCTAAAAAGCTGTATGCTGCTAATAGTCCGTATTCGTTTCTTTCGCTGCCGTGTATAGGGCTTGACGAAGCCGTCTTTTCAAAGAACGGCACACCATATGTGTCGACCAATTCTCGTTGGCTGGTAATTTTAAATACCTTGCCAGCATTTGCCTGCGTGGTACCAGCAGCAGTGCCCGTGCCTGCTGCATTAGATTTACTTTCTGCGGTAGCTATAACGATAAGAGGAGTCGTACCAGGTTCTGCTGGTGTATAAAAACTCTCGTCGATTACCGTAACTTGTACGCCTGGTGATTGTAGTGCCATCCCATTTTCTCCTGGTAATAGTTGCTCATATTATTTAGCGGTATCCGCTAAAATTGGCCTGTTATACTAGATGAAAAAGGGGCTGAAAAGGTGTAAATATGTTTATGAGACCGCTTTGTAGATGCGGGCAAAGACCCCGTGCTGTTAACTATAAAAAGAACAACAAGATCTATTATAGATCATTGTGCGAAATCTGCATGGCTCACGGAGTTAATCATGGAATACCCCGCTGGTTTAGAGCAGGGTATAGAATAAAAAACCAATGCGACAAGTGCGGATTTAAATCAATACACCCGGAAGTTTTTAGAGTATTTCACGTTGACGGTGATTTAGACAATTGTCGTCACAGCAATCTAAAAACAGTATGCGCTAATTGCGTAAGCGTATTAAGCAAGGACGGTATTATCTGGCGGCAGGGAGATCTTGTCGCCGATTACTAGGCTTTCTGATCTATTGTATAGTTCGTCTATCGATCCGTTGTTGTCAAGAACAGCGTCAAATTCACAACCGATCCACGCCCACTCACTAGCATGAATTTTTTTCATCTTCATGCTGTTTAATCCTACATTGCTACCACTGTTAGCCAACACAGCATCATCATACCATTCTGGTAGATCACCACGTTGTACCCAATAGATCTTGCCGCCTGCATTTTTTATGGCCTGTATTTCGTTAGGGAAGCGGCAATCTGAAATAACCACATGGTCTCGTGAATTTCGAATTTTATTTTCTAGGGAGGCAATCCAGATATCGTCATGAAAGGCTTTGCGGCAAACTTCAGTACCCCAGTATTGTAATACCCAGCGTGGAGTTAGCGTTGGCATATCTAAACGTTCTGCCCACCACGGGTCTACTTGTTCACGCCACTCTCGAGCCTGTTTAGTACGACCTTCTAGCATGGTACGATCCCACCCGAACACTGCGGCAACAGCATCTTTAAGTGTGCTGGCAAATGATTCTCGTCTAAATTCGTGGAAGTTGACTAGATAGTCAGCCACTGTGTCCTTGCCTGAACCGATAAACCCGCAAATTCCAATAATCATAATTGTCTCCTATAAGCAATTATACTATAGAATTAGCACAAGGTCAAGACATTAGCCTATGATAAATGTGTACCCAGATCCGCCAGATACTAGAGTTTCTAGTTCTTTGGTTAGTCTTTCTAGATCAGCAGTGGCTTCTGATTTCATTGCTGCACCGTTAAGGCTTGATCCACCTCCAGGTCCTGCAATTTGAGCAAACTTTTCACGTGCCTGACCTAGCATCATTTTACAGTTAGCTAATGTGTAATCTTTGATCCACTGTCCTGCATAAGTATCGTCAATGATAGCAAAATCTGGTTTGGTATTATACACCTGAATCATAATTTCTTCAAATCCACGAGGACGTTGTAGAATAGTTAACTTGCGACTTTGTGGATGCCAATTAAAATTAATAAACGATCCGAACATTTTACCTACTAGTTCTTGATACTGACTAAACAATTCATAGGTTAGCAAGCCACCCATGTTAGTAGAACTTAACAAATAGGTGTTTGTGTAAGCCAAGTTAAACGGTTCAAATACTGTACCGCCTGATCCGTTGCCGGTGCGTGATCCAATGCTCCGGCGAAAGATTTGTCGAACCTGTTGCACTTCTTTGGGTAGAATATAGTCATTTTGATTTTCTTGTAATGTCAAAAACATATAACTTTCTTCTACAGCATTATCTGAACGTTGGCGGAAAACGCCCAAACTGCGACTTAGGGCAGTTTCATAATGTATAGGGTCTAGTTCTACATCGATCATGCCGTCGCCCAGCATAGCTTTGCAGTAGTCGTAAACACCTTGTTTGGATTGATCAATTTGGCTCATACTGTTATTTATAAATATATGACTATGCCAAGACTCTCACTATATCGGCCCGAAAAAGGCAACGATTATAAATTCATTGATAAAACTGCCTGGGAAATGTTTCAAGTGGGCGGCACCGACGTGCTGGTTCACAAGTACATCGGCCCTGGAAGCAGTACAGAAACCACAGATACTACACCTAATTATGTAGGCAACAGTGTCAGTAACATACAGGATCTGTTATTTTTAGAAAATAGAGATCGTAAATACGACACTGACATTTATCAATTGCGAGGGGTATATAGTCTGCAGGACATAGATTTCAACCTCAGTCAATTTGGTTTATTCCTACAAAATGACACAATTTTTATTACATTTCATATCAATGACACTGTGGAGAAACTAGGTAGAAAAATAATATCCGGCGATGTTATAGAACTTCCGCATCTCAAAGACGAGTATGCGCTGAATGATTTTCAATTTGCCTTGAAGCGTTTCTTTGTGGTAGAAGAAGTTAACCGAGCAGCCGAAGGATTTTCTGTGACTTGGTACCCGCATTTATATCGTGCCAAGTGCAAGCCGTTGGTAGACAGTCAAGAATTCAAAGAAATTCTAGATGGAGCAGCTGGAGAAGGTAGCGATCAATCACTGCGTGATATCATGAGCACCTATGAAAAGGAAATGCAGATCACTCAGGCAGTGCTGAATCAAGCAGAATCTGATGCGCCCAAGAGTGGCTACGATACGACTCGCCATTACATGATTCAGAAAGATTCAGACGGTAAGGTAGAATTAGTTGATGCATCTTTGACCACGTCATTGGCCAGTTTCCAAACACAGGCCACCGATGCCGAAGGCAATCCGTTGTTCGACCAAAATAACGATCCAATATATGTTGGCAACACAGCCAGCACCATATATCAAAGTCCGGAATATGATGGCCCAGGAACTGGCGACGGAGATGGTGTACCTCCCAACGGCGCTCCATTTTCAGCTGGCATTAGTTTTCCTCTGCAGCCAAGCGTCGGTCAATTTTGTCTACGCAACGATTTTTTACCCAAGCGTCTATTTCGATACAACGGCACACGTTGGGTAAAAGTAGAAGATGTCACTAGAATGACCATGAGCAACATGGGCGCCGAAGATGTGGCAGCGGGTGGGTCTCCTAATGATGTGTTCCTTGACAAGGATGTGCGACTCACACACAAAACCAGTTTTATCAATAACAATGCAGAGGCTGTGTTGAACGGTAAAACAATCAAAGAAAAACAAAGCCTCAGCAAGGCTCTTAGACCCAAGGCGGACGAGTAATGGACTATTTTTATGACGGGCAGATAAGACGATATGTCACACAGTTCATGCGTGTGTTCATAGGATTTAAATACAAGGCTGGTGACGACACTCTGCGCCATGTGCCTGTGATGTATGGCGATCTTACTAGACAAGTGGCCAGTATAATTAAAGACAACAGCGAAAACAAGATGTCCACAGTGCCAAAAATTGCCTGTTATATTTCAGGACTTGAGTTAGACACTTCTAGGCTGGCTGATGCTAGTTTTGTCAGCAAGCTCAACATCAGTGAACGTGCCTATGACAGTGTTGACGGTGAAATTAACTATAAAAATTATCAAGGAGCAGGGTACACAGTGGAAAGACTCATGCCTACTCCTTTCAAACTGTCAATGAAAGCGGATATATGGACTTCAAACACTGATCAAAAGCTACAACTAATGGAACAGATTTTGGTGCTGTTCAATCCCAGCTTGGAAATACAAACCACAGACAACTACATTGACTGGACCAGTCTAAGTGTGATCGATCTAGCCACATTGAACTTTAGTTCACGTACTATCCCTCAAGGCGCAGACAGTGACATAGACATTTGCAGCATAGAATTTAAAATGCCTATCTATATCAGTCCGCCTACCAAGGTTAAGAAGTTGGGCGTGGTGAGAAATATCGTTGCAAATGTGTTTGGTGATACTGGTGATATTCTGTCGTTGGATGATTTGATCTATGCAGGATCACCCAGTCTCGTTCGCACTCCTAACACACAGGCCAATTTTAGAATTTTACTGTTGAAAAGCAACAACAATCAAGCCAATGATTATGATGTATCCATCGTGGCGCCAAATGAAGCCTTGCTGGCTAACGGACTTGAGCCACCAACAAAAACCGGTGATCCAATTGATTGGAATGCCATTATTGCGCTGTATGGTGGTTATATCAATGGTATCAGCAAAATATTTTTCTTACAGGCAGATGGTAATGAACTGGGCGGCACGTTTGTGGTCAACGAGATTGACCCCACTCTACTGCTGGTCAATCTAGAGGACAAGCCTTCCAATACAGTAGTAGTGAGTTCAGTGTACCCCAGTGGTAGAACCACTATAGATGCCATAGTAGATCCCTACAAGTTTAATCCCAAACGTCCCAACAAAGAAACTGCGGACCAACCATTGGTAGCAGGCACACGATATTTGGTGTTAGAAGACGTTAACAACAGTTCAAACGTGGGCACACAGGTCGATACACCTCCATTCAATCCCACATTCAACTACGATGGTCCGGATGGTTGGAAAAATCTCAACGGTAGCGATCCTGTAATTATAGCCAATTCTATCATTGAATGGAGCGGTGCAGCTTGGGTTAACCTTATGCCAGAATGGATGGTATCTACTCCTAGCCCTTCTACTGCGGCTCTTGTAGCCTATACCGTGAATCAGATTGTGATCTATGATGGAGTTGCCTACAAGGCCAATGCCAATATTACTCAGATTGAAAACACTGATATTCCAGAAAACAATGATAAATTTGACAAGATCAGTCTACTGTTCCAAAATTTAAAAACTGGGGTACAGTATCGTTGGGGCAGTGATGGTCAATGGATGAAGAGTTTCGAAGGAGAGTATGCATCAGGATACTGGAGGTTTGATCTAGATCCTGTATAAGTACAAGATGCAACAACGTGCCGGACTGCTTTTCCTTGCCAAAAACACTAGCAGAATTCTATTGATTCTTGAAGATCAAAAATGGACTGTGCCTACATTTCCTAGAAATTCAACATTGCTGGAAGATGCTGAGCAGCTGATGTCTAGATATGCTGTTGGTAGGATACTGCCTATTGAACTGTATCTTTCTGAAGATCGAGGATTTGAATACGGTACATATGTGTGTCTAACTGATCTAGAATTCTTAACGGATGCAAGTGACACAATCTGTTGGGCAAACGTGGATTGTCTTCCTAAGAATCTACATGGTGGATTAAAGACCACATTGAACAATCAGCTGATTAGAGCTAAAATTGACACTATACTGGTACTAGAAAATGATGCTAAAAATACAAAATAGTCAACGTTTCAAAGAAGATTATTCTAATTTTCAAAAAAAGATCACGGACATTTCGGATACTGAAAAACAAGATGAGTTGAACAAGCTGCTTGCAGAGTTCAAGAACACAGTGATCTACATTGATCGATGCCATGAACAGATGTTCATTAACGGCAAAATAAATTCTGAAGTTTCTGAACTAAGACAAGAATTGATAAAAATCAAATCTCAGTTAGAACAGAAACTTGCCAACTATCGATCAACGCCAATTATGCCTGAGCTTCACCCCAACGCAGAATAATTGAAGCAGGAGTTGCTGTACCCGATACCTTATAGACATTGATGGCCAGCACATCTGGTCCATTGGGGAACGCACCTCGTCCACCAATTGCTGTTGTGGTCAACTCTTTCAATTCTAATAAATCTAAACTTGTGGTATTACCTGGATTTGCCACGAATGAAAACACCTGTTCACCTGGCAGCGCAAACTGCGGATCTCCAAACTGGAATGTCACTGTGGCTGCTGCTGCCACAGCAGTGTTCAAGTTCTGTGTGAACGAAGCTCTAACCACTGTGGTAGCACCCAGTCTACGTGTAGCCACAGCAGATACAGATGTTCCCGCTGAAAATTGAGTAAATGATGTGGCCACTCGTGTGCTCACACTAGCACCAGATGAATTCCAGGTAGCGTTGGTAAAGAACAAAAAGTTTGTGCCTGAATATGATGCTGTGGTGCCTGAAGCAGTGACTGTGGTTGACACGTTGGTGTTAGCACCAATAGAGGCGTTGGCAGCGGTGTTCATTATGATTCTTGTATAAGCTACACCAGCCACTGTGGCATAGGATGAAGTCACACTACTTGCAGTTTGGCCGCCGATCACATATGTTGTAGCACTCAGTGAGTCGCCTGCCGTCACATTAGAAGTGGTTGCATCGGTATTTGTTATCAAGAAATCTGTTCTTCCCGCCAAAAACGCCCTAGAATAGCTAACAGAAATACTGTTGGTTATGGTTATGGTTTGATTGGTATTTACAGGACTGCTGGAATTGGCCACCGCTGTCATTACAATTCTTGTATAGGCAGTGCCTAGATAGGCTCTGGTTATACTGGCAATGGTCTGTCCGCCGGTTACTCTACTAGTTAGGAAAACACCATCACCAACTCTCAAAGGAGTTGCTGTGATCAAATCGTAAGCACTGTTTAAAATATAAAAATCAGTTCTAGCACTGCTGACTGCAAGTCCTGAAATATCTATGCCGGTAGGCAGTGCTATAGCAGTCACGGTCTGTGTGACTGTGGCAAAACCTCTAGCTGTGATAGTGGTGGTCAATGCTCCCTGCACCGTGGCAGTGGTTGTTGAGCTAGGTACACCACCCCAGTTGATAGATCCTCCCAGTGCCACCTGAGCAAAACTTGGCTGTCCGCCAGCGGCAGCACTTGACAAGCCCGTGAAAGTCACATTGCTGGGACTAGCAGGATAGTTTCTAGGATTCAAAACTCCTTCAACAACGATTGCACCGCTTCCTGTGTCTGCTGTTAATGTGATAGCGTTCAACAACAACTGCGCTCTGTTTAGTAGATCTCGTTCACCGAGGTCGCCAACAATGGCGTTTGACACGCTCGGAGCCAATCTCAACATAAAAGCAGTTTGTCTTGTTGTAGTTACTGACAATCCGGTTACCGCATAGTTAAACAAATATCCCCTGTCAGAATCAAACAAACCGTCTGTTAATAGTGCTGATCCCCAGTGACTGATTGTGGGGCTACAGGTGCAGCTGATCAATGAAACTCCTGCTCCCGCAGCATGTGATGCTGTAACACCAGCTGTGAAAGTTCTATTTTGTCCTGCAGTGAATGCAGTAAATGATGCAGCTCTGGACAATCCTGTGAGTGTTCTTCCTGATTTTCCAGAGTAGCTGATCAATTCGTTGCCGATGTACAAGATTCCAGTACTTGGAAATCTATAGGCATCTGTAAGTGTGAGACTATTGTCTCCACTGCCAAGAGCCAGTGCCAGTTTATTCACTGCTGATCTGTTTTCAACTTCATATCGCACAGGCAAGTTGGCTGTACGCATATAAGCTTCTGTATTGGTATTGGAATTTCTAATTCTGTGTAGGAATACAAATTTACCGTCTGCTCCACGCATCATGAACTCAATGAATCCGGCAGCATACCAGGTATACTGCATGCCCAACATCTGCATGCGCCATGGCAGCAGGGTGTATCCACTAGGCCCGTTACCGTCAAGAGTATCAACGTTCCAATCACTTTGTGGAATATACAATTCTTCTGTGATACATATTCTAGCGCCTGTGACTGAATTGGCGCCTCGCCAATCTGGAGTCATTGTCATAGAAGTTTGGCTGGTGATACCTGATACGATATGACTCATACCTCTTATAACTATTTTGTCCCCCACTTTCAACTGATCTTGAAAACGTGTGCCGCTGCCGGTGACTAGATTACTGTCCACTGTGATGCTGGATGTACCGCTGAGCTGGTTAGTACTGCTTCGTCTAACCACTGCCATTTCTTGACCATCATATTGATAAAATATACCATTTTGTTCGTCAAATGCACCTATGCGCACAGTGGCGCCTGCCCAGCGTTTCAACAAAACCTTGCAGTCGGTGCCCAACTGTGCAGACAGAGTTGACAGATAAGCGTTGGATCTCACTCTAAAACTTCTAGCATCAACAATACTTTCTACCACATAGTCGCCATTGTATTCAAATGATACACAGCCAATTATTTCGATTTCAGCTCCAGGTTGCAATCCGTGATCTGTATCATCACAGGTAAATGTGATAAAACTGTTTACTTCAGGAGAAACCGCAGTGGCTGATGATAAATTGTAACTAGGTGCAAATAGGCCACCTGTGGTATACATCATGCCTTTACCAGATTGGTAACGAATGTATTTCTTGCTCTGACGTATGGCTTGCGCACCGTGACTGGGGCCGCCGGTTCCTAGTTGCACTCCACCATCAAATGGTCTATGAGTAAAGAAACTGTCCGGTCTTGCATAAACAAATCCAGTAAGGCCAGCCACGGAGGTATTGATTGCTCCTGTGGTTCTTGCAGGATATCTAATACTGGTTAGACTGGGAACTTGAGTGACCACGTGTGGTCCTGTGGCAATTTGGTGGTTGGCGCTGGTCAACACAATGTCCATGGCACTGTTACTGTTGCCAACAACCGCAAACTTACCAAGTCCTGTGTAAGATCCAAATGCAATTTCTTCCCAGGTAGCAGCAGAGGTTGTTACTTGTGATGTAAAACTGCCAGTTTCACCAGTGAAGCTGGTCAGTGCGGATGTGCTGCCGCTGGCAACTGCAACAAACGAGTCATCGCCAAATGTCACACTGTTCCAATTTGCGGATGCAGGTAACACAGAAGCTGTCCATGTGTTTCCGTTGGTGCTAAATGCTCCAATGGTTCCTCCTGTAGCAACTGCAAAAAATCTACTGTTGCCGTAGGCGATCGATGACCAAGTGGTACTGGCAGGTAATGCTCCTGTGGCCAGCCAACTGGCTCCGTTGTCCACTGAATAGGCAGCTGCTGTACCGCCACTGGAAATAGCAACAAAATATGTTGAAGATCCAATTAGTCCACCTGCTACGTCTGTCCAAGTGGCACTGGACGGTAGGGTTGCTGCTGCCCATGTTTGACCACCATCTATAGAATAGGCGGCAGCAGTACCACCACTGGCTACTGCTACAAAAAATCCGCCGTAGTAGGTCACAGAGGACCAAGTTGAACTTGATGGCAAGGTGGCCGCTGACCAAGAAACTCCTGCATTAGTGGAATATGCTGCGGCAGTGCCGCCGCTGGCCACAGCAACAAAATAGGTAGTGGATGCAACTACACCTGCAGCCACTGAAGTCCACGTGGCTGACGACGGCAGATTGCCTCCGCTGGCCCAACTGCTGCCATCTATAGATCTTGCTGATGTTTGAGTGGCTGGTAACACGGCCACAAATGTACTGCCAGCAAATGCAACTCCGCTCCAAGATCCTGACGATGGCAGCGTTCTTGCTGTGGCCGTAAAATCAGGAGCAGGCAGTGATGAAATGCTGGTCAAAATAGTTGTGCCTGGTACTAGACCATGATTTGTGGCAAAGTCAACCTGCACTGTGGCAATGGCGCCCACATTCAACACTGTTCCAGATCCAATGATACCCGTGGTAGCTTCACTGATACTCAGTGTTGGGTAAATGGTAATAGGAGAACCCGCAAAAGGAGTTCCTGTAGTTGTAGCACTGAGTATTTCTCCTGTGCCGTTAACGTTGGTTACCTGTACAGTACAGTCATTGACACCTGCTGCACCGTCAAGGTTGGCTCCACTAATCAGTATTCTGTTTCCGATAGCATATCCTAGTCCTGTGGGCACAACTATAGGACTCACTATAGAATATACACCATCAGTGCGTATAATTGTAAATGTTGCGCCGCTACCAGATACTGGTATATTGGCAGCTGTCTCACCTGGATAAGATGCATCACCAGAAGCTCCTACAGGAGTTCCCACTATCTGGAAATCTACTATGGCTCCTGCAGTAACACCGTCAACTTGGATAACAATGTCATTGGCTGGACTTGTGCCTCCAAACAGTGTACCTGCCCAAGTAACTGTGTCGCCAGCTAGGTAATCTGCTCCACCGGCAGATAAAGCTATGGCATAAGCGCCAGTGCCACCTGTTCGTGCAACTGATAATTGAGCTCCTCCACCAGCTATACTGGTTGTTGAAGAAGAATTTTGATTATTATAAGTGGCACCGCCTGATATAGCTGTGCCTGCAAAACTAAAATTAGTTATGGCACCACCACTGTCAACCGCAGTAACTGAGATGATGACGTCATTGACCCCATCTGTGCCACCTAGCACTGATCCTAGAATTATTATAGAATCTCCTACTGCGTAATTTTCTCCGTTTGATGAGCTGTCAAGAGCATCAGTCACTGTGTAGCTGGTACCACTTCTGCTGACATCAAAGTGTGCGTTTGTTCCAATACCGTTGATATTGGTACCACTCACTGCTGTATTGGTTGCATTGGCACCTATGTAGACCTGTCCGCAAGCCCCTGACAAGTTTAACAAGTTGCCAGAAAGTGAGTTAATAAAAATTGCGCTACCTGAACCGTTGTCAATGGCCATGGCCTGTTGAACTCCAGTTAAATCCACCAGTGATAGTTCTGTATCAGTGATCAAGGTGGTAAATTTCGCATTGGCTGTTACTGTAGATGCTCCAACAACACCAGATACAGATGTTGCTGCCGCAATATTTGGACTGCCGGATATAGGAGATCCTGGTGTAGGTGATGTTCCATTAAATGCAATGTTGAATGATCCGGAAGGAGTTGAAAACACGCTGGTAATACTGTTGTTAGAGCCATTACTGAACACACTGAAAGTGGGCTGGCCTATTGAGGCTCCTGTGTAAAATCCTGCTTGCCGTATTTGAACAAACGAAGTGAACAAACTCTGACCATCTGATGATCCTACTCGAGCTGATGCATAATAGGTAAATGTCACTGAGTTTGGAACGCTGTAGATCAAGAAACTGCCTTCTGCTCTTGCAAAACCACTCACAGCAGCATTTAATCCTTTTACTGTAATTGGTTGTTGAATACTAAATCCATGTGAACCCGAAGTGGTAACCGTGATTAATGAACTTCCAAAATTTCCTGTGTTCACAGATGCATCGGTTGTCATCGCAGACACTGTTAAATCTGTGCCTGGAATTTCAAAAAGAGATGGATAACCTCTCATTAGGCCAATTGCTTGCCATTTGGTTGGTTGCAATCCATATTCAAAGTCAGCATCCAACATGGCCTGTGGAGCAGCCACACGCATACGCTCAATAGCATCTGTACCAAAGTCCCAAGGTCTAATTGTTTGTGATTCATTTTCAACAAAAATCTGAATGTCATCTGTGGCAGACGCAGTAGAAGTGTCTTTGGCCAGATACAGAGTGGTGATGGCATCACTGGTCTGCCACCATGAGGGAAAATCTAGATCGCTAAGTAGTTTTCCGTCGCCGCTGCTTCTACCTTGTTTTTGCACCAGTGTGACAGGAAACGCAGAGTCAGCAAAATTATAAAGAATCTCATTGTTTGCTGTGTTGGTAATCAACAACAGTTCGCTGGATGTGTAATTGCCCAATAATTTTATACTGCTAACACCTGTGACTTTGGCAGGTACAGAATCAACACCATTGGTGATCACTGTGGTAAAGATATTCCATAGGCTGGTGTTTCTTGAGCTAGCACCTGCTTCTGCATTCTGACCTATGTATTTGGTCTGCACACTGGCGTTGCTGTAACTAGGAGACACTGTGGTATTGGTAAAGATATAGTCGTTGATAACGCTGGCTAGATAGGCCTGTCCCGTGGTTTCTGGAGTGACATCTCCGCGAATCATTGGCTCGCCGTCGATCCAGAAATATTCTGCTATCTGTCTTGAATTGACATTACCGCCGTATCTTAAATCATGTGCAACAGCATCAATAAAGAAACCAACGTCTCTAGTACATTTTGCAGAAGCAAATGTATATCCAACATACGGAGCAATATTATTTGTGATATTATAATTGATAAATGCAACAACTTGAGCTTGAAGGAAGGCCTTGTTGGCCAACAGCAGAGCCACTGCCTTAGGATACAGGCTGGCATCTTTGCTTATTCCTGGTTCAAATACGTATTGTTTAATCTGTTTCTTTGCCATTTATTTTTCCTTAAGCACCAAAAGCAATTGAAAATGCAGCTACTCTTGCATCAACATAATCTTTTCTAGTGGCGTGTGTAGTTTCTGTAGGGGCTGTTGCAATATCTATAACTCCGGTGGTATAGATATTTCCCTGTACTGTGAGCTCACCTGTACTATCGCCAGGTCCAACATTTAATGATTTAAAATTTCCGTCACCGGGTTCAATTAACCCAATATCCATGTTATTAATAGCGCCAACTGAAGACACACTGGTCATTTCGACATGTCCGTTGACCACATTGAAATAAGGTGTGGATCCTTCACTGATAATAAGATCGCCGGCAATGTTTAGAAAATCTAAAGTGCCCAACTGTCTTAGTCCGATGGCTCTTTCTATGATTGGGTCAAGGCCGATGATCGAATCGCTGGCATCTATAATAGGAATACCGTTGATTTTGAAACTGCCAGTGGTATCGATAGAACCTGCAACAGATACAGCACCAGTGACCGTTAAATTTCCCAATTCATCCACTGAGAAGCCCGGGCTGCGAAAGCCGCTTTTTGATTCTAAAGGTATGTAATTTACTGACATTTAGTTCTCCGCTATTCCACCACCATCAACTTCCACAAAGATTGCTAGTGTATTTATACGGAGTTAACCTTTAAGTAATCGCAAGATCGTTGATTGTGTGATAGTAAGTGGCACTGAATATCATCTTGCTACCCAATAACAACGTGCTGTTATCATAGGTTGATCCGTCCGGGCTGGATGCCGGATTTGCCACCAGTTGCATTTTTGATGCATTAACAGTGGCTGTGATATCTATTAGATTTTCGCTGAGATTGGTACGACCATAAATGGTAAGATTGGCATTTTCAGGGCCTGCTACCACTAGACATTTGATTATTTCTTTTCTTGTGTTGCCCACGTCAACTACCACTGTGTATTCTGCAGCCATAAAATCACCAACATACCATTCGTCTATAATGGTGTTGGGTGTTACTGTTTGCCAAGGACCCTTGTAGGCAAATTGCACTCCGTTCTGAATTCTAAGAGTGTTTTTAACTCCTTGAAAGAAATATTTTGTGAAGTTGATCATAGTAGTGTATTTATCATAAAACAAAAAAGCCCTTGCGGGCTTTTTTAGTTGGCAATTTTAATTAGTTTACTGTACTCGGGCAAGTACAGGTATTCAATTTCTGACTTTTGTAATGTCCAAATAGCATCATCTAGTGTTTCTACTAGGGGTTCGCCACCTAGATTAAAGCTGGTATTAAACAGGATAGGAACGCCTGTTTCATCTTTGAATGCTTTGATCAAATCATAGTAGTGCTTGTTCTGCTCAGGATTAACTGTTTGAATACGGCAGGTATGATCTTCGTGAATAATGCTTGGAATCTTTTCTTCAACTCCTGGCTGGCAGTTTACAGCGTACATCATGAATGGACTGTTTTTCATTCCACGTAAATCAAACCACTCGTGTACATCTTCTTCTAGAATACTTCCCGCAAATGGGCGGAAGTATTCACGATGCTTGACTGCATTCACATAGTCTTTGCCGTCTTCAAATGTTGGATCAAACAGCACTGAACGATTGCCTAGGGCACGTGGTCCGTTTTCTGAACGTCCTTGGAAGATAGTCACAATGTTTTTTTCACGTAACAGCTTGACAATGTCTTTAGCTGTAGCATCTGTAACTTCTGCATTAGCAGCTTCTGCCTTTGCAGCAATTTCTTCACTGGTATAAGTGTGTACAGGGCCATAATACAAAGTATCGTATTTACGTATGGTAGTATCGTCATACATGCCATGATAGAACAGCAGACCTGCGCCCATTGCTGTACCTGCATCATTGCTGATAGGTTCAACATAAATTTCAATGCCGCTATCTTTTAATTCTTCTAGATAATGATAGTTAGCAACACAGTTTAATCCATAGCCTCCGGAAATAACAACACGATTCTTTCCACTTTTTTCTGCGGCTAATTTGATTAGTCTTACCACCTGTTCTTGCGTCTGTGTCTGAACAGCATAGGCCATATCTCTACGATTGTCCATGTAGGTAACATCACCTTTAGGATCTTCAGGAAATTCGTCAATATAATCAAATAGTTGTGAATTAACCATGCTACTCATTGGATATTTTGGCACCAATAAGTTTCTATTTGTTAACGGAATTTTAGATGTTGTATCAAACAACGGAGGAATTTTATTGTTGGCTTTTCCGTATGGAAATAATCCCATAGTCTTTCCAGCTTCAATAGCTGAGAATCCACAATATTCAGTTACTCCCTCGTAGGCCTTGACAATGCCTGCACGATCACTAACCCATGCTTCGTGTGTTTCGCCATCCTCGCCTAAATTTGCAGAAGGAAATTCAGCTTGAAATGTTCCAACAATAGGATCTCTTGCACCGTAATTTTTGTAAAGAGTTTTGAAATCTGCAGGATATGCACAATCAACAATAGACTCAACTTCCCATACCCACAGTGGTTGGTCGTTGTAACTCATTTGATAGAATGTGCCTGCACCATCAACAATCAAAGAAACTGCATCTTCCCAACCTGAACGATAAAATGCGCAGGCAGCATGCAGCTTGTGATGCATGAAACTGAGATCAATCACCTGAGGATGTTTGTGTAGGTTAGCTACTTTTCTATCAATTAGTCCTAACTTTCGAGCTAGGCCAGTGTACATATCGTCGCCGGTATAATCAATTTTTCCCGAAGAATCTGCAAGACTCTGTGTATGTGCTACAACCAAAAAGTCTAGCTTATCTGTGTATTCTAAAATCTTAACCATTGACGCAAGCGGACCGCCGTCATACTTTTGACGACTCAATCTTTCTTCTTCGATAGAAAATACAATCTCTCCGTCTTTTAGTAGACAGATGCCTGCATTATGTCCGCGAGCAATGGCTGCGACCCACACGGGTTTATTTGATTTTTTTGCTGATATGGTTTTAACTGTCATCTTTTTTTCCTAATACGTGATTTACTACTAGTGTAGTTATGTCGTCTGTCATTGACATGATATTTTCATTTATTCTGTTCACTCGCTCATCAGGTAAAATTCTGATAGGATCGTATTCTCTATGTATTTCGCCCATGTCTAGTATTTCAAAATACTCGCAATCCGGATAAGACACATTTATAGGATATGTGGCTCCTGTGATAATTGTTGATGGAGTTTCCATTGAATATGCAAGGTGTTGTCCCAAACTATCGCAACCCAAGAAATGATCGGCATATTTGATTATTGCTGCCCAAACTCGCATGTTGACATTTTCAGGCATGGCCACTTCTTCTTTGAGTTTAGCATCTGATAGATCTGTTTTGAACTCGCTCATCATTATCACTGCATAGTCATTTTGTTGCAGCTTTTTCACTATGGCTTTTACGTCTTTTAATTCAAAACTTCGTGCTGTGCGGTCAAGCAAGGTTTCGTCAATGTATTCAACACCTCGGCCATAGGGTTGAAATACCACTAGTTTTTCTTTTTTAAGTTTTTTCTTTACTTCGCTGACCACTGATCTACCATTCAGTAGTTCATCTTTGGACAACCTAAGTGTAGGTTTTGGCAGTTCTCGTAGTCCTTTGTTGTTGACCTGTATGTCAAAGGCCTGTGCAATTGAACATTGTTGGTTGTAGTATTCCCAGACTCTATAGGGTTCTGTTGTGACAATTTCACGATTTTTCAAGTAGTCTTTGAAAAGACCCTTGTGCCAGATGTCGTAGGCACGATCATCTAGTTTAGGATGTCCTTTAAAGACATCTGTTCCACCTTCGCAAACAATGATAAAATCTTTATCATCTGATTCCTCTAGGTATTTTTCAAAAGCTGGAACAGAACTAATCATTCTACCAGCGCCGCCATTTATAAAAAATGCTTTCGATCTAGACATTTAAACTCCAAAAAAATAAGCCTTGCACTTAGATTATATATCCTCTCGGATACAAGTGCAAGGCCTTTCTTGGCTTTTAATTTATTTAAATTGAAGGCGTACTAGTTGGGAACGGAACTTTCCAGTGATCTTCACCTGCATATTTTGTAATAGCAGTTTTTAACCAATCTCTATGTGCTCTAATTTCTGTTAGTCTTTCTGGTAGATAGCTAGTTGATCCGGCAGCAAGTTCAAAGGCCTTGAGTTGATCGTTCATGTTTGCCCAAAACGTTTCTTTGGTTACCGCATGAGTACGATATCTAGGACGAATCAAAGTATTAGTAGCACGATCGTACCTCATGTCGTTGGTATAGTAGGGTTGATCCAATGCGCCATGAAAATCATCATAGTGATAGGTCCATGTACTGCCATCTGCTAGAGTAAATGTTGGGTCAGCTACTGCTCCGTGTTCATAATCGTGTGTTAGATGTGCAGCTTCCCATGTATTGACTTCTGCATCTATAACAATCTGAAATTGTTTTTCTGCTGCCAGTTGTTGCTCTGTGAGTTTGTACATCTCAACTTCCGGCAGTGTTTCACCTTGTTTTTCCAAGGCAAATATGGTGCCATCGTTGTTGAATCTAACCAGCAGATATCTTTTACCGATGTAAACGCAATCCACTGTGATATTTTTCTTGGTGGTTGTTTTATATGGTTCGTCCGGCATAACCGTTGTAAACGCTTTTCTCATTTTTAATCCTTTGCAATAAAATTAATTCTAACCAATCCTAGGCCGCCGCGCCATCCGTTGTCACGAACATCACCGCAGGGATTAGCTGGTAAACCACCTACTCCTACTGGAAAGAATGGCATACATCCTTGTACGTCATAGCAGCCACAGGCTCTGTTGGAGGTCCAACATGCAGTAAATGGGATTCCTCGATTTGGTGAGCGGCTCATGGCATTGATACCTTGGCTGAACTGATGGAATCCCATTCCTGACCAGTTGGAAAATCCGTTGTTGTCATCCATACCTGTACTGACTACGCCGCCATCACAGGCAAACATGCCTGGAGGAATGGCTGTGTGATAGTGTGTTGAACATGGGCAGTTTGAATAACAGGTCCAGAATGTCACACAGCTAAATCCACCGCGTTTATTTATATCGCCGCCGTAGGACTCTGCGCAGCATGATCCTGTACCCGAACCGTAATTGCAAATAATGCCGCAGGTACCGTTGGAATAGTTGGTGTTACAGAAGTTGCCGCTGATGAAACAGCAGAAAATTACGCCCGATGGATTGCAATAGGTTGTACCCCCACGTCCACCTTGTGAACACATGCAGCCGTTTATGGCAGCGCCAGTTGAAGGATTCCTGCCATACCAGCACACACATGATGCTTCGGAACACCCACGGAAACACAGTGCATCAGCATTGTTGCAGCTTTTGCCCACGTGACCACAGATATAACAGCCAGCTATTACGCAAATACATTTGCGTGACCATGCACCTGGATTTCCTGGCACACCGTGTCCGCAGCAGCACATTCTAGCACCACTGCCGCCAGCGCCCCACACATCCAAAATGACCTTGCCTGTGGTACAGGCAATCCAACAAAATCCGTTGACAAAGTTTGTGTATTCTGAACCTGGGCTATAGGCCCAGACTCTGCCCTTGTCTAGATTTGTTTCGTCAAACTCTATTTGATCAAGTTTGGCTTCTACAAGTGTTTTTAAGTTTGCCATGTTAGTACGATGTGCCTCCTGTTGCTGGAATATATTTAATTCTTACAGCTCCCATACCACCACGACTGGCATGATCACGCACACCTGGACATGGATGGGGAGCTGCGCCCGGAACACCGTATGGAAAAAAGTTCATGCAGCCCTGCATTTCATAGCAGCCACAACCTCGCTCACCAGGCCAACATGTAGTGTAGGCATTTGGACCAGGCTGTCTACTCATGGTAGTCAAGGCATTAATTTGATTGAGTGTCGGAGCTCCTGACCATTCAGTCGGCCCTTGTCCGTCTGAATTTGTTGTGTACGAAAACTGTCCGCCTTCTTCTGCAAAAATATTTGCGGCTACAGGCACATGATACTGTGTTAGACATGGGCAAATTGGCCAGCAGCCCTGGAATGATACGCATGACCAACCACCGCAGCAGTTGACGTCGCCACCGTAGCCACAGCCAATAAATCCTAGTGATGCATCCGTTGTTTGACAAATGTTGCAGATCATACCGCAATGTGATCCTGTATTACAACCCGAGTTGCCTGGGCCAAGGGGGCTGCCACAGAAATAATTACATCTAAAGACTGTATATGCAGATATTGAATCTATGCAAATTGATATGCCGCCTTTGCCGCCTTGTGCGCATATGCAGCCGTTAGTTGCACCTGCTGCACGACATTGAGTCCACGAACAGCAGTTGCCGTTGCCACTAGCGTTCAATGTGTTGCCGCCAGTGATACCGCAATTGCCGCCGTTTTGAAAGTTTACGTTGCCTTCATTTGAGCTCAATGGATCGCCGCCGCCTGAGCCCCAACCCCAAGGATTGTTGCCCTTAAAGCTGTCGCTGTCACCTGGATAGTAGCCACCTTCATATAGGGCTTTTGGTGAACATCCAAACCAGCAAACGCAGGTGGCTTCTGAACAACCTCTAAAGCATAGTGCTGATGAGTTATTGCATGAACGTCCAATGTAGCCGCAGACATAGTTGCCTGCAATCACGCAAAGACATTTTTTTGTGTACGCAGGTGCATTTCCTGGTAGGCCTGCACCACAGCAGCACATCTGTGCTCCTGAACCAGCAGCACCCCAGGATTCGATCACTATACATCCTGTACCCGGAGAACGCCAGCAAAAGCCATTACAGAATGAGGTGTACATATTGCCGTCTGTATAGACCCAAATTCTACCTTTTTCAAGATTGTCTTCGAAGGCCTGCTCGCGATTACCTAATAATTGTGTGAGTAGTGCCATTTTATATTCCCCTTCCTAGTACTGCGCAGTTTTGATTCAAGGCGCCCGAACCTCTGTATGTTAATCGTATGGCACCGTGGCCGCCACGTTTGCCGTGATCTCTGACACCATCGCAAGGCATAGGTGCAGCTCCGCCTACACCATAAGGTGAATATGGCACACAGCCAGAGTTTTCATAGCAACCGCAGAATTGACCACCGGTCCAACATCCCATCCAAGGAACGCCGCCAGTGGGCGAACGACTGGTAGCATGTAGAGTATGCATGTGTTCCATGAATCCTGCACCTGACCACTGTGAGTATTCTGGATCTTCGTCGGGCTTGGATGCAATTATACCACCCTGTTCAGCAAATATACCTGCTGCAAAAGCAATAAATTGGTGTACATAACAGGGTCTTGCGTTTCCGATGTCGCACATCCAGTGCATGTATGAAATACAGCCGCAGCAGTTGATGTCGCCACCATAACCGCAAGCAAGGAAGCCTCCTGAGCAGTGATTGCAGATAATACCGCAACCAGCAGCACCAGAAGTAAATTGTGAATTGCAAAATCCTGCAGCACGGAAACAGCAGTAGGGGCCGGTACCAGTGGAACAGATAGATGTACCTGCTCGACCACCTTGAGCGCACATGCAACCGCTGGTGTATCCGCATAGGTCTCGAGCCTGTTTCCACTGCAAATATGTGGGTAGACTACATCCTGAGAAGCAAAGATCATGCGCATTGCAGGCCTGGCCTGGACAGCCACAAATGTTTGATCCGCAAAATACAGCTAGAGTTTTTTTGGTATAGCCAGGTGCATTTCCAGGTAGTCCAAAGCCGCAGCAACACATGCGAGAGCCACTACCAGCAGCACCCCACATTTCAATAGTGAGTGTTCCACAACCCGGAGATGTCCAACACCACAAGTTGTCACTTCTAATACAAGTGGCCATTGCAGTTGGACTTACGACCCAGACCTTGCCCTTTTCCAGATTATTCTGGTTGGCTGTAATCTCTCTTGTAGATAATAGGTCAGATAGTTTTGCCATTATAAGTTCCGATTATGGTCCAATGAATACCCAGCCAAATGTTGCACCGGAATATATCAAGGTCACTGCTGCGTTGTTGAGGTTCAAAATCAAATCTTCTGTAAGATTGGCGATTTTTAATCCGTTTCTTGCAACGGTAACAGGATTTGTTGCGAAAATTCCTGCCACGTCGATGATTTGTATAGTGTCCCCTTCACTAGGTGAAGCAGGCAGTGTCAGAGTAAACGATGCTGATGTGGCGTTTGCAAATATGCGTTCGCCGGCTAGCACTGACTGTGATGTTGTCACAGTTCTGTTTGTTACACTATCTGTTCCAAAGGATGATACTTGTCGTCCCATTTTATATTATCTCCTAATATTTTATAATGTTGAAGTTTCAATGCCAAAGGCACTGGCCGATACGTTTGCATTACTAGCATAGATTACCAGCAATTTGTTTGCGTTCATCATGATACCGGTTCTTTCCAATACTCCGTTAGCACCAATTTCAGCATTATATTCTATAAATTCTGAGTTTGTTGGTGTTGCTGATGTGGCCAACGCCACTCTCACTGACACTGTGGTTGTTCCGCGATTACAGAGACTGAGGCCCAATACTGTAAAAGTAGTTGCAGGCACTGTGTACAGTGTAGTGTATGTTGCTGCGGCCGGTGCCGCTTGACCTAATAATCCTGTTGCCATTCTCTGATCTCCATCAATTGTTTAGTAAGAAGTAATTTAACACAAGGGGTAAACCAGCAATACCGCCTTTGAAATTCACCTTAGTATTTATGTTTATTGCCACATTTGTAGTTGTAGTAATAGTTTGTCCGGCCACAAATATAACACCGGCTGTAAGACTATTTACGTTCAAACTAGACCCGCCGCCGCCAATTTGGCTGGTAATGTAGGCTTTAATTGCTCGCTGTGTAGGTATAATATTGTCGGAATCTTGTGTAAAGAACGGGTCTGTTGAGAATTCAGTAATTGTTGCACCTGAACCGCCTAGTGCCACTGAGCCCAAACTCAACTCGTTCAATCCTGCAATGTTAAAAGCGTCAGCATTCAGCGTTGCAACACCCGTTGATTGCTCAACGTTAAACAATCCACCAACTCTAAAGTTACCGTCCTGGTCCGTTGAAGTGTAGAATACTCTACCACCACCACTGCCTATGGTTTCATTGGCAGGAATCGGGTCAGTAACTGGCAGTCCTGGATAATTGGTATTCACTTGATTGCCTGTACCTATGTCCAAGAAATCGTGTCCAGTTAGTCGTACCTGACTGTATCTACGTCTTATAATTCCGCCGCTCAAGTGCTCTGGAGCTTCAGCAACACCAACTGGTGGGCTTACCTGCAGAGTAGCAGAGTAGGTGCCATCAGCCAAAGGCAACACGCTGGAAACATTGACCAGTCTGTACCATATGTCATCTATGCCAGCTATCTGCACGTTTGAACCAGCTGTTGGAATACCACTGAGACCAGTGAATCCCACAAAAGTTCCCACCTGATAGTTATCGGCATAACCGTTGCCAATTATAGTAGTAGCCGCAGCCGAGTAACTTGTGCCTCTATTGGTATATGTTGGCTGTGCAATAGCACCATTACCAATACGTACCACAGTAGGAGCATCTGCACCTGTGTTATTAGGGTCAGTAATGGTCATTGTTGGAGCAGTCACATAACCCGATCCTGGCTCATGTATCCAAATTTCTGTTAGTGCATCATCTAACACATAAGCACGAGCACGAGCTGTAGCACCTTGTCTAATATTTTGCACTCCTTGGCTGTTCTGCGCCAATACCACCCAATTTGGAGTACCGTTGTTGTTGCCCAACGCACTGGCCACATAGGTCTTGGATGATAAAGCCAACATAGAACCGCTGCCTGTGGTCAGTGTAATATTAGCACCACCCAGTGTTTGTGACAGTGTAAATCTTGTTGAGTCAACCACGCTGGTTACATAATACCATAACTGGCCACCTGAGTCAGCTCTAACTCCACCAAATATTTCAGAACCTGCAGAATCGCTGATAAATCTAATTCTGTCATTGACGTTTAACTTGGTAGTTGTGCTTGAAGTGGTTAGATAGTTGGTATTCAATGCAAAGTCGTTGTAAGATCCGATTGCTGTGCCTGTCGCTAATACAACGTTTTTAGTGTTTCCGTATGCTGCAGGTCCCCAGTTTCTAGTGGCTGCTTGTGTATTTCCTTCAACCCAAGTAATACCGTCTACTGAGTAAGCAGTTCTATTTGAGTTGTAAGCAAATGCAGTAAATGCTCCGCCACCGTAGACAATCTTGTTCCAACGTGTGGCTGCACCTGGTAGCGTTGCTGCTGTCCAACTTGTGCCGTTGGTTGAATATGCTGCCTTGGTTGAAGTAGAACCTGTTCCGCCTGCAACAGTAACAAATCTGCTGTTGCCAAATGCCACATCTGCCCAGAAGTCTGAACTAGGTAGTGAAGCAGCTGAAGTCCAAGCAACACCGTTATTTGTAGAATAAGAAGATACTTGACTACCTGTTGAATAACCAGCAACGGTAACAAAGTAGTTAGTTCCACCGATTGCACCATAAGCTATAGCACTCATCTCACTCGACGCTACACCGCCTAGCGTTACTGATGTCCATGTTGTTCCGTTGGCTGAATAGTTGATCCTGTTGAGATCTCCCATTATGGCCACATAAGTTGCGTTGCCGTAGGCTAGGTCTTTCCAAAAAGAAACAGTAGTTAGAGCGTTCAGTGCTCCTGTCCAGGTCACTGCATCAGGAGATGTAGCAATATTTCTAGTGCCGCCGTTTCCGCCAATGATTGCAACATATTGGTTTGAGCCGTTATAGGCCACTGTGGTATATTCATATGTGCTGTTAACTGTGGGCAATGTAGCATTAGTCCATGATGTACCGGTTGTGCTGGTTGCAACTAGACCAGCTGCACCGCTGTAACCAACAGCAACAAACTGTGTGCCGGTCCAAATAACATCACTCCATGTGCCACTTGTTAATGTAGCTGTCTCTGCATAGGCAGTGTTTACGTTCTGTGCGGTCTCTGTGATATCAAAGGATGCATATGAACCGTCTCTTAGAGTCCAAGTGACACCGTCTGGCGAAGTTGCTGCTGCATCTCCTGCACTGGTAACATAAAATACGCCTTGACCATAACCGATAGAACTCCATTCAGCAATGCTAGGCAAGTTGCTCTTGTACCATGTGGCACCGTTGAAACTGTATGCTGCCATTGCAGAACTATCTGAAATTGCAACATAGCGTCCATTACCGTAGGCAATGTCTACCCAGTTTGATTCTGTAGAGTCATCATTGCTTGGCAATGTGGTCACTGTCCATGTAGCACCGTTGGTTGAATATGCCACTGCGTTGGAGAAGTTGCCTTCTACCACAACAAATCTGCTGAAACCATAGGCAATGGCCTTGGCGCCCGATGCGAATGTAGTGGTGTTCCAATTAATGCCGTTGTCTGAACTCCATGCTCTGAATGTTGAACTAGAATCACTTTCTGATACAGCAACAAATACACCGTTGCCGTAGTCAATGTCGCACCAGTCAGCAACTTCATTTAGATTGGAAGCTGTCCAATTTACACCATCTCTAGAATATGCAGCCACTGAGCTTTCTCTAGCCACTGCCACATAATAGCTGACATTGCTGACCACACCGTAGGCAATGGCTGACCATTGCTGTGACGATGGCATGGTCATTGCTGTCCATGTTATGCCGTCTAGACTGGTAGCGGCTGCGTTAGTAGATGAATTTACACCGCCTGCTATGGCTACAAATTTGGCTGTTACTGCTGTTCCGCTGCTGGTAAATCTAGTTATTGCGCCACCAGGCGAAGTAACTGCGGCTACTGTGACTGTGATATCATTGGCAGGAGATGTGCCGCCTAGACTTGATCCTAGAACGGTCAAGGTATTTCCTACCGTATACAACACTCCGCCGGCCTGTATAGTTACTGAGTAGATGCCATAGCGTCTAGTGACGTTGAATGTGGCCAAGCTACCTGAGCCGCTTGATACTGTTGAAGCCACACCACTATAAACAGCATATCCATCACCGAACACCACATCTGACCATGTTTGACTGCTTGGCAAGTCGGCAGTGGTTTTGGTAAAGGGTGGTGCTGAAAATTGCAGTCTAGGAGTGATCTGATAGTTAGAAGTAAGATCCATGGCAGCCACAATAGGTGTACCTGGTATCACATGATCCCAACCTGGGGTGCCTGTGCTTTCTTTGTACACTGTGGCCACTTTGCTGGCTGCGGAGTAGGAGTTTATGTATCCGTATTGACCTGCTCCTAAGCCGCCAATCATGTAAATGCTCATGCCAACATAGGCTGCTGAACTGTTGATATCAGAAGCTGCCAGGGTAATTTGAGTTGTGTTTCCTGCCTGTGCTAGACTTTGAGCTGTGATGTAACCAACTCCGCCAGGACCAGTAGAATCTCCTGGATCTGTCAGTCTTACTTGAAATACAGCTCCATCTCTAAATTCATCTGCCACAGTGGCCACTGAAATTCCAGTACCGCTTATGGTAAATGATGCAGATGAATTTTCCGAACCAGCATTGCCAAATTCATGCAGTAGAATCTGAGTGCCGTCTGTGAGCACACTGCGAACATCGGCTTCTGTGCCTCTGTTGTTGATTGTACCTGTGACAGGTGTTTCTGAAATATCTATGAATTCTGCTACAGCACCAAATGTTCCGTATGAGTTGTTACCGTTAGTAGCACGAATCTTACCACCATTTTCAGCTAGATAGCCGATGTAGTTGTAATAAGAGAACACTGACACAAGTTCTGCACGACCTAGATTGGTAATCCATGCTCCAATACCGTCACTCAATACCTGGGTGAAGTCGTTGGACACGATAGAATCATTGCCGCCTGCGTGTAAGCTGCCATCAATTTTCTGACCCACGCAACCGATACCAAATGTGGTAACGTTTTGAACATAGGTTGATTTGTTGGTTACCCATGCACTGGTGTCATTAGGACCCCAGCCTGGATCTAGTGATGCATAGGCTCCTGCACGTGGTCTGTAGGTGCCGTATTCGTTGGCCGTAGTAGTCAACGCACTTTGATATCCTGTATTGGTACCATCGGAACTGCCGTCGAGTCCAGTCAGTGTGCAATTGCGTAGACCTGATCCGTTCTTGAAGTAGAACAGATCTTCAAGTTTAGATCCAGTTAATGAATTTCTATAGTATCTAGCAGCTAGAACTGATTTGTAGTTGCCTGTGTATACCATGTCATAGGCAATAGATTCAATATAGTTGCGAACATCATTTTCACAGCTAGCAGAATTGTAATACCATTTGACTACCATTGAGCCTGATGCCGCACCAAGATCAACTGCTGTGCCGTTTAGGCTGGTTGAAACCTTAAATGTTGTTGCTGTTAGTCCTGTTGACAAAACATAGTAGGTTGTGTTAATAGCAATTCCGCCAAACACAGTGCCTGTGAATCTCACTGTGTCTCCAGCTACCATCCATGTCTGTGAACTGCAGGTGAATACATCAGTAGCGGCGTCTGACGATGTTACTGTGGCCTTGAATGTGTCAGCAATATAGGCATTGGCTTCTGCAACCATAAATTCTTTGTTTAGTTGCAGTATTTTTGCACCGTTAATTCTGTCAAGATCTTCTGTGGGACTATTGGTGCCAACAGTAAGCGGCACTGTGCCGGTATTGGCATAGTTGATGATATCAGTCCACAGTCCGTCAGCCAGTACCACAGCTCCTGTAGCCACAATTTTTTGTGCTTCAACAGATATAAAATCAATCACAGCCTGTTGCGCTGCTAGTTGTGAATTTAGAACCACCAGTGTTGATGTAGTGCCTCTTTGATATGACAGTCCACTTTGTATTGACAAAAAGTTTGATCCAAACATTAGATCAAATCCTAGAGCGTCTACCATATATCCCACATCACGTGAACACAGTGTTTCGTCAAAACTCAATGTAGGAAATAATTTCTTCACATGCTGTACGGCATTGCTGCGAATAGTTGTTCTAGCAGTGTTCAATGCTGTTCTAGCAGTGATCAAAGCAGCAGCTGGCCAAGTGATATCTGGTACTATGGTAGTTGGTTCAGTACCAGTGTTAATGGTATCATATATTTCTTGAATACGTGCTTGAGCAGCGGTAGCTGCTGGCGCTGATCCTGCTGTACCAGAAACATCTTGTGATAGTGCTGTAGTTTTTGTCCAACCGGCAGTATCGCCTGTGGCAATATTGTCAATGATATCTTTGATACGTAATTGTACTGCCAATGCTGGTGCTAGTTCTGCTGCTGGCTCAAGGAATACGCCAAGACTGTAGTATGATCTAGCAGCAATTTGAGTTGCTAGATTTCCACCGTAGGTCAAATCATAGACCACTGCATCAACAATCAGTCCTACATCACGTTCACATTTAGTTCTACGTGTGCCGGTATAGGTAAATCCAACGAATCCTACGGTACTTGCAGCAATTTGTGCCAGTATCCACTCGCTGACTTCGTCTTGCAAGAACGCCTTGTTAGCATTGATCAAACGAGCAGCATCAAAGTATCCTGCGGTAAATGCATTACCAGTTCCGCCTGTTGGAGTTGGTTTTACATAGGCATTTGGAGTATTGTTTGTAACAATGTCTTTGATTTCAGCAGCGTTTGCAGACACTGAAGACACTGCTGTTGCACTACCTACATTACCTGCTTTTTGTGATGTGGTGTCCTGTGTGGCTATATTTCCTGTTGTAGGAGTAACTGCCGCATTGGTAATAATTTCATCTGTGATGGATTGCAGTCTTTGCAAAGTAGCAATTGATTTGGCTTTGTCATTGGCTGATGTGTAGCTGCCTGCAGGACTAATTCTAGTAGAACGCAGTTCATCACCTACAACGGCTGTGTTTGGAAAAACTGGAATTGGCAATACTTCATAGTATTGTCCGGTCTTGACCTGTAGGGTATATCCGGGAGTATTCAACACTGGAAGACCGGTGTCTACACCTGCGGCCAACGCTGCTGTGAGTATGCCTGCCAACGACTCGCACTGAGTGTAAGCAGTGGCTTCAGCAGTATATGCAGCATCAATAATCTGTTTGATTCTACTGCCTGCGCCAATGCCATTAAGTGTTTGATAGTTTTGAGCTGGAGCAAGATTAGCCAGTATACGAGATATTAATACAAGTCCGTAGTTCACTGCCTCAATTAATTGAAACTCTTCATCATTGATAGCTGCAATCAATACACCTGCTGAAAAATAAGATTCAGTGGCTTCAAGAGTTTTAACATTGCCAGTATGTGTAAGATCATGTACAATGGCATCAACAATTAATCCCATGTCGCGTTGGCATGCGGAAATACTGTCGTTTACAAAGTTGTACCAAATGCTGGACGGTGTAGGCACTGTGGTTGTGTAATAGGTGATTTGATAATTCACATATTCTACAATTTCTTTTTGTATAAATGTTCTGTTCTGCTTGAGCAAATAGGCAGCATTAGGATATTCTGTACCATTAGTGATCTGCTCACAGGCATACCTTACGCTGGCCCATGGCTTGTCCACAGTGACTCCGTATGTTGGCGCAGGAGAATTTACTCCGTGTGGCGCAACATAAAACACCTTGGCCACTTGACCAAAGTAATTCCAAGTAGGCAAACCGTTTTCAACAGTTAAAACTTGTCCTTCGTCGCCAACTGGTAGTCTTGTGGGTCCGCCACCTGAATAATATACTAGATCACCTGTGGCCGACAGTGCAGATTCTTCATTACCTGCTGTCAACAAATTCCAATAGGCACCGATAGTGTCGTTGTCTGGTCTATCTAGGCCGGTAGTAGATGTGTGTGCTTGAACAGCAATGTAGCTGTTGGCTCCAAACTTCACAGCATCACCTAACACGTAACTAGATGCTAATACCCAATCACCTTCCCAATCTATACCTTGATTCAGCAGACTCCAGTAACTGGCATTAGGCGGAGACTGATTGGTATTGTCCGCTGTGGCCACATAGGTGTATCCACCAAGGCGAACAATCTCTCCAATCTTGTAGGCTGTGCCTGAATTCCAATCTCCTTGCAATCTAAATCCTGTAGTAAACAGGTCCCAATCAGTGGTATTGGTGCTTGGAGGAGATCCACCTGAAGAAATATGTGCAGTTTTAGCGATATAGCTGTTGCCGCCGTAGCGTACAATATCACCTGGTTGATAGGTAGGGCCTGCGGACCATTCACCTTCAAATTCTATGCCTTCAACAAATTGATTCCAACGTGCGGCATTGTAGTCTGTGGTAAAATTGCCGGCGCCTGTGTGTTCAATCACACAGATATAAGTACCGCCACCATTTTTTACCACATCATTAATTTTGTATCTAGTGGCTGTTACCCATTGTCCTTTGTATTCTATGCCTTCATTGAAATAGTCCCATTTGGCTTGATCGGCTTCAAGACCAGATGCTGCGCTGGCATTTGATGTGTGATGTAGATTACACACATAGGTTTTTCCGCCATACTTTACAAGATCTCCCACCTTGTATCGTACCGAAGTACTCCATACACCTTTCCAATCAAGTCCTTTGTTGAATAGATCCCATTTGGCTTGATCGGCTTCAAGACCTGATGCTGCGGTGGCAGCTGAAGTATGACCTGTGTTACATAGGTAAACGTAACCACCATATTTTACAAGATCATTTACCTTGTAGACATAACCAGTGGACCAAGCATTTTGCCAATCAAACGATTCTGCAAATATATCCCAATCGCCTTGATTAGCTTCTAGTGTGCTTGAACTAGTATGACCGTCATTACAGATGTACAGGTATCCGCCATATTTCACTATGTCGTTGATTTTATACAGCGTTGAAGATCCCCAGTTGCCTTTCCAATCTTGGCCGTCACTGAATTGATTCCACTTAGTGGGAATATTATCTAAATTGGTGTAAAAATCAGCGGCAGCAGTATGACCCACCACGCATAAGAATGTTTTGCCACCATAAGCAACGATGTCATCTTTGAAGTATGTAGTGCCGGTTACCCAGTCTGACTTCCATACAAATCTCAATCTACCTAGTTTAAATTCAGCCATTTATAGCTCCATTTTCTTGCATATTATATTTATTCAAATCCCACAAGTGGTATTATGCCCCGCTTGATAAAAACAAAAACTGTGCCAGATACGAACCTTCGAATCCGGCATTTATATTCACTTTTGCATTAAAAATTATTTCTTCGCCTGTAGTTGTTGACAATGAGTCTGGACCAATCACTATAACACCTGCTGTTAATTGGCTAGTTACCGCATCTGCGCCACCACCAGATACTCTACCTTGTAGATAGGCCTTGATGGCTTTTTGTGTAGGAATGATGTTGTTGGAGTCAGCAGTAAATGTATTGTCTGTTGAAAACTCACGGATTACCACACCAGATCCACCTACAGTAACTCCACCTAGTCGCAATTCTTCAAGACCAGATAATGCAAAAAACTGGGCATTTAGAGTTACTGTACCTGTAGCTTGTTCAACCGCAAATAATTCACCAACTCGGAAGTTACCGTCTTGATCAGTTGATGTATAGAACACCCGACCACCATCACTTTCTCTAATTTCATCTTGCGGCGCTAGTACTGTGCCATTTGGAAACAGTGTATTTGGATAATTGGTCTGCTCAAAATTACCTAATCCCACATCCAAGAAGTCATGTCCAGTTAGTCGTACCTGACTGTACTTTTGTCGTATTTCAATTCCAGTACCGTGGTCAGGAGATTCTTCTCTTCCAAGATCTTTGGCTATGGTCAATCTGGCTGTGGCGTTAGGAAAGGCGCCAGCCAGTATCTCTGTGGTCAATAATTTGTATGTGTAATCGTTGATGCCAAGAATAGTGACGTTGTCACCAGGACCTGGCAGTCGATCTAATCCATCTATAACCAATGAACTGCCTGTTTGATATTGATCTCTGTAGCCGTCGCCTGTGATAGTTGTGGTAGTAGTCAACGTTTCATAGGCTGTACCAGCGGTTACAATGGTGGGCGGCCCTAGAACTCCGTTTGAAATTCTCACTGCTGTGGAAACTTCTGCGCTGTTGTTGGGATCTGTGAAAACCAATGCAGGGGCTGATGTATACCCGCTGCCAGGTTCGAAAAGATACAGGGATGAAATTCTACCAGCTACCACTTGTGCTCGGCCTTGTGCAGTTTTTCCTGTGCTGATCAATCTACCGGCTACTGAATTTTCTGTAAGGCCGCCTATTACTATAAATTTGCCTGGCTTGGTAATGTTACTGAATCCTATGGCGCACCAAGGACCTGAAGCACCTAGTGTTTGATATTCCCAAATTTTACCGTCTATGGATGTGGCAGCCACCGCTGTGCCTGTGGCCACTGCTAAGAATACTCCTTGAGCATAGGTAATTGCACGCCAATCTTGTGCTTGTATGGTTCCTTCTGTCCAGGTTATACCGTCAAAACTCACTGATACTTCAGTGGCTCCAGCATATCCTCCGGATAGTGCTACAAATCTATTATTTCCATAGGCCAATGAATAACTGCCTTGTGGAATCGTACCCTGTGTCCAAGCGGTAGCTGCGGCATTGGTATAGGCAAATGCAGCACCGGTTACGCTGGAGTCACTGGCAGCAGTGGTAACAAATTTGCCTTTGCCATAAACTACTGCATTCCAATCTGCTCCCTCTGGAAGATTAAAGGCTGACCAGTTAATGCCGTCAGTTGACTTAGCAGCTTTGTTGCTACCGCCAGCCACGGCCAACCATGTGCCCACGGAGCCTATAACCCCATAGGCCACATCTCGCCATTCTGCAGTGGATGACATTGTCATTGCCGACCATGAAATACCATCAGTGCTTCTAGCTGCTTGGCCGCCAGATGCAAAGGCCATGAACACTCCGCCAACATATTTGATCTTGGTCCACAACGCACTAGTAGGAAGAGCTCCTGCAAGCCATGTTGTGCCGTTGGCCGAGTAGGCAGTTGCGGCAGTGTCCAGAGCTACTGCAACATATCTGTTGGCATTGGAAGCTATACTGGTCCATTGTCTGTTAGCGGGCAAGGTTGAGCTAGAAGTAGAAAATCCTGGACTGCTGAATGTGAGTCTCGGTTCTATGAAATAGTTAGTAGAAGTATCAAGCAATGCCAGTATAGGAGTGCCTTCTACAAAATGCTGCCAACCCACACAATGCACAACCATAGCGTCGTTGCCCCCAGTTGGCACCCCGTTGACCAAACCAAATGTGGTGCTGATATCTGCCAATGCACTAATTGTGATTCTATTTGTGGCAGTATCAATGGTTTTAACATAGTATGTTGTGTAGTCCACAATGTTTCCATACTTAGTGCCTACGAAGACAATCGGATCGCCCAGTGATAGGTGACTAGCACTGGTCAACTGTATTAGATTGCCAATACTAAATGTCTGTGTGGCAGACACCTGTGGCTGTCTTTCTAGGCCAACCGTTACTGTTTTGCTAGCATATTCATATTCCGCTATATAACCATACTGCCCTACGCCTGTTCCAGAACTAATAACTATGCGTACACCTAGATATGATGTACGTAGATTAACATCAGATCCTGCAAGCACAATAATTCTGTTTGTGCCACTTTGAGCAGTATTAGTAGCAAACAAATAACTGCTGCCTCCTTCTGCTGAGCTGTCACCAAGATTGGTAATTCTAATTTCTGATACAGCTCCATCTCTGATATCGTCAAATGCAAATTCACCTCCCGTGCCGGCTGCTAGAATTGATGCAGTAGCTGTGGTATATTCATTTCCAGCATGTGAATAAAACAATTTCATTAATCCGCCATTGTTGTCCACCAAGGTCTGATAGGTAGAGGCTTCATAGTATCGATTGTTTACTGTGGCTTCGATTGGACTTTCTGCCAAATCAAATCCTTCAGATACTGCGCCAAATGTTCCGTATGAACAGTTGCCGTTGGTTCCTCTAATTTTTCCGCCAGTGGTACAGAGATAGCCTATGTGATTGTAGTATGTGAAAATTGACACACACTCTGACTTACCTGTTCCGTTACACCATACTCCTATACCGTCCGAAAGAATCTGGGTGAAGTCGTTGGCAACCATGGTTTGATTGCCGCCGGCATGTAGGTCGCCGTCAATTTTAAAGCCAATACAGCCTGTGCCAAATGTTGATACGTTTTGTACATACGGTGATTTTGTTCCTACCCAAGCTGTAGAGTCTGCTACTCCCCAACCTGGATCCAATGAAACATATGCTCCGGCAGTTGGTCTGCGAGTACCAAGTATGCTTTGTGCACCAAGTGTTCCACTAAGACCTCTTAGTGTGCAGTTTCTTAGTCCTGTTCCATCACGCATCAAGAACATGTTTTGAACTTTGTTGACATCATAGTCGCTGGCACATAAAAAATAATTAGCAGCTTCTATGGTTTTATAATTGCCAACATAGGCTATGTCATAGATCACCGCATCTAATATCCTGTCTAGATCTGTGCTCCATCTTGGAGATTCAGTGCCCAATGCTCCTGTTGAATCATCAAATTCTGCATCAATATATAATGTAGTTTCATTTTTTATAAAATTTTTGTTGGCTACTATCTGTGCTCTAGCCGCAAGTCGTGCCGCATCTGCCGTAATAGCGTTGGTACCATTGATGCTGGCCGGATTACTTGTTTCTAGTCTTGTTTCAAATTGATCCAACAATGAAGTTGTGATCAACACTTCGTTGGATGTGGCAGGTGTGCCTGAAAAATCCTGCGCAATAGTGCCGCGTACAACAGACCCGATAGCCAACACTGGATCGCCTACAGGTAATTCTCTAATAATCCAATTCAACATGGTCTTGACATAATCTGCAGCAGCCAGTATTCTCAATATGTAGTCATTGGTCAGCACTGTGTTGGCAGGTTGAATCACAGTACTGCGAAGTTCATCTCCTACTATGGCCACAAATGCAGGAACTCGAATCGGAAGTATCTCATCAAATACTCCGGTTCTAACAAATACTGTAGCATAGCCTGTGATATTCTCACAGGCATATCTCACTGTACGCCATGGATTTTGAGGGCTAGTGCCGGCAGTTGGTAGATCCTCGCCGAATTCTGCCACATAGTATACTTTTTCTGTGCTGGCCAAAGGATCCCACTGAGGTTCACCGTTAATTACACCCAAAGTCAATCCCTGTGTGCCAATTTCTAAAGCCTTGTAGCCCACTGTGCTGCCGTCATCTGTGGGGCCAAATGTTCTTAGATCACCTATGTTTTTCATGCGGTTGATCTTGTTGCCGTCGGTAATTTTTGCCCAATATCTACCTTCTAGAGTAGAACCCACTTCACCGTCATCATCTGGTCTATTAGTTTGGCTTGATAGGTGTTTGTCCAGGCAACGATATGAACTGGCCACCCATACCACGGTGTCGCCTGCAAGATAAATTTGATCTTGGCTCCAAACACCTCGCCATCTTACACCGGGAATCACTAGATCCCAATAGTCCTCATTGGTGGTACTGTCATCATTTAAAAAATCGGGATCTTGATTTACGCTGTCTTGATGTGCAAGATAGACATTCCCGCCTCTTCTGACAACATCTCCAATTTTATAAGATTCAATCTGTGTCCAATCGCCTCTAATTCTTGAATTCTCAAATAGCAATTCCCAAGCTGACAGTATGACAGCTGGATTTTGATTAGTGTTTGCCTCTATGGCTGCATAAAGATTTCCACCGTAGCTGACAATATCGCCTGCTTGGTATACTGTGGTTGTTGTCCATACAACATCATATTCTTGTCCTGGACAATACACGCTCCAATGTATAGAATCAAAATCTAATCCGCTTGTGTGAAAGACTGTGGCCACATATAGATATGATCCATATTTTACCACATCATTTAACTTGTATATTTGTGATGCGGTCCAGGAACCTTTGTATTCCACTCCAACATGCAATGACGCCCACTTAGCTTGATCGGCCGGTAGCCCGTCAGCAGCATTAGATGCAGATGTATGTGCTAACTGACATTTATAGACATTGCCGCCGTATTTTACAACGTCATTGACCTTGAATCGTGTGTCTATGGTCCAGTCGCCGCGCCAATCGTCTGACAGTGATACCACCGCCCACTGTGCTTGACTACCCTCAAGTCCTCCAGCAAGGTCAGCTGCTGACAGGTGTGAGTCTACGCAACGGTATACAATACCTCCATATCTCACAACATCATTGATCTTGTAGTAGGTATTGACAGCCCAATCGATTTTCCAGTCTTGTGAACTAACCTGCACTGTCCAGTTTACAGTATCGCTAGCAAAGGCTGCTAAACCTGGAGAAGATACTACATTTCCCTCGGCATCGTATATAATGGCTGGACTTGAAGTATGCCCTGTTACACAGAGATATACCACTCCGCCGTATTTGACCGTGTCACCTCGTTTGAAGTATGTGCTGTTGGTCCAATCTCCCAGCCAGCTAACTCCGTCTGCTATTAATTCCCATTTAGGAACCAACAGGGGTGGACTGTCGTTGTTGTAGTAGTCTAGATCAGCATAGAAGTTGGTGTTGGAATTATGTGTTTCTAAGCTGACATATACTTTGCCGCCGTAGCTGACCACATAGTCGGGATTGTATCTAGCACCCGGAGTCCATTCTCCGTGCCATGTATATTTGAATCTACTAAGTTTGAATTCTGCCATGATTTACATTAACCCTCTGATGCGCCGTTGTCGTAGGTGTGACCGCTGCCTATTCTTACTACCAATTCACCTTCGTCGTTGATAAAATAGAACAATGCTCTATCATCCCATCTATATTGCTGATATCTTAAATTATCATAGACTGGATTGTGATTGACATCAATGCCTTCAAAAAAATCAACTCCTACTTCAAAATCTGTGTAGTTTTCTTCTTCTAGTCCAGGACTGTTTAGTTGAATTGAATCATTGCCCTTGGTTTGATCACTGCGCTCTAGGAACAAGCTGCCGTTTTCATTTTTTCTCAGTCCGTAAAAAAATCTTGGAGTAGCTCCCAGTGCAGTTTGCGGATCATTACCTAGATAATAGTTGTTTGCCATAATTTAGTCCTTAAGATAATTCCACATAACTGATCACTGTGTCAACACCGTTTGCGGTATCGCTGACAATTCTCAATCCTGATGTTTCTGGTAAAATTAATTTTTCACCATTGGTAATAATTTTTACTGCTGAGTTTGGCGGTATTGCTAAACCCCTAACATAATATGCCGGAGTGCTATCATCACTGACTACATAGACATCAACGCTGACTGTGTCGTATTCTGTTGAGTTTGCAATATTGCATCCGATTACTGTTGCTCTAAATCCCACAGGAATCTGCAACACATCTACTGGTGTTGTTCCTATGCCTGAGTTGACTGCGTGTTTGAATGTGGTTGGCATTGTGTTATCCTAGTGTCAATGCAAATCTAATTGCAATGTCGTTGGCTGTACTTTCTGATACAGCACCAATTGTACCTGCAGGACTAGACCACTGTAGGCCGTCCCAAATTTCCAATGCTTTTGCATCAGTGTTATAACGAGTCATGCCTTCAACAGCATAAGCAGTTGGACGCTCGCCTGTTGTACCACGCGGTACAACAAAAGCATTTGTACCTGCAATTTTAAAATAACCACTACCCTGTTGCGATAGTTCTGTAATACTATTGTTTGCCACATTGGTAATTGAGTTACCTCTAATGTGGAAATCACCAATTACTAAATTGCCGGTTCCGCTAGGATCTATTACAAGGTCTGTACCACCAGTTGTGGTAATAGCATTATTTTCTAAATGTATGTTACCGATATCGAAAGTGCTTAGACTTAAATTTGTGGCAAAAATACCCTGTGTATAAATTGCTCTCCACTTGTATGACGATGAGCCTAGGTCATATGTGTTATCTGTTTCTGGGATTAGGCTGCTGCGTATGCTGGCGTTGATAGTGATGGTATCAGTTAATGCATCACCAATAGTAAGATTACCACCTATGGTAATATCACCAGTTGCAGTGATGTTACCGTTTACCAGTAGATTACCCGTAATGTCTGTAGCACTTTGTATATCTACCTTGCCTGTGCCGCTAGGATCTAATTCTAGATTGGCATTGGATGCTGTGGTAGAAATCTTGTTGCCGCTGAGTTCTATGTCGTTGACTACCAGTCTAGAATGATAGGCTGTAGCTTCACCACCAGATGCAACAAAACTTATGGTTGGTAGATCACTAGAAATAGTGTTACCCGTGATGGTAAAATTTCCAATGTCTAGTTGATTTAGAACTTCGAGATCTGTAGTACGGGCTGTGCCGACTACGTCTAATTGGTATTGAGGAGCAGCCGTGTTGATACCGATGCGAGAGTTAACAACATCAAGATAAAGAAGGTTCGTCTCAAAGGCCAAATTGACTCCGTCACGAATCAAGTTTGACTTTAAGAGCGGACCGGAAATACGACCAATAGCCATGTGCTCTCCTATATACCCGGTGTTTCACCGATAACCAAATTTTCAGCTTGCGCTCTCTGCTGGTTTACCACAGTCGAATCCTGCAGCAAATTGGTCGTTAGCTGCAATTACAAGTATTTAGTTCAATTGGCTAATTAGCCGAAGATGAGAGTGTAAACGTGGCCAAGTTCTTCCATGATAGGTGCAGTAATAACAATACCACCACCAGTAGCCACTTGCCAAACTCCGCCGTCGAAACATTCCATATAGCCTATTTCGCTGTTCCAACGAGTTGCACCAACTTCATAGGCAGTGCGTTCAGCAGTGGTTCCGAATGGAATTCTAAAAGCATTGGTATCGTTGATGGTTAGATAGCCTTGACCTGTATGACTTAGAGTAAGCGCACCATTTGTTAGGTTGGTAATTGTGTTGGCTTGAACACCTGCGGCTGATGGTTCTGTGAAAACTCTACCTGTAAAATCTGCTGTGGTTGCTTGGCCTGCATCATTTGCCCACGTGAACGTTGTAAGATCTCCAGGACCGCCTAAATTTGACCATTGCAGCCTTATTGGATAAAATTGTCCTGCTGTTAGCGGAACAGAAAAAGTGCCAGTATGCGAAGTAAAGTAATCACTGTAGGCATTGGCATTTGCATTTGTATATCCTGCTGTGGCATAGTTGCCCAACCAAATGTATGCTTTCTCGTCGGCAAATATTGTGAATGTATATGTGGCAGTAGTTGGTGCTAGAAAGAATCCAGTATACAAAAAACTAAAAGGAGTTAAGCTACCAGGACTTGTAAAATTGTCGACACCTTGGATAATGCCTGCTGTAAGAACCGTTGTTTCAACTGGAGTTTTTCCAGCAAACCACTGTGAATCTAGATCAGCATCTCCTGCATATTTTTTTCTTGATAGGCCAATTGTTGACGTTTTTGTTATAGAAATATCATCTATTCTAACAACACCGCTAGCAGAAGACACAATTAAATTATCGTTGCTTTGCAGTGTTGAAATAGTATTAGTGTTACTAAATTGTACTTGTTCGCTAATGAATAAATTTTGTGTGGTAACTGCATCAGCACCGTTCATATCATAGAGGTGAAGGTCTCTCCATCTCTTAACTGCTGTACCTAAATCGTAGGTATCTGTTAGTCCAGGCAAAATACTTTGTGTAAAATCAGGAGCAATAGCAATTGTATCTAAAGGACTATCACCTATGATAAATTGACCATCTAATCTAACATTGCCAGTTGATTGTATATTTCCAGTAACTGCTAGGTTGCCGGCAATATCTGTGCTGGCTAAAATATCAACCTTGCCTGTACCACTGGTATCTAATGTGATATCTGAATTAGTATCTAATCCTCTAATTCGATTATCTTTAATTTCAAATTCAGGAGTTAACACTTTTCCATATTGAACATAAGCATCCGCCCCAGTAGGTGAAATAATAATAGGACCCACAGTGGACGTCACAGTACCGGAAGTATTTAAAATTATGTTGTCTATGGTTGCAGCAGTACCAGTTACCAGCACATTTGTGCCAATTCTAGACGATCCAGTGATATCTAAGGCTTCTGTAGGAGGATTGGTATTGATACCAATTCTTGCATTGTTGACATCTAGATATAACAGATCGGCATCTACTGGACCGTTTCTAAAAGTTAGAGGCGTGCCGTTTCTAACAAGGTTGTCTGACAGCAGCTTGCCGCTGATTCTACCAAGTTGTGCTACAAACGGTTCTGACATTGACTCGCTCCAGTAATATTAGTCAGCGTAGCCAAAGTATATGGTTATATATTTGTCTAAAGGCACTGAACTGGTAAAAACAATATGGGTATTGCCTGATCCAAGATAGTTGTTTACAAGATTGTAGTTGGTTGTGGAAATTTGAAATACGTTTTCCACAAATACCAAAATGTTGTTGTCACTGTTTGGTATTTTTGTTAAAGGACCAAATGTAGTTTCTACATTATCACCGGGACCTAGAGTCTGCTTGGTAATAGCAGTGGCTCCTGGAGCTCTAACCACTTCCCACACTCCATCAATATAGGCTTCAATGGAATTGGTGGTGGTATTGTATCTCATAAATCCATTGGCAGCACCTGTGGTTCTAACACCGCTGAGTTGTGGACGTTGTGCTGTGGTTCCTTTGGGTAATCTAAGTCCTCCAGTGAGCTGCATGACTGCACGACCAAAATGGTTGGTAAACAGTGATTGATCACTGGGACTGTACTTGCTGAGAGTTTTTTGTTTTAGGAATCTCATACTGGTAGTGCGCTCACTGTGATGCTTAACAGATTGCCCACACTGGCTGTAGCACGTATTTGATCGTTACCGTAACTGCTGGCTCCTCTTAATACTATTCTTTCATCGCTGAAAAACACAGTTTCTCCTGCAGGTACAATTAGATTTTTAACAATAGTATTGGTATCAGAACTTACTCCACCTGCTGCTACTAGGTTCAATGTAAGAGTACAACTGTTAACAGTTTCGTCAGTTAAGTTTGGTGTTCCTGTATTACAAACTATAATATTTGTAATAGCATTATCTTGCGCAACCACCGCGCCACCAACTGGGGCTCCTGTACTAGTGCTGGTAAACACTAGCGTATCTCCTGAAGTTGTTAGTCGTGTGCTGTATATCATTTTTATTATCTCTTAAAATATCATGCTGAAAACAAGAGCCTTGCTCTTGCTTATTAATTCGTCATTATTAACAGTGTTTCTAAAATAAACACCTGTACTACCAGTACCAATCGATCCACCGTAGACCAAGCTGGCATTTGAAACTGCTGCCGGAGTTGCGCCAGGATTATCCAACTGCAGAGCATAGGTTATTTGAACTTTGCCAGTGCCATTGGTTTCTAATTTGATATTGCCGTTGGTGTTGACTGTTTGTAGCACGGTGGCATCGGGGATGCCGGGAGCATCGGGTGTGGGGTCTTCTAGAAAGAAATTGATGCCTGCAAGCTGCACTCTGTTACGGAAAAATTGCGCCACAATATTATCATCTACAGCAAATCCTATAACACTTTCTGGTGGTTGTGTGAAAAACGGTCCGATAGGAAATAAACCAGGATCAATGGGATTGCCAATGTCAAATGCTGCGGCTCTGGTGTCTCCTCTTAGAATTTGGAAAGTAGGATTGGTTTGAATTGCATCATCTACATATTTCTTGTTGGGTACGTCGTCATCATCGGTGACCTGTAGTTCATAGGCCGTGGTTCCTGCTACTTTGACAACACCTGTGCCTGTACCAATTAAAGTTAAATCACCGCTATCAGTATCACTGTTAGTTAAAATTTCTTTTAATCTAAGTTTGCTGGTATTATATCCGCCGCCTTCTTTTAAATTCCAAGAGTCGTCGTTTTCATCCCACAATAAAGAAACATTAGTTGCAAGTCCTCGATCAACTTCGATCCCCGAATATCTTAAACTAACACCATTACCTGTTTCACCGTAGTTTAGGGTAATGATGTTATCTTGTACATTTAAGTTTTCAACAGAGACATTTAGTGTATCACCTTCAACGATTAAATTTCCAGTAACGCGAGTGGTGCCAACACCAGCACCAGTATCCAGCGTGATAACAGCGCCTTCACCGGATTTGATATTGTAATCACCACTTACTTGTACAAACTGTCCCATGTTTACTTCCTAGATTAAATAGCGGTTAAAATTAACAAGGTCTGTGTAGAGTCATCACTTAATGACCACTTATAACGGTTTCCGCTAAAGTCAACTGCTGTTCTGTAATTAATTTTCTTTAGTGTAACAGGACGTTGGCCCGCACCCGCTACAATACCAACTAGTGTGGCTGTATTAGCTGCGGTAGGATCGCTAGCAGTACCTTGCACTAATTTAGCTGTAATTACTTCGTAGACTGTGCCTGTAGTTCCACCAGTAGTTGCTGTAGCTGTAGCTGTAAAAACAATTCCTGCTGCATTTGCTCTTGCACCGATTTCAGCAAAGTTTGAATCGCCAACAGATACAATAACATATTGACTGCCAACTGTTAATGCATTTGTTCCATCGGTATAAGTTGTGGTATCGTCTGCACATTTAAATCTACGTGCTCCAACTTGATTTACAATATAGCCTTCTTTTGCAGAACCGTTATATACTCTAACTGGTAGTGTTGGTGTAGCGGCTACACCTGTTTGTCCGAAATATCGGTTATTTACTTTATTTGCCATTTGATTTTCTCCTTTGAGTGACGTTCTAGGTCATGCACGGTGGCTCCGCACAATCTTTTCTAGATACTTTATTTATCCGCGACTCAGCATAGCCATTAACTCTAATTTTTCTACTGTGGCTATAATCTGATTGATAGAATCTATTTCTTTTTGAGCTCGTTCTAAATGGCTTCTGCTGTGAGTTTGCCTGTGAGCAACCATAATTTTACTATGCTCTTGTATGTGCATGTTTATCATACGTTCTATTTGTTGTACATCGTGTCTAAACATAGGAAAGCGTGTGCGCCATAAGCTAAATTGATTTTGTAATTTTTTAAAATCTTGATCGCTTTCTACTTTCATACCGATATTTAAGTCAAACAAAAAGGCTCCGAAGAGCCTTTTTGAACTTGTCGTAGTAATTGCTAATACGGATTAGGTATAAGAAACACCAGCGATTGTTACACGACCTAGGTAGTCTGCTGCATTACCAAGAGATGAAGCAGTATTTGTTAACTCAACATAACCATATCTGGTCATGAAAGAAACAACTGGCTCAAATGTGCTTGGGTCTAGAACAACACCACTGCTCATCAATGGAATGTATGGGCAATAGAATGCTGCTGCATCAGATTCGCTAGAACCTTTATAACCAACAACAATTGCGCTGTCATCAGCAGCGTATGTGTTAACATACACTTTCATTGCGCTATTCAATGTACCAACAAACTTAGTGTTTGTAGGTGCTTCGAATGTACCTTCTGTTGTTCTTGCGAACGCAGAAGTTGTAGCACTTTGAAGAATTGTCAATGCTTGTGGGCTAACAACAGCCCAGTTACCAGCACCGCGACGTGTACGCTGAGCGATCACGTTAGCAACACGGTTGATAGCAACTGCCAATGCAGCATGCTCGTCACCAACGAATGTAGCTGTACCAGACACACCTGTCTGATCATACGCTACTGTATTGCCTGCGCCAGCAGCCAAAGTACCTAGGCTACGTAGAACTTCTTGGTCGATCTCAGCAGTGATCTCTTGTGCAAGAGCTGCCATGATCTCAGCTTCGATGTCAATACCTTGTTGGGCTTGTGCATCTTGAGCTGCTTCGAATGTCCAGCGAGCTGACAACTTACGTGTCTTGGCTTCAACTGTCTGCTTCAAGATTTGAATGCTTAGTTTGTTACCAGCAACACCTTCTTTGGCAGCTGTTGCATCAGCTACACCGTTGGTATTACCAGAATAGCCTTCAGCAATCTTGAACGGGCTTAGTGCTTCTTCACCAGCTGTTGTAGATCCACCTGTAGCACCTGTGAAGCTATCTGAGTAGCGAACACGTAGTGTATGAATTTGACCAACTGGGCCAGTCATTGGTTGTACGCCGACTAATTCGTTAGCAATAACGGTAGGTAGTACACGTCTGATCACTGGAAGGATCACACGATTTAGGGTTGCAACGTTGCCAGCGGATGTAGCTCCAGCAGTAGCACTTTCAGCTAGATACTTGCGAGTATTTTCTAGAGTAGTTGCCATTACTGAACGCTTGTTACCTTGAAGACCTTCTAAAAGAGCTTCTTTGGTCTCCGACCAGCGTGACTCGAGTAATTGTGACATTATAGTTCTCCTTAAACTTTTAGTCCCGCAAGCCTGCGGATGTCAAAAATTTCAGCAGATTTTTCTTCTCTGCCAAAAGATTGTGCCTGATTTTTATCGCCTGTAATTTCTTTGCCTTCGGTCAACGCTTTCTTGACTGGAGCATTGCCACCATTCATTACTGAAGGTAGGTACTTGTCATAAGCGGTGTATAGTTTTTCTGTCTGAACTGACTCAAGTAATTCTTTCATCACTTCACGTTTGTCTCCACCTAATGGGCCAAGCAATTCGCTCATAACTTCTTTGCGATCCATTGTGTTTTGTGCAATACGTAGCTGTTGTTCACGACTTTCTACTAATTTTTGTGTTTCTGCAACAATTTTTGCTGCTTCTTCAAGTTCTTGCTCTTTTGCAGCAACTACTCTTAGAAGTTTAGCTGTTTCAGACTTCTCATTGAGATGACTGGCAGCGTACTCGCTGGCAAAACTTTCAAAAATTCTGCGGCCAAAATCATTTCTGCGGGCAGCGTCAATGTCCTCGCGCAACTGTACCATTTCAGCTTTGAGTCCTTTAGAGACTGTTTCTTGAATGATAGTTGATGAGCGAGCAATAAAATCTTTCTTGATCTGTTCAAACTTGGCTTTGCTTTCGCGCACCAGTTTTACTTTAGTTTCAGCTAAGTCTTTCTTATCTGCATGGAATTCCGCGATTTCTTTCGCTAGTGCATCCACGATAAAAGATTCTAATTTACCAACGTTGTTAGCAACTGCTTTACGATCTTCGTGTAATTCTGCAAGTTCTTTGCGCAAATTATTCAATACAAATGCTTCCATTGCTGTAGCATCTGATTTCATTTTTTGTGTGTATTTTGTACGTGCATCGATAAGTCCTTGACGGTCTTCAGCCAACTCTGATAGCTCTGCCTGTAGGCGGTCTGCTAACATTGTTTCAACGGCTTCTACCATCGCGGTCTTGTCGTGCTCGTACTTCTGTGCAAATTCTTCACGAAGTGTGGCAGTGACTTGGTCACGATTTTCTTGAATTCTGCTTTGCCAAGCTGATTCAATTTCCGATTTAAGTTCTTCGGAAATCACATTGTTTTCAAACAACTGTTTAACGAAATCTAGCATGTGATTCTCCTACTGTTATTTGAGACCTCTGATGATCTTCACCAGACTCTCTGCTATGTATTTCTGTGCCTTTGGGTCGCCTTTGACTTCTTGTGCTATTTTAAATGCCTGATTTCCACCTAATGTATTCATTAAATGTTCGTATACTGGAGTTGGGTAAGCTCCCGGGGCGCTAGGTTGTGCTACAATATCAACTGTGATAATTTCAAAACCTTGAACATTACCACTGCCATCTACTTCACCGGAACCTCTACTCGATACACCCAACTTTACTCCCGACTCCAACATGGTCTGAACTAACTGACCCATTGGAGTTGGGATAATTTTAAGTTTTCCGTAGCCGTTAGGACCATCCATCCACATCTTGGTAATCATATGACTAACACGATCTAGATTGATTTTTAAATCCTGAGGATGATCTAACTCTCCGCAAACAGAATATCCGCCAGAGATCTGTTCGTTGAGCGTTTTGACAGCCTTGCCAATCTCTTGAGAAGAATAAATTCGCTGATTCTGATTACGGATATCTCCTTGAATGCAGATACCGTTCAAGTGCAGCGATTTCTTACCGTTCTCTTCTTCGCTCTCCAAGACAATCTTAGCCTGATCGAAACTCAATTGTTCGCTAAGGTTAGTTTTCACCATTATGTCCTATTACCTACGACCACGGAAAAGGCTTGCTTTATCAACTGAACCGGAAGAACCACCTGTGCCGCTAAATTTGCCTTCAGCTTCACCTTTCTTCTCTGCACCATGACCTGGCTCTTTCGTTGAAAAAGCACCACCTGCCTTGCCGCCTGGAACATTGATATTACCTGCATTATCTTCTTTTGGTGTACCTTTGAATAGGCTAGATCCGCCTAGTTGGCCGCCACCTGAACCCACATACTTGGCTGCTTCTTCTTTGCTACCTAGAATGTTGGCTGTTGTACCACCCATGTCATTTTTTCCTGCAACAATAGACTTGGCATTTGTGCTAGAACCTTGGCTTAGTTTGCCTGTGCCTGACAGTGCTCCTTCACCTTGACCTTTCTTTTCTGCGCCGTGGCCGCCTGGAACTTTTTCAACATATTCACGTACTGTGGCTAGATCGAAATCATCTTTCATTTTGCCGTCCATTCCGTCCATGCCGTCCATACCACCTTCTTCGCCACCGCCTAGCTTGTCAAAACGTGCTTGTAGTTCGTCTACAATGCTGTCTAGGTCTTGGAATAATTCTTCTTCGCTGTTTGCGCTTAGGTCTTCATCACCCTCTTCTTCAGGGCCTAGTTCGCCTGCTAGGTCATCACCCATGTCACCTGCTGGGCCGCCAACTTCGTCGTCGCCTTCGTAGGCAATTTCTTCAAATTCTTCGTCCAAGTCGTTTTCTTCATCGACTTCTGATTCTTCTTTGACTTCTGGATCTTCTGGATCTGTTTCTTCATCGTCAGCCATTTCAGCTTCGATTAGATTTTCGTAGATCTCACGAGATTTTCCAACTACGTACTCGTGGAATAATTCTTCTGCTTTAGCTTGATCGTCATTGACCAAACGCTCGAGCATCTGCTCAAGTAGTGATTTTTCTGCCATGTTATATTCTCCTTCAAGATGGTTAGGCTGTGCTTTTATTTAACACTATGATTACAATCTGGGGTTAAATGGTAGTTTTTTGAACAGTTTCTGCTGTATAAGTACAGCCAGGAAAACGACTGTTGAAGTCGTCATAGGTGATGTGCTTGATGTTTTTGATCTGTATGCCCAGTTGATCGGGTACAAAGTCTCCTGGATTGATTACACGATAATATTGAGTATGTCTAAAATCTTTGATAGTTCTTTCGGTCTGACTTAGCCAATTGCCATGGAAGGTGGCTGTGTCGCTGGTTTTTTTATAGTTGTAGGTATCTGCGTACATATTGTTGAATCTACCCTGCAGACCTTGAAAATCGAATCCAAAAATATAAATGTCTCTATGTCCCTGCTCGCTGGCAAACCAAAGAGCTGTAGGACCACTGCTCCACCCCTTGTGTGGATTGAATAGATTGAGATGATGCTTGGTACTAATGCCTTTGTTGGGATTGGTCCATACAGCATGTGTTTTGTTATAACCAGATGCTACTATTTCATTGACCATTTTAACATCTACAGCTATGAGATAGTGCGGTTCAAATTCTCTGTACATGGCATTACAGGCGTAGACTATGCCCTTATCTAGTAAGCTGTTATGGTTTAAACTGCGCCTGCTGGTGCCGTTGCCTAGTACAAATGCAACGTTATTCTGCTGGTTGCTCTGCTTCACCTGCTGGTGCTCCATACATCTGTCTTACAAATTCTAATTCAGAATCACGCTCATAGTCGTGTGCTTCTGCCTGCATGCGCAGTCTATTGATTTGTCTTAGTGTTAGACGAGTTTTTCTAGTGTCACTTCTTTTGAGCACAGAGCTGTCTTTGTTATTTTCATAACGACGATCAACTGCAAAGTCGTTGTTGTTGTCATTGAAATAAAGGAATTCTAGTAGGAGCATATGATATTTATCACTGGGCCGGTGCTTCTGCTGGCGCAGCTTCGCCTTCTGCGCCTGTGTCTACTGGTGCTTCTTCTGGCGCTTCTTCTGCCTGACTTGCTAGATCTGCCTGTGTTCCTGCAGGAGTAATTCCCACAGATCTCATTTGGCCGCCGGCATCTAGCACTGGTTTTAGATTGCCGCCTTGTTCTTCTCTCCACATGCGTTCGTTTTCTGTGATCTCTTCTTGAGTCATGCCCAAGAATCGTTTCATAGCAAACCGTTTGCTGAGATGTGGAATTTCTTGTAGCTGTGCAAATGTAGCTGCACGGGCAGTATCTAGTTCACTTTGACGATAGGCCGCAAAGTTTTGTGGAGGGTTAAACTTTAATTCAAATAGACTTGGGTCAATGTTTACACCATTGCTTTCCATCCATAACTTGAATTCCAAATCAAATGTTTCCACAATACTGTTTTGTAAACGTTCGCAATATTTGTTAAAACGTAATTCTTGAATATAAGCTGTGCCTACCTTTCCGTCAGCAACCGTGTTTGAAGCTTCTTCAATTCCTGTGGGCAAGTAGGCTGCCGGTATTCTCAAAGCACGGAATAACTTGTTGGTAAAAAAGCGTAGATCTGTGATCTCACCAAGATTTGTACCGCCTGCTAGTGTGTCAACTTTTGATCCACGTCCTTCAGCGGTCTGTGGAAAGAAGTAGTCTTCTGAAGCACTTAGAGGATTGTAGCTGGCATCAATAACATTATTGCCGCCACCTGTTGATGACGGAATACGTCTTTGTTGAATTTCGTTTTTAACACGTTCTACAAAGCTCATGGCCATGTGTGCAGGCATATTTCCAACGTCAATATAGAATATACGTCTTTCAGGAGCACGTTGTACACGATAGATAATAATAGCATCTTCAAGCAATTCTTTCTGCTTGTAGACTTTGAATACTGATTCTAATAATGAATTACCAAAAGGATAGTTTGCATCTAGTCCTTCTGATAAACTGATATGAATTACGTTTTTGGCATCAACTGTGACTTCGTTGGTTTGATTGTGAAATCTAGTTCCTGGAGGTTGACTAACATTGCCTACCATGCCTCTACCTTGACTACCGCCTGAATAGCTTGTTGATGTTCCACTTGGACTGGTATTTGTTGTGCCGTGTGGAGTAACTGCAATTAAATTTTTAAAATTAAAATTAATGTCTTTGACTACATATTGTTCTGGAATTTTGCCTTCTGATTCGTTAACAATAATTTTAGTGACCTTGGCTGCATCCACAAACAACCATTTTTTGGTTTCAGGATCACGGATAAAAAATACGTCGCCATACTTGAAAGCGTTTCTAACTATGCGAAAAATTCTAGTTTCAAATTGTTGTTGTTTGGTCCATTTCTGAAGACTTTCTTTTATGAGTTTAACTTCAGTACTAGTGGGATTGCCTCTATAGAAAGTTTGAAAAGGAGTGGCATTTTCTTTGTCTTTCTGTGTGCAGAACTCTGCTAGAATATCTAGGGCGGCGTTGACTTCTGAATCCATATCCATGGTGTCATACTGCATATAACGTTCAATACGATTAGGGGTGCCTGCATAGACATCAGGAAGATAGCTAGAATAATTAGCACGAGCAGGACCTGGACGGCCACCACCAGAGATTGGACTAGACGAACCCATTTGATTGTCTAACTTAACTGGTGTAAAATACTTTTTCCATGACATGGATCAAATTTCCAAAATGTAATTGTTAAGGCACAATCAAACGCAGTTCTGTTGCCATGTTTCAATACGCAATTAACCAGCACTCATAAAGCCATCATTACTCATAGCACGAATACCGCGTAATTGACTGTCATTGACATCTCTAATAGCAGTACTGATTGCAATCAATTGCCCCATCTGTTTATTTAACAAATCCAAGCTGGCCAACACCACATTCTGATTTGATCCACCACCAGCTCCTGCAGCTCCTGTTCCTGGATTAGTTGGAGCAATGGCTCCTGGAGGCACTGCTGCAACAGCAGTGGGGGCGGTTGCCGCAACCACCTGCGTAGCGGTAGGAATTATTGCGGCTGATTGCGCTGTAGTAGGAGTGGTTGCAGCTGATTGCGCTGTAGTGGGGCTACCCGGCGCTGTGCCAGGCGTTCCTAATAATCCTAATATATCTTGTTGTTCTCTTCCGAATCTGTTTACAACTCCGGCTCTTTCATTGGCACTACTTTTGGTAAAGTGTTTCTTTCCACCATCCGCTCCCCTTTCCGCATAAACAGCTTTTACCAATTGTTCGTCTGTCATGCCCGGCTTAAACACGCTGTTAAAGATTCCCATTGCGCCGCCGGCGCCGTGTTGTACAGCGGTACTAAACAACATTTCTTGAAGAGCACGACTACCGCTAATTCTTGATTGTAGACTTTGATCTTTTAGGCCTCTTAGAGCCGTTTGATAGCCTTGTCCTAAAAACTCATTTTCGCTGTTGCCTAACGCACCGCTAGCTGCAACTTCTTTCCACACATCAACTGCTTTACCACTGGTACTACCAGTGTCCTTTTCTATTCCTGCATCACGTAATTTTTTAGCAACATCTCCTTTTCCTGTCTTTTCAAGGAACTTAAGATAGTCGGTCATAGCACCGGCTCTGGATGAAATTTGTTTTTTACCGTAGCTAGTACCACCGCTTTTGTCCCAACCAACTGTGCCGCTGCCTCTTCCAGCTGACTCATATTTTTCTGCTACTGCACCTAGACCAGTACCAATTGCAGATGAAGATGAGCTGCCACCTGGTTGACCGCTCGGCGGTGCTATTTGCGGAGCTCCGGCACCTCCATTACGTTGATTTCGGAATGAGTCATACAATTGTTGAGGACTATTGAAATTCAACTCTGGTTGTTTTTCGGTTGTTGTTTTAGCTGCTTCTTCTGCTTTTTTTACAGCATCGAGTTCGGCTTTCTTTGCAGCATCTAATGCTTTGGTAGTAGCTGTTAGGCCTTCTTGTACTTTTTTACCATTTGCTGCCAATCTTGCTTCAATCTCACGTTTTTCCTTATCCAGTGCTCGTTGTGCCTGTTGTGTGGCTGCAGAAAATCTTGCCTGCTGATTCGCTTTGATAGCAAGCGCCAACGCTTCTTTTTTAACACGTAATTCTTCTTTGAGCTGGTCCTGCAGTTTTTTTGAATCGTCTAGCGACGCCTGCTGGTCTTCGGCAATCTTGCGCAGAGCTTCTGGATCTTGGGCAGTGGAACCAGTCTTGGCTGCTAGATGCGCTGTTTCTAAGGCTATTCTCTCGCTTCTCGCTTGATTAGCCATATTACTAAGGCCAATAAAACTTCCTACATTTTCTATTGTTCTAGCCAGACTAGATTCCGCTTTCTCGATCAGGTTAAATTGTTGCCAATTTTTGTCATCTTGCGCTTCATCAATTTCTTTTCCACCAACACCTAGCGCACCTGCCGCAGCGTCCACACCGTAGCCCACGGCACCTGCTACAATCGCAGGTAATGCAACACCCTTCAGCAGATTGGTTGCACCTCCTGCAGTTGGAGTTGGTACTCTGCCACCACCTGATGGAGTTGGTACTCTGCCACCACCTGATGGAGTTGGTACTCTGCCACCTCTACCTCTTCCCCTTCCTCTTCCCCTTCCTCTTCCCCTTCCTCTTCCACCACCTTCTTCTTTCACATACATCGGATTACCGGGGGTACCGCGTAGTGAAGCCTTGAACTCTTTCACAGCCAAATAGGCTTTAAAGGCCAGTGCAGCCCCTTTTAAAACTGCCAGGCCAATTATCACTTCTTCAATGTATTCCAACATAAACTTAAACACAGGCACGATGTATGCTTCAGTGAAATCTGCAAGTTTTCTAAATGCTGACTCTAGTTCAGGCATAAACTGTGCCGCCATCTTTGTGAGTCGATTATTGATTTCGGCTATCAGTGTTTGAAATTGTTGCAGTTGAGATGGATCTAATCCGTCCTTTATCCCTGCTTCCCTCTTTGCAGCAGCAGCAGCTTCTGCTTCTTGGCGTTTTTTTGTAATTTCAGTGAAGGAGCCACTTTGTGCAGCTAGGTCAGACATACTTAGTATTATACCTTGCTGTATTGAATCACCCACATTGGCAAATAATTTTCCTGAGGGTGATTTTATTATTGCTTGTGCTTCTGCTCTCTGTACATCGTATACGTTTTGAGCTGTTTTTGCGGTCAGCGTTCCCGTACGCTCCATTTCTGCATATGCCTGATTTGCTGCTCCTGCACTTTGCTGAGCCATCATTATATAATTTGTACCTGCGGCAGAAGTGGCACCACCAAAGGCGATTATTTCTTTTAATCCGGCCTGCAGATGTTTTGGTGTCGACAGCATTAATGCATTAAGTTGTTCTTGTCCTTTAGCATCCAAGCTATTCAGTTTAATTCTATAGGCTGCATCCGCCATCAATGCATCTTGTTCTGCTTTCAGTGCGTCCTTACTTTTACCGGTCAATTTAGATAAAGCATCCATATTTTTAAGGTAATCGGCACTGCCTTGTACTAATTCTGCATTTGTTTTTCCTTCAAGCTGGCCAGTCTTGGCCAAGATACCTGCATATCTAGCCATACCACCGTTTATGTCTTCAGTGGTATAGCCCAGTCTAGCTAGATCAGCGGATAAGGGACTTTTTCGAATCTTGGCTCCAAGTTCGGCTAAGCGTTTAGCACCATCTCCTGCTCCTTGTCCTAACATGGCAATGTTTTCACCATTTTTTGCAATCACTGAAGAAAATTGATCAAAGGTCAAGCCGGCACTAGTGGCAGAATCTATCATGTCATTGATACTGCCTCCAAAATTTGCACCAACACTAGATGCCTGTTGAAATGCTTTATAAGTACGTTCACCTGCTTGTGCCACCGTACCAAACACTGAGGCTAATGCTCCTCCTACTAACGGAATACCTGACATGGCACTGGCAGCTGAAGTAAAACTTGAATTTAAATTTGAAAATGTGCTTATGGTTCTAGATAGTGATGTTATTCCTCGTTCAAGTCCGTTGGCAAATGCATCTGTAGCAGAAATAGCCATTTGCAGACTTTTTATTTGTTGCTGTTCTAGATCCGCAGCTTTTTTACGGGCCTTGGCTTCGGCATCAGCATCTGCTAGTTTTTTCTTTGCAGATTTACTCAGTTCGTCATTGGCTTTAGTTACAGCTTTAGCTGATCCTGCCAGTCTGGTCAGTTCTTTTTCTAGTTCTTTTTGTGTGGCATTGTCTTTTTTGGTACCTTTGTTCTGCATGGCCACCTGCGCCAGCATGGCCGCAAGAAGTTGTTTTAACGTAGCTTCTGTAGCTGCATTATTAAGTTGAATTGGTTGCCCGCCAAGATCGCCGAAGACTTCTGCCATTTATTGTAAACCCCAAAAACTACGTATATAAATACAATGTAGATAAAGTATTTATCGGAGAAAAAAAATGCCTGATCAAACCATTCCGCAACCAATGAGGAAAACAGTTCACAACCCTCTGGCCAACTATTTTAGACAACCAAAATTGTATTTGAAATTACCCAGTAAGGGAAAGTTTTATCCAGAAGGCTCGTTGGATATCAGCGAAACTGAAGAATATCCTGTGTTTGCCATGACAGCCAAAGACGAATTAATGTTCAAAACTCCTGACGCATTAATGAATGGTGCTGCCACTGTAGAAGTAATAAAAAGCTGCGTACCAGCTATAAAAAATCCTTGGCTGATGCCTAGTATAGATATGGATCCGGTGCTGATTGCCATTCGTATTGCCACCTATGGTGAAAGAATGGAAGTAAAGAGTTCTTGTCCTGCTTGTGATCACCGTAATGAGTACGATATAAATTTATTGTCATTCCTAGACAAAGTAGGCGATTTTGTATACAATGACACACTTGCTGTGAGTGAATTGAAATTAAATATTCGACCCTATACCTACAAAGAACTTACAAAAATTGCTATTAAAACATTCGAACAGCAGAAATTAATTGCCATTGTCAATGACAACGAGTTATCAGACGAAGAAAAAGTAGCAAAATTTGGAGAAAGTTTTGTAAATCTCACAGGCATGACTGTAGATGTAGTGGTTAACTGTATTGACAGCATTGAAACTCCAGATGGTACAGTTACTGATAAAGCCATGTTGAAAGAATTTATGGAAAACACTTCAAGTGAAATTTTCAATCTAGTAAATGATCAAATCAAAGAAATGAAAGATATTATGGCGCTGAAAGCAGAAGGAGTAGAGTGTGAAGAATGCCAGCACAAATTCACATTAGAAATTGCTATGGATCAAACAAATTTTTTCGTGGTAGGATCTTAACACTTCCTCAGCCGGAGATTCTACTGTATATTGCGGAGCTGGAAAAAGAGGCTAGAGAATTAAAAAAAGACATATTAAAAATATGTTGGTACATGCGAGGCATGAGTTATGACGAAGCCATGGCTTTGAGTTGGGAAGAACGTTCGATCATTAGTGAAATTATCAAAGACAATTTAGAAACTACAAAGAAAAGCGGATTACCGTTCTTCTAATAAAAAAGGACTCCTAGGAGTCCTTTTTGTTTATTAACGCTTTCTAACCAAATTAAAACCTTCTGCCATCATTGGCCTAGTTCTAATAATGCTGTCACTAGTTACTCCCATAATTCTTTCACGGTCAGCATCAATTTCTGCTTGAGTTGGAGCTGCTTTTGTTCTTGATTTTTTTGTAGTAGCTGCTGGTTCAGCAGCTGACACTTCTCCAGCAGCTGGTTGTTGTAATGCTCTTGGTTTTCTTAAAACTTTTCCTGGCGCTGCCGGGACCGATGCTGGTTTAGTAGTTGTTGCTGTTGGTGCTGCTGCGGGTTTTGCTGGCGCAACACCTGCGGTAGATTTAGCAGGTGTAGGCTTAGGAGTTGCAGGCACTGTGCCAACTTCTTTCTGCAACAACTGTAGAATACGTTGTTTACCTTTCTTGTCAAGTTTATCAATATTTGCTTTAACTTGAGCATACTGTGTACCACCGCTAACTGCTGCATTGTCGGTTGGTTGTCCTGCGGCGGCCCCAGATAATTTTCCAAATGCTGATGTCGATTTATTCTGAGCGGGTGCTTTGTTATTTGTAGATTGTGGAGGCTGTGTTGTTTGAGCAGTGCTGCCACCTGTTGCAGGTGCAGGAGAATCTTGTGCCGTTTGAGCAGTGCTACCACCTGTGGCTGCTGTAGCCTTTGAACCAGGCATTGTGTCTCTTACTTTTTGTAATATATTTCTATTATCTGCTGCTGGATCTGCATTATCGCCAGCGCCGCCTACAGTGGCTTTACCTGCTTGAAATCCTTTTTTTACAGCAGACCCAAGGCCAGCTACTCCACCCGCTACTGCGCCAACACCTTTGGCTACTGCGCCAACACCTTTGCCCACAGCAGAGCCAATTTTATTTAAAATTGGACCTTCATCTAACTGTTGACTTTCCACGAGGAGTTCAGAGATTTTCATTTTAAGCAGTTCCTAATTGTTTTTGTAGATAAGCCGAAAGACGCTGTTTGCCTTTCATGTCTAGTTTTGCTAAATCTGTTTTAACTTGTGCATACAAAGATGTGGCTGCAACACCACTCTTGATTTTTAAAGATTTATATACGCCGTCTACTATTGCAGCATCAACACCTTGAGTGGTTAAAAACTTTTTAAGTTCTTCACTGTCAACGGGTGCGCCTGCCTTTTGCCAAGCAGAATTTAATTTGTCAGCAGTAATCTTAGTTGTTAGATTGGTGCCAACTGTGCGAGCCTTGTTCATGACCTTGCCAGCCAGACCCTTGATAGCATCCGCTGGCCCTTCGTTGAGTTGCGATTCGGTGATTCGTTTAAACACCAGATACACTTGTCCTTCACTTAAGGGACGTTGATGATGTTGTATAGATTCTTTTTTAGCAGGAGCACCTTTAACTCCTGCGGCAGCTACTGCACCCTGTGCAGCCGCTCCAAGATATTTAGTAGCTTCTTGAGCAGCTTGTGCTGCCTGACTGATCATAGTTCTACTAGCTTGATCAGACGCAATCTGCGCTATGTATTCTTTATCGTTGAATGTGTCAGCAATCAAGCCTTCCAGTGATTTCCAAGTGGCTGCACTCTGCTCATAGTCTCCGGCTTTCCAATATTGCCCAGCTTCGCCAAACAATTTTTTAGCTGTGTTAATGTCTTCAGGTCTACCAACTAGTCCTTTAATTTCAAAATTAGCCCAGCGAGTACCTAGTTCACCGCCAACTTCATCAAAGACCTGAGTCATGTTTAAACGAAGTGCGTTTGGAAACAGATTATCTTTAACTACCTGTGCTCCGCCTTTGATTGCGTCGCCTAGCAATTCGAAAGTCTTTCCTGCAATGAAACCATAGGCAGCAGTTTTAATACCTTTGCCTAAGGCAGTGGATAATTTTTCGCCTTTAAGTAATTCTACAGCACCACGCAGTACTTGACCAGCAATAGCACCGCCTACTGGCCCGCCTGCTAAGGCAGCAATAGCAGTTAGAACACCAATAATTGCAGCAGTCTTTCCAGGATTGTTTGTAGCATAGATTCCCATATTTGAAATCATATCTAAAATTTTACTATCTGGAAACTTGGTATTGATTTTATTCTTTAAGTTATCGAACTTTTGATCAAATGCCTTAACTGGAGTAGTATCCTGTAGCCATTTACCAATGTTGTTGACCACTTCATCAGCTTTTTTAGCTACGTCAACACCTTTGCCCAGCATGGTTCTATTACCGCCAGCATCAGTTGCAGACTTCTCTATACTACCAAATATAGTTTTAATTTGATCAGCACTAAGACTAGCTTCGATTAAAGGTCGTAACTCGTTGTAAATACCTTCAACAACTGCCTGTTGTTCGATATCAAGGTCATGACATGATTCTAATAGGATTTTATTAGAATTAATCATATGTTGTTCAAATATTATATTGCTTACTCTCATGTTTACTCGAAGGTTGATATGTTATTTATTGTAATTGTGAGCTGAAGCTCACATTCGTTTTCGCTTTCGCTCAACGAATTTTCTTTCTCCTAAACTGTGTTGATTATTGTAATTGCGAAGCAATTTAAGTATTATGCAGATTGTTCAGTCATACTTAGCCCTTGCGGGCTAAGAAGCATTATGCGAGTTGCACAGTACATACGGCGTTATGGCGTTTACAGAGGCGGTCATCCGGTACCTCGAGCCAAGTCTTATTAATGACGGCGGATTGCTACACAAACGCAGTCTTGCGCAACAACCGTGGGTTTTTCTCCCATCTTTAGCCTTGATATAATACTTTCTTGTACAGTAAACCGGTTCTGTAGGCATATCCGATCGTGGTCCTGTTAAGGATACTACTGTACAACCCCTCTGCCAAGTAGGGAATTCCATTGACTGCGATCCGAGATCCAGCTTTAAGGGCACACTAACAACGCCGGTGCGGGCTTATTTGGCAGTTTGTTGCCTAGATTTATTGAGCCTAGTGGCGGTGTGTGTTTGTTAAATTTTGGGTTTTTTGAGGATATGTGAGCCGTGAACTCGAACCTGTATGTGACCGTTGTACCAGTCAGTTGATTCTAGAACTTTGTGTTTGAATTGTTCTCTTGCCTCGATGTAGCTGCATTCTGATTTGTTTTTGCAGTAGAATAATATTTCTCTGGTGAAGTTTTCTTTGCCTAAGGCCTGTACGTCTGCTGTTAGCGCATCGCTAGAACCATAATAGTCCTTCCAATCGCTTTCAATTTTGCCTCTAATTTTCTTTTTCTTCTTTTTGCCGTTCTTCAAAGTTACTGTTTTATAAGTGGTCTTTGCAAACTTGGCTAGTTTTTTGCCTATATACTTGCGCCCAGAGACGACATTAGTAATAAGATATACGAAACCGATGTAATCTTCGGAGATTTCAACAACTTCTTTCTTCTTATAGTACCATGTCATCAGGTACTTATTTTCTTGGGCCTTCCTATCATGCCTTTTCTGGCTTGTTTGCGTTCTTCTCTTTTTGCCTGTATTTCTATGCGCCTTACGCTTGCTTCATTACGTATTTCTGATAGCCAATATCGTGCCTTAATGCCTGCTTCGTCAGAGCCTTTGTATTCAAATCGTTCTTGCCACTTAAAATATTCCTGAAAAGCAGCAATCATCTTGTCATGGCTTTCTGAACTCAAGCAACAATCTCCACATCATTTGAATAGCTGGTAAATCCGTTTTCTTTAATAACCTTGAGCACATGATTAACACGGCTGGTTAGATCATCTCTATGACTGATCAAGAATACATTCTTATTACGTTCACGGGTCATCTTCTTGAGTACCGCAATACTACTTTCAACTCCGCTGGCATCCATCCCGCTATCAACAAGTTCGTCAATGAATAACAGATTAATTGCTTGATATAAGTTTTCCCATACATCACGGAATGCCCACGACATAGACAAAATAAGCCTATTGCGTTCACCACGTGATAGATTATCAAAGTCTAGATCTTGTCCTAATTGTGTAATAATAACAGTTAGATCGTTTTGGAATTCTACCAGATGCGGTAAACCAATTTTATCGAGATAATACGTCAGTCGCTGATTTAGATAGGCTAGATTTTGATCAATAATACGCTTACGGATAAAGCTGTCTTTGTTAGTTAACAGTTTGTGTAAGAACTCTTGATGGTCTTTAACACGCACTAGTTTGTTTAAGCCTTCATAGTCTACTTCCTGTACCGCAGTATTGCGTAATTCTTCAATTTGTTCAATGTAAGGATTATCTTCCGCAACTTTGATTTCTAAATCACGCTCTAAACTGCCTAGAGTATTTTTATGATTGAGTGCTTGTTCTAGATTGTCATAGATCACTGTGGGACATTGACCTAATTCACCAACTAGACTAAGTGCTTCGTTAAGTTCACTGAGTTCTTCACTGTGAGTTTTTAAATGTCCTTGGCTTTCTTCAACCTGCTTGCTTTTAGCAGACATCATTTCATCATGTTTGGTATCATGTAGATCTTGACCACAACTATGACACTTGTGATCTGCAAGAGTTATTAATTCTCTTTCTAGTTTTTCCAGTGTTCGCTGTTCTCTTTCTAGTGTACTAGTCTGTTTGGCAACAAGAACTGTTAGGCTATCACGTTCTTTTTTACTTTTGTTCCACTCTACCAAAGCACGTTGATTGGCAATTTCATCATCAATCTCAACATCCAACAATTTTTCAATGGCTTTGGTTAAATTAGTAAGAGCAGTTTCGTGTTGTTCTTCCCACAGGCGTTGTTTGCGTTCAAGAGATTCGATACTCTGTTGAATACGTTCATTGCTGGCTTTGATAGTTTCAAGTTTTATATTTTCTGTGGAAATATTATCTTTGCTCTGTTTGATCTGTTCTTTAAGAGCTTCTGCCTTTTCACTTAATTGTGTAATACCCAACAGTTGTTCAATGATAGCACGTTGATCCGCAGCCTTCATAGAAAGAAACGGTTCAGTGTAAGTGTTAAGAGCCACAAGATGTTTGAACATGTCATGGGACATACCGAATACATCTTCAATATCTTTTTGTGTTTCTCTTGAATCGCCTTGACTCTCATCTTGATCTAGGCTTTCTTGTTCTTGACCGTTAACAGTAAATTTTAAAATGTTAGGTTTCCGGCCACGCTCGATACGATAGTCAATGCCGTCCTTTTCAAAACTAACAGTACACAGCATACCTTTGTTGTTGATCTTGTTAACAAGATTATCTTTCTTGATGTTAGTTAACGCAGTACCAAATATGGCATAGCTAAGGCCATTGATAATAGTGGTTTTACCTGTACCATTACGGGCTCCGCTGTCATCACCGCCTAGATCTAAGTTTTCACCTAGCACTAGCGTCAGTTGTCCTTTGTCAAAGTTAATTGCTTGGGTCTGTGCGCCCACGCTCATAAAGTTTCTAACTGTTAGGTCTTTGATTTTAATCATAGGTTATTGTAGATCTCCAACAGCATGGCCTTGTCAAAGGTATCACTGTCAATGGCATTAATTTGATTCATCACAATGGTATCAACTGATTCGAAGTTGATATCAATAGGAGTAGATTGTGCATCTACTTCAACTTTTTCTGGAATCAACATAAGCTCACGCAATTTGTATTGCGGCATGAATGTTTCTTTGATAAAGTTTGCTTCTTCAAAACTGATAGGGAGGTCAATGGTAACACGGCAATGCATCTTTTCTCTTAGGAGCTCGTCCGGTTTATCAATAATTTGACTCAGTTTGAAAGTGCGATAAACAGGTTGAGCAGTCCAAGTACGAAACTCAGGCTTGCCACCCCACTCTAACATCATCATGCCGCGGTCGTCATCTCCAGCATCGGCATAGTTGTGAGGAAATGCATTACCGATATAATGTATATTTCTATTGTTTTGTCGCTTATGAAAGTGCCCAGTGAACACATATTCTTGATTGGCAAAGTGACCCGATTGAATAGTTCCGTGATCCGGCATCTGTACCATGGCGTTCATGTAGAAGCTGGGCAGTTCCAAGTGACCAAACAGATACCGGCTTTTGATGTCCGGAATAGTTTTCCACTCGTCGCCTACTAGCCAAGGCATAATAGTTACATCGCCTTGAGTAAGTCGTTCTCTAACAGGAATAATATTAGGAAACAGACGCATGAATTCAATAGAATTAATTTCACGCTTGTCTTTATAGAACAAGTCGTGATTGCCTAGAATGAAATAGACTTTTTCAAATGATTGGCTCAGCTTCTCTAGATTAGAAACTGTATAGTTCATAGTCGAAACATCAGTGGTGTTTCTATTGTGATGCCAATCGCCGAGGAAAATTGCAGTTTCGCAGTTTTCCTGTTTGGCAACATCACAAAACCACGAGACGAAATCTTCGCAGTCTTGGTTATGCGTACGACTTCCTGATTTTAATCCGAAATGAATATCAGTGAAGCAGGCTACTTTTTTGAATAATGACATAGAATCTCCTTAGTTATTGTAACACATTTACAATCACTAGGTCAATCCCAATCTCCACCCCCGTCTACTGGTGCAGTACTAACTGGTCCGTATCCGCCACCTGGCTTACCCGAAGCATTCTGTCTTGTCCATGATGGATTCATGCCATTGATTTCTAAAATATCATCACGAATATTTTGATTACGTTTTTCAATGTTGATAATTCTAACGAATGAATTTGTAACAGCAGCCGTGTAGTAGGCAAACGGATTGTCAGATTTTGATTCGTCAAACTGTAGACCAATCTGAGTTAGCTGTAGAATAGCCTGTCCACGCATTTCGTCATTATAAGTGTAGCCACGCACGTTGCCTCTAGTTGCATACCGCTCACATAATTTTAAGAACATGCGGGCTAGATTGTTAGTCATTTGTCCATGCTCTTTGTTAAAGGAGCCAGTAACAAAATCACCTTTCCAATGACTTTTACCCACCAATATAAGATTGTCATTTTCATCAAACTTCCAGTGTTGGAAAGGAGGAAAATTCACCTTCTCATGACTATCTGCGGTATTCTTCAAGGTCTTTTTTCTTCCTGGTGCAAGCGGCACATGTTCAAAGGTCATGACTCTAAACACCACATCAGTTTTAAGGATTTTTTTGTAGTCAACTTCGTAATCTTTGGCAGGAAACTTTTTACCACCTGACTGTGCAAGTTCGTGGGCTTTTTTACCCATCTTGATGGCACGATTTCTCTTGGCATCGGCAATTGTTCTAATATTGATTTTAGACAAATTTGGGATGATTAAATCATAGTCACTGTATGCAGGATCGCTGTAGGTGCAATAGGTATTCTTGCTGAGATGTATTTCTTTTAGTAGATCCTTGTTGGTAAGATACTTGATCTTAGGAGGCTGCGTAATTATTGTCATTGTTTTAGAATTCTCCGGTTATTAATATAATAGCACATTTTGTCAATAATAAATAGTCTATATGACAAGGAAATTTGCTCAAAATGGCACGTAACTCTTATCCTGAAACTCCAGCACAAGAAGCTGCACGAATCAACCGAGCCAGCGGCGATCCTGAAGGTATCACGGCTGAACAGGTTGCTAACAACAGAGGCATTAATGAAAAATTAACGGCAGCATTTGGTGGGGGTGCATTAACAGCTTCTTCGGGACCTAACAGTAATCCTTTAGCAAGATTGGTTGCAAATGTGTCAACACAAGTTGAAGCTGCGGCCAATGATGCCGCAGCAGCGATTAAAAAAGCTCCCGAAAATTTTGCTTCATTAAAATCAAATTTAGATGCCACCGTTGGCCGTTTGAGCGGAGAAATAGGTACAGGTCTAAACGGGTTCACAGCCGCAGCAGGAAATCTTGCTAATGATGCCAAAGGAGCACTGGCTGGAGTCACCGGTGCTCTAGGCGGTATCAACAGCACAGTACAGAGCCTTGCGTCAAATGCCACAGGCATTGGAGGTGCTCTACAAGGACTAGCCTCAAATGCTACTAGTGCAATTTCGGGAGTCGCCGGAGCACTTGGCGGTGTTGCTGGCCAAGTAGGTGGTATTGCTGGTGGTATCAGTAATGTTGGTGCTGCGATAGGGGCAAGTTTAGACAAATTAGGATTGGCCAGTGGCGGGTTAGGTGGTGGTATTGCTGCACTTGCCGGTAAAGTATCAGGTGCAGCAGGAATGGTAAACAATCTTTTAAGTATGGCCAGAGGTAAGAATCTTCCTAGCGGTGCTGAATTATTTACCCAACAAGGATCGTTTGTCGAGTTAAAGCCGGGCGCAGTAAATGATTGGCGTGTGAGAATAAATTGCAATTTTGGATTGTTTGGCACAGCATTCAATAGACTTGTGGACACCAATGGTTTTGTTTTTCCTTATCTTCCAAACATCACAGTATCTTCCAAGGCCAACTATACTCAGATAGAGCCAATCCATAATATACAACCATTCTATGCCTATAAGAACAGTCAGGTTGATGATATACAAATTTCTGGAGAGTTCTCAGTAGAAAATGAACTTGATGCACAATATTGGATTGAGGGAACTACGTTTTTAAAAACAGCCACCAAGATGTTTTTTGGTTCGGGCGAAAACGTAGGCAATCCGCCTATTATCTGTAACCTCACTGGATACGGTGCAAGAGTTTTTAATAATGTTCCTGTAATTGTAAAAAGTTTTTCAGTTGATTTCAAAGATGATACAAGTTATATCAAGTATACTCCTAAAGGTGGAGCACCAACGTGGGTGCCTATAATGAGCACTATATCGGTAACAGTAGCGCCAATTTATAATAGAACAAGATTAAGACAATTCAATCTCAAAAGTTACGCCAACGGTCAAATTGTTGGCGGCCAAGGATACATCTAATGGCTTCATATAATCGAGCATCACCCTATTATACAACAAAAGAAAATAATTTTTATTTAGAATTATTAACTATTCGACCTGTGCCTTCAGAGGCAGATGATTATCGTTATATTATAGAAACACAATACCGACATCGTCCTGACTTATTGGCATTTGATCTTTATGGTAATGCCAAACTATGGTGGGTGTTTACGCAAAGAAATATGGAAACTATAAAAGATCCAATTTTTGATTTTGTTCCGGGAACCGTTATATTCTGCCCAAAAAAATCAAATATAGAAAAATATATCGGAATTTAAAATGTCAATTTTTGGTTCAGGTGAAACTCCAACAGAAAAATATGCTAGACTAGGGTCGGCCTATACTCAAACAAGCCCACCTAGTTTTAGAGACATTGGTAATAAAATAGAATCTTTTGTCAAGCCAGATGGTAATCCTATTTCACAGGTAACTAATGCCATAAGCACAGTAACCGGAACAGCCAGACAAGTTACCAATGCATTTTCTCAAGGTGCCACTATTGCCATAGATAAAATAAAATCATGGGAACCTGATCCTACAAAACTTCCACCGCTTGCTGTATCATTTTTGAAACCTATAGCAGGAGGACCGCCTTATCAAAATATACTGGAACAGTTTGCTTCATATTCTCCTCTCTGGACGCTGTCTTGCCTTACTCCCAACGAATTTAACAATCCGGATTTATACAGAAATAATCCCACAAGATTATCAAATGTAATTCTATCATCAGCAGGCCGTTATGATGCACGAAGAACCAATACAGTGAATGGTGCTCCAGAATATTTCATTGACAACTTCTCTATGAAACACAATTTGGCACCAGGGGCTAAAGAAGGAAATACCAATAATTGTAACATTACATTCGATGTGTACGAACCGTATTCAATGGGGATGTTTTTACAAAGCATGAAAGTTGCAGCAGTAAATGCGGGATATCCTAGTTATCTAGTAGAAACTCCTTACCTTCTAGTGTTAGAATTTAAAGGGATGAAGGACAACGGAGCCATGCTGGCATCAACAGCTAAATTAACTAGATTTTTTACCATTAGAATAAATGAAATTAACTTTAAAGTTGACGAAGGTGGCAGCAAATATTCAGTGGTCGCTATGCCCCTGCACTTCAGCGGTTTCAGTGATCTAGTCAATATATTACCCAGCGACATTTCTATAACAGGAGAAACAGTTAAGAGTGTATTGGCATCTGGTTCAAGAAGCCTAACCAATGCTCTAAATAGAATACAACAAGATTTGGTCAAATCTGACCAGCAGGATCTAGCAGATATATATCAAATTGTATTTCCAAAAGATTCTTCAGATGATATAGGTGTAATTAAATCTACAAATGCCACCGAAGTGTTAAAAGCCACTGCCGATCCCAACAAACCCGCAGAAACAAAGATCAGTGATACTAAAGATGAAGTTCAATTAGATTTTGGATCAGGGCGAATCGGCAGTGATACCAACACCATGGGGTTTGATGCTACATCTGGCGGAAACTATGTTTACAAATATGAAAGTGATGTACTTGATGAAGATGGAAAGAAAGTAATTAAAGAGAAAATGTCAATCGATACTAATTTAAGATTGTTCACCTTCCCTCAAAAAACGACAAAAGTTAGTGAAGTAATTAATCGAATTATTCTAAGTTCTAAATTTGCTGAAGATGCTATCAAACCAGAAGCAATTGATGAAAACGGTCAAGTTGAGTGGTATAGACTAGATTGTCAGATACAACTACTGGGATATGATACCAAAAGAAATGTTCGTGCAAAGAAATACATCTATAGAGTTGTGCCTTATAAAGTGAATGCAGGCATAATAAAAAATCCTTCAGCTGCTCCGGCCGGCCAGGGCCAGTTAAGCAAAATTATTGCCAAACGTTACGATTACATCTACACCGGTACAAATAACGATTTGTTAAAATTCGACATCACACTTAATGCATTATGGTATCAAGGTCAAATGCCTAAACCGCCGAACAAAAATGCTGCCATAGCCAACAAAGACATACAGACAGGAGCAGATGAACAAAAAAATCAAGCCGTGGTGCAAACAGGCGAGGCAGTAAGCGGAGTATCAGCAGTCACAGGCGGTGCGTCAGTGAAACCGGATTATAGCATAAAAACCAGTTCGGCATCTGGCGATAAAACTGCAGAACAAATGGTGGCAGATGCATTTAATAATGCTTTTTTGAATGGCAGCAAGGATCTTACCCTTGTTGATATTGATATTCTAGGAGATCCTTTTTTCATATCTGACAGCGGGATTAACAGCAATTATTTTGCCGAGCCTGGTCCAAACAGACAGGTCACTGCAGATGCTACCATGAGTTGGGAAAGCAGTGAAATATATGTGTATCTATCTTGGAGAAGTCCCGTAGAACCCAATCTTGGAACTAATGGTAAAGGTGGTCTCTACAATTTCCCTAAAGGAGAATGGGTCAGTCCCTTCAGCGGAATTTACAAAATCAATTGGGTGACTAGTAAATTTTCCGGAGGCACATTTCAACAGACTTTAAATATGGGTAGACTGCTAGGACAACCACAAGATTTCATTGATGGATCTGAAGCAATCAGCAAGCAGTCACAGATGTTGTATGATACCACCAAACCAGAACCTCCCAAAACTACTGTAGTTGATACTGAAGATGATAGTATAAAATATGATGAAGATCAAGGATTAAATTTCTAATGTCTATTGAAAAACGAACCCCAGTTAGTGAAAGCTCTGGAAAAATCGGCTCCGGTATAATGATGGCCAAGGTTGTAGGATATTTGGATCCCGGATTTATGAGCGGACTAGAAGTGTCAATATCAAGAGATAATGGAAATACTATTGGCGACCTAGGTCAGACATATACAGTAAGATATGCCAGTCCTTTTTATGGAGTCACTGCGTATGAAAATTTAGGCTTGAATAAAACTGATTACAATGACACACAAAAAAGTTATGGCATGTGGTTTCCAACTCCTGAAATTGGCACCACTGTACTGTGTGCTTTTGTTGATGGTAATACTGCAGAAGGATTTTGGTTTGCTTGTGTGCCCAGCAGATTTATGAATCACATGATTCCCGCAATTGGAGGCTCCGCCGCGGTTGAACTGACACCAGAACAAAAGAAAAAATACGATACCACGCGGCCTCTTCCTGTGGCAGAAATCAATAGAAAAACCAATGCGCTAGATAAATCTTTAGAAACTGATAAAATAAAAAAACCGGTGCATCCTATTGCTGATGTATTTTTAGAACAGGGATTGTTAGAAGACGATGTACGTGGAACTACCACAAGTACTTCAAGAAGGAACATTCCTAACACAGTATTTGGAATATCAACCCCCGGGCCATTTGATAGAGGCCCCAATGCAAAAAAACAGTTTATTGGTAAACGGCAGGCACAAAGTCCATCAACGGTTCCTGTTAGTAGATTAGGTGGCACCCAATTGGTTTTTGACGACGGGGATGATCAATTCATAAGAAAAAAACCAGCCGGCCAAGGACCTTTAGACTATGCAGATACACTTAAGAAAGAAAAAGGTGATACAAATATTCCTTACAATGAATATGTAAGACTGCGTACACGAACTGGCCATCAGATATTGTTACACAACAGTGAAGACTTAATCTATATAGGCAATTCACGTGGCACCGCATGGGTTGAACTGACCAGCAATGGAAAAATTGATGTATATGCACAAGATAGCATATCCATACATTCAGAAAACGATGTTAATATTAGAGCCGATAGAGATATAAATTTTGAAGCTGGTAGAAATGTCAACACAAAAGCCGCAGGAGGCAACATCCAAATAGAAGCAGTGGGCAATTTGAATTTAATTGCAGCTCAAAATGGGAAAATCACTGTCGGTGCAGGATTCGATCTAGTTTCCGGATCAGGAACTAAACTGTCATCAGGCGGAGCAACCAATATTAAATCATCAGACACTAATATTGACGGAGGCAACATTAATTTAAATTCTGGATTGGCAGTAGCTGCCACACCGGCCTCTACATTAAAAACTCATGCTAATATTAAAACTAGTTCTAGTTCAACCTGGGGCAATAAAAAACGATACTCCGCAGGAACATTAGACAGTATCATGAAAAGAATTCCCATGCACGAACCTTGGGCGTTACATGAGAATCAAGCCCCAACACTGCTAACACCAAAAAACACTGATAGGGATACATAAAATGGCAAAAATATATAACAAAAAATCAGTGGCTGCGTTAACTGCCAGTACCGGTACCAGCGGCAACACCGCATTTACCTACAAAGGTTTCAGTTCTCAAGAATCCAAAAATGGATTTAAATTATACGACATCGATTTGGTAAAACAGGATATCATCAATCATTTTTATATTCGCAAAGGTGAAAAATTAGAAAATCCTGATTTTGGCACAGCGTTATGGGATTTGTTATTTGAACAATTTACTGAAGAAGTTAAAAAATTAATTACAGACGATGTTGAACAGATTATCAATTATGATCCTAGGATAGAAATCAACGGAGTAAGCATTGATTCCACCGATATGGGAATAAGAATAGAAGCTGATATAACCTATCTGCCTTTTAATATCAATGAACGAATGACTTTTGATTTTGATAGAGAAAACAAAATCATTTACTAAGCAGTTTATTTTTATAGTTAAATACATGATAGGATAGTAAAATGACCACAACGTCTAGACAAAATAATTTAATACTCAACGAAGATTGGACTAGGATCTATCAGACTTTTCAGAGTGCTGATTTTAAAAGCTATGATTTTGAAAATCTTCGCAGAGTTATTATTGCCTATTTCAGAGAAAACTATCCAGAAGATTTTAACGATTATATTGAAAGCAGTGAATATCTTGCTCTGATTGATGCTATTGCATTTCTTGGACAGAGTCTTGCTTTTAGAATAGATCTAGCCAGCCGTGAAAATTTTATTGAACTAGCGGAACGAAAAGAAAGTGTACTTCGTCTTGCTAAAATGTTGAGTTATAATGCTAAACGTAACATATCAGCCAAGGGTTTGTTAAAATTTGACACTGTCAGCACCACAGAAAGTGTTTTAGATAACAACGGTAAAAATCTGGCTCAACAGACAATTGTGTGGAATGATCCAACCAATCAAAACTGGGTAGAACAATTCGTCACGGTGCTAAACGCTGCAATGACAGACAACACTGCATTTGGCCGCAGCCAAGGTTCCGCAACAATCGATGGCATTGCTACAGAGCAATATCGATTTAGAACCTCATCAAATGATGTGCCAATTTTTGCCTACAGCAAAGTGGTTTCTGGCCGCCAAATGGCATTTGAATTAGTCAGCACTAGTTTCAAAGGCAAAGAAGAAATTTATGAAGAAACTCCATTTCCCGGCAATCAATTAGGTTTTATATATAGGAATGACGGCAAAGGAGGGACCAGTGCTAACACTGGATTTTATCTCATGTTCAAACAAGGCAGTCTTGAACTAGCAGATTTTTCTATCGATGTCCCTGCTACTAATGAATTAATCGCTGTAGATACAAATAATATCAACAATGATGATGTTTGGTTATTTGCACTTAATTCGGCAGGAGTACAGTTAAATGAATGGACCAAGGTATCGAGTTTAATAGGCAACAACATTTCATATAACAGTATCAATAGCAATATTAGAAATATCTATTCAGTGCTCACAAAAGAAAATGATAGAATTGATCTAGCATTCGCAGACGGAGTATATGGTAATTTACCTCAAGGATCGTTCCGAGTCTATTATAGAACCAGCAATGGTTTAAGCTATCAAATATCACCAAATGAAATGAGGGGAATCACAATATCCATTCCCTATACCAGCAAGACTGGTGTCAGGCACACTCTTACATTGACCATGGGTCTCAAGTCTACTGTAAGTTCATCTTCTCCAAGTGAGTCTGTGGCTTCAATCAGAACAAATGCTCCTGCTCAATACTATACCCAGAATAGAATGATTACCGGAGAAGACTACAATCTTGCCCCATTATCTACTTCACAGAACATTCTCAAAGTAAAAGCAATTAATAGAATATCAAGCGGAATCAGTAGAAACTATGATTTGATTGATGCCAGCGGGAAGTATTCTAGTATAAATGTATTTGCCGCCGATGGACTTATTTATAAACAGAACATTGAAAAATCATTGGCATTTAAATTTACAAATAGAATTGATATTATAAATTTTATACGCAACAGCATTGAACCCATCTTTGCTTCTGCAGATACCTACAATTTTTATCTCACTAAATTTGACAAGATCTTGTTTAGTGACACAAACTATCGCTGGAAACAGATAACCACAGATGTGAATAATTCTACCGGATATTTTTACAATTTTATTGATGGTACAATTTTAAAAGTTGGGTCATATACTACCAGCACATTGCAATACATCACTCCGGGCACATTGGTTAAATTCACAGCACCAGCCGGCCAGTCTTTTAGACGTGGCAAATTGGTTACTACTGATGCCAATGATCCTGAACAGAAAGATCGACTATGGACCAAAGTTATAAAAATCACAGGCGACGGTACCAATGCAGGTGTGGGAATTCTAGCGTCTGGACTAGGAGCAGTGCAGTTCAGTGACATTATCCCATCAGAAGCTATTGCTACTAGGATAGTGGCTAAGTTTGTTAACAATCTTCCTAACGGAATAGAAAACGAGATGATCAATCTCATGCTGGCTAATCTTAATTTTGGTCTGCGTTTTTCAGTAATCGATGCATCTTGGAAATTAGTAGCTACTGCTAATCTTGACTTGTTAAATGATTTTAGCCTTGGTAAAAGTGGCGACACAACTAGTCAAAATTTAGATTCGTCATGGATCATTGCATTTGTTAAACAGGCAGATGAATATTTTGTTAGAATACGTGGTTTAGAGTATGTGTTTGGTAGCATAGAAGAAAATAGATTTTATTATGATAGCTCACAAAAAACCTATAACGGTAAAACTGGTGATGTGGTCAAAGATCAAATTAAGATTTTAGGAATTAACCCGGACAGTAATCTTTTGAATCCCTTGAAGCAAGATATTAGTTTTGCTATCAGCGATGCTATTACCTTTGACGACGGATATCAAAGCACAGAAGAAATAAAAATTGAATTTTATGATTCTGACAGTGACGGAGTCATTGACAATCCTGAAGCATTTGAGCAGGTAGCAGGACTAGACTTTGATTTGAAATTTTTATTCTTCCAAGAATCTGTAGATGTAGCAGGCAATAAAATCAAACAATATGTGGATAATACTGATAACATCATTGTCGTTGTGCAGAAAGAAAGTCTAGTTAATGTCAATGACTATACCGACGGCCAACTAATCTACTTCTACGACAGCAATGAAAATGTGGTCAAACGAGTTGATCGAACCACAAATACTTTGGTATTAGAAAGTTCATATACTGCAAATTACGGCAGAGCAGGACTTAAATTCCAGTACATTCACAATGCCAATGTTGATCGTAGAATTGATCCCAGTTCCAGTAACATTGTTGATGTGTATCTTTTAACACGAAGTTATAACACTGCATTTAGAAATTTTCTTGCAGGCGCAACTAAAAAACCAGAAGAACCAAACAGCGATAGTCTACGAATTGCATTCGGATCAAATTTAGATTTGATTAAATCTATATCGGATGAAATAATATATCATCCTGTGGTCTACAAGGTATTATTTGGATCAACTGCCGACGTGCAATTTCAAGCAAAATTTAAAATAGTAAAAAACGTAAACAAATTGATCAATGACAACGATTTAAAAGTTAAAATCATCAATGCCATAAATGAATTCTTTGATATTAATAATTGGGATTTTGGTGATAGATTTTACGTCAGTGAATTGATCACATATGTGATTAATACCGCGGCACCTGATATTAGCAACATGGTAATTCTGCCAAGACAGATTACACAGTCATTTGGTAGTCTATTTGAAATACAAAGCAGAGTTGATGAAATTTTTGTCAGTGGCGCTACAGTAGATGACATAGAAATTGTAACTGCAATTTCTGCGTCGGAACTCAGAATCCCTGTAGATAGTGTCATTAATAATTCTACAACTTTTACTACCAGCGTGTCAACCAGTACTTCATCTGGCAGCTGATATAGTTATTAAAACAAGAGCATAAAAAATGGCAGATAAAATATTTCCCGAAAGTGGTCTACCTATTAGAAAAACTTCTGAACTGCTCCCACAGATTTTTCAAACTGAAGCTAATCAAAAATTTCTAGCAGCAACTCTGGATCCTCTGACTCAGCCCGGTGTGCTTGAAAAGAAAGTTGGATATATAGGCAGAAGATACGGCAAAACATTCAACACCAAGGACGTATATCTCGACAGTGACGAAACACTAAGAAGCAGATACCAGTTGGAACCAGCAGTTGTGGTTGAAAAAGATCAAAAAGCCACTGCCTTTTGGGACTATTTAGATTTCAAAAATCAAATAAAATTTTTCAACAACAACGAAGAACGAGATGATCTAATAGTATCACAGGATCACTATACTTGGAATCCCCCTATAGAATGGGACAAGTTGGTCAATTATCGTGAATACTATTGGGTGCCTGCAGGACCGCCTCCAATTAAAATTCTCGGCCAAGCACAGAATATTACCAGCACCTATCGCGTGAGACCTGGGGTGGGCAGTGTTTTTATATTCACCCCAGATGGATTGACCAATAATCCTGCAATCACATTGTACCGAGGACAGACCTATAAATTCCAAGTTGCAACCCCAGGTAATCCATTTATCATTAGAACCAACGTTGACACAGGTACGTTGCAGTACAATCCTGTGTTTCCCTATGTTCAAGGGCAGCTCACGGTGTTTGACGGTAAAATATGGAAGGCCAAAAAAAATATCAATCCTGTAGACGGCAGTACCATAGATGAAAACAGCGACGATTGGGAGTTTGTCGATGTAGCCAACGAGACTACCTCGTTTGACTATAATAAAGGACTGACCAATAACGGAACTGAAAATGGCACAATAACTTTCACCGTGCCTCTAGATGCTCCTGACGTTTTGTTCTATCAAAGTTTCACTGACCCAAATAGATTTGGTCGATTTATCATTGCCAATATTGAAAGCAACACTAAAATTGACATTGAAAAAGAGATTCTCGGCAAGACCACATACACAAGCAGCAATGGTATAACTTTCAGCAATGGTATGATAATTTATTTCACTGGCACAGTATCTCCGGCGAAATACGGTAATCAATCCATGAACAACAAATGGATAGTAGAAGGGGTAGGAGAAAAGATTTCCTTAATCAATGTTGCTGATCTTGTAGTATCTGCTACATTTGCAAATTCTTCGCCTGAAATTTTATTCGATAATGGTGGATTTGATACCCAACCTTTTGACGACGCTGCGGCATTCCCAGGCGACAAAGATTACATTACAATTAACAGAGCCAGTGTAGATTCCAATCCATGGTCAAGATACAATAGATGGTATCATAGAGCAGTGTTGGATTATGCTCACAACTTAAATCAATCCAGCTTTGAAGCAGATGAAACTACTAGAGCAAAACGTCCTATAATAGAATTTAAATCAAATTTAAAATTGTACAATCACGGATCACTGGCAATGCCCGCAGTAGATTACATAGACGATTTCACCACAGATGTGTTTTCAGTTATAGAAGGCAGTAGCGGATATATTATCGATGGCGAAAGTCTTTTTGATGGTGCCAGAATTTTGATAACCAACGACACTGACAAGTTGGCAAATAATCAAATATACACAGTGAAATTTATTAGACATGTCAATTCAAGACAAATCAGTTTAATAAGAAGTTCAGAACTAGATCCCGCAGTGGGAGAATGTGTGTTAATCAGACGGGGACTTGTAAATCGTGGATTCATGTATCACTTCAACGGCGTTGGCTGGATCAAGAGTCAGTCAAAAACAGGGGTCAATCAAACCCCATTATTTGACATGTTCGATGCTAATGCTGTAAGTTTTAGTGATGCTGACTCTTACCCAGTGAGCTCGTTTGTTGGCAGTCCGATTATCAGCTACAAACAAGGCATAGGCGGTCTTGACAAAGAGCTAGGCTTTGCTATCAGTTATCTTAATATAGATAATGTTGGAGATATACAGTTTACCTGGAATCTAGACAGTGATGTTTTTAACTACACACTTGATAAAAAACTTTATTATCAAAATCTAGCCACAGGATTTTACAAATTTAATATAGATGAACAGTATGACAATGGTTGGTTAAAATTAGATCCTAATGTTGTACAACCTATAATAGACACAATTACTGTAAATTCTATTACCAATGAAATTGTCACGGCAGTGGTCGATTGGACCACACTTACAGATGACAAAATAGCAAAGATTTTATTTTATCTCAACGGTGTACAACTACGTGACACCTATACAAGAAACATCGACACATTTACTTTCACAAATAATTTTGCTGTTGGTGATGTTATCACAATTAAAATATTTGCAGATACTGTGCCTGATCTAGGATATTATGAAATACCAATGGGTCTGGAAAAAAATCCCCTAAATGAAAGAATAAAAACATTCACACTGGGACAAGCATCTGATCATATTTCTAGCGGATTAGAAATGCTAGATAATTTTGTTGGACGATATCCTGGCAGTAATAATCTACGTGATATCAGTGGATTTCAAAATCTCACTAGACGATTTCTAAAACATTCTAGCCCTGCCCCGCTGTCGATAGCATTGTTATGCGATAAAGAAATCAATATCATCAAGTCTATACAGTATGCCAAGAAAACCTATACAGATTTTAAAAACAGTTTCATCACGCTAGCTAATGAACTGTACTATGATCAAACCCCAAAAGATTTTGTGGATTCTATACTAGAAGAAATCAGTAGATCACAAAATTCAACCAGACCCTTTGCTGGATCAGACATGATTGGTAGTGGAGCATATTCTACAATAGATTACACAGTAGAAGACACGGGGATTAAAACATTCGCACTGTCTGAAAAATTTGATCTTGCTACACTTAGTTCTCGAGCAGTCTACGTGTATTACAACAATCAACAACTTTTACATAACAAAGACTATGAGTTTAATTCAACTTTTGGTTTTGTAAATTTAAAAATACAGCTTTCTGAAAACGATAAAATTCAAATTAGAGAGTATGTGTCTACGGCTGTGAATTTTATTCCACCAACTCCTACCAAGATGGGATTATATAAAAAATATCTACCTAGAAGATTCTTAGACGATACCTATGCTGAGCCACAAGAAGTCATACAAGGACACGACGGTAGCATCACTGTGGCCTATGGTGATTTTAGAGATGATGTTCTACTTGAACTTGAATACAGAATCTACAACAATATCAAACAAGAATATAAAGAAAATGTATTTGACATTGATCTTATACTTGGCGGGTATTACGGAAACTCACAGTATAACAAACTTCAAGTTGACAATATTGTAAATGCTGAATTTTTAAAATGGATTCAAGGCACCAGCATTGACTACGTAAAAAACAGTTATTATGATTCTCAAAATTCTTTCACTTATACCTACAGCAACATGACTGACCCTACGGGCGCAGTGAATCTACCAGGCTATTGGAGAGGAGTCTATCAATGGTTCTATGACACAACAAGGCCACACCAATGCCCGTGGGAAATGCTGGGATTTTCAGAAAAACCCACATGGTGGGAAAGTGAATACGGTCCAGCACCTTATACTTCAAATAATTTAATTCTGTGGGAAGATCTAAGAGATGGCATAATTCGTCAAGGTGATCGTGCTGGTATACGAGACAGGTACAAGCGCCCTTCAATCATGCAGCACATTCCTGTAGACGGAGATGGTCAATTGTTGAGTCCTTTAGATTCTGGGCTTGCTGGAAATTTTTCATTGGTGAATAATCAAGGAGCTTTTCAACTTGGAGATCTAGCCCCTGTAGAATTTGCATGGAGATCCAGCAGTGAATGGCCATTTGCTATCATGTCAGTATTATCATTGTTAAAACCCATGGAATTTATTGCAGACGGTTTTAACCGAAGCGCAGTAACCACAAATATTCTTGGACAAACAGTTAATACAAATACGCAGATGTTTTTGACTATAGATGATTTAATTTATGAATCTACTGTAGATCAGCCGGTGTCAGGATTGGTAATTTATATTGTAAATTATTTAAAAAGCACAGCTACCGACTCTGCCAATCTAGAAGACAAATTGTCAAATATTAATGTTAAATTATCTAATCGATTGGCAGGTTTTGTCGACCAGGCACAACAAAAATATGTACTAGACAGTAAGAATCCAAAATCAACTTCTAGCAGTATTTTTATCCCGCCAGAGAATTATGACATAATTTTTAATGTTAGCGCACCGATCACAAACCTTGTGTATAGCGGAGTAATTATAGAAAAAACGAACCAAGGATACAAAATCAGCGGTTATGATAATTCCAATGCTTTTTTTAATTATTATGCCGCCGTGCAATCTCAGCGCGATCCTGTTATCCAAGTAGGTGGAGTCAGTGAGAATTTCTTTGATTGGGAAAGTGAAAAATTCTATGGCAATGGAATAGTCATACGATATCAAAATCAATTTTATCGCAGCATACGCAGCCATACTAGCGGTATTGAGTTTGAAGAAACTCCCAACGGCACCGCAACATGGCGAAAATTAGCAGGAGCTCCGATCACTGGCGGAATTACTGCTTTTAGAAGAAGAAATTTCAACAAACTAAAAATAAGAAAATTATTCTACGGCGCAGTGGTGACTGATATTCAACAGGTGATAGATTTTCTTCTAGGCTATCAAGAATATCTCAAAAGCGTGGGGTTTGTTTTTGATTTTTATGATCCGCAGTATCAAGCAGCCAGAGATTGGTTTACATCTGCTAAAGAATTCATGTTTTGGAGTCAGCATAATTGGGCCGAAGGATCTTTGCTGACACTAAGTCCGGCAGCATCATTGTTGAAAATTAATTTCGCCGTGGGAGTAGCAGACAATATACTAGATGGTTTTTATGATTATCAGGTTTTAAAGAATGACGGAGCCACGTTGTCACCACGAAATATCAATGTCAATAGAGATTTTCAAACTATTACTATATCAACCACAGATACCAATGAAGGCGTATATTTTTTAAAATTGCATTTTGTGCTCAAAGAACACGTAGTTGTGTTTGATGATCGTACAGTTTTCAATGATGTTATCTATGATAAGCCAACAGGCTATCGTCAAGAACGTATTAAGAGTCGAGGATTCCGTACAGTTGATTGGGATGGCGATTATACCAGCCCTGGATTTTTGTTTGACAATGTTAACATACAGGCCTGGCAACCTTTTGTAGACTACAAATTAGGTGATATTGTCGCTTACAAATCGTACAATTGGACTAGCAAGTATAGTCAACTAGGCACAGCAGAATTTCAAGATGCCGGGTGGACTAAACTTGACTCTACCCCAACTAAATCATTGGTTCCAAATTTTGATTATAGAATAAATCAATTTGAAGACTATTATGAAGTAAACACTGACGGTGTTGGGTCTAGCCAGCGAAACCTTGCAAGACATGCCGTGGGATATCAACCTAGAGAATATCTTGAAAATTTAGCCGAAGACGAAATTACACAGTTTAGAATTTATCAAGGATTCATTAGAGAAAAAGGCACAGCCAACGCTATTGTCAAAGTGTTTGATAAAATCAGTCGAACAGATGATGACAGTGTGGTATTGAAAGAAGAGTGGGCATTTAAAATAGCCCAATATGGCGGCACAGATCAAACCAAAGAATTCGAATTTGAAATCAAAAAAGATGCCTTTGCTATTAATCCACAACCTATATTAATAACCTATAGTGAAGATGCGGGTGTTGTTTTAGATCAATATCTAAGAATAAAATCATCTAATTTTTCTATAGCTGACACTCCCTTTACTACCAATCTTAACCCGTTAATTGACTATGATGGGGTCTCTAGGTCTGCAGGGTATGTTAACAAAAAACATGTGGATTTTATTCTTAAAAACAAGGATGACATTCTTGATTTAGATATTAGAACAGTGTTCAACAACACTCATTTTTGGATCACGTTTGATAAATCGTCATGGACTGTGCTACGTTACAATGAAGAATTAGCGTTGAGAATCAGCAGAGTTGAAAAATTATCCGAAACTGAAATAGAACTAACTTTTGAAAGACTGCATAATTTTTCAGTTAACGATATTGTAGGCATCACCTATGTGCTAAATCTCAATGGATTCTTTAAGATTACTGCGGTAACACGCAACACCATTATTATAGCACCGTCGTCTACAGATGATCCAGAAATAGAAGACAGCACCTCGGCAGTGGTAGGAATTTTCACCACAGTGAGATTCGCAACATACGCACAATTAGATGACCAAAAAACTGCACTGCTTGGTCTTGGATCAAAACTATGGGTGGACAACAATGGCGACAACAAGTGGGAAGTCATAGAAAAAACCAAACAATATTCAACTTTTGAATTTGCTGAATACGGAATTACCGCCCCTCTCGGCACAGGTACCGCGGTGTTGTATCTAGACAGCCTCAAACAAATTGCCACCAGCATACCGGACTCTGGATACGTGATGATTTATACAGCACAGACTGCTGGATCACAATTGATATTGAAACAGATAGTACCCCCACCTGACGGTTTTGATACAGCAGTACTAGGATCATTTGGTAAGGTATTGGCAGTAAGTCCTGATCATAGATGGTTAGCAGTTGGCTCACCAAATGCCAGCGGTGTAAAAAGTGGCTATCTAGGAGAGTTAAATCAGTTTGTCAGTTATCTTGTAGGCGAAACTGTATTGTATCAGGGCAAACTTTGGGAAGCCGTGAATAATATCAGTGCAGGAGATGGCAGTTCTATAAATTTCAACAGTGAAGATTGGAAACCAGCTACTATAGTGAATGCCAATCCAGCAGCCAGAGGAAATGGCTTTACAGATCAGGGCATGATCTCTTTGTATAGATATTCTCAAGGACAGTGGGAAATTGCTCATAGTTTTGTAAGTCCCCGCCAAGCAGCGTTTGAACAATTTGGTAGTGCTATTTCAATTGGTGTGTCCGGCAATACCTATTATATGGCAGTGTCAGCAGTGGGGTCGTTGTGCGATCCAGCACTAGGCGCTAATACAGGTCGAGGTCGAGTATATCTATATTTCTACAACGGTACAGAATGGCAGCATTTAGAAAATACCAAGTATCTAGGATTATATCAATCATCGTCTCTAGTATTTTATCCAGCTGAATCGATAGTATGGTATCAGGGAGATTTGTATGAATCTGTAGTTGACAATCAAGGCGGCATAATATTGCCTACCGTGCCAACTAATTGGAGAAAATTAGATCCTGTGTCCACACAATGTTCATTGCCAACAAATGTGGCTATGGATGATGACGGATCAACACTTGCAGAAGGCCTGTTGAGTTCAAGTCAGTTGGCAGAACTAGTCAAGGACGGAGATCAATTTGGTATAAGTTTGACCATGAGTCGAGATGGTGCGGTTCTAGTTGTAGGAGCACCTAATTCAGACGGACAGTATTTTTCTAATTACAAGGGTAATTGGAATCTGTACCAGGAATACACAGAAGGCGATGTAGTCAAATGGCAGGGCGGATATCACAGGTTGATAGACGCAACTACATCATCTATAACTAGTCTAGCACAGTATCCAGATGCGGGATTGCCTTGGTCAAATGTAGGAGATAGTGCGTCACCCTCCACCGGCAAGATTTTTATATATGAAAGAGATGCCGGTAACCGATATTCCCTGTTACAGACCATAACTGCAGATTCACTGTCAGATATCAACGACACTAGCAATGGTGGAATCATAGCATCTGGAGATCAATTTGGATTTGCCATAGACATAGACGCTGCTGCTACTACCATTGTGGCCAGCAGCCCGTTGGCAGATATTACCAAGCAGAATCAAGGCGCTGCCTATGTGTTTAAATTTGACAGCGATTCTTCTGTGCGTCAATTTAGATTGAAACAAAAATTACAAAGTTTTGAATATTTTACCAATGAATATTTTGGTTCTAGCATATCTATAAGTCCATCCACAGAAAAAATTGTAGTGGCTGCCAAGAATGCAGGATACTCCATTACCACGCAATTTAATTTTACAACCTTTGACAAACGTAGAACTACATTTTCCGATCCAAGAGGTTTTCCTGGACAGGTCTATGTCTACCAAAGAAAAGACACAGGTTATTTCTTGGTAGAAAAACTAGAAGCAGAGTTTCAGTCAGGAGAATCGTTTGGGTACTCTATCGACACTACCAGCTCAATCATTGTGGTGGGATCACCCACTTATCAAGTTGACGGTGCTCCAGCGGGACGAGTAAGACTGTTTAAAACATCCGCCGATACAGATAGTTTCAAAACTATTGGTCAACAAAGCAAACTTACAGATATTGATCTACTGCAAAACATTGAATTATTTGACAATGTTAACAACATAAAAATCACCGATCTGGACATTGTAGATGGATATAAACTAAAAATATTGGGTCAGGCCGAACAGGAAATCAGCTTTAAAACTGTGTATGATCCTGCGATCTATATCACTGCCACAGAAGAACAAGTTATAGATGAAACTCAGGCATGGTTTGAAAAACCTGTGGGACAGATATGGTGGGACCTTAGCACGGTAAAATATTTGAATTATGAACAAGATGATTTTGCCTACAGAATTGGCAATTGGAATTCACAGGTAGTGGGGTCTTCTATAGATATCTATGAATGGGTGGCAAGTCCGTTACTGCCATCAGAATGGAGCATCTTAGCAGATACCGTAGAAGGTCTTGCAGAGGGTATATCTGGTCAGCCAAAATTCATAGATGATACGGTGTACAACACTAAAGTATTTTTCAACCCCAATACTGGTCTTGCTACAGGCACACTACACTATTATTGGGTAAAATCTAAAACTATCGTGCCGTCATTAGCTCAGCGAAAAATTTCCGCCAGAGATATACAGTTGGCCATTGAAAATCCCATAGGTTCGGGTGCTGCATTTATGGCAGTGATTGGTGAGGACAAATTCCTGGCCTATAATTTGCCTACGGTGATAAGCACTGATACCGCTTTAATTAATTTTGAATACATTAAAAATCGTAAGCAATTGAATGCAGTTCACAGAGAATACCAATTGTTGACCAACGGTGTTGCTGACAGCCTGCCTACGGCTACGCTTGAAGAAAAATGGTTAGATAGTCTTGTGGGTGAGGATCGCGCCGGCAATACAGTCCCAGATCCAAAACTTCCTGCAAAGAAAAAATATGGACTTAGCGTAAGACCCCGTCAAAGCATGTTTGTGAACAGAGACAAAGCATTGAAAATTGCCATAGACAATATCAATGATATTTTATTGACTAGACCGTTTGCAGATACTATCAACTTTGAAAATCTTAATAAATTAGATCCTATTCCTGGAGAGTTATTAAATCAGTACGATGTTATTGTTGATTCTAATATTGATCTCGAACAAGTGGGCACTGTAAAAGTGCGCCAAGCAGAGTTTTCTGCAAATATCATCAACGGCGAAATTGATACCATTGATATTGTAGATCCAGGATTTGGATATAGAACTGTGCCATATGTAGAAATCCAAGGAGATGGATTTGGCGCCACAGCAGTGATAACACTTAACACTCAGGGCAAGGTTAACTCTATAACAGTAACATCAAAAGGAAGAAAATACTCCACAGCCATAGTGAAAATTAGACCATTTTCAGTGCTGCTGGTCAGTGACAGCACAGCCAATGGATTTTGGAGCATTTATGGTTGGGACCAACAACGCAGAATTTTTTACCGTAGCAAATCTCAGGGTTACGATACCACGGTCTATTGGGAATTTATAGATTGGTGGGATCAAGGATATTCTCCAAGCTCACGAATAATCAAAGAAATTGGCAATATCTATCAAGAACCTTCTATAGAAGCCCAAGTGGGAGATCTAATTAGAATAAAAGAATATTCTAACGGCGGGTGGGCCGTATTGGCGAAAACAGAAGAGGGTCAAGGAACCCTGTTGGACAACTACAATCTTGTGGGTAAACAGCGTGGCACAATAAAAATCAAAGATATATTGTACAATAGAATGGTCAATAGCTTGGGTTACGACAATGTGGGATCCTATGACGCTGCTCTGTACGATCTTCAACCAACCAAAGAACTAAGATTTATTCTCAAGGCCGCCAAAGAAAATATTTTTGTTGATGATCTCACGGTGGAATGGAACAAATTGTTTTTCTCATCCATCAAGTATGCTTTCTCAGAACAGACCTACATTGATTGGGCATTCAAGACCAGCTTCTTAAATGCTATACATAACGTTGGCGCATTAGAGCAACCTAAAAATTATAAAAATGATAATCTACAAAGTTTTCAACAATACATAGAAGAAGTAAAACCGTATAGAACTAGCATTAGAGAATATACTAGCAGATACACTAATCTTGATGTTAACGGAGCTGCAACTTCTGACTTTGATCTGCCACCAGCATATTCGGTTAGAGATGGAAAGATACTGCCCGTAAATCAATACTACAATAGATTTGATGAATATCCTTGGAAGTCTTGGCAAGAAAACAACGGATATTCTATCACTGCTATCTCTGTGTCCTATGGTGGTGGTGACTACACATCCCCTCCTACGGTATTAATTCAAGGCAACGGATCAGGAGCCACAGCACAGGCATACGTTTCCAGCGGCAAAGTATCAGGCATACAGGTCATCACTCAAGGATCTGGGTACACAGATATTCCTGTAGTTAGTCTTGTTGGCGGTAATGGAGCATCAGTCAACATTGCAAAAGCAGCAGCAGTGCTGGGTAACAGCAAGGTAAGATCTTTTGACATTACTATGAGATTTGACAGAACTAACAAAACAGGAACATATAGTCAACTGTCAAATACTCAATCGTTTACAGCCACTGGTTCGAGTGCAATCTTCGATTTAATCTATGCACCTACTAGAGATAAAACCAAGATTTCAGTAACAAAAAACAATCAAACAGTGTTGAACACAGACTATGAAATAAATCTTTACACATCCAGCACGGACACCTATGGTTTATTAAAAGGAAAAATAAAATTCTATATACCGCCATTGGCTGGAGATATAATTGTTATTACCTATGAAAAGAATGATCTATTATTAGACAGCATTGATAGAATCAACAAATACTATGCTCCTACAAGTGGCATGAAAGGACAAGAATTAGTCCAGCTAATGACCGGTATAGATTTTGGAGGTGTACAAGTTCAGGGTACAACCTTTGAAGTTACTGGAGGTTGGGATGCTCTTCCATGGTTCACTGACAGTTGGGACAGTGTAGAATCCAGCAACGATTTTTATTATGTTGCAGACGGCAGCACCACATTCGTATCTTTGCCCTATACTCCAGAAAACAATCAGCTAATATCAATCTATATCCAACGGTTAGGAACTAGTCGACCTATTAGAATTGACGATCCATTATACGATCCTAGTTTAGATTCTAGTGTGCGCACAAATGCCAACGCAGAAATGCCAACATTTATCGGCGATGGTTCTACAAAAATTATAGAAATACACAGATACCTGAGTACTCAGCCTGGCGACACCTTGATCTTTAGGAAATTAGACAGTGACGGATCTGTAACAATCAGTGATGTAAATCTTCTAGACACTAGGATTAGTGGAGGTACACTGTCCAATATAGGCGGTGCTTATGTTTCAGCATCTGGAATGACTCCAGAAGAAATAGTCATAGATGGTGAAAAATTTGTCAGTCCGGACCAGGTACCAGCACCTGAGGAAAATGTTCCAGGTCAAATTCTAGACAGTGTGAGTATAAAAGTTTTTAACAAAACTGATCCAGGAGCCGCTCCTTTGCAACATCGTGGATACATAGGTGATGGGTCCACTCGTAGATTTAAAATTGGACTTACTATAGTAGAATCTAAAGCAGTCACAGTGTATGTGAATAAAATCAAACAGGAATATATTGGAGACAGCACCATTAATTTCAGTATTGATTTTGTGGCTAATGAAATTGAATTCAATCTTGCTCCTGCAATCAGCGATATAATAGAAATTGTATCTATAGGCATAGGCGGTATTGGAATAATTGACTATCAAGAATTTGTAGCAGATGGCACAACAAACTTATTTTTAACCAATGCTCAGTATGCGCAGACTTCAGCAGTACTGGTCACATTAGATGGCGAAGAAATAGATACCGGATTTGTAAACAGCTCTGATTTTATCAGCGTTGAAAATAAAACCATGGTTCAATTTGGAATAGCTCCGGGATTCAGGCAAGTGATAAAAATAATATGCTTTGAATCCAGCGAATATGCCAATTCTAATAATCTCAGTTTTGTTAGAATAAATCAACAGACTGTGCCATTTGACGGCAGCACTCGTAGTATTCCTGTAGATCAATTTGTTAATTTACAAAGGTCATCTGAAATATCTTCGGTGCTAGTCAATGTCAATGGAACTTTCTTGCAGGGAATCGATACCACCTATCTCGTATACGATGGCACAAACAATAATATCACCTTGGGAGTAGATCCTGCAGAGTCTATTGGAACTATTACGTCAGGTGGTATAAAGGTCTATATCAACGAAGTACTACAGCAGTTTGTGATTGATTTTACCTATAACGGAAACGCAAATTTAATCAACATTCCCACAGAAAATCTCACACTAGGAGATATTATAAGAATAGAAACTAATGTGAGAGCCGAATATTCTATAGTTGGAAATAATCTAGTAATTCCTGCCACAGTAAATCTGTCTCTCAATGATGATATACAGATAATCTGTTTTAGTGAGTATCCCACACTGAATATGATTACAGATGAATATACCGGAGGTCGGGTACAGTTTCAATTGCCAAGACAACCCATAGATGAGAATTTTGTTTGGGTGTATAAAAATGGTCAACGACTGACCAAAGATGCAGACTACAGATTAGATGCTCCAAGATCAGTGATATATCTCACAGAAGATTCAACAGTTGATGATCTTATAAAAATAGTGCAGTTTGGCAACATTATATACAAACCAAATCGTGCATTTGAAATTTTCAAAGATATGCTTAACAACTATCATTACAAACGGCATTCAATATCTAACTCTATTAGCCTGGCCAAAGCACTGACTTACTATGACACAGAAATTGAAGTCACTGACAGCAGTGAATTATCTGATCCTATACCGAGTAGAAGAATTCCCGGAGTGGTTATCATCAATAATGAGCGTATTGACTATTTTGAAAAGAATGGCAATATTTTGTCACAGATACGTCGTGGTTGTTTTGGCACAGGTATTGCAGAAATTCATGCCGCAGGCAGTTATGTTATTAATGCAGGTGCCGATGATACTCTGCCCTATACAGAGAATCAAGAAAAATCTAATTTTATCAGTGACGGTAGTACATTGTTAATTGGCCCTTTAGATTTTACACCAACTCAGGCAGTTCGAACCAGTTGGTACAGACATTCTATTCCTTCTAGCTATGGTGCCTGCGATCAAGTGGAGGTGTTTGTTTCAGGCAGACGATTACGTAAAAATCCTTTAGATATATACATGGAATCTAATGGAGCCAGCAGTCCATCGGCCGACGAGATTGTAGAAGCTGAATTTTCAGTGAATGGAACTACTCCATACATTAGATTGACCGAACCTGTAGCAGTGGGAGCTAAAATTACAATTATAAGGAAATTGGGAAGAATATGGTATGAAAGAAGTGAGTTTTCTGCTAGCAAGGGTGTAACACTGTTGTCTAATCGCACTCCTATTGCAGAATTCATTGCTGCCAAGACCTCTGAATTGCCCGAATAAATACTACTATGAATAACCAACAAGAAAACATCATGCCAAACAATAGCGAAAAACCTGAAAAACTGCCTAATGAAACCGGTGGATTTCATTTTGAAGGTCATATAAAGATATTTGATCCAACCAGCGGTGAAGTTTTAATCGACAAAAGAAACGCAATTCATTATGAAAATATGAGTGTGGCCATGGTAAACAGTCTTAGCAATCAAGGCCAAGGCACGCTATATCAAATGGTGTTTGGCAATGGTGGCACAAACGTTGATCCCACAGGTCTTATCACGTATCTAACACCCAATACAGTGGGCATAAACACCAGCCTATATAATCAAACATTCCAAAAAGTCATAGATCAAACTGCTATAGAAAACGTAGATCCTATAAGAAATAAAATGCAGATTCGCCATGTCAGCGGAGCTACCTATAGTGATATCATCATCAGTTGCATATTAGACTACGGTGAGCCAGACGGTCAGGAAGCATTTGACAACAGTGTGGATATGAGTGGCAATTTTGTGTTTGATGAATTAGGATTAGTATCCTTTGACCCATTGGGAACCGGAAAGCTGTTAACGCATGTGATATTCCATCCTGTGCAAAAGTCATTAAATAGACTGTTACAAATTGACTACACGATACGTATTCAAAGTTTAACCAGTTTCACTGAGGTCTAAAAATGCCATATATTGTTAATTTTACAGACAAAGACAACAAGTTACCAATCACGGTATACGACAATACTTCCAGCACAGACACCAGTTTAACATTCCCTGGTAGAAACGTAACAGGATACGGTCAGACAATAGCTGAAAATTTTTTAGCACTGTTAGAAAATTTTGCCAAAGAAACACAACCAGTAAATCCTGTTGAAGGTCAACTGTGGTATAACACAACTGACGGTGTACTTCAGTTGTGGGACAGTACAGCCTGGAAGGCAGCCAGCAACATCCAGAAAGGTGGAGTTGAACCTTCTACTGAACAGTCAAAAGTTGGAGAACTATGGGTAGACACCACCAATCAACAGCTATATGTCTACAGTGGCACACGCTGGATTCTAGTAGGACCTAACTTTTCAACAGGACTACGAAGCGGTCCTATAGTGGAATCTATTACAGATTCAGATAACGTATCTAGAGTGATATTGATATTTTACATTGAAGATATTCCAGTAATTATATTCAGCAAGGATAGTTTTACTCCAAAATTATCTCTTTCAGGATTTATTACCATCAAGTCTGGACTAAACATTACAGAAAACAATATTGGTCTTGGCGGATTTGATACCAAAATATATGGAGCTGCAACATCTGCCGAGTCACTGATTGTTTCAGATGTTGAAATTCCTGCAGCCAAATTCTTGCGCTCTGATATTGTCAATACCACCGAATTTGGCATCAATGTTAGAAATAATCAAGGTGTTACTATCGGAGTCAATGGTACATTTAGTCTTACCACTTCAGATGTAGCTTCTAGGATTTATGATTCAACTCCCGGCGGCAGTATCGATTTGCAAATTAATAATGATGGTATTCCATCCACAGTACTACGAGTAATTGGCAACACCGTGGGTATCAATGTGTTATCGCCAGATGAGGCCCTACATGTTGATGGCAATATTAAAACCAATGGTTCACTAATTCTAACAGGCACCACAGCAAGTTCTAATTTCAATAACGGTACATTTAGAACTGCCGGCGGCGCAGCTATTACAAAGAATCTAATTATTGGAGATGGGCTCAAAGTTACCGGAGTCAGCGAATTTGATAATATACAGCCGTCTGCTACAGATTTTTATGACAGTGGTACGGTGTTGAAACGTTGGAAAAATGTTAGAACTAAAAATTTAATAGCTGAAACTATTGAAGGAGTTTTGACCGGAAACATTGTCGGCAATGCATCTACGGCAACAAACTTAAAATTTACATCAACATTTAAAATGGAAGGAGACGTAACAGCTCCATCTTTTATATTCGATGGACAGGTGGGCGGAAATACTAAAACATTTACTACTACCTTGACCTCTGCATTAATCAGTAGCAAAGACGAACCTTTTCCTTTAATATCGACCCCGCAAGATACTGTATTGGTTTTTCGACCTAGTATTGGTCTGATCAAAGAAACACGAAACACCTTTGTTGCTGATTTAGCTGTGCCGATTGGAGCTATATTGCCGTATGCCGGGGCAGAAGCTCCATATGGTTATATCTTATGCGACGGCAGCGAACTTGAACAGACAAAATATTCTGATTTATATGATGTTATTGGCACAACCTACAATGGAGCGGCAGCTCTTAACGGTATCAATACGTTTAAGGTACCGGATCTCAGAGGTAGATTTCCTCTTGGCAAAGACAATATGGATAATGCTTTTACTGTGCCTAATAGCACAGGTGGCTTTATTGATGCAGGTGGCGGAAATGTAGATAGAGTATCCGGCACCGCTCCCGACAATCTCGGTGACAGCGGTGGACAAAGTGCCAACACGCTTACTGTATTGAATTTACCAGATCATGAACACAACATGAAAGGATCAACTGGACAACAATACTTTGCAACTAGAGTAGATAGTGCCATACCTAGTGATGTGGGATCTTTCTCAGAAAAAGGTCCAACCACTGTGGGACAAAGTCAATATATCCCCAGTTCGGGAGGCATTAAAACATCCGGAACACTGGGGCAAGAATTTTCAGTTATAAATCCGTTTTTGACATTGAATTATATTATTCATTCTGGTCCGCCAGCATTCTAAGGTAAAAACAAATGGCATATACAATTAACAAAACTGACGGAACAATTTTAGCCACAGTGGCAGATGGTCAGATAGATGAGTTATCAACAGATCTTACACTGGTAGGAAAAAACTACAGTGGCTTTGGTGAATCAATTAATGAAAATTTTGTCAAACTGTTGGAAAATTTTTCCAGCTCTAGCCAACCTACAAGTCCTATTAGAGGACAGATTTGGTTCGATGTAAGTGAATTAAAATTAAAAGTCTACAGCGGAACCGGCTTTGTACCAGTAAGCTCTGCTACAATATCCAGTCAACAACCCTTGAATCTGGGTGTGGGAGATCTATGGTTCAATGATGTGGCTAAGCAGTTGTATTTCTTTGACGGCACAAACACAATATTATTAGGGCCAGATTATTCTGTAACTCAAGGTATTAGTGGTTTAAAGGTAGTGAATATTCTAGACTCACTAAATCAAAATCGAGTGGTGGTATATCTCTATGCCAACGGTATATTGCTGGGTATTTTTTCCAAAGACGCATTCACTCCCAAACTTCCCATTGATGGATTCAGTGGCAGCATCATACCTGGATTCAGCGCAGGAACATTGACTAATCTTAAATTCAACGTCACTGTGACAAACAGTGAAAAACTTGGAGGACAACCTGCAAGCCTATATGTTAGAAACGATACAAGTAATATTGTTAACGGACAGATTATTATTTCATCAAATTTAGGTTTGATTATTGGAGATGCCAACCAAGGACAATTTCAAGTTCAAGACGGTAATTTAATCATTGCCAACATTGCTTCAAACAAGCAGATGACTTTCAACGTTAGACGAGATGTTATCGCAGAATCAGCAGTCACCATAGAAGCTGATGCTCGTCGAATTAGTTTATATGATGGCTTTCCTACTAGTGAAGTACAAATAGGTGGAAGTCTCACAGTGCAGGGAGACCTAACTGTGAATGGAGATGTAGTCACAGTGAATACCAGTACTGTGACTATTGAAGACAAAAACATAGTGTTGGCCAAACAAACCGGTATTGTGCCCACAGATGCAAATGCGGCTAGCGGCGGAGTGGTACTACAAGGAGCTGCTAGCCATGTATTTTTATGGCATGATGTAGGTCAAGCAGCACAGGCTACCAGCGGTACTGCAACTGCCGAAGGCTACAATGATGCTCTACCTGCATTGGCCAGTGCTGCATGGACTAGTTCAGAACACATAAATTTAGCCACAGGCAAAGAATTTAAAATTGACGGAGTGACTGTGTTGTCGGGTACATCACTGGGTCCTGGAATTACCAGCATTCCAGGTGTAACCAGCTTCGGTGTACAAACACAATTATCTGTGGATAGTCTATATCTCAATGATGCAGCTATACAAGTAACAACATCAAACACTGATCTGTCATTGCTTATTGACGGCACAGGTGGCCTTAACCTAGGCAGCAAAAAGATCAAATCAGTAGCAGACCCAACTTCTGCACAAGATGCTGCCACAAAAAATTATGTTGATAATACCATCAAAGCTAGAAGTATTGTGCTCAGCCTAGACATATCCGACGGTATTTCTAATGCAGGTATTGCCACACTATTAGAACAAATATCACCGGTAGCAGAATACAACAATGGCACCATTGCTAGAGTGCTGTGTTCACTGTTGATCAACAGTACTACCAATCTTGATATTAATCCATTGTTATCAACTTCTTCAACTGAATTTGTGACTCCAACAGGCACAGCGTTTGGTATAAACAACGTTAGTTTTACCACTGCTACAGTGGCAGCGCCTGGCTTGGTGGTTTCAAGGATAGTTAAAACATTCCAGATTATTTCTGGAGCATGGGTATTTGTATCTTAATGGTTAAATATGTAACGGAGCGATAAATGGCATATATCATAAACAGATTTAGCGGTCAGCAATTAGTAGTGCTAGAAGATGGCACACTAGATACCTCAACCAGTCTAGGATTGCTTGGCAGAAACTACACTGGCTATGGTGAAACACAAAATGAAAATTTTTTGTTTTTGCTTGAAAATTTTGCCAATGAAAATCCACCGTCTAGACCAATCACAGGACAAACATGGTATAACACCGATGTTGGCGCACTGAATGTTTATAATGGTACAGCCTGGACTCCTGTGGGATCTGCTGTTATTAGTGACACTGAACCAGAAGGATTCGACGGCGGCATTTGGTACAAAGATATCACAGATCAACTTTTTGTATATGATTCTGGATTTTGGAAATTGATAGGACCTGAAGCTATTGAAGGTTTTGATACAACCAAAGTTCTAGCTGAAAAAATTATGGATAGCAATGGCACTGAACATGCAGCTATCAAGGTGGTAGTAGATGGCACAGTGTTGGCGGTATGTGTCGATGATGCCTTTACCATTGATGATGCCAACGCTATACCTGGATTTTCAATCCTGCAGGCAGGAACCAATATCTCAACAGCTAGGCCAGTAATAGGCTCACTGGTGGGAAATGCAGAATCTGCCAGTAAATTGAATCCTGGTAGACTCATTAACGGGGTGTATTTCGATGGCCAAACAGACATAACCATAACATCCAACACCACAAACACATTATCAAGAGGCACGTATCTTACAGGTGCAAATTTTAATGGATCAACAGCCACTACTTGGAGTGTGGATGCTAGCCCCAGTAATGTCATAGGTAAAATTGTGGCTAGAGATAGTGCCGGAGATTTTTCAGCAGGAACAATCACTGCTAATCTACTTGGCAATGTCTCAGGTAACGTGACCACTGCCAGTGGAACTAGTACTTTTAACATAGTATCAGCCAACGAATTTATAGGGGCCACTTTATCCGGTAATGCATTCACAGCTACAAAATTACAAACAGCAAGAACAATCAACACAGTACTGTTTGACGGTAGTGCAAATATCACAGTACCTGCAGACGGCAACACATTGACTGGCACTCAATTGGCAACCAACATAGTAGATTCCGACCTTACTAATGTAGGAACTCTATCTTCTCTAGATGTCGCTGGCGCAACCGGCATTACACTCGGAGGACCTAGCACCAGTGTGGCGCCTTTGAGAATATATTTAGACGCATCCACAATACCAACATTACATTCACGTAATTCTGGAATACATTTCACAATTCTTGATCCAACGCAACCGTCAAGTACGGCTGCAATCTCTATGGTAAATGCAGCTACCGCATTGGCGTTAGGGGGACTCAATGCTCCAGCTATGATCCCAGTAAATACTGCTACTACCGATCTAGGAATATCCACTGCAAAATGGAACAACGTGCATGCCAACTTTTTTGTAGGTACAGCCACTGCTGCACAATACGCAGATCTTGCTGAAAAATATGTAGCAGATCAAGATTATGAGCCAGGTACAGTACTTGAATTTGGTGGTGAGTTTGAAGTAACTCTAGCAGAAGACGGCACAAATAGACTAGCGGGTATTGTCTCAACAGATCCTGCATACCTAATGAACAGCGAATGTAGTGGTAACTATGTAGTTGCCATTGCATTACAGGGTAGAGCCCCTTGTAAGGTCCGCGGTAAAATATCTAAAGGTGATATGCTAATGAGTGCAGGCGAAGGATATGCTAGAAAAGCAATTAATCCTCAAATAGGTACAATTATAGGTAAAGCTCTAGTTGATTTTGATGGTGTAAGTGGTGTTATAGAAGTAGCAGTGGGCAGAGTTTAAATGGGTGTATTTACGATAAATAATAGTTACAACGGAGTTGATCAATGGCATATCAAGTAGACAAATTTAATGGAACGTTCTTAGTCTCTGTCGACGACGGTACCATTGATACCACCACTGATTTGCGTTTTGTAGGTAAAAATTACGCTGGCTACGGCGAAGTACAGAACGAGAATTTCCTACATTTGCTGGAAAACTTTGCCAATACATCAGCCCCTCCAAAAAGAGTAACTGGTCAAATTTGGTATGACAGTGGCCTAAAAAAACTACGATTTTACGACGGCACAAAATTTAGAACAGCCAGCGGCGCAGAGATAGGACCTACTCCTCCTAGCGGATTGCAGGCCGGAGATTTTTGGTTTGATACCGGAGCCGAACAACTGTATGCCTATACTGGCACTGAATTTGTATTAATTGGCCCTGAAACCTTGCCAGATCTAGGTGCATCAGCAGTACAAGCACAGGTAGTCAAAGACACTCTCAACAACAATCATACCATAGTAAAATTTCAATCTGGCGGTGATGTAATATCAATCGTCAGCAAAGATGCATTTACCTTAAACAGCGTTTTAAATCCTATAACAGGATTTTCGGTGATCAAAAAAGGTGTCAACTTAGTTAACACTAACGGAACTACCGGAGTAACAACCACAGATCATTATTTCTGGGGATCAGCAAGTAATGCGTTGAGATTAGGCGGCTTTCCTGCTAGTGAATATGTTAGACTGGGTGAGGTATCCTTTACCAATGCAATTGCTTTCGCCGATGCCGGTCTTACAGTAGGCGATCAAAATGATTTAAGAATCCGTGTTGAAAACGGCGATGAACCTATTATTGAAAACAGATTAGGCAACACTATAACCTTGAGAATAAGAGTATCGGATAGTGATCTTCGCAATGTTGGCATTATAACCGCAACCGGCATGATTCCAGGTACAGACAATTTCTTTACTCTTGGTTCTGCTGTTTCCAAATGGGCCAACGTGCATTCAACCACATTTACAGGTGCGTTAACTGGTAATGTAACCGGAAATACCACAGGTGTACACAAAGGTAATATACTTGCTGACGACAATTCTGTGGCCTATACCGCGGTTACAAAAATATTCTCAGGCAGCTTCTCGGGAACACTCACAGGCAACGTGATAGGTTCAGTCACAGGTACAGCCACCAACGCTTTGACTTTGAACAGTCTAGTTGGAGAACTTGGCGCAGTGGCAACTTCTGTGGCTTTGAGAGATGGCAGTGGTAATATTACTGCTACTAGATTTATTGGGGTTGTAGATAAATCAGATAGAACTAGGATAAATGATGCAGCAGTAGACACAGATCCCGATTACAGGTCTGCTAAGACTACAAAAACAGCCAACACAATTGCAGCTAGAGATGGTTCAGGAAATTTATTGGCCAATACCTTCGACGGCACAGCAACCGCAGCGCAATATGCAGATCTTGCTGAAAAATATCTAGCAGATAAAGAATATGAAGTAGGCACAGTGGTAGCAGTAGGCGGAGACAAAGAAGTCACCGCTGCACAGTATGGCGACCGAGCTGTAGGAGTGGTATCGGCCAATCCTGGATTTATGATGAACAAAGATCTTGAAGGCGGAACATATATTGCTCTCAAAGGGCGTGTGCCTGTGTATGTTACAGGAGCAGTGAAAAAAGGTCAACGTCTTGTAGCTGCAAATAATGGCAATGCCGTGGCAGCCGAACCGCAGGACAACGATGTGTTTGCTATTGCATTAGAATCAAACACAGACCTAGATCGCAAACTAGTTGAAGCATTGGTATTATAAGGAAAATTTATGGCAATCGGTGATTTTATTTCTGCAACTGATTATAACACAATCAGAACAAAAATATTCAATGTAATGGCCACGGGAGCTGGTAATTCTGGTTACGGACAAAACACATTCAGTTCTTTAGTAGCAGCAGGAAATTCAGTAACAAAGACTCAATGGGATGCCTTGAGATATGATATCTATAATGCGCTGTTACATCAAACAGGATCAGCTGCCGCATTGACCACAGTGGCTGTAGGCGATGTGGTGAGATTTGGTGCCAGCCAACCTAATTTTCAATACAATACCTTTGCAGATACAGCAACTACAAATAGATTTGACCTAGGTACAGGACAATTTGTTACAGAAGCAATCAACAGCACATCATTTACTTCTTCGTGGTATCAATCAGTTAGTGCTACAGCATCAGTTACATTTTCTACAGCAGAACAGGCAAGATTCTTCTTTAATGCCGGCGGAAAAATTCGATTCGCTAGTACTAGAACTGGCGGCAACGGTGAAGCACAAAATACATCGTGGAGTAATTTATTGAATTCTGCAGGAGCTCAAGCATTTGTAGGTGGCCCCTCTGGAATTAATTTCTTTTCTTTAACTAGTAGTTTTCAAACTTTTGCTGAAATTTCAGGTAGCTCGGCATATTCTAATAATAAATGGCGGTTAGAAGCGTCTTGTAATGTTTCTAATAACTTGTTAGGAACAGCAAACATTGTTAATTTTAGAATAACGTGGTTAGATGCATACACTGATCCAGTGCCAGGAGGCGGAACACCGGCAATTCCTCCTGGAGATTTAGTTGACGGTACGCTTACTCTAACAGTTGATCAGGTTCGTCCTTCTGGATTTTTACAACCAAGTGGGACATTTACCACTGTAGGCCCCTCGTCGTCTTCTTTGAGCGCAATTTCTGGTTCATAAATTTTAATCCTCTATAAGACGCCATATAAATAATGTGCGTGTTTTATAGGAGATACCATGGACGACCGTCTAAAAGCTGCCTTAGATTTTTCTAATTATAGACAAACCCTAGCAATTCAAAGAAAAACCCTTAAAGAAAAAATTGAGGGTAAATTGACTTACGGCCACTCCGGCGGTATATTTAAGATTGATAGAACACTATTAGTTTTTGTTCAAATGCTAATTGATCAAGACAGAACAGAAAATGTTCCCTTAATTGATCAAAATGAAAACCCAATTTTAATTCCAGACCTACAAATATTTCGAGATGAAATTCTAGATAGGTATTTTACTGCCACCTACGAATATCACGAAGAATACGAAAAAATTAAATCTAGCAGAACCGTAGAAAAATTATTGAATATATGACTAAAGGCGTATTAATTTTTGCTCATAATGGCCCAGAAGTAGATTATGGTGTAATGGGTATAATTTCTGGCGGCCTAGCAAAAAAACATTTGGGATTACCAGTTAGTTTAATAACAGACAAATGGACAATTGCTTGGTTAAAAGAATCAGAGATGTATGCTAGAGCCGAATCTATTTTTGATAAGATTATTGAAATTGAAAAGCCTAGAACAAAAAATACAAGAAAACTTCATGATGGTTTTTACAGCCAGACAATTCCTTTTGTAAATTCAAATAGATTTTCAGTTTGGGATTTAAGTCCTTACGATCAAACCCTGTTAGTTGACAGTGATTATTTAATCTTTTCTAACAAACTAAATGAGTACTGGAACACAGATAGTAGTGTGATGTTAGGACATTCTATGAATGATATAACAGGTGACCGCAGCGGTATATTAGATCAACGTGTAAGTGAAACCGGAGTTCATATGTTTTGGGCCACTACTGTAATGTTTACTAAAAACGAAGAAAGTAGATTCTTTTTTAAATTAGTTGATTATATTAAAGACAATTATAGATATTATGCCGACCTATTTAGATTTGACCCAAGGCAATATCGAAACGACATTTCATTTAGCGTTGCCAAACATATCATGAACGGGTTTGAAACTGAGTTTGTTTATACATTACCTCCTATTCTAACAGTATTTGATAAAGATATTTTACATGATGTAAATGGAGATCGGCTAACGTTCCTAATTGACAAACCACTTAATTGCGGAGATTTTTGGGCTGCAACTACACAAGGTTCTGATGTTCACGTTATGAACAAACAAAGTATTATTAGAAATAAAGAAAAACTACTGGAGTTAATATGAACTTTGGTTACTTAATTTTTGTTGCTTCGAATGATAATATAGACTATCTTAAACTGGCCTATGCTCTTGCATTAAGTATTAAAAATACTCAGAAACCAGGATACAATAAAGTTGCTTTAGTAATCGATAAACCTCAGCTAGTTAATAATTTAAAAAGTCCTTGGGTTTTTGATCATGTAATTACCTGGGATAAAGAAACACATTGGGATGGCCGTAGCTGGATGGATCAACTATCTCCTTTTGAAAATACAGTATGCCTTGATGCAGACATGCTTTTTCTTAGGGATCATAGCCATTGGATTGATTACTTTATTGAAAATTGTGAATTATACATTCCTCCAAAGGCCTTAACCTATAGAGGTGAAACAATCATAAATGATTTTTATAGAAAAACATTTACAAAAAACAATCTTCCTAATTTATATTCCATGTTTACTTTTTTTAAACAAGGATCCGAGCTTGCAACAGAATTTTTCAATTTAGGTAGATATATTATAAAAAACCCTTTAGAGTTTAGTAATTTATATCTTACTAAACATAAACCAAAAGTTGTTGGAACAGATGAAGCATTCGCTCTAAGCGCAAAGATTTTAGATATAAGTGATATTATAAGTTATGATTTAGCGTTTCCTAATATAGTACATATGAAACCGATGATTCAAAATTGGCCCTGGACTGCCGAAAGGGTCACTGAACATGCAGGTTTTTATTTTAATACACAGGGAAATTTAAAAATTGGAAATTATCAGCAATATAATATTGTGCATTATGTTGAAAAAGATCTAGTTAATGACGAAATAGTTAGTATGTTAGAGGAGATTGCATGGAACAAGAATTAATGGACTTTGACGAGTGGATTAAATTACCAGTCAATCAAACCGTCGAATACTATGCAACATTTAAAGATGACGGATCTTTAATTGGAATATATCCTTCTCATGCGGTATTTGATAATACAAATAATATAAAAATTGATGAAGAAATTGCCACAGCAGTTTCTACAGGAGAGGAAAATCTATTTTCTTATAGGGTTGATTTACCAACTAAGAAATTAGTTAAATTAAACAAATTTTCCACCCATAGTCTAATAAAGATCGATGACATCTTGCATAGAATAATAGATAAAAAGTGGTCAAATATGCAAGATCCTGATATCACAATTTCACATGATACAAAAAATAGTACATTAATATTTTCAATGAGCGACAAATACTCAAATAATATTATTTGGGACGGTGCAACTGAAATGATTTTTTTAGTAACTGATTACAACGACCCCAATGTCCTCCTTCATATGTTAAGCATTAGGGCAGGCGACATTACAGAAAATACAAAATTATTTACATTAGATTTGCCAAATAGATTTAGTGTTTATACAAGGCGAATTTTTGACAAATATATATTTGAAACAATATGAAAACAATAGAACTTGACATTGTATTTTTAAGTTATGACGAACCCAATGCAGATAAGCATTATGCTGATTTATGTAATAAACTTCCTTGGGCTAAACGAGTTCACGGGGTGAAGGGTAGTGATGCTGCACATAAGGCAGCAGCTGAGTTAAGTGAAACTGAATGGGTTATTACGGTTGACGCTGATAATATAGTTAATCCTAAATTTTTTAATCTAGACATCGATACAAGTAATCCTAAGATACAGGTATATAGTTGGCTAGGAAAAAACAAACTTAATGGCTTACTCTACGGTAATGGCGGGCTTAAAATATGGAAACGAGATTTTATTCTCAATATGAAAACCCATGAAGCTAGTGAAAGCGATCGCGCTCAAGTAGACTTTTGTTGGGAAGATGGGTATCGTCAATTTAAAGAATGTTATAGTGATACTGATATTACCGGAAGTCCTTTTCAAGCATGGAGAGCAGGATTTCGTGAAGGCGTTAAAATGACCTTACTCGATGGAGTTAAAGTGTCACCACAAGAGATTAGCGAACGTGTTTGGTGGCACAATTTGCATAGATTACGTATGTGGTCAACAGTTGGTGCTCATGAAGAAAACGGACTTTATGCTATATATGGTGCTAGATTAGGCACTTGGTTAGCAAACTGTACCGACTGGAATTATGTAGAGGTTCGAGACTTTGAAATCCTTAAAGGTATTTGGAATCAATATGGCCGCCCATTTGAAGAAGTAGGCGGTGATGGTCTAGATGATGAAATTAAATCATTAGGTGAAAAAATTAAATTAGAACTAGGTTTTGATTATCCCTATCTAGATAGTCAACAGAGCAAATATACTTTAGATTTGTACGAAGAAACTATTAAATTAACAAATACATATATGAGGACCACTGATGGTCTATGATATTTTTTATGTAAGTAAAAATATTATTGATGAACAAAATTGGAAACAATTTCGTTCTAAATTTCCATCTTCTCAAAAAATTGATAATGTAAAATCGTTCGATGACATTAAAAAGAAAGCATTTACAAAATTCTTTTGGGTCGTATGGGATGATGTTGTTGTAGCTGACGATTTTAATTTTGAATACAGAGTATCTAAGTGGGACGAAGAATATACCCACGTTTGGTTAAACGGAACAACATTTGACGGAATAAATCTATTTCCTAAAACAGCCAATACTACACAAAAAGAATTTGATCATAGATTTTTTATGAACAAAAAGGAGATGGATGTAATTGCATCAACTCCTAAGAAATTTGAAATTCATAATATAAAAACATACAACGATTATTTAAATGCAAAAGAGCAATCTTCAACAGCGATGTTCTGGGCAGTATGGGATGATGTTGTTGTAGCCGAAAATTTTCTTTTTGATTATTATGTTCCAACATACGATGCATTTCATCGAAACATAACTCATGTATTTAAAAACGGAGAATTTTTTGACGGAATAGCGTTGTTTTCAAAATACAAAGAAATTAGTAAAAAAGAATTTGATCATAGATTTTATGTTAACAAAAAAGAAATTGATATAGTAGCTAGTAAACCTAAAACATATCCTATTTTTATTATTAACAATTATGAAGAATATCGATCTGCATTAGAAAATTCACCTTTAACAATGTTTTGGGGAGTATGGCCAAATATTGAAATAATTAATGATCAAATTTTTGAAACTTATTTTAGTCACCATAATTCCTATGATCGAAACGAAAATCACGTGTTTAAAAATATATCTAACGATCAGGAATCGTTCGTTAACGGTGTTGTGTTATTTTCTACAAATAAGCCAGTATCTAAGAAAGAGATTGAACATAGATTTTTTATAGATAAAAAAGAACACGATCTAGTGGCCAGCAAATATAAACCGTACGACAAATTTGTAATCGATACGTTTAGTGATTACGAACATGCTCTTAACACAGCTGATACAGATATGTTTTGGGCGATTCCTCCGGAAGTTGAACCTGCGCCAGATTTTAAATTTGATCTTCAATTTCCATACCAAAATAAGTATGAGCTTAGTATAAATCACGTCTTTAAAAATATTGATGTTGAAGAAATTAAGTACAACGGTATAATGTTATTATCGAAGAAAAGACTTATTTCTGCAAGAGAAGTTGAATATAGATATTTGATTGAAAAAAAAGAATATGACCTTGTGGCAAGTAAATTAAAATTATACGATATTGTGTTTATATCTTATAACGAACCTAATGCAGATGAAAATTTTGCTAAATTAATTGATCAATTTCCGAGAGCCAAACGTGTACACGGCGTAAAAGGTATTCACCAAGCACACATTGCAGCCGCAAAATTAGCAACAACTCCAATGTTTTGGGTAGTAGACGGTGATGCAATAATAGAAGATGATTTTCAATTTGACCTACTACTACCTAAACACGATACAGATATTGTTCATGTTTGGTTAAGCAAAAATCCTATCAACGGATTAACATACGGCTATGGCGGTGTTAAATTATTGCCTAAAAACTTAACTATTAATATGGACATGTCTAGTGTTGACATGACTATGGCAATAAGCAAAAAATTTAAAGTTATAAAAGAAGTTAGTAATCTAACAGTTTTTAATACCGATCCGTTTAATACTTGGAAATCTGCGTTTAGAGAGTGTGTAAAATTAGCCAGCCGTCCTGTTGATTCTGGATATCAAGAAGAAACTGAAGATCGATTAATTACTTGGTGTAGTATTGGATCTGATAAACTTTATGGAGAATATAGTATAGCAGGAGCTCGAGCTGGAAAACAGTACGGATTATTGAATATTGCTGATGCCGATCAGTTAAGAAAAATTAACGATTTTGAATGGTTGCAAAAGCAATTTAATACATTTCAATCCTTAGTAAAAAAATAATAATCTATACTAGATACTTAATTGGCATCCCTATCATCCGGATTTTTACCCCATCCAAAATGTTCTCTTGCTAAATCTCTAGCATATTCAGCATGACCAGGCGGAAGTACGTGTCCACACGCAGTCATTTGTTCAAACGCTCCTTTATTGAACCATCGATTGTTAATCTTATCAAATTCTAATAAATCAAACCAAAGCATTCGAAGCCATTGATTTTTAGAGTTATTGACTATTTCTTTGTATTGCCAAAATTCACCCACAGTGTTTAAGAAAATAGGATCTCGTCCAATTCTTCTCTTGACATAATTTTTAATTTGTAAACATTCTTTTAGATAATTAATAAGCAGTTCTTCATCACTGAGTGTTGTCCAAATAGTTTCAAACAATTTTTTATGTTTACTTTCATGTCCTCGATAATGAAATCCTGGAATAGTCGATTTAACCCAATTAAAAATTTTACCAATATCTTGTGTATCTTCGTGATACCAACCTAATCTTCCAATGCTTGTTAAGCCTATGAAAACATGATCTGGCAAGTCTGCTCGACTTCTTAATGATTCAAGATAGGCAATAGTTCTAGTTGATATGCCTGTCATACATGATCCGCCAATGGCACCATTAACTACAGTAACGCTGTCATTAACTAACATAGTATTAACTAGCTCTCCTAATATTGTAGACCACACATATTTCTTATTATTAATTTGCCAGTGATTGTGTAAATCAAGATTTTTATCTAGCATTGCATGCCTTTTATTACACCATGCTACGTCAAATTCTATGTCGCAAGAATGATGCCCTGGATACAAATCTGGAAAAACTTCTGGATCAGACAATCCGTCGCCAGCAGTAAAACTATCTCCATTTACATAAATTTTCATAATTCAAATCCTACTTCTAATCCTCGAGATAAATTTTGATGTATGAGTTGTTTAATTTCCCATTTATTCTTTTTAAAGTTTCCTAAAATAATCCACGGTGGCATAACTTGTAAATTATTTTGATTACACCACTCTATATATGCTGGATTAGGAAGAATTCCTTTATTTAATTGCGGATTAAATGCATATTCAAATCTAGCCGAAATTGTTTTGTAATTGCTAGTTTCTTCATCAACTGCGCTTCCAGTAATCCATTGGTCATACTGATGTTTTCCTAAATCGTCAAATCTTAAAATTAGATCGTGTTGTGAGTATTCGCAATCTTCCGGCTGTATTTTAATATCAATATTTTCTAAATATGCTCCTTTTGTATTAGTAAAATAAACAGAATAATAATATTCTAAAGAATGAATGTATAAATTGATATTTTGCCAAGATTTCACAAAGCCGGGATAGTTTTGTTTTGTATCGTCGCCATTAACTATATTCTTTAATCTGTCAGTGTGCAATACCCATTTTTTATGTGACGCATTGAGCCATTGTTGATCAATACCAACAATTTTATCAAACATGATTTGAGGTAGATTTTTTTCTACAGCAAACTTATTAACTATATCAATTGCAGTATTTAGATTATTAATAGTCTCGTTAGAACGAGTTATAAACGAAGTATCTCTAGCAAAATAACTCATATTCATTTTTTTAGAAAAAATGCTTTCAAACCAAACAGATGCTATAGGAGTGTTGTTGGGTTCTAATTCTAAATAGTCGCCCGATTTTAAAAAAATAAATTTCATGCTAGTTTTGGAAAAATACTATTTAAATCTTCGTTACGCACAGTATCAATTTTTTCTGTAAAATATTTAAAGTATTCCCACTGTCCGTTGTCTTTTGGAGTATAGTAATGGCCATAAAGATCTTCCCAATTGCGTCGATCAATAATACCGTATAGTGAATTAATTTTATCTTGTCGCATTTGTTTAGATAATATATTAGCTGATAAGTAGTCTGGGCTCTGAACATGATTTAAACCTACTCTAATACGTATTTTATTGTTGGCTAAATACCTTTCTAATTCTTCAACATACATAAAATTATAGACGCTGACAGTTTGAGTTACACGATAAATGAATTTGTAATTATTTAAAAATAATTTTAAGTTACTAATGGTTAAATCCCAATCGCTTAAACTTCTAATATAAGTGTTGCGCTCTCCAACATCATCAATGCTGAAACTAATATGTACTTCTTTAAATTTAGTCAATAGATCCAATGCTGGAGTAATTTTATCCCATTTATAATTTAAATTTGTATGGTAGTGAATAGCGATATCTGTTTTACCATCTCGCACTAATTTTTCTAATAGTTTAAAGTGAGTAGGTACAAGGAATGGTTCGCCACCACTTATATGTATTTGTTCTAGATTAGGAGCAAATTCTGTTAATCTGTTGTAAAAAGATTCATCGTCTACCCAATCAAAACTAAAATCAGGATTACTTTTAATCCAATGATAACCACTAGCTAACTTGACTGTATCTTTTAATTTATAGTAATCTTGAATCCAGCTTGTACTAGAGTCTGCGTTACAGCTTCGACATTTTAAATTACAAAAATTTCCTAATCGTAATTCAATGTGACGAAGATCTGTCTTGATAGAACCGTCAACTGAGGTCAATGCCGCATGATCTAAATTTCGAGTAGTTTCTTGCTGTCGTTTACTTTTTCCACCAGCCTGTTCAATTTGATGGCACCCCTCACATGCAGTCGGTACCTTGCCTGCTAACATATCTAGTCTAATAGTTTTATAATTATCGCAGTTAACAATCTCTGGTATAGAACTATTCATAACTGTTATAGTTTTAGTTTTATCCTCACTGACTCTGTTCCAACTATGTCCGTTGCCCTTACCCGAATGTTTAGCCACACAGCATACAGTACAGTTGCCCTGTGGAAACACACTTAAATGAATCCAGGGAAAATCACAAATAAATTTATCACTCATAATGTATCAAACCATTCGGCTAATTCTGGTACAGCCGTTCTTATATCTTCTTTTCTAATACGGTCTAACTTAATAGTATCTCTTTTAAATCGCTGTTGTAAGGTCGTGGTTTCTTCTGTTGATGTTGTTGAGATTAAATAAAATTTAATTTCGTTGTATAGGTTAGCTAACCATCGACTTTCTTCTTCGGTTACGGCCAGCGTTATTTTTTCTAAATGTTGATCCAGTTGTAAACGTATTTGATCTTTTAGCTCTTCGGGCAAAATTGACGACATATAGTGCTTAGGCCAGTTAACGTGACTTACTAGTACTTTCCTAGTCGACATTTTTAATTCTATTAGTCGATCAACTAGTTTAGTAAAATTAAAAACTGTGAGAATGTTTATAGTAGTTGATACTACATAATCAACATTTGATTGTGATAAACGGACTAAGTTTTCTTCTACTCTAGGCCAGTCAGTTCCAGATCTACTGTACTCTGCATTTTCATCAATGCCGTCAATACTTGCAAAAATTCTAACATCTTTGAATCGTTTCCAGATATCAACCAGGTCGTAATCTTTATACTTGATAGTACTCATATTGGTGTTGTAACGCAAAAATACATCATATCGTTCTTTGGCAATTAGCTTATCTAGTATCTGATAGTGTTCGGCCATAAGTAATGGTTCACCGCCAGCAAAATAGATTTCTTCAACATCGTCAATAAACTGATCAACATATTTCATTAAATTAGTTCCATAATACGCACTGTCAAGGAACTTTACCTTAGTTTTCTTTTCTTCAGGTGTAAAGTCGTCAAACCAAGAACTACTACTACCATGTCCGCACATACGACATTTAAAGTTACAGATATTGCTGAATCTAAAATCCCAAAAAATTATTTCAAACGTTTCATAAGTACCGTCGGGCAATGTGTTACTTTTAGCTTTTTCAATATGATGGCTGAATCTTTCAGTAACCGCCATTCTATAGCTTACACCACCGCTGTCTTCTTTTTTAGTACAGGTTAGACATCCTTCTGGAATTTTATTTTCTAAAAAGCTTCTACGCATAGATTTAGTATGTTCGTTATTCCATATTTCTTCTAGTGTAGTATCTTTTAAGTTTCCAAAATCTTGTCCAAGATACGCACAACAAGGCTTAACACGACCGTTAGGTTCTGTATTAAGATGTATCCATGGCACTATACAAAATTTGTCTTCGCTCATATTGTGTTAAACCATTCTATAAATTCTGTTGGGAATACCCTAGCTAATGTGATATTTTTTCTATCAGCATATTGTTGTGTAAAACTTTTTAAATCATGCACCTTATTGTTTTGGCTGTCGGTATCTTCTTGACTACGATCAACGTTTCGAAGATACACAGCTATTCTCTCTATTTGATTAGCTTCGGCAGGACTTAGCCCAACAACACTACTTAGCCAAGTTTCAATCTTGGCCGCTTGTGTTTGTTTTAAGTGTTCAGGTAATACGTTTAAGTTTTGAAAACTAGGAAAGCGTACTAAATTAAGACTCATATGGAACTGATGGCCACCAAATTGTTTACGTAGCTCTAACATATCTGTCATAAACTCTGTTACGGTCCAAATGCTTAGAGCACTAATAGTCATCATAACATGTATCATATTATATTGACCTTCTTTGGCAAATTGTATTAAGTTGTTACGCCATAATGTATAGTCTAACCCATGACGAATAAACTCTCCGTGGGCCCCGTAGCCTTCACCGCTGGTATATAGATCAAATTTCTTAAACTTTTTACTAGCACTAATAAGTTGATTTAACTTTACTTGATCCATTATAAGATTACTGTTAACAGCAAAATCAAAATTTGTACCTTCGCATTCGTCTAACAATTTCCAAAATGATGGACTACGAGTAGGCTCACCCCCGGTGATTCTTAGTTCTTGTAAATTATTTTTAAGGCTAGCATGAAACCATGTAAAGAACGCTTCGATGTAGGGATTGTTTTCATTTTTAATCCCGTAAGGTAACGCATGTTCCCCGGCATTTTGAAACGCACCACCACCTGATGTTTTTAATTCAATGTACGGACCATTAACCTTAATATCACTAGCCCAAGTAGTACTGAACTCTGCATTACAATAACTACAACTTAAATTACATAAATTATCAAAACTGATCTCTAAAGTTTTTGGGTCAACATCTGATCCAGGATCTAATTTAGCCAGCTGAAGTATTTCTTCTTCTTCATAAATCCTAGTCTTATAAACTCGATCACTATATACATCAGGTGCTGCATTATCCTCAACAGTCCAGCAATAAGCGCACTCGTCACATCGCTCACCTATTAGCATTTCTAATCGGCGGTCCTTCTTAAAGACGGTATTGTGTAGAGCAGACGGGTTTCGTTTGATTTCAGCTATGGGTATAGTATGAGCAGGTGGCAAATGACAGCTGGCTGTTCGTCCGTTGCCTAACCATATAGTAGCATTGTACCACTTTGCGGCACAAAAGCTAGGACTTATTTCGTTAATAATTTCTATTGTGCGTTTTACATTTGTTGACATAGTTGATAAAATTCTGTAAGTTCAGGGAATGTTTTATTAAAGTTGGTTCCCCGTCTAATATCATATTCAGTGATAAAAGATGCAAAGTCTTTTCTTAATTGTAATTCCTTGATATCAGTGCTGTTCATATAGTCAATCATACGACGCAACTGATCTATTTCACTTTCTGATAAGTCAGGTCTTTCTAAAATTAATTTTGCTACTTCTTTTGTAAATCTTTGTTTGCTAGCAGAGTCTAAAATAGGTAATGACAGAAATTCTGGATACCGTAAAAAGTTAGTCATAAACTGAACTTTATTAAATGTGGCATTCTTATTATAATGCTTACGCAAGTCTAACAAGTATCGTATAAAACTACAATAGGTTGTAATGCTAGTTAAATTAACAGTAGTCATTACAGCAACAATGTTATTGGTATTATTTAAAACTTTTTCTAAGTTTTTAGTCCATGCTGAATAATCTAATCCATATCTAATATATTCAGCAGGAGCGCCAACTGCTTCTCCGCTGGTAAAGATTTGTACTTCTTTAATTTTACTAGAAATACTATTGAGCTTTATAATCATACGATTAATTAACTCGTCTGGGATTCCTAAGTTAGTGTTAATAGCAAAGCAAAACTCTGGTTTGGGATCAGCTTCTATAGCATCTAACATACGCCAGACATCTTTGCTCAACAGTGGTTCCCCGCCTGTTAGTCTTAGCGTGTTTAATTTAGGATAAAGTTCCGGCCACCATTTCCAAAACGCATCGACATAAGGATTGTGATCGCTATGCTTGATAGGCATCTTTCCAACTTGTTTAAACCAATCAAACCCATTAAAGTTTTGACTAGTAGGATACCCACCGTGCTTGTCTATTTCTTCATACCATTGACTACTAAGATCTGGACTACAATAAGCGCATTTAAAATTACACACATTGCTAAAACTAATTTCAACGTATGTAGGTTCAACATCAGCTGTTTTATTTTTAACAACTTCGCCAATGTGAGGATAGGCCCAAGATGTTGCACTTTTATAACTTCTATCACTTACATGCCCGTTATCTTCAGCGGTCCAACAATAGTCACACTCGGCGGGTCTAACGCCATCGAGCATTTTTTGCATTTGTTCTTTTTTAAAATTAGTATTATGTAGAGCCTTGTGATTTTGCTCTAACTCGTCTAATGGAATCTTATGAGGTGATGGATGGTGGCAACTATGGTTAAAACCGTTTTGGAGATATAATGTTAGTTGATACCATTTGGCTAAACAAAAACTAGGACTAACAGCATTTAGGATTGGAATAACTTTTTGAAATTTTTCGTGTTCACTCATATGATAATTGTTTTCATCTTATTATAACTTGGTCACGTAAATTGAGTGAGACTAATATCATCAATTAATTTTTTTAGGTGATTCGAAATTCCTAAAAAAGTATTCTTTTTGTTTCAACCGTTTTATTTAAAAAAGTCATTAGATTGATTTTGTATATCTTTTTTTAATTTTTCAACATCAATTTTAAAATCAATTTTTTTAATATCTTCTTTGTATTCAGCAAATGTTTCTACCAATCTATTGGCAATTATATCACTGTGACTGCTAGACAGCTGTTCAGCAATATTAATTTCCCATATCCTACCATTACCGAATTCCAACCTAATTGATTCTAGGTAGTGAACCGGCATGGTATTCATATAAAGATCTTCAAAGACTTCTGGCCATTCCTGAACAAGATGCTTTGGCGGTTTAAATAACGGTTTAGGCACTTTCGGCTTCTTTGGCCTTTGCCGCTTTCTTTACCGGCGGATCTAAGTCATCTGCTTCTTTACGTAGACGGGCAGCTTCTTTGTACATCGAATCAGCTTGACTGCGATAACTTTTAGCAATATCTTTATCAGATAAAACTTCATTAGCGGCTGCCTTGAGAGGTGCCACTGCAGGTGTTGACGGAGGAGCAAGGTCTTTAACCGTTACAAGTTCTTGAACTTCCGGAGTGTCTTTCTTAGAACCGGAAACAAATGTACATAAGTCATCCACTGCACAGTTTTTTTGTTCAGCAATAAGTGTATTAAGCTGGTGCAGAGCAATTTCGCTGCCAGGCGATGGCATCATCAACACATCGTCTGTAGGAACCTTAACCATTCTGTTATCAGCTCTCAGAGCTTGTAACATTGGACGGCCGTCGGAAAATGATCTTGTAAATAATACTTCACCAAATTCAAAAGCAGATTGTGCTTCGGTGGTCTCAACCAACTTCATGATATCGTCATGATAGTTGTCTGACAGACTGGATACTGGAATAACTAATGCTTGATTGGATTCGCCGGGTAATGTTCTAAAAGCCACTAGAACCTTAGAGCCTGCTTTTTTCATTTTTCCTACATGTTTTAATGATTTCATCACTGTTCCTTTTTAGTAACAGCTTCCAAGAATGAGTTAAGTTTGTTATAAATCTTACCAACTGCTTCTAGTTCGGCTGCTTTGAACGCTCCTCGTTGACTAGCCACATCTAATATGCTTCTCAGTGCGGACAAGTCGTTGATATTCAAATCGGGTGCTGCTGGTTGTGTCTCTGGGGCAGCGGCTGCTGCTTCTGGTGCTTTAACTTCTTCGGTCATGTGTTTCTCCTTATATGTGGACATGCTAGCATAAAATAAGTCAGCTCTTTGTGATCTTCAAATCCTACATATGTGGCAGTCTTAAGTTTTCCATCTTGTGAAATGCCAGGCTGTCTTTTTATGTAGAATCTTCCTACCAATTTGGATCTGATCCAAGTTTCAACATCTGACCCAAATAGGTCTACATCAGCCAGTTTTATTTTAGCAAAATGTGGAGCTACTGAATCAACCTGTCTATGATTTAAGATGTCAAGAGCGTTTAGTTTTAACATAGTGATATTTAATTCAAAGATAATTTATTGAGATGATTCTTGGCTTAGCCTTTTATTCAACGCCTTAGCAGCACCCATTTTTCTAACATCGCCAGCAAATAGATACAGTTCAAAGGCTGCTTTTTCTGATAAGACTTTAATATATCGTTTTTGTAAATGGAAGGGCGAATCTAGATATTGATCCATCCAAACTAAAACTTGCGGTCCTATTGTTAGATCTTTTGGAAGTTCTATTTTATAAGTTTTAATTTCTGATTTGGTTTCTACAAACTCTAGGCATTGATCGGTCATTCGTAATCCACCTACGTCTTTGCCTCGAGTACTTAACCACCAAACGGCACGAAATTTTTTGACGTATTCAGCATCATGCGGTTGTCCCGCAGCTTTGAGGAATACCGAAGTATAGGTATCCTTACGGTCCATATCTTACTCTATCTTTTCACCTTGACTGAGTTTATAAACTGCAAAGTCTTGAGTCTTGAAAAGTCGATTAAGTTTTTTTGCAAGGTTGTGTGCATGGCCAGGATTGCTAAATGAAACTTTTTTGTATTTAGGACCGGGATAGCTAGCCACTAGACTACCACTCTTTAGATTGAATGGCTCGCCTTTATAAAACACAGCCCAGATGGCATCGCTCTCAAGAATTTGTTCAATCTTAAAAGTGTCCTTATTAGCATGTTCTAATATAACTTTGGGTTTTGGTCTACTCATTAATACGTGTTTCCTAATTAACCACGTATATATTTATCAAGAACCGAACCCGCCTCCATCGAACTTAACGTCAATTTTAGTGGTCGATTCACGTATTTCCGCTAGCATAGCATGTATTTCTTGAACTGTACGACCTAACTTAGATGTTAATACCGCTAATTCAGCGGTTAAGTCTTTGGCTTCTTGTATTGATATTCTAATGTCTTTTTGTTGACTACGTTCAGCGGCAGCTACTCTGGCCAGCAATCTTTCAACACTAGGTAAATTTGTAGGTAAATTACTTTGAGACATTTGCCAGAACCTGCCGCATTTCTAGTTCAGTTTTAAAGGGACCTTGATAGGTATATCTTTGCAGGGTAATTAACTTAGGGCAAAATGATTTAACCCATCCTTTGTCAAATTTAATTACATAGTAACCTGCACAATACAAACTTTTTGAATCAATGCTTTTTGTAAACAAAGGTAATTTACGTTTGATATCAAACATTGCATTGTGCGGTTCAGTACTTGTTGAGTATCCATGAATTTCGTTTGGCAGTGCATTGTCTGCTTCTTTAATAATTTTTGCAACAAAGAAATCTTTACCAAATTGACGAGTTAGACTTTCTTTGGTGTCATAGATTTTAATTCCTAATTCGTTGCTAAGAACAAAACGATTGTCTTCGTTCTTTCTTAAAGTGGCAAATTTTGTACCATCTCGTTCAACAATCCAGAATTTATTTTCAATGATTGGTTTTGCGTGTAAATCTGTCATAGTATATATCTCGCATTCAGTGGCTCAGCATAGGCTTGTGCCTGATCGGCAATCTTTTTAAGATCATACAGATTGCAAAATTTCATTAATCTAATACCAACTTGGCTGACGTTTTTATTTGCCTGCGTTGCTGTTGTAATTGTGTCAACCATAATTTGTTTAATCTCGGCTGGTTGTGCAGCCAGATCAATCAATTGACGATTGCGTTCGTAGTCATCTAGCACACGATGTTCTTGACCGTTGTGGTCGGACCAGCGTTGAAGCATGAGATTGTTCCACGCATAGCCTTTTGAGTCTCTATCACCGTAGGCTTCACGGAGACCAACCTTATTCTTTGTGCCTTTTTCACGTACTCCCGGATATGCAGAGAATACATTGTCTGAGGTATCGCCTCGCATGCACTTTTCAAAAAGTAGCCATTGTGGATCCGGAGCCGCTTTGACTTCTTGAGTTTTTTTATCAATGATGGGCTTATTTTTTTTATCAAAGTAGCCTTCGTGCGTGATTGTGGTTTCTGTGACGCCATTATATTGTTTTACATTAGGTGAAATTAGTTGTACGAAATCTGTATCTGTTGAAATGATCACATGATTATCGCTAGGATGACTTTGTATCCAACCTGCAATTAAATCATCAGCTTCTAGGCGTGGATGTTGTAGTACTGTGCAGTTAGTTTTTTCTGTAACAAAATCTTTAAATGTGTCAAAGGCTTCCCAAAATACACGTTCTTCTTCTGCTTCTCGCTCTGTATGTGCCGCCCGAGCCGCAGTGCGTTGTGCCTTGTAGGGTTTGTAAAAATCTTTACGCCAGCTGCGCCCCTCTAAGAAGAATACCACATGTTTCCCATCAAAGTCTTGCCATGCTTTCTTAATACTGTTAAGTGTGATATGAAATGCCATGCCTAGTTTGATATCAGCGTCACCGTTGATAACGTGTCTTGCACGAAAAAAGGTGTTTGCAGTATCAACTAAAATATATGTCATAGATTCTTCTTTCGAACTTCATTAATATCAATAACGCCAGTGTTTACAGCGCCGCCAAAATCTCCGTCAACTACTACATTAGCACATAGTTCACGGAACCAACGATCTACAATCTCTTCGTCTTTATCGCCGTCGAAACCATATCCTTCTTGCTTTAATTTTAACACAAACTGCTCGTTCCAGTCAAGCTCAAAAAAGCCATTGCGGATATTATCTTTATTAACGTGAGTGTTAAGTACACCTACCCAAGGTTCCTTTAGTTTGGTAGCACGATCTTTTGGACTTAGTTTAGCAGTTTCTTCTGCTTCTACAGCACGTTCCGCAGCCTCGACTGCATCTTTGGCAATTTTTGTTGAGGCCTCGGCCAGTTGTACTGCTGCCGCAGTTTCGGCCTTGATCTTGTCAATGCCAAACAGTTTTTCTATAAACTTCTTCATTAGGTACCCCACTCATTTTTAAACAGCGGCACTTGTAAACGGTCACTATAACGTAGTCCGTTTTTCATTGCTAGCAATGCTACATTCTTATTGTTTAATGCGTAGACACTTTCCACGCCGCCTACCGGCATTAGATATACATGACCTGTAAAGCCTACTTTACGATATGCGGCAATCGCACACTCGGCATCAGCAAAGTCTTGTTCTGTAGCAATAACAAACTTCAAATATGCTGTACCAACTTCTTCGTACTCGCAAACGACTTCTGGAAGGATAGCTTCTTCCCACTTTTCGCCACTGCAAGGAAGTTTAGCACTTACTGAGAATGTAATTTCTCTAGAGGCAAATGGCGGATTCTGTGCCCATTGTTTTAGATACTGTTTAAACTCTGGAGTTAGTTTCTGAGTACCATTTGTTTCAAAAGTAATTTCTTTTAACTTGCCCATCTTTGGATGATTCAACAAATCAGGATAAGCACGTTGCCAACCTAGCAAAGGTTCGCCACCTGTGATAACCAGATGTTCATCACGCCATTCTTCAAACGGAATAATTTCCATAATTCGTTCTACGATTGCTTCGCTAGTAAGCATAGGCGACAACTCTTTAAAGTCAGGATGCCAACTAGCGTAGCTGTCACATCCAGTACTAACTAATGGTAAATCTTCATACTTTGTAAAAGGCGTAATCATTTTATGTGTAGCCGCAATGTCAGTAGCTTCGTGACTTACTTCCCCACGAGGCATACCGAAGCCGGCACATTTAAAGTTACACCCGAATGTGCGTAAGAATACACTAGGCACACCCATGTATCTACCTTCACCTTGTATGCTGTAAAACAGCTCTGCGATTTTAATTTTGCTCATAGTATATTATACACTCTTTTCACTAGTTGTGTCAACCTTTTTGAGTTGCCAACTACCATCTTTTTGATCTATCCATTCTAATGTGTCGCCTTCTACCCAACCTTGTAGATTGAGCATATCTTGAGGTAACGGCAAAACAAGATCACCTGTGTCGAGATCTTCTTCAACGGTAACTGTCCAATTTTTCAATTTCAACTCCTAATTAAATGGCATTGTCGTTTTTATGTTTCCAATCTTGATATCTACGCTTACGACATTCTTCTTTTACATCGATGGGAATATCAGGATGCCATTCAGCCATACTACAATCGTACACTCGATATTCGGGAAGCTCTACTCGAGAAAGTACAATTATCCAAAGGACGCAAGCAACAATAAATCCAACAATGTATTTGATCATATTCTGTCGCTTAACAATATTTTGCACATCATAGCATCGTGTTCGTTATGAAATTTAAATGTCATCTGATCGGTCTCTGGATGACTGGTATATCGATCGCCTGGCAGGCCAAAGTGTTCCAATACCATAGCACAAGTTTCATTCCACCAAAACCCAGTTTGTTCTTTATTCCACGGAACCAGAATTTCATGCACTGATGATGTCCTTTAATGTTTCAAATATTTTAGAATTGCCTTCAATGGTATAATGATTTATATTTCCTCGCTCCTTAGACCAAAGGCCACTAAAATCAATATGATTGTTTTCTACTGCAAGTTGATTAACAATATCAATATGACTCATGCTGATATATGGCACAGTGATCAACAGTTTGATCTGTTTTCTAATTAAATTATAAATGTCTATTTGATATTGATCATCATAATGATATTTGAAATATTCTTGTGCGGCCTTAAGACTGGGATTTCTAAATGAAGACCTATCGAGCAGATCATTTAAAATCAAATCACAATCTTTATGCAGCCCTTGTTTATGTATGGGATGTTGCGGGGTATGCAGTCGACTGGGACTGGTATGACTCACAATCACCATGTCAAAACTTGCAACATGCTGAGATTCGATTTGTTTTAGAATCTTGTATTCTCCTATGCCCGCCTGTGCTAGATTAACCACATTGTATTTTGCAGCGAGCAGTGTAGGCCAACCCAACTCGGCATTCGGCCATACAGTAGCAAAACTGTCTCCCGCAATCAATATTTTCATTGTGTCTTTAACCAGGGCAGATATTTATCCGAGATATACTTGTGATATTCACGATTATAATGTTCGTTGTCTTCTAGATAGAATTTTGTATGGTCTATTAGTTTGTCAGCGAGATAGGCTTCAACGGTTTTAGTAGCAATCACAGTATTGTTTAATTTTCCATAATATTCAAAATTACTAGGAAATTTTAATCGTTCTGTAAAATTAAAAAGATAAAGTTTGGCACCATGTTCCGCACACATGCGATCCCATACATAGACATCTAGTAAAAAATCACGTTTTTCTAAAAATGTATTAAGTTCAAAAAATAACTTAACTTCCATATAGGTGTTTTTACGAAGATTTGGTGATGCCAGTCCTTTGCCCATGTCAATATCTAGCCCGGGAAAATTACTGTAGTCTTTATCGCGTGATTTCTGAAATAGTTGTATTTTTTCATTTTGTATAGTTTGATCACAATACCTATCAACGACACCATCGGACGCACTCATCTTTTCGGTAAAGTAGTCAATGGGTATAATTTCGTCAGACAACTCACCGTCAAAAGCCAGTCTAAATCTATTGAATGGTGCTAGACATATAAACACTTCGTCTATATCATCATATTTTTTAAACATGTTAGCTAGCCAATCAGTGTAGACTCGATTACAAACACCTGCCATTGCATATATAGCTACGGGTTTGTTATTATCTTCTCCGTAGATTTCTGCATAGTTGTTGTCGTTCCAATAAGAATAACTACCCGGCCCTACTTTAGTCGGGTGACTCCAGTAGCCACAAGTTTGACTATCACCTATGAATAAAGCTCTGCTCATTTTTTATAATTTCCTTTTTCTGGAATAACATGTCTAACACCGCCACGAGGATCCGCCATGTCTCCTTTGCGTCTTGGAATTAGATGTATATGCGGGTACATTACGGTCTGACCCGCTGCCTCACCCCAATTGATTCCAATATTAAATCCATCCCACTCACCTTTCTCTACCATATCTTTGCCGTGTGTTAGTGCATCACTAAAGCAGTCGACAATCACTCCATCGGCTGCATACTGCGGCACAAACAACAAATGACCTTCGGATACAGGGTACTTATCTTTAAAGACCTTGACATGGAAGTCTTCCCGGACCAAGTCCTTCCACGGTGCAATACCTTCCTTCTCTGCATCTGCTAGTATGTAATCTTCTTTTCTCATTTAGTCCACCACTCTTCAAAGGGAAATTCAATCCATACAGGATTTTCTGCTTTGTTGATCTCTTCCCCAACATAGTCCATTTTGACTTTGGACTCGCTGGCAAGGTTATCGAATATTGTGGCAAACTTTACATTTTGATTCCATATTTCGTCAAGCCATCTTTCGTCATCGGGTAAACATCCAGATTGCCAATCGTTTAAAATCCAGTTAATAGTTGCACCTGTATCGTTGATATCGTCTACTACCAGTATATTCTTTTTTTCACCGCCTGACACCATAAGGTCGTATATAGGATAACCGAATGCATCTTCAGACATCCAAAGATTGCTTTCAGTGGCATGATCACCGCCGTTGTCTCGTAGACTTACTTTCAGTGTTTCGCAGGGAATATTAAAATACTGACTGATCATGACAGCAGGCAATAGCCCGCCTCGGGTAATGCCTACTACGTAATCTGGGCGCCATTTATTTAGAGAAATATCTCTACAAATCTTTGCCACTAGGCCTTGAAACTCTTGCCAACTTACTTTACGCTTTTCCATGACGCTCCTTAAGATACTGCTCGTGTTGAATCCATTTGTTGTTGACTAAAAATCCCCAATCGCGTTTGTGTGGGCCGGGCATGAACAGAGTCCAAGCAGTGACTCCTTGTTTTAATTCGATACGATGATAGCTATTAGAACTACAGATTCGAAAGTGTCCAGGCCCGCGCCAATGCTTAGTTTCTCCGACCATTTTGCCATATTCAAAATTAGGAGTGTATTCGTAGTAACCTCCTTTTAAAATTAGAGTGGCGTAAGGCCACGGATGATCATGTACATCATCGGGATCACCTTTTAGGAATTTGTGTAAGAATATGTTGAATGGAAAGTGCGTTCGATCTTTTAAAAACACATAGTAGCGTTCTAGGTAAGGCTCGTTGCAAACACGATCAAAAATGATACGTTTGCGACCTAACTGTTCAAGCAGTTTCAAAAACATTTTCAACTTCTTCCTTGAGGTATCTTATTAATTCTTTGTCCGTAGGCATTACGCCATAATTGTTCTTGTAAAAAATTTCATAGCTGTCGCTGCCGTATTTTCCAATGCCATATAACTTTGTAGCATCATTTCCGTCCCAAGTCAAATAGTCTTGACTCATTCTAATCAAACGACTATAGCGAACATTAACCATTCCCAAGGGTTGGATAATGCTTTTGACAAACTCTTCGTCTGCGTGTAACAAAGATAGTGCTGTAGGAAACCAATATAGGAATTCTGGTAGCGTGGTCTTTACAGCTTTGCGTCCAGTTTGATTCAGCATGATTACACCGACAAAATGCTGCCAAGCATCGTCTACCTGTTGTTGTACCATTAGGTCATTACGTAGAGGTTTAATCATTCTACACCTTCACCAAACCAATCATCTACTTGACGCTCTGCTTCTTGTTGTGTCATTGCGTGTACAAAGATACGTGCAGGTTGGCCCACAGTGTGCTGTATGTTATATTTGATTACACCAGCGGGAATTAAATCCCAGTCTCGTTCTACAACAAACTCCTGCAAGTTTTTTGCACGATTAATTAAATTATCGGTTAGTTCTTTTGCGGTAGTCATAATGCTATTCTTCTGGTTTAGGATTATCTACACTCCACGGCCAAGAAGTTCTTGGATCAGGCCTTGGTTTAAGTTTAACATTTTCTTCAATGACTGTACCATCATCTTCGCACAGATCTACCTGATAAGGCGCAATGATGTGTACAGCAGTGTCTTCTTCCAGCCATTCATGCTCACCGTCAAACAGCCAGCCAGCGCCGCCTTCGTAATAGGCTTCACGAATAGATTCTTGTTCAGCCTCGTCGATATCATCGCTGAATTCAAATTCGATGCTACAACTATCATCGAACTCGCAACCCCAGCCCACATCTGCTCTGGCATAGGCAACATCGTCACCTTCCCAAGGAAGATTGCAATCTAGGTCGCCTTCTACAAAGCCTTGCCCCCAACGATATGTTTCGTCGAGGTTAAACCAACCGACGCTACCGTCTGGATTATTACGATACATTTCTACATGGTAGACAATGCTTTTCTTCTCTAGAGGTTTAATTACATATACTTGGCTCATGATATTCCTTATCGTGGTGCAAACTCTTGTTGTAGTTTGATGTTATCAAAAAACTCTTTCTTTGTGTGAGGATCATCTTTAAACGAACCTTTAAGTACTGTAGTCTGTGTTAGACTAGAGTGTGCCATGATGCCACGATTCTCACAGCAACCATGTGTGGCCTGTATATAGACTGCTACATTGTCGCTATCAGTTGCCTTGCTAATCTCACGGGCAATGTCGTTACATAGTTCTTCTTGCAGAGTACCACGTCTAGCACACCACTGTGCTATTCTTGTGTACTTTGACAAGCCGATAAGTTTTTGTGCGGCGATGATACCGATATACGCGACGCCAGCCACAGGCTGGTGATGGTGACTGCACATGCTACGAAGCTCACTGCGAACAACCAACATACCCTCATATCTATCCTCACTATCGTTGGGAAAAGCAGTACAATCTGGAGCAGCTTGATATCTACCTTCCATGATTTCATTGAAGTACATTTTAGCCAGTCGACGGGCTGTACCTTTACTGTTAGGATCGTTCTCGCGATCAATGAGCAACTTGTCTAGCACTTGTTCAAATGCGGGCGTTGCTTCGTCAATTAGTCGTTCTATATCGCCTTCATACAGATAGTCGCTGATGTTATCGCCTGCCCAAAAGCGTTTTCCTTCACGCTTCATTTTAAAGCGAAGTACATCTGATAGGTATGCTTCTTCATATCCGCCATCGCCTGCCATTGCGTCCAAGCCTGTTTCTTTACTTGTCAATTTTATTTCTCCGAGTTAATGTCGTGGATGACATTTGTTATATTATTTTAACATCTCTAATAGTTTATTGCAACTAAAAAAGTTTTCTTTTAGTATATCTACCTGTTTATTTAGGCTAGATATACGAGTTCTGTAATTTTCCATATGTTCTATAATTGTTTTACAGATGTCTGGACGATATACAGTATATGCTTCAAAACTTTCAGTCCATTTGCTAGGATACTTAAATGTATCAAGAGCCATTTCGCTATAGCTTAGGCGATCCGGCACCATTGGAATAGCATCCACAATAGCACCTTCGTACCAACTGATACCCAGTGTTTCTTGTAGATTGGCACTGAATACCATTTTTGCTTCACCTAACAAATTGTGATATTCATTTTTGGTCAACTGTTGATCTTGACAAACAACAAATTCATATTGCGGCAACTGATGTTTTAGATCACGGAATATTTCAACCTGTTTCTCTGGAGCAACACGATGCGGGAATAGAATAAGATCACGCTTCTTCATGTTCTTATACATTAGCAAAGTGTCCTGCATATACTCCATAGGCCAACCTGTGCGTACAAACTTAGGATACTCGCCTGCAAGTATTTCTTTAAGTTCTTCCTCGTACCAAGGATTTTCTACAGTATGCCCATTGTTCAGTAATTCTCTATTAAACAATTCAATATGAAAGTCAGTGGCAAAGTAGTTGTGATCAAAGGCAGAAAAGAACGATTTCTCTGCATTACGCACCCAAGGCTTGTTGCCAACAAGACGTCCTAGGAAGTCTTGCGGATCATATGAACCAGCATGCCATAAGCCATGTGTTGTTATTGGAATGCCCAGCAACTCGCTCATATACTTTAAGTTTATGATACCAGGATGCCAAGCGTCAGTAAACAAAAAATGATCGCCAGGCTTAACTGCTCCGGAACAAAATAAACGGCCCATCTGCTCAACTTGACTAGCCTTGTAGATATTAGTGCCGCCAAAGTTGAGAAATGCCCCAGGAGTGGTAGCACTAGGAATGTCCGTAGGACCTGATATAATGTTGACATTGTGTCCTGCCTTTCGTAAGAGTGCAGGTACATGAGTCTTCCATTGACCCGTGTACCTTGTCTCAACTGCTTCTAGATCAACGAGAAAAATTCTGCTCATTGCGACGACCGTTATTGTCCCAACGAGGCTTGTTGCCTAAATATGGGCGTCTTGCTGGACGACGACTTGCCAGGTAAGACTGATAAGTTACAGAATCTCTCTTATAGAGATCTGCAGGATTAAATGGTTGCAGTTCTAATCTACACCAATCTAGATATGTATCCAAGTCATCAAAGATCCGAACAACGTCGGGACGATTTTCAAAATAGGAATAATCTCTGTAATTCTTAGCCATTATAGCTTTCCTTTTAGTACTTAATAAATGAACCATTTTCTCCGTCTTCGGAGACCTCAATCCAAACCTCACGACCTGGATACTTTTTGTTAATGACGTCATACAAATCGCCTGACATCATTTCACAACTCTTGTAGTCTAAACTAAGTGTAGCATCTTTATAAAGATTTAGCAACCATCGTTTAAACTGAATAAACTCAATATCTCGATCATCGTGGGTAACACCAATCCAAACTTTAAAGTGGAAGATATGCCGATGCGGATAGCCTAGGAAACTTACATCATATTCATCTCCTGTAGCAAGTGCTGGGTCTGTCAGCGCCGCTGGATATTTGTGCATACCTTCTTTCTGAAAGGTAACCCAAATCATTTTGTTGGGTCTAATGTCTTGTTTGATAATCATAATGACAACAGTCCTTCGCACAGCGTTTTAATTTCTTCTCTAGTCATGTGAAAATTGTAGGTACTGGATTCAGTGATATTTTTCTCAGTGTCTAAACATTCTTGAATGATATCTACTGCAAACAGTCCTTGTGGACTTATACTTTCCCAACTTTCAACACGAACTCTGTATGCATCAGTTTCTTTTATCGTGATTTTTTTTACATCTAGATTGGGATGTTTCATCGCAGTTGCTCCATGGTTATAATTTTTGCTAATTCTTGACCGAGATCTTTGTCTTCAGTGACCACGTATAGACTGTGACGATTCTCATCTTTCTTTTGGTCGTACTTAGTTGTCTCTACAATAGTACCACCGCTAGCACCATAAACTTGTAAACGGAAACCTTGAGAATGTAGGTCAACGCCGTCGCAATCCTCAGCGTATACTAGCTCGGCGTCGTCAACGTCTTTTAACAGCCAGTTTCGAATTCGTTCTCTAATTGATAATTTCATAGGTTTTTGTTGTATATATTGTCTTGCACGATTTACTTGATTAGAGCCGGTCATTCGCGGAACCCGTCTCTGCTTTGCTGTTGATGCTACTGCATATCCACCACTCATTTTATAATCTCATCTTTGCCATATTGATCCCAACTGGTAAACTTGTCTCTACCAAGTAGGTCATGGAGGTTATGGCACCACACTCCAGGATTTGTTGCCTTAAAATCTTTGTCGTCTATCTTTATTGTAGCATTATATCCCAGCTGTTGTAAATAGGGCAGTTTAACCGAAATCTGCGGAATAAACTGCTGTTTCTCAACAAGCCCGCTTTCAAGAAGTCCTTCAACTTCACTGACATCTAAGTCTAGTGTACACCAGTAGCCCTCTTCCAAGCAGACATAGATCATGTCTTCCCACATGCGCCAATTGTGTGCATCATTAACGCCATCGGTTTTAAAACTTTGATTAGCACCAAAATAGATGTGTGTGCAATCATTGTTCTTGGCCATGGTGGTAATAATTTGATCGTCATGCACTCCTACAACAAACAGTGTTTTCATGCCATGTGCAGGAGTCTTTTCGATCTCAATGCCTGTAAAAAACTCTATAGCAGTTTCTATACCAGTGGAATAATTTCTTTTCATTTTATGATTTTAAAAAATTTAAGTAGATTAAGAAAACGTGCCTTGTAGGGATTGTTTATGATTTGTTCTGCAAGACTAGGCAGATGCGGGCATCGTCCTTGGTTCCAAGAACAAGTTTCTGAAATAGCTTGACCACAGGTTGTACATTTCATTGTTCACTGCCTTCTTTGAGAAGTTTTTTAAATTCGTATTCATCAGCTGCCTTTTTACGTGCTAGTTCACGTGCTTCTTCGCAAGGATCACAGTAAGTATGGATCCAACCGCCGCCGCGACTTTTTCCGATATTGCCACATTCCTCACAGGTACATCCACTCATGCTTTCTGCCATACGTACCATACCGTCAATAATGTCATCACCACCTGTGTAGTAAAAACGTAGTGTACCAAACTTTTCCTTAACCTGATCCAGAGTTACCTGCGCAACTTGTTTGTATTGCTTGTAACCTTTGTCAAAATTTTGATTATTCCAATCAATATGATGTTGGATATTGCTCATAAGCTGATCTAGGATATTAAACCAACCATCGCCACATTCGAACCCCCAACACATACAAGTTTCCTGCATGTTCTTGTTGCGGTTCACCATCATCTTAGGATACTTCTCACACAACAACTTATCTAGTTCTTGTTTCATTACCACGTCTCCACGCCAGATACTTCGACACGAACACTAGCAGGATAGTCTGCTATTTCTGTATCATAAATCATTGTTAATACCCTACCAATGCCTGAACTATTTGTTTGCTCAAGAGTAAAATACTCTGTGCCAACAGCTTCGCAGATTGTTTTAATTTTGTTCAATTCAAATATGTTCAGTTGGACCATGTTATGCCTGTGTGTGAAGTTGTTGCTTATGCTTTAGTATAGCAATTTTATCCTTTAAGAGCAACCTTTCTTTTTTCAATTGCTCTAATTTTAGGTCTTCAAACAGGCCTGTTCTTTCCAAAGTGTCAACTTGTTTGTCCAAAGCATGATGTGCTTCTTCCAAATGTTTAATTCTCTGTTCGTACATAAATTATGCTCCTTGAACGATTTCTTCCAATGCACGTAGCTCATCATCATCTTGTTGATCAAATTCTTCTTCTTTAACTTTCTTGGCATCACCCCAATCAAACAGATCTTTATTGCCATAGGCAACTGGCCCGCCTTGTAGTCGAGCACCTTCGAGACTGGTCAAGAATTGATTGGCATTGTCGATCAATGTAAATGCTTCGGCTTTAGTTTTAGTATTGAACAATTCTTCAATGAATGTGGCAAAGTAAAGGATCTTGCGTGGAACCCATTCGCTGAATTCAATTTCTTTCTTGCCTTCAACGCCCCACATACGCCAGTCAGGCTTATGTTTAGCACATTCAATATCCATGAATTGTTGAGCACGTTGTACGGCCTTAATATGACATTCAACATTATGCCCCATCATTAGTGCATAGCTGAAGCTATCCCAAGAAGTTTTACCTTCTTTGTTGATCTTGTTAAGCATTCCAGGCTTGTACCAACAGATATCGCCTATTGATAATCTACTTCCGAATTCACTTTCAAATGGGAAGGGGATGTTAAAATTCTGGCTAAGGGTTTTTGTGTCTGGGGCTTTGTCCATGATAACACTCCACCGTTTGTTGGTGTGCTGGGCGTTGGTGTAGACAAGTCCGTGTGCTGTTGCAATGAACGGTGAGGCGCAATCAAAAGAGATGGTAAAGTTTTCATTTATGTGCTTTTTAATTTCACGTTGAATTAATGTAAGATAACACGACCAGTCAAGCTGTGCTGTACCTAAAAAGTGCATCCAGTCCTTGCCTTCTAAGAGACCTTCGTCTCTCAATGTTATCAACCTCTTTAGTGTAATGGGCATCTTGCACATATTAGCGCCACCCATTGCCCAACCTTCTGCTTCCTTACCGGCATATTTGCCTTTGGGATCACTAAATTCTTTCACGCCGTTATACCACTTTTCAGCAGTATCCCAGTCTCCGCCTTGCAGTACGTTGAGCCATTTGGTCTGGCCTAGACGATTTTGCAAGAAGTAATCGTTATTGAATCGTGTCTTTTCTAGACAATCTTCAAATGTTTTCAATCCAGTCTTGGGACTGTGAATGTGATCACATGCCCATGTTGGAACGTCTAGCATCATGGACCAATCAGCAGTTAGTTCAAGCCACTCTAAAATATTTTGTCGTGTCTTGTTTGCAGCGGGGCCTTCGAAGTTGAGCCAATCAAACTTTAACACACCCTTACCAATTTGGTATCCACCGGAGTCGCCCAAGATCATTGTGTTAGCACGATCTCTCTGTTGAATCATCGACTCCTGTGTCATGCTCTTATTCAAATCTAATTGTGCATGACCTGCTGAATATAAAGCATACTTGTAGGTAAAGTAGCCTTGTTCGGGATTTAAAAAGTTCATACCTTCAATGCCACGATCGAATCCTGCAGGAATACGATCGTTGGGTACAAATTCTTCTAATCGCTGTTTAGCAACGTAGGTACTATAAAAAGAACTAATAGCAGGTAAGTATACCGCATAGTCTTTTTGTAGTGGAGTTAAATTGACTGGTTCTTTCATATTAGGCCGCTTGTGCTGGAATGATATATTTGTATGATGCTAGGCCGCTGTCAAGAGTAATTTGAATAGCACCTTCATTGCTCAACGACATCTTGGTGTTGTTGACATCTGCAATCTTAAGAATACTTAAGATTGGCATAACAGGCCAAGTCCAACCACGATCAAGTTTGCCTACAACGTTTTGTGCAAATATAAACTCACCTGCGTGTGTTGATGCATCACCAAAGATAAACTTTAGGTTGCCACCGTCTGTCTTTGCCAAGAATGTTGGATGTTCGTTATGAGCACCTGCTTGGAAGTTAAAACGTTGAACTGCGGATACAGTTGGCTCTAGTTCTACATCCCACTTAACTCCACGGAACTTGACAGTCTTCATCTTTTCGTTGATAATTTCAGCATTCATAAAACGATAGTCGTTTTTAAAATCGCCGTCTTTGTTTTCAAAGTGTAAGCCTGTTGGAATTGTTTCACCATTGCGATCTGCTGTGGTAATAGAAATTTTAGCATTTTCTTTGTATTCAGCACCATCTAACAAATATTTTAATTTGTTTAATTGTGGCATGCCAAACACACCAATCATGTCTGGGTACGGATTAGCAGTTTCTGCCTCCATAATCACTGAACGGTCATCGGCCATTGAGTTGATAGTTGTGCCTTTGTCTGTGCCTGTGACTTTAACTGTGGTTAAGAAGCCTAGGTTTTGTGTGTGTGACACGATGTCTTGTAAAATATCTTTCATTGAAAGTTCTCCTGTATATTAAGATTATATTTAGATCTAGAGTAAAAAGCAACCGCAATTTACTCAAAGTCAAACAATTTTGCGAATGTATTATCACTGCGAGTTGAACTGATGTCCCATTCCAAAACACCAATCAAGTTTTCTAACTTTTCATCGATAACTGCATTTTCCATTTCAGCATCGTTGAAAGGCAAGTCCTTAAACCATTGAGGTAGTCTAAGTTCATCTACGGGGTAGGCTACTGATGTATACCCCATTGGATTATCTTTGACCTTACAAACGATCACTTTAGCACCGTCGGTAATTGCCACAGAGTATTTGTCATCCATCATACGTTTTAGTGTATTCCAGTTAAGACTTGCACGAACGTGTCCGGGCATGTTAGTCTTACCTGCTTTCTTTTCTTTAGCAGCGTACTCTGTAATGTTGTTGGCACGTTTAGGTGATCCTTTCTCCCAACCTGGTCTAGTCTTGAACTCAGTTCGAAAGTTAGTGATATATTCCAGCACATCTTCTTTGGTGCCGTTATTTAAAACCTTGGTCAAGACTTCACTTAAGAAGTCTTGGATAATCACAGGAGTATCACTGCGCTTCAGATCTAAACCCATGGCCTTGATCTTGCCCGGCTTACCGTCTACGTCTGCACGTTTGCCTTCTTTGTCATAGTAAAGCACAGCATATCGTTTCTTAGTAATGAATAAGCCACGACTGGCAACAATTTCACGACCAGCTTTAATAACTTCACCACGAGTCTTAGGACAGTGAAACGCATCCTGCATGAACTTAGGAAATGTTGAGTTTACTTCTTCACCGATGGTGTCATAGAGTTCAACAACACTTTCTTTTGTCCACGGCAGAGCTCCTCGATCTATTTCTTTCTTAAGGGTGGTGTAAGCCGAAAAATAACAAGAGTCTGTATCACCATAGATAATTGCTTTACCTGTGTGATTGTTTTCGCCGGTAATGATCTCATTGACTTTGCCAGCCATATGCTTGGCAATGGCACGACCTGTTAGCGTGGTACTTTGTCCAATACGGTTATCAAAGAAGCGGCAACCTGGATTCAAAATAGCACCATACAAACTGTTTAAGTTAATCTTCTTGACCAACTGACGCTTGTCCCAGTATTCTTCTTCAATCTTGTTGCCAGCTGCAATGCAGTCTTTGAGTTTGGCCTGCATGTCTTTACGTTCTGCATACCAACGCTTGAGCAAGCCCGGAATAATACCTTCTTTTTCATAAGTGAAAATAGTTCCGTTGGCACTAACCATCCACGGCTGATTACTTTCAAAGATTAGATCATAGGCCTGAGCAGCACTTAGTGTATCAGAGCCACCGTCTTCCCAGTCAATAACGATTTCACGACCAACATTTTTTTCTAGTACGGCTGCATATTCTAATGAACCAAAGATGCCTTCCCATGCTGATGCAAAACTTTTGCCTTTGGCAATCTCACCGTCAATGAATGCCTTGGTGCCATCTTGACGCAACTGCCCAATAATAGTTTCTGGACCCATGTTGAGCGCACGAATTGCTGACGGATACAGCGAGTTAATATCTAGTGAACCGATCCACTCATGAATACCTTTCTTAGGATAGGCAACATACGCACCAGCAGCCTGATTACTAAAGCCTTCTTCACGAGATATTCTATTAGGAACAATCATTCCACGCTTGTGAGCTTCGTTAATAATGGCCTGCTCAGTAACAGCTACCGCACCCATTGTGGTCTGCAACAGCACAGTACATTCATGTGCCAGTGTGTTAGCAAGATCCAAGAACTTTAGCTTCTTGTCTAGTTTTTCTAACAGCATACAGTCTTGTCTGTTGTATTCGATAAATCTACGGAAATCGTTGTTGTACAATTGATCCAGTGTGCCTTCGTACACAGTCTTGTTTTCACCGATCTCCATCTCTCCAATAGCATCCAGTCGATAGGTATGGCGTTCTTCGTATGTGTACTTGCGATATAGTTCAAGACTGTCTAGGTGTACACGGCCAATTAGATCGTATGTGACAGCGGCCTTGCCGTATTTTTCATACTCTCGTTTCTTGGGGAATTGATCCCACAAGCAGAATCTGCGTGTGTCCTCTTTGCTCAAAACTTTGGTCACACGATTAACTGTGTAAGGAATATCAAAGCCCTCACTGTTCCAACCACTCAGTACATCTGCATCTTGTATTAGATCTAAGAATGTGTCTAACATATCTGCTTCGTTGTCAAACAGCATAGTGTTAGGAAATTCTGCTACCTGTTTAGTAGCTTCTTCCATTGACAATGTCTTAGGGGGAATTGCTAAACAGACCATAGTCTGCATCCATTGTAGGTAGACAGCAATAGCAGTGATTGGCATAAACGCATCTTCAGGTGATGCATAGCCACGTTCTGGATCAAAGTCCACCTCAATGTCAAAGAACGCTACATTTAATTTTGGTGCGTCTTGATTAAGATAGTTGTCTTCTAGACAACGATAGATTGGGTTGATATCACTTTCAAACAGTTTTTTGTTTGAATGAATTGCAAGTTCTTTGCGATGTTCTTTGACATTTTTGGAACTTACTCTGGACAATGACTGTCCAAAAATACTTGTAAATTTACCCTTGGCATCCGGGTAATAAAAAACATGTCGTGCAGGATATTCTTTGTAATGTCGTTCGCCTTTATCATTGCGTTCAACAACATTGATGATATCCTGCTCTCTATTATAGAAAGCGTCTACGTAACTCAAATTTTTCTCCTATGCAATTTAGGGCTTGCAAATACCAATGTGCGGTTTATGGCCACGCCTACCTTCTTACTTTATTTAATTAATTAGCATTCTTGCTAGTCCAACACTATCAATTGTGGTCAACAGTATATAGTTAGCCAGCATGCCAAAAGATTTCCTAGTCCAACTAGCCCAAGCATACATAGCACAACCAAGGATCCACACAGGGTAAAGAGTAAGTAACGGAGGTGTGGGTACGGTAAGTGCCATAGTAATTGAACAGCCAATACTGATAGCCCAAGCAAGCAACTCAACAACAAAGCGAACTCGATGGGATTTAAAGTCATCTTTTATCCATTGTAGAGTTGGCGCAAAGATTTTGTCAATCATTCTGGTAGACGTTTAGTGACACCAAGAATCATTTCAATGTCATTCCATTCTTGTTCGTGATCTTTCCAGTTGTCTTTATGTGCAATAGAAATTGCTTTGTTAATAACTGATGGCTTGATCTGTAGTTCTTCTGCAACAGCTTTAACAGTTTCTTTAAGTCCCTCTTTAAGATCTTCTACTTCACGTAGTACATTTCCGCCTTCGTTAATAAGACGTTCTAGTTTTGCTTTTTCTTCGGGACCGTACATTCTAGTTGACATAATTTTCTCCTATATAGCTATTATATAGTCAACAAAAAAGCCGGTCAACTAAATTGCCGGCTTTTGAGTGCGATTGGTTAAATTACTTTTGGTCTTCGCTTAGTACATCGTACATTTCAAATACACCACCCATGCGCTCGTATACCATACCTGCATACACATCAGCTTTTAGGCCTTCACCAATTTTTTGTTTTGCAACACGTTGAGCCCATGCAAACAGTTCTTGATCAACTGCATCAATTTGTTGTTGACCGCCACTCTCTTGCACAAGTTTGATCATGTCTTTGAATGATAGGATATTTTCAATTGACTCTTTAACAGTCTTCTTTTTTCCAAAGAATTTTTCTTGCTTTGCACTCATTCCTGTCTTGCCGCCTTCTTTCTTGCCGCCAATAGCCTTGCTGACTGCGGCACGACGATTCTTTAAATAGTCATCGGTCTTATTTTTCTCACCATCGTTGTTGACGTCGTCATCTTCCTTGCCAACCGGATCCATTGCTTCGTCCATGATCTTGGCTATTTTCTTTTTCTTATCTTCTTTCTCTTGCTCTTTCTTTCTCTTGGCCTCTGCTTTTTCAGCTTCGCTTTGTTCTTTAGCTGCTTCCACCATCTTCATGAATTTGCTTTTGAATTGTGGTTCGATGCTTTCTACTTTCTTGCCATCTTTAACACGAGTTACTGTGCCTGGATTTTTCTTTTCGTAATCTTTAGAATCTTTAGCGGCAGCTTTGTCAGCAGCTTTGTCATCTGCTTTGTCTGCTGCACTTTGTGATTTGGCCCCTGACTTTGGTTCAGTGTGTGGCTCATCACTGAAACGATTGGGATTTTCTTTGTGTTTGGTAACACCTTTTGTAGAACGATCAATAGTGCCACCAGTTGAAGATTTTTCTTCTTTAACATCTTCTTCGGCTTTTTTCTTAGCTTCAGCAACATATGTAGAACGTCCACTTAGAACACGTAATTGTGCATCTTCGTTTAGTTGAACAGCTTTTTCTAAAACTGGTGCAGCCGGTGTCTGTGGAGGAGCTTCCATGCTGTCTAATTTGTTAAGTAATGATTTGAAATCCATTTTTTATCTTCCTTGATATTTTTTCGCTAGCCACTGCTCGCACAGATTGCTTTTAATTTCGTACTGCACTGTTTCTTCAAATTCTCGAGGACCCTGATTAACGGCTCCTTGTGCTTGAGATTCGTAATCCATCTTTTCATGAACAGAATTCAAATGATCATTGGCCACAGAGATATAACTGCTGATCCAACCATCTAAATTGTCGCCTTCTTTGATCATACGATAAACAGCCATGGCATTTTTAGCTATTTGAGCTAGCTCTGCTTTTGCCATACTTGCTTCGTGATCGTGTTTTTTAAAGTCCATACTATATTTATCTTCTTAATATACTTTCGCGAGGCTTCTTAGACTTGGGTTTTTTAACAGTTTTTTGCTGATAACTACCCCCAAAGAGTGTGCCTACATCTGTTCCAGAACCACCCTTGATAAATGTAGCAACATCGCCAGCACCCATGCTAGATGCTGTTTCAAACAACTCTTTAATTTTCATAATGTATTTATTAGCAGTTCCAGCGTCTACGGGCTTTACAAATTGCTTTATCGGGAGTTTTAGCACAGCTAATGCTATGCATTTTCATTTGTCCACGGCTGCGTGAGCAATAGCTTGATCTGCGTTTACTGGCTTTAGAACCTTTCTTTAACTTACTTGGCTTGGTAGTCACAGCAGTCTTTAGTTTGCTACCTGGATTCTCGCGACGATAGGCATTAACAGCCTTCTTGCTCATACCATCAGTCTTGTCTCGCTTGTTGGCCTTTTGCCAATCTTCGTTAACAGGCTCATGTGTGAACGCAAATACATACAGCTCGTCATCTGTGAGTGTTTCTAAGTCTTCCCAAACAACTTCAGGATCAACGCCATTTGCTTCTGCTATGTAATTGATTGTTTCTTCAATAGTGTCAAATTCTTCTTCGACATCTTCTTTTTTAATCTCTTCGCAGTCGTTGACACGTTTGCCTTTGTTCTTACCAGTACCGGGCTGTGTACCAACTTTACGATGGCCTGGCCAGCAGTTTTTTGGTCCTGCCACACCTTCTGTTAAAATTTCGTATAATTTCATTTTTTCTTAGCCCTACCAGCTTTCATATTAGCTAACCAATGTGCAAGTTGTCCTTTGCGACCGCCCTGTTTAGCAGTTTTACGAAGCGAACTTACTGATGCTTTGGTATTTATCCCATGGCGCTTGCTATCGCCTTTGTCCTGTGGACGCTTTCCGTCAGCAAAGTTTTCGTGTTCTACGCTTTCACCACCACCTTCACCACCACCTTCACCGCTTGAATCTCCGCTATATCCTGCATAATAACCATAGCCACCGTAGGGATCAGGACCCCAAGCAGCACTTCTTGATCTACGTTTAGATTTTTTTCTTTCAATGATAAATTCTTTGGCTTTCATACTGGTGAATAGGGATTACGAAATCTATCGTGGCCGTCATCTTCTGGATACACTGGATATTGATCTGGGTTCATACTGAAAAACTTGATCCACAACCACAAGTTGATTGTGCATTGGGATTAGTAATAACAAATTGACTACCCATAACTTCTTCTTTGTAATCAATAACAGCACCTTGTAGATATTGCATGCTCATTGCATCCACTAGCACATTGTATTGTTCGTTGATAGGAAATTCAAAATCATCTTCATTCTTTTCTTCATCGAATGTAAAGCCATAGCTAAAGCCACTGCATCCGCCACCTTGTACAAAGGTACGTAATGCCAGTTTTGGATTATCTTCTTCTAGCAGCAAATCCATAATCTTTGATTTTGCTGATTCTGTTATCTCAACCATTTGGTATCCCCTATTTTCTTTTCGCCGGTTAGGTAAGGCAAACTAAACCATAATTGGAACCATTCTGGTGTTCCTGGTCTAATATCGTGCTTGCGTTCAAGTTCTTGATTGGTCATTCCTGTAACACTGATATTGCTACCGCCGTAAGGCTTTAAACCTTTGAACTCAGTAATGCCTGCTAGGCGTTTGATGTCAGCAAGTTCATCCATTATGCAGTTGGACCTTCGCCTGTAATAGAAATCTCCCACTTCTTGCCAGTCTCTTCTGATTTCTTACGAGCCCAACCTTTTAGCTGTTCATAGTGAGCTTGTTCACGATCGTCGTCTGCATACTGTCCACGACCTTTGAATACTTTCCATTTCTTGCCGTTAATATATACAGCGAAGTTGTTTGGAGGTTCGGTGTTGCCTTCGTCCCAATCTTCTGGATCTCGCACTCGTTCTGTAGTTTTTCTCATACTTGGTGACACAGCAATAACAGAATTAGGGTCAACACCTGGTTCCGGAGTTAAAAACTTCCAACCTGGATCGACTACTATTTCAATATCGCCGCCACTATTGGGGAACGGTTTGTTGTTTGCACTTTTAATTTTAACAGCGTCTTCGTCAAAATCAACAGCAGTAACTATAGAAGGAAACTTTTCTCCCCTGCCTGTAGTATAGATTACTCGTTGTCCGACACGGAAGTCATTACCAGGCGTACCTTCCGCCATGCCTTTTCCTAATACTGGTCCTACTTTAATTCCTTTGCTTGCTAGAAAATCTTTAATCTTGCCAGCTCTTTCACTTGCGGCTTCGTATTCTTGTTGAGTCTTGGCATTATTCACTTTGTCAACTGCTTGTTGATACTGCTGTTGCCATTCAGATGAATCTGGTGTTTTAACAGATGATCCATCCGGATAGTCACCTTCCGCCACACCTTCCTCGTACTGTTTAGCCTTATGTTTAATATCGCCCCGCGCCCCGGCCCGTTTCTTATCTTTGTGTGGGCCAGCACCTGCGGTCTTTTGATTTTTTGCCACAAAGTTTCTAGGCTTAGTTGCTGGTATAAATTCTTTTGCTTTCATTTAATTTTCCTTAACACCTTAAGATGCCGATCCGCCTACTAGGTCTCCAACTTTTGCTGGCTTGTTTGCCTTAGGGCCTTTATTACGCCATTGACCTGCAGGACCTTCCTTATGTCCTACCTTGGCACCAGCAAAGGGAATCTTTGAACTCTCGGTTTTTTTATTGAGTAGTGTATAGGTTTTTAAAAACTCTTTTTCTCGATTACTTAAAGGTCTAGAGGTTTTTACTTTTGCTACAATATATTTGTAGTAGGCATCGTCATCAGCAAGTTCTGTAATTTCAACAGATTCTTTTTCTGTCATATTTTTTAATAATTCTTTTGCTTTTTCAACACTGACCATAGGTCTCGGATGTTTACCATCTACTACAGCCTGTAGATATTCTTTACTGAAACCTTTTGGTGCTTCTGCTTTTGCAGGTGCGGTATCAGTTGCCTGTTGCGTAGCGATTGGTTTGCCTGTTAATCGATTGATATTGGGATCATCGCCAGGAGTAACTCGAGCATTGGCCCCAGAAGCACCGAAAGCCATTGCCCCAGCAAGTCCAGCAGCAGCAGCACCTTTTTTAATTCCTTGCCAACTAACTTCATCTAAACTTTCTGCATATTCTAGCCAAGGCTCGAGTCCTTGTCTAACCGCAGCAAACACTTCTTCAGCATCGCCACTCAGTCCTGCTGGCAATCCTGTCTTAAATGATTCAAAGTCATTGGCAATAGCAGCGGCTCTCATCTTGCTTGCACTCATACCTTCAGCACCTTCAGCATCAGGATCTCTAGCACCACTAGACACAACTTTAATTGATTTTAAATTGTAATCAACACCGTTTTGATTGTTAAACAGTTCAGTAAAACTAGCTACACGATCCGAACCGCCTACAAAGATAACGTTGTCAAATCCCTGTTTTTCTAAAAATTGCAGTAGACCGATAGCAGTACTCACTGAAGTATCACCAATATCAATATCGGGAAATGCCTTTTCTATAAATCCCAGTTTAACATCAAACGGCAATGGGTTTTCATATCTTGTTTTGTTCTTGCCAGTTGGTTTGTGAGTTTGCGACACAAATAGAAAATGAGCATCGGCTTTCTGTTTCAAGATAGCAGCAACCACCTTCTGATGGCCAATTGTAGGAGGGTTCATCCTGCCAAATGCAACAGCAGCAGTTTTGCCTGATTGTTCAAAAAGTTCTAGGAGTTTCATTTATCGTAGTCGCCTTTTTCCATAAACTTTTCTTGTTGAGTTGCTATTTGCTTTGCTAACTCTTCTAGTTTTTCTTTAGGGAACTTTTCTTCACGATCTTCAACTTCGTACTTTTCGCAATAGCTTTCTAAGCAGCCTTCTAGTGTACGAATATAAATTTTATATGCGTTAGGATTGCCACGGTGTTCTTTATGTCGTTTAACCGCAGGGAAGAAATGCTTGTTCAGCATTTGATCGTTATTGTCCATATAGAATTTAAGATCGCCGATCCAATCTATGTCAGGCTGCTCGTCTTTAGGTGCGCCAACTGGGCTAAACATTTCTTTCAATAGCATATAATATGATTCCGTAAGGTCATACTATATTTATCGAATGTTAGGAGTTAATAATTATATCGGATTTCTATAATAGTACCGTTCTGTAGATTGTATGCAGCACGTAGCCATACAAAATTCCCGGTAAAATTAATAGAATTTGTAATGGTCCATGCAGAACTATCAGAACCAAGTCCTATATCTGTGCCATCTATGTCAAACCAATCAGAATCTGCCGGATACAACGCCAATGTGGCCTGGAGTTTGATTGCTCCGACAAATGAATTCACTGAATATGTGGCTGTATGCATGCTATCGCTACGTTTATGATAGCCTGCACCTGGCTGTTTAGAGCCATACACATAGGTAGAATCAGCTGCTTCGGCAGTGATATTTGATAATAATACTTGATTTTCAGTGGACATCAGTTATTTATCGACTACCACGTATTCGTATACCTTGCCTATAGCCTCTCCACTACGCATTTGCAGCATTAGCAAGGTTGGAGTGTCTTCTACCAATAGGTATCTACGATCCCAATTCCAATCAGTTTTAATAAACCACTCTTTGACTCTCTTACTTAGGCGCACTTTATCACCTTGCAGCTCGATCCACTCTATGTATTTCTGTTTGGCATCTAGATCACTTTTCATTTTATGTGGTCTAAGAAATGCTCTGTATCTATACCTGTTGTGCGGTAATTTTTTAGTTATAATTGTATATTGATTATTAAGTAATTCTAGATCATCAGCTGCAGGTTCAAATTTTTGCGTAAGAATCAAACTAAATTTCTTACAGAAATCATTGTATATCGATTGGTCGTTGGTATAGAAATCCAATTGATTGGTTTCGATACGTTTTGTCCATAGTTGAATTTCAAGTGGTTTTAAAAATTTGCATAACTTGGTCAAATATATAGCATTGGTATGTGCTTTGACATTGAGACTATGCCTATAATTTGTAGTTTGGGGTAAAGGTTTTATCAAAAAATCAATAATATCATCTAAAGATTTTGAACGTAGAATTGCAACACCTGGAATATTGATAGATGCCTTGTATAACCATTTACCGTAGAATTTTCTACTAGTTGTCTTGCTTTTCAACATCTTTAATGACCTCTACCACTGGCTGTGTTCTTTTAAGAGCTTTTCTTTCTTCTTTAGACAGTGGCTTAGGCAGTTCCGTAATTTCAAATACTAAATCTGAATCTTGTAACTGCACATTTACCCTACCACCGTTCTGAAGGTCACCGAATAATACCTTACGACTCAACGGCGATTTCAACTTGTTGTCGATTAAACGAGCCAGCGGTCTTGCACCCATTTTAGAATCAAAGCCTTGATCTGCCAGCCACTTTACAGCTTCATTGTTCAAAACTATCTCAATGTTTTTGTCTTTTAACTGATCATTGAGCTCTGCCACAAACTTTTTAACAATCTGTATAACCACAGTCTGAGATAATTTAGAGAACTTTATTACAGCATCTAGTCTATTACGAAACTCCGGCGCAAAGAATTTTTTCACTGCTTTGTCATCTTCACCATCTTTTTCTAGTTCTCCAAAACCAATAGTGTTGTTTTCGTTGTCTCTGGCACCAAGATTTGATGTCATAATTAGAATACAATTTCTGCCATCGGCCACTTTGCCATTAGATCCTGTGACAAAGCCATTGTCCATGAATGCCAACAAGATGTTTGTGACATCAGGATGAGCTTTTTCAATTTCATCCAATAACAGTATGCAGTTGGGTGTTTCCTGTAGTTTTGTAATCAATTGTCCGGCATTGTCTTCGTAGCCTACATAGCCCGGAGGTGCACCTATCAATCGAGCCACAGAATGTTTTTCTTGATACTCACCCATGTCAAATCTTACCAATGTCATTGACATCTTATCAGCCAATTGCTTGGCAGTTTCTGTTTTACCGCAGCCCGTGGGTCCCAAGAATAAAAAACTTCCTATAGGTTTGTTTGGTGATTTCATTCCGGCCTGCGCTACAAATATTTTGTCTAACAGGGTATCAACAGCACCATCCTGTCCATAGACTGCGGCTTTCATGCCGCCTTCTAGATCTGCAAGATTTTTACTTTCTTTTTGTGCCACACTTTCTAAAGGCATGTTGATCATTTTACTAAGTTCGTATACCACCTGCTCAACATCTACAAGTTGTTCAACACCATCCATGGTTTCGTCATCTTTGAGTTTGTATCTTGCAGCCGCACAGTCTATGATGTCTATGGCCTTGTCGGGCAACTTTTTGTCTGCCATATACTTAATAGAAAGTTTAACAGCCTGTTCTACTGCGGCATCTGTAATCTTAACGTTGTGATGTTTCTCATAGTATTTGCGAATGCCCTTGAGAATCTTTACTGACATTTCCGGACTTGGCTCGTCAACTGTAACACGTTGGAATCTGCGCATCAATGCACGATCTTTTTCAAAGTGCTTGCGATATTCTTCCCATGTTGTTGATGCTATCAGTTTGAGAACACCTTTGGTAAGTATAGGTTTCAACATATTGGCCATGTCGTTGGAACTTTGATTAGCAGCACCAGCACCCTGCATCATGTGCGCCTCATCAATAAAAAGAATGATCTTGCCTTTCTTTTCTAGTGCAGATAACACGGCCTTGATTCTTTCTTCGAAATCCCCACGATATTTTGATCCAGCTAGTAACGCACTGATATCAAGAGTGTATACTTGATGATCCTGGATGAACTTGGGAACTTTCTTTTCAAAGATCTTGCGAGCCAATCCTTCAGCTATGGCAGTCTTGCCAACCCCTGGATCACCTACCATTAACACATTAGATTTGCTACGGCGAGCCAGTATCAATTGTATTTTTTCTAGTTCTTCATCTCGACCAATAACAGGATCGATCTTGCGTTGTTTGGCATGTAGACTGAGATTGGTACAGAATTGATTGAGAATTCTTTCTACCTGATTATTATTAACTATCTGCATGGGTTGTTCTTCTTCTTCTACAACAATATTTTCTTGAAAGTATTTGACAAATTTGTCTTTGGTTAACCCACCTTTGGTCAGGAAGTAAAAACTGAAACTATTTTTTTCACTGAGCACACTGATTATGATGTCAGCCACTTCCATGCGTTGGCGTCCACTAAACAATACTTGGGTAAAACAACGATTTAACACACGTTCAACTGAACTAGTCTTTTTGGGCTTATACTCTGTTTCTACAACAACAATTTCTTTGAGATTATTTTTGATATAATGATCTAGATTGCTTTTGATAAAGTTAGCATCGGCGCCATAGTTTTCTACTATCTTAAATGACTCCTCGTCACATATGATACTGTAGACTAAATGTTCTATGGTGATATATTCATGTTGCAATTGTTTGGCAACTTGCACAGCATTATCGAATATACGCTGTAAGTTCTGACTTGGCTCGATCATTTATTTCCTTTTCCTAAGTTTCTTCATAGCTAATTGTAGTCTCATAGGAGAGACTTTGTCAACAAAACATACACCGTTCAAGTGATCTAATTCATGTTGAAAGCATCTTGCAATAAGTCCAGACATTTCCACGGTATGCGTGTTGCTGTCGCTGTCTTGATATTCTGCTACAATACTGCAAGGTCGGGTAACCTTCAACCATAAATTAGGATAACTTAAACATCCTTCTTCTGCAAGTTCTTGTGTGTTACTTGTACTTATAATCTTGGGATTAAACACAGCAAAAGGAATGGGAAATCCTTCGATGTTATAACTGCCCATGGTAAACACACGTTGTGCAATACCGATTTGATTGGCAGCTAGTCCTATTCCTTTTTGAGCAGTCATGAATTCAATCATGGCATCGGCTAAATGCTTGGCATGCATTTTAGAATCTTGGGTGGTAAAATCCCAAGGCTCACTCACCTGCATCAAGCTCTCATGAGCATCTAGTTTAAAATCCATTTTTACAATTTTCGACAGCAGCAATTTGTGCAGCAGTTAAATTTCTAGGTATAACCACTTTGATGTTTATCAATAGATTTCCTCTTTGTCTATTTCGCATATTTGGCAAGCCCTCATTGCGACAGCTCAACACAGTTTCTGGCTGTGTGCCTGGCGGCACCGTGATAGTTAATTTTTTTCCGTCTAAGGTTTGTAGGTCTAGGGTACAACCTAGAATGGCTTCCCACACTGAAATATTTTTCTCGATGATTAGTGCATCGCCTTCTCGCCTGAATATGGGATGTGGTGCCACACGTATGTTAACGATTAGATCGCCCGGCGGTATGCCTTGAATGCTGGCATCTCCCATGCCTTGATATCTGATCTGCTGACCACCCTCAATCCCAGAAGGAATACTTATATTAATTATTTTTTTTCTACCCCCGGGCACGGCAAGTTCTGCATCTAGATCTTTGCCTTTCAAAACGTCTTCCAACGAAAGATCCACAGTGATGTTGATAGTCTTGTTTCTTTGCGGTTGCCTTCCGCCGAATCCAAACGGACCACCTCCGCCGAATCCAAAATTGCTAAAGACATCTTCAAAATTTCCTGTATTGAAGTGGAACTCAAATGGTCCTTGTTGATGTCTGTGTCCTCCGGCCTGTTGAGCCTTAGGATCAACACCCATGTCCACCATTTGTTTTTTCTGTGGATCGCTGAGTATTTCGTAGGCTTCGGAAACCTGTTTGAATTGTTTTTCATCACCTCCACGATCGGGGTGATGTTTCATAGCCATTTTGCGATATGCTTTTTTGATATCGTCTTCGGAGGCGTTTCTTTGTAAACCGAGAGTTGAATAGTAGTCCATGTTTATATTATATACGAAAAGTAAGGCTGCGTCAAGCAGCCTTATATTTAATACCTAAACTAGATTGCTATTATTTTTTCTTAACATCCTCGGGCTTGGTGCCTTCGTGTTTCTTGTGTATTTTGACAGTTTTGCAATCTTGCTTGGGCTTCTTAGTCTTAGGGTCAATTACGGGCTTGCCGTCCTTGCCTTGCAGATCTACACAAATTTGTTTTGTCTTTGGTTCTTCGGCAGCAGCCAAAGCTGTTGCTTGATATCCTACAAAACTCCAAATTACAATGTTTAATGCGATTAAAAACTTTTTCATAATAATTCCTTTAAATTTGTGGTTGTTCTGGTTGCATAGGTGCTGGCTTACCGCCAAAACCTGCTACTACTGGTGCTGCTGATACTGGTGTTGTACCCCAGCTTGGTGCTGGATTAAACCCGCCACTTGTTGGCGATCCAAATCCTGTACTGCCGCCAAAGCTACTTGGTGCTGGTGAATTAAAACCACCGGAGTTGCCGAAGCCTCCTGCTTGAGGTTGGCCAAATGCTGGAGCCCCGCTCTGAAATCCTGTTCCTGGTGTTTGTATTCCGCCATTGTTTGCTCCACCTAGTTTTTCTTGTGTGCGACCAAATGCCGCAATACCTAATACCGCGCCCATGGCAATATGGAATAAACCAGCGCCTTGAAGTGTCAATGGATTCCATTGGGTTAAAGGGTGGCCTGTTGTAGTTTGTAGCAGACTCCATAGGACGGGAAATATAACCATGTCCATAGTACAAACTAACATGTACATCCACCCCATCATTGGACGCCATTTTGAATTCATCCAATCTTCTTTCTTTGTTTCGCTTGCGCTTTTAACTTGTTCGCTCATTTTCCGCTCCTATTTGTCTATCACAACCAAAGCAACACACCTTGGCTACTTAACAGTATACCAATGCCTGCTACCGCAAAACTTCCCCAGAATAGGGGCATACTAACAGCAAGAATACTTGCTGACAATATAACAATGCTCATTTGATATGCAGTTGATGCATATCCAATCCAAGGTGATTTCTGTTTAGCTAGATCACGTTCTGCTTCAAGTTGTTTAGCTTTAACCGCAATTTCTTTCTTGTCTGCTTCCATACGATCTGCTTCTGCTTCAAACTTGGCTTTAACTTCCGGACTACGAGCTTCTACTGCGGCTGTTTCGTATAGCACAGCACGAATGTTTTTAGCCTGATACCACGACCATTGATTGTTGGCAGCAATGGTATTGTTTAATACCTTGCTTGATAATCCGCCGCCATACCAAGCGTTTACAGCCAGCAACAGTGCAAACACACTGATTACCATACCTGCTCGATCTTTGATCTTTGCTTCGCGCTCTGATCTTGATCCTACTGGCGGCTTAGGTGCGTCCGGATCTTTTGGGGTTTTTGTTATTAATTTTAATACTGAATCAACTACTGACATCGCTCGCTCCTACTTAATGTACTAGTATTTAATTAAAATCCAAAGAAGTTCTTCTTCGGTTCTGTTAAAAACTTTTCTGCAATTGCAGCACCTTTAGATCTTACATGGGGGTCGGGACTGTTTAACATTTCGTTTATCAGTGCTGTTTTAGCCATCTTGTCCATGGTTTGATCTCTTGACAATGATTTTTGAACTTCCGGATTAGTGGCTGCACACCCGGATAATAACACTGCCGCAATAATTAATATAATTTTCATTTTATGCTTTCGTAGATTTTCTTTTGTGCATCATACCACTCCTGCCAACCTTCAACTTTAGTTGAACATTCGTAGTACAAAGAGTAATTCTGTATTACAACTTTTAACATTTCTGTAATAGCTACTTTATCGCCTTCAATCTTTCTTAGGCTTTCGCATTTCTCTTTTAAAACTTGCGGCGCCTCGGGAAACTTAGGTACAACAGGAACAGATGTAGCGCAACTCACTAAAAATAATGTTAAGCTAAGAATTAAAATTTTCATTTCTTTGGCCCTTCTGCTGCACGGTTAAGTTCTGTAGCTTGATTGTGTAGATTGATTATTTCAGTAGGAACTGGGCATCTTTCAATGTATTTGATAATTTCTTCTTTCTTAATAACTTCACGATCAACATATTTGATAATGTCGTTGCCTTTTTCTTTAAGTATTTTAGTCTTTTCAACAACTTTAATTTCAACTTTGCCGCTGGCCTCCTCGGCCTGCTTTTCAGCAAGTGCTACACGTTCTTCAGCAGCTTTAACTTTCTCTCGCCAAGCCATTTCCGTATCATACCCACCACGTAGCCATACACCTAGTACCAGTAATACGATGCCAACTGGTTGTAATATCCTTACATAGTTTCCGTAGAATGGAATCCACTTGCCCAACCATCCTGCAAGCACTCCGGTAATACCAGCTACAATTATAGCCCAATAAAACCAATTTAAAAAAGCATCAGGTAATAGGCCAAACATCCATCCTAACTGAGTCATTAGTGTGCTCCGAAGATATGTAGAGCGTGTTCGTAGTGCTTGATGCGATCTTCTAGACCAATAGTGCCACCGTTGATTCTTTTTGTCAGTGTTAGAATGTCACCGGCATCTGCCCATTGGTTCAATTTGTTTTGTTCCCAGAAGAAGCAGGCGGATTGCACAGCGCCTTCAAATGTCTGTAGGTATTCGCTGGCTTCTTCTACAGGGATATCTAGTGATCCTGCAAAGAATGTATAGTTGTTCTTGCCAGTCAATTGAATAAGACCACGACCACAGTAGCGCCATCCGTCACCGCTGGCTTCGTCACCATTACCCATACGGTTAGCATAGACTCGGTTGGCAATCATTTCGCCCTTGCCTGCATACTGAGCAGCAATGGCATCATCTGGAAAATACTTAGGAAACACTCTGCGTAGACTAGCTGCCTTGTAGTTTAGGTTTTCTTTTAGGAAAACAAAGCCACCGCTTTCGTGAGCGCACTGTGCTAGGAAAGCTGCCACACGCTGGGGCGTTGTGATTTCATACTCGGGAAGTATTTCACTTATGGCTTCAAACCATTGATCCACATAGGGATTCTTTGGAATCATTTCTTTAAGTTGTTGTTTTGTGAAGTTAAATGTAAAGCTCATTATTCCATCCTTTGAAGTAGCATTGCTTGACCCTTGTTGTCAAACATAAAATTATTACCAACCTTGTTGATATTATAGTCACCTAAAACTTTAGTTAGCCAAAACACTTCACTAGTAGAAACATCATCCATTGTGATGGGATCTACCACACCTTCTAGGATAGAATCAGTGGCAGCTTCTTTAACCATACGAAGTTTAACCTGTCGATTAAACGGTTTGTGAATGGTAATTACATCTCCATCTAAGGTTAAGTCGTCCATTAGTGTTTTACTAAAGAAACGTTTGATTCCTTCGACACGCATTTTGCTCATTAGGCCGTCATAGGCTCCAGGCGTTGGAGGAATAACTGACTTAAGAGTTTCTTCAGATACTTGAAACTTCTTGCCGTCTTTGTGATAACGAAATTCCCAATCACTAATACCTGTAAGTTTTTTAATACCATAGGTTAATTCTTTAATCTGTTCAGCAAGGTCTTTAGTTCTTGACAGTTCAACAAATACACTATACTCGCCGTTGGTATTTTCGCCACTGCTGACATCAGCGTCTAACACAAAGTCGTAGCCCTTTTCAATAAACTCCATTAGATCCTTTGCAGGATTTCTATCAAGGACAGTAAATGTTAACACGCATACATCACGATCCTCGCCCATCTTTGATCGAAAGGTATCAACTTCAAATGTATCATTGACCATCTCTGCTAGGTCCATTGGACGCAGTCCTTCGTTAAGCTGTTGGTTGTGCGGCATCTGCGGCTCCCTCTGCTGGTGCAGCATCTTCTGGTTGAGATGCCACTACTCCGTTTTGATTTAGTATATCTTCTACCTTATTTGCATCAAGATTTTTATAACCACGATTGATGTCGTTCATTAATTTTTTAGGCATAACAATTTTAACCATCCACACAGGCTCATGATCAATTTTGCCTTTCTTTGTACCCGGACGAACATCATCTACGGTTTTAATCTTTCTTACTTTAGAAATACTGCTTTCGGCATATTGAACTTTGCAACCGTAGTCTAGTAGGCGCTTGCCACCTTTAGGTTCAGGCATTTTTTCTTCAGGCCACATAAACGTACACTCTACAAAGTAGCGTGATTCTTTGGGACCGGCAACCAGTTCGCCATCGATCCAGTTTTCGTAAACATAGACATCCAACTCATCTACAACACGTTCAAAATCTTTGAGCATGTTCAAGCTGCTGTTTGAGCCGTAAAGCTGTTCTATGTTTGTAATGATGTCTTTAATATCGGCCATGATTTCTCCTAATTGTATTTATCGTCAAAACATAATCATTACACATTACTTTTTTGAGTTATCGTTAAATACTTTTGTGTTCGGCCACGGACACAAACGGTTTGAGGTCCGTGCCTACACGTAAAAGGAGGGCTAACCTTATATGAAGCGAAAAAGAGCAGCAGTACTGAACGCTAACCAGCATTATCAAGCGTCTAACGTAATCAAACTAGTAGATAAACAACCACAAAAGCGTCCTAGAGTCCAACTATATCCCAAAAATCTAAACCAAGAAGATTACCTGTTCAAGCTAAACGATCCAAGTAAAATGATCGTATTTGCTACAGGTCCAGCTGGCACGGGCAAAACCATGCTAGCGGTTCAATGGGCCGTGGATCAACTCAAGTACGGTGATGCTAGCAAAATTATAATTACCAGACCAGCGGTTTCAGTAGATGAAGAGCATGGGTTTTTACCTGGAGATCTCAATGAAAAGATGGCTCCATGGACAAGACCTATTTTTGACGTAATCGCAGAAAATTACACAGCCAAAGAGATTGAACACATGGTTGCGGAGGGAATCATCGAAACCAGTCCATTGGCCTACATGCGAGGTAGGACATTTAAAAACGCTGTGATCATAGCCGACGAAATGCAAAACACAACACCCAGTCAGATGAAAATGCTGCTGACTAGGCTGGGTCAGGGATCTAAAATGGTTGTGACTGGAGATCTACAGCAGGCCGACCGCCCAAGCAATAACGGGTTGCTTGAATTCCTGAAGTTATATAATAACTTTGAAAATCACAGATATGTAGACATATGTCACTTCACTGTGGGTGACGTAGAACGGCACGAAGCTGTCAAGGAGATACTAGAAATTTACGGAGACTCTTGAGGAAGGTAGGGGGTCAACTGATCCCCTAACTGCCTTTTATAGAATTCTAACATGTCGTCATAACTCGCTTCTCGATTGAGGCTGTTTATGACGCATTTCTTTTCTTTGAAATCTAGGATGACCTTGGCCGTTTGCATGTGTTTCTGCTTGAGACTGTTTTTAAATTCTGTTAATTCGTCCCACTTGCCGCTGGGCTTTTTAACATAGGTTACAATCATATATCTATTATTCATTTATTTCCATCCAGGTGTGGTCGCCCATGTATTTTACCTGAGCTTTGTATTTGTAATCTTCTGGAGCACTACTGGACCAATCGTTAGGACCATGCTGTGTTAATAAGGTATGCTGTTTCCTCTGGTCCCATACTAGCCAATAGACGTTTCCCATAACAGGTTGGAATTGATATACAGCCGCATGAACAGAATCAGTTATTTCTAATCGTCGTTTAATTGCCTGCGCTTGACCTTCTAGTACAGAAACCAGTTCCATAATTCTATCGTATTCTTGCTGGGCATATATCCTAGCATGATTGATCATGAGATCTTTTTGCTTGGTTACAGGCACTAGATCAAAATTAACCCCTCCAGCCTCAGTAGGATACTCTGACACATTCCTATTAAAGAATGGTATTAGAGAACCAGTCGATGTAGAGTCATAGCTAGTTCGACCCTTGGCAGAGTTGGACTTATCATCTGACATTAGAGTCTTGCTAGTTTTACCAACGTGGCTGCTAAATTTATCTCAACGTCTGCCACCAGAGTGTGATCGGCCAGTCCTTGCTTGATAATGATAATAGCAGAATCCTGTTTTTGATCATCGCCAAATATTTCTAGATTATCATAGAGCCATCGATAGACCTCTTCCATTTCTTCAGCACGTATTTTACCACACAACAGTTTGCGGGCTTCTGTGATTTTACCTGCTTTGAAAAGAGTCACCATGTCAAATTTCCACTCAACACCCCCAGCGTCACCAGTATTAGGTTGAGATAACTTGCCTTCAGTGGAATTCTGTTGCACCAACTGTATGCATTTACGTAAATCTGGATAGGCCACCTTGACATATAGATCCAAGGTATCGAGATCAAACTCAATGTTTTCTTCTACAAGTATTGTGGCCACTCGAGCAGTGTATTCAGTTTGATCAGTTTTCTCAACGTGGAATCCTTGGCATCTAGAATGCAGTGCGGGAATCACCTTATTGGGATAATTGCAGGTTAGAATAAATCTACTGGTACTAGCATAGGTCTCCATCAAGCCACGAAGTATGGCCTGTGCGTTTAGTGTGAGATAATCTGCTTCATCTAACAACACAACTTTGAATGGTCCAAACGGAATCATCTGCACAAAGTTTGTAATCTTGTCTCTAATCACATCCACGCTGTTTTCACGTGACGCATTTATTTCCAACACATCATAGTCTTCAATGCCTATTTCATTGATCAGCATCTTGGCCAAGGTGGTTTTACCTATACCTGCAGATCCACTAAACAATAGATGGGGAATAGATTTTTCTTTGATCCATGTAGAAATTTGCCTGCGCTGATGATCATCTCTAAACACATACCCGTCCACTGTCTTAGGACGATATTTTTCTACCCATAGTTCTTTCATTCTTTTGCCTTTGTGATAATGTCTTGTGTTATTGTACTATTTTTACTGTCAACAAGCGAGAACTCGTGTAGCCGATCAGCACACTTACATATATCGTCGTGCAGTTGTCCTTGTCCAATTTCTTCTGCAACAGTTCTTGCAATGTCGTGTAATGCGATGACCGCATCGACCAATACAATATTTCTCATATCATCTCTTTTTTATTTTTTTACTCAAAAACTCTTTAAGGTTCGGTGGAGTCCACCCATCGGGCTTGAGAACTTTTCCATCTTCACGTTTGATTACTTTACCGGTCTTTTTATCAATTTTGGCAAAGTTTGTACTCATAACTTCTTTCCATGCACCTTCAGCATCCGCACCCATTGAATGAATAGCACCAATAGTGACTACCAAAATATCTATCAACGCATCCAGTTGTTCTACACGATTGTTATCTAGTTCGGCTGTTGTTAATTCGTTGAACTCTTCTTCTATGAGATTTTTATAAAGATCAAATTGCTTTTCATTTACTTCACCTACACTTTGATCGCAGGCACGCATGAATTTTTCTTGATCACGAAATGGATTAGTCACAGTATCTCCTTAAGATTTCAATATCTTAATTATACGCTGTTGTTCCTGTTCTGTCAACCACTCTTGTTCGCCATAAAAGGTGGGACTAAGAGAAATAGCTGTATCTAGTATTTCTTTGATTTGGTAGAGATCTTTTTTGAGTTCAAATGCTGTGAATCCCTCATTGTAGGGACTAGAACATTCCCTAGCAATGGCATGGATTTGCGTAGCTATGTCTTCCACGCTCCATGACTGTTTCTTCATGTGCATATATTACATCGAACTAGCAACGTACCATTCTTCCGAGGTAGGCGGAGTATCAGATATGCCTATAATGCAATTAGCATCCACTCGATGGATTTTCTTTTCACCGTCACCATCGTTAATGTGCATGGCTCTGGTCCATCGCCCGTGTTCGATGAGAATCCAATCGCCTACTTTGACATCTTTTTGTTCGGGACCAATGCAATAGACCTTGCCCCATCGAGGCTTGATACCATGCGTTTTGCCATTGTCGCTGCGAATAACTAAACCAGCTGCGGTGGTAATTTCACCAAAGTCCATATCTGAAACAATAACCCAGTCATGCAGGGCTCGTATCTTAACATGTTTAACATCAAAGTTTGTAGCCATTTTTATTTCTTTCCGCCTGCCCGAGTAGACACCACTTCTTGGTCTAGGGATCTTGGATTATTTTTATAGTAATCTTGTAGGATCTGTTCTCTAGTTCTTACAATCTTTCCGCCGGCGCCTAGCTCATCGCCTCTGGCATTCACTTTCATATTTCCTATGGCAGGCGCCAATTCATTTCGAAGCTGAAGCTTTTCCATGTCAATTTGTTTGCCCTGCATACTTGTGTAGACTCTACCCATGTTATATCTCCTTAAAGAATTCTTCTATTGGTATATTGTATTTAACACTGTCTATTTTGTGTACACCTATAATGTGAAGTACATAACTGGCTACACTAGATCCACGCCCTACACCCCAAACTATGTTATTGGCTCTTAGAGTGTCCACAACATATTTCATGGTTTTTAACATGGGAATCATATCGTGTTTGGCAAATAATCTAAGTTCTTGAACCACTCGTTCTCTAATTTCAGGAGTAGGGCATCGGTGATATAGCCAATCTATGATATCCATGGTTTTATACTCTTCCGGTACAAACCAGCAAGATGTGTCTATGGATGTTGGAGGAATGGGATAGTGCAGATGTTCTGCCAACAATCTATCTAGATACTGTTGGATATCAGCAGAAGTCTGACAATGAGCCAATATATCCGGCCCATGTCTTAGTACACCTTCAATTAGTTCTTCTTGGCTGTTACTTGTTGACATTTATCAATTGATCCAAATCTCCATCAAGTTCGGGATTAGTTTTTTCTAAATACCGTCTTGATAACTCTTGTTTATATATTGTAACAAAAGTTGAGATCTGTGTCAAGAGCTCAGGCTTGCCTAAACGCTGAGCTGCAAAATATTTTCTTGTCAATTCCTGTAATTTTTCTTCAACTTCGGAATCTTTCAAAGTTGTGAGATCAACAGACAATGGATGTAGCATTATGAACTAAATTGGCCTAGATAGTTCAAAAAGATTCTATCCGATTTATGTTGCCAAACTTCGATCATTATTGGATTGCCGCTGCCGGCTGCGGCTTCTGCTGAAGTCACAGTAAATGTTGCAGGGAATGTTGCATTCTTTTTGATCACTGTGCCACCACTGGTTACAAATGTTAGAGTTCTAGCAGTGCCATCTCCGTACAGTTCTAGAGTGACCTTGCCCAAACCAGTAGGTAATGATGTGTCATCTGGGAAATTTAAAAATTCCACAGTGGTAGTGGCACCGAATCTAAAAATTTGATAGTTGCCATTTTCATAATCCACAGTCAACGGAGCATTAATTACCCCACCGTCAAACTTTTTATCGTAGTTGTTTAGCATAACTGCACCGCTGATCAACTTGTTGTTGAAATCATTATCGACGTCTGTACGTGCAGCATTGGTCTGCAGATCTGTAATCTCAGTTTTAGCTGTGTTGAGACTGGTTTTGATAGTATCAAAGTTATCTCTAAACACCTGCGTGTCGTTGTCCTCTCCTGCTACAGGAAAGTTTTCATTTATGCCCAAATAGTTAATATTGCTTGTCACGGTAATTTTTCTCCACGTTGCGGAAATACAAGGTATTTATCCTCTATTTCTCCGTCTAAAATATCTATCACGTATCGATCAGCGGTAAAATCAATCGATTTAAAGTCAAAGCCACTGGATTTTATTCTAGAAATAACTCCCTCGGACTTTCCCGGTTGCAGATAACACAGTATTAATGCTTTCATATAACCTGTTTCTACAAAGCTATCTGCTTGTATACTTCTCATCCATAACGGCAAAAATTCTCGATCTCTTTCACCTACACCTCGAATTCGTCTACGCATGTTCTTGATGCTGTTAGGAAATATGCGTTGATGATCACTGTCACTGGCAAATGGAATATTGCTGTCTACTTTAATAGCATCATAACTGACTAACACCTTACTGTTAATACTATTAGATAAATTTATAGTACTACTAATACTAGTGCCGTTTTTTTCAAATTCGTCAACTACATCTATATATATTACTTCGTATATAGGTTCTTGAGTCAGTAGATCTTTTGCTACTGCATATTTAACATTTCCAAATTTTAAATTCTTCCTATAGTGGTTCTGGCTCATAGCTTGGACATAATTTACTGCACCGACGCTTTCAATACCGGCAAATACCAATACTCTTAATTCAGTTTGAATTCCGAAATTTGAATCTCCGTATCTATAGATATCGGTTGGTCTAAAAATATTAGAATCAGTAATAAAATTATACCAATTTAGTCTCTTGTCTTTGGTCTGGAACGCTTTTAAATATAAATTTGCAAAAGTTTTTTCTGTACTTGAAACAACATTAATAAAAAACTCTTTGATATTTTCTGCAAATTGTGCAGTATCTCTAGCTTTTATTTTAAATGTGAATTTTTTACCAAAGCTAGTAGTGTCACCATCAAACGTGGTATTGAAAGTTATTGTGCCAGTTGAGTCTATCAACGAGGAATCTCTATCAAAAAATCTAGTTAATCCCGGCCCCTGACTATCTGCAAATTGTTTCACCTTGCCCTGTATGATGCCTGTGGACAGCAAACTCAGTCCCGGAGGTAACAGTCCCGAGTATAATTCGTATACAACTTTGTTACCATACAACAGACTTTCTGCCAGTACATTTATTGTGCTAGGCTGATTGGGTTTAATTGTGCCTATGTCTGTGGGGCTGATCCATCGTATGGCGCTTTCGATTTCGCCTATGATGTCCACAGTGAATGTTTTTTCAGCAGTGGCTACTCCCAGTTCCCACACAGTGCCATCCGCGGGAACCACGTTTCTATTTTCTTGCAGACAAATATAAACAAATCCCAAATAACGTACCGCTTCATTTTCTTTGTAGATTCTTGTAGAGGTCCAATCACCTACTATGGTGTAATTGATATCTGCCAAACTGGACGGAAAGTTCACAGCCTGCATGGTAAACTGATAGGTCTTGGTGATAGCTGCTTGATAAGGCACACGCCCTGCTAACTCACCAGTAATGGTATCCAGCACAAGTCCCGGAGGTATCACGCTGGCCGACCCATCGGGATTTGTGGCTAACAGAAAGTAAGTGATTGTGCCTGACAAAGAAACTGGATCGTAGACATCTAGATATATGGTGATGTAATTGTCTGCTCTAAATCTACCCAAATTGCTTTCGGTGATCCACAGCGGCACCCGATCGCCTGTGGCGTCTGCTTGGAACAGATTGGTATCAACCTGTAGTATACTGTTATCGGCCTGTAGGAATTCTTCGGTGACCACATAGATACGAAATACTCTGCGTACTTCGTTAACACCATCACTGACAGCAACAATAAACGTGTAAAATCTACTTAGACGCCTTGGAGCACGACTGGGTTCATTGTAGTCAAAGGTCACATTGTCATAGAGAAAGCTGTCAAAGCCATTGGATCTTGCTTCGGGTCTATCCAATGGCAATATGTCAAATGCTGCGGTATCGTATGATCCGGTTTGTACAGCTGAATAATCTATGGCAAACACAGGATCAGTAAAACCAGATATTAGGCCGGTTCTACTCAATGACAGTCCTGGAGGCAATTCTCCGCCAACTGGTACTAGGTAGTATTCTAGTACATCACCGGCATTGATGTCAGTGTCGTCTGCTTCAAGTTGAAATTCCACATAGGCATTGTCCAACACAAAGTAGGCATTGTTTTGACCCACCTGCAAGAATCCCTGTTGAGTCAACCAATAGGGCAGATCGCTGCCGTCCACTGAAATGCTGAAAGTTCGGTCTTCTATGTCAACACCATCGTTGGCACGTATGACAAATCTATAGTCTGTGAAGCGTCTTACTTCTACAGGACTGCCTTTGATCACATTGTTAGTAAGTCGCAGTCCACGTGGCAATCTTCCTGCAATGAGACTGTAGGTGACTGTGCCATATGAGGAAGTGGCCAGCACAGCAATTTCTAGAGTGTTTCTTTCTACGATTGTGCCCAGGCTGCCTGCAGGAGTGACCCAAGTAATGGTCATTGATCAAAATCCTTAAAATACACCAAGGTCTAAACTAATGGTCCCTGGGTTTGTAATAGTTCCAAAATCTACGTTAGATGCGGCAAGTGCAAGTTGTGGAGAGAATTGAAAATTATTTCCTAATACACCGAAGTCGAATCCTGCAATAATTTGATTTAGATCTAAATTTGTATCGACAGTAATTACTGAACCTACAGCAGAAACGTTAACATTATCTCCGCCTTCGAGCGTTATGTTAAGATGGTTGCTAGCATTAACAATCCCGTTGTCTGTGTCAATTCTGGCAAACCCGTCGGGCTGTTGATTGTTAATAACAATGGTATTTGTTAGTTCATCTATGAACATTTTAGTACCAGCTACCAATGATTTAAACTGTAGATCAACGCCTACTTTTTCTTTAAATACACCTGCACCTGTTCCTAAATTACTTGCAGTAACAGTGATGCTAGCAGCTAAGTCTGTAAAATTAGCATTAACTTTGTTAAATGCTGTGCGTAGATCATCGCCTAGGCCATCATTTACCACATTACCGATATTGATTGTTTGTATTGTCATAATACGCTCTCTTTAGTATATTTACCCGTTATAATGTTCTTTTAATTCTGGGTCTAGGATAAACCGATCCCGTCGTGGGTCTTGGTTTATAATTGATTTTTGGAAACACATTGCCACTGGTCTCTCGTTCTTTTTTGTAAAACAAATATAAATTGGCAGCACCCTGTAGATCTTGACCGTCTGTTGGCCCGCCTGATGTTGCTACAAGTTGTCCTGATTTAGCAATGGCCGTTATATAGGCCTTGGCACGCTCTTGATTCATGTCCGGGTAAACTTCTAATGCACAGGCCAATACTCCGCATACCTGCGGACTGGCCATTGATGTACCACTGAATTTACCAATATAAAAACTGCTGTTTCTAGGATCCGCAGTACCGCTGGGCAATGCACTCACAATGTATGTTCCTGGAGCAAACAGATCAACGCCACCACCACAATCACTAAACAACACCTTTTGATCTATCTGAATAGTATCTACAGCGCCCACACATATGGCCGGCAAATTGTGTGTGCCTGAGGCCAGCGTGTCATTGGCGGTAGGACTGGTACCCCGCATGTAGTAGTAGGGTTGCAAGACACTGGCAGGATATCTAGTAGCCATTTCGAATGTGTTGTTCCAGTCTGACCCTCCTGGAACATCGTGTTTCCATCGCCCGTTGCCCGCTGCTCCTACCATAATGATGCCTTCGTTGTACAGGTCTTCGATGTCGTCATCGCAGGCACTGACTCTAGCTGGTATTCGCTGCCCGCTGATAAATCCCCAAGCATTAAGTTGTGTGGTGGTAAATCCACCGCCAGTAGTTTTGGCACTATTAACACCAACCTGTAGATCTATTTGGCTAGGAGCGTTTTCGTAAAAGGTCCACTCACACACCATTGAGGGACTACCCACAGTTCCGCCGGTAGATGACGTTCCTTCTTGTCTTATCCTAAATCGTCTATTCGGTGCAACGCCTTCGGTTCCGTAGTAAATTCTTTGTACTGAATTGTCTTTAGCACACCACATGATTTTAGGCAGTGCGGGATTGGTAATACTAACGCCACTCCACACAGTTGACCCGCCGCCAAATGTTAGATAAAAGTTTGTGCTGGGATACAGTGTGGTATGTGTGGTGCCTAAATATGTAATAGCAAACGGTAAAGGCAGTGTCCAATAGCCATCGTCGTTGCTGCCCACAGTGGGAGTGGTTGATGCTGTTAGGCTTGCGGCCCCTAATAAGCTGTTTGTAATAGAACTCACTGTAGCAGCCTCGCTACCACTTGGTGTTTGTGTAATAGTACACAGCATGGCAAATGCTGTTAAGGGATTAGTAACATTACTAATATTTAAATTTGTTGTATAGGTAATAGTATATGCGCCGGTAGTAGGTAGTATTACATTTTCATCGATAACAGCTTCAACATCACCGCCTTCGATTGATGTAAACGGTCCTTGACTAAATGATGTTATAACAGAGTTATCACTTTGTCGAACTACCTGTATGCTAATTAACAAACTAGTCTGTCCTGTCTGACCGCCCGAGGCAACATCGTTTTTAACTCTTATTGTGGTATTATTACCTGTGGTAGTTAGTGTTATTGTATAAGATGTATCTGGAGGAGATATGCCTAGAAGATATGCTGATTGATTAGATTCTAAAGTCCACGATGCAGGTTTTGAGTTAATAGTTCCACCTGTAGCGCCTACTGGTCCTGTAGTAGTTATTCTATTACCAAAATTTTCTAACCCTAATAAATTTGCCAGTCTAGTTGAACTGGTACATACACCACTGGTTCCAAGAAAGGTAGTGTCTCCGCCTGGGGTAAATCTAGTCCCCCTATAAGTTACAGCGGTAATGTCAGTTAAACTCCATTCGCCGGGAAATATACTTTGTCCCCAACTGTTGTTGACTATGGTAGGGTTACGTCTGCCAGTGGCCACATTTACAGACTTGGCAGCATGAAACGCTCGAACATAATCAAACACCAAACTGAAATTGCCACTGTTGCCAGTGTCATAAAACAGTGTGTAGATGTTGCTGCTACGAGCCCAGCCTTGTGTGTTGCCGGCCACAGTACCAGTCACATGCGTGGCATGATCGCTGATTGAAGCATAAGAGTAATTGCCTACAGCTCCGCCAGTCACTGTGGGATTGTGTTGAAACCAGTTGTATTGCACAGCTCTAGAACCACCGGTGCCGTCCGCATTGACTGCATACTCAGGATGGTTGAACACTATGCCGTTGCCATCGCATATAACCACATCCACGTTGCGGCCAGTTTGAGTCAGTTCAATTGTGCCAGTTTGTGCAGCAGTACCCGAACCGTTACCTTGATAGCCAGTTCCGCCCCATCCTGCACGTTGTTGACCTTCGGTGCATCGCAACAACGCCCAATTTTTCATATTAGACGAAGTACCGGAAGACTTATCCCAAGCAGAACTAGACTGAGTAGTTGTATTAATACCTGCTTGAATTCCTAACTCGTCTGGATGTATAGTTACTGACTTAACTCTAGGATCAGCTTTTAATTGATCAGCTTCCCAATCAGCTAACCTATAAACGGTATTCCTACTCATAGGTCTACGTTCTAGACATTCAACATCACGCTGTATTTCTGTATTAGGTGGTGCCTTGCCTGCTGTTTCTAATTCTTCATAGACAGCATCAAGGTCATCGTAGTTGTACACAGTAACAATATACTTTCTAGTCTGTATGTAAGACAGCAGTTCTGACATATTATGCCTCTAGTTGTACAGCAGTTAGCGTGACCGTAATAGTGGTTGTTCCGCCACTCTTGTTGGTCACTGCTAATTGTATATTTGTATCTGGAACAGTTTCGTTGCTGAATCCCAATGCTCCGGGACTGATTAAAATAGTTTGTGCGCCGGTTGTAATCACTTCGGCCACAACACCTGAACCTGGAGTTGGGTCAGCGCCTTCCACTCTAGTTGCGTCTGCTGTTCTACTGGTTGTATCTGTGTAAATTCTAACCCATGCCGCAGCTGATGTTTGAATTTTATAAAGCATATAACCTTTGTATCCAACAATGGTCAAGTTGCCTGTTGCTGAATTTGCCAGACTGGCAGTTGTTGCTGCAACCGCGGCCCTTGCTGCCAGGGTGCCGCCGCCACCGCCTGATATTGTTCCCGGCAACCATTTGCCACCGGCCGAACTCCAAACCAGTGTTTGACCGTCCGTAGGCGCACTAGTGGTTGTGTCAACATCGCTTAGGGCGTCAATGCTGGTTGCAGAGTAGGCTGCCGGTATAGTTGGTAATCCACTTAAAGAACTATATGCACCAGTAGTGGCCACAGCGGCCAATGTTGGACCGGTAATAGTGACTCGACCTTCACCGTCTGTGGTTGTGGTAATTCCACTGGCACCTGCAAAGCGCAGTGTTTCACCATTGCTAATCACTCGCTGTGTGGAGTCATCACCGGCCACACTGAATTCATAACTGCTGGTGCCTCCACCGCCTACTCCACCTGATGGTACTGGTCCCCACGTGACTTCATATGTTGCAGGATTGTAGTATACAGTTTGCGGTCCAGTGACTTCTCTAATAGGTGCAACATAGAAACCAGCTGCCGAACTATTAAGTGCAGACCCGCTGGCATTTAATATAATACTGGAAGCAAATGTAGTAGTTGGACCTGCATAATATCCGATAGCTATAGAGTTGGCTCCTTGGTTAGTCGACCCAGCCAACGAACCAATCGCAATAGCACCTGCCCCTTGACTAGCCTGAGCAGTCCCGTTGCCAATTGCGATAGCATCCGCTCCTTGGTTGCTAGTGCCTGCAACAAAACCAATAGCTACTGCTCTTTGACCTTGATCAGCTAGTCCGCTATCATCGCCGATAGAAATAGCACCCTGTGCTTGATTTACCTTTCCAGCTCTATATCCTATGGCTATACCGCTACTACCTTGATTGGTTAGACCTGCTTGATATCCTAATTTTATTTCACTTTCTGAAGTGCGTAAACTTGATGTATCAATAGGACCAACCACTGTACCAGTGGCACCATTGATAATCAGTGTAGACGTATCTGAGAATACAGATCCCTTAAGGTAAGTCACATCGAATGTAATACTATCATTAACTGTATTAGTTGTTAACTGTATGCCTTCACCTGCTACTAATACTAGTGTATCTGTACTGTTATCAGCTAGTACAGAACTTTGACCACTGACTGCAATAGAAGTAAATCCAAATCTAGTATTTGTGACAACCACTGTACCAGTACTTTGATTAATTGAAATTCCGTCGCCTGCTGAAATTGCCACTACACCTGTGTTTGATAACGTAATAGAGCCTGTGGCAGCACTTGCACTTAGTCCTACTCCAGATACTGCAAAACTAGTCACACCCGAGTTGGTAAATGTAATTGAGTCAGCGCCAGCATTGGTAGTAATACTAACACCAGTACCGTTGACCAAGGTCAGTGTATCTGTTGGAAGGTCGGCTACCACATTGGATTGACCACTCACTGCTATGGTCTGGAATATGTTCTGGGGCACACTGGGAGCCGCATTTGTTATACGCACTGTGCCAGGTGTGCTGGTGTCAAGGGTAATACCCGATCCCGGATCAGTGATCACACTGACTATACCGGTATTGGCAATAGTAATGTTGCCAGTTGCACCACTAACACTTATACCATAGCCTGCAATAGTCGACAACACACCTGCATTGGTAATTGTTACATTGCCTGTGGCGCCACTAACTGCAATACCGGTACCTGATATATTAGATAATACACCACTGTTAGCAATGGTTAATTTATCAATTCCTGCATTTGTAGTTAGTGAAATACCGCTACTAGCCTCAATAATCAATGTATCAGTTCCAGTGTCAGCAATAATACTTGACTGACCAGGTACAGCAATAGTTTTGAAATAGTTTTCGTCCAGCGCCAAACTACCAATGGTAGATCCCGCAGGTAGATTCACTGCACCCGCAGTTGACGTTATTACTGCCGTGCCCAAATGTATAGAACTGCCACTGAGGTAAATGTCTCTCCAACGTTTAGTTGGTGATCCCAAATCAAAAGTTTCGTTGGTGCTGGGAATTACACTAGTGCTCAGTGAAGTTAAATCAACAGCACCACCGCCACCAACACTTAGATATAGTTCTGTGAAGTTGTCATTTATTCTATTAAATGCTTCGTCGACTGTACTCCACAGTATCGGAGCAGAACCTGAATTTATTGTTTGTCTAGACATTATGTTCTTCCTACGGCAACTTCAACAGTGCCAATATGATCTGAATTGTAATCAACCAAAGATTTTCCTATGATCGTGCCAGCTTTAACATCACCCGTTGCAGATATTCCCACACCTGGTATATTGGATGTCACTATCAAATCTCCTTTCTTGATCTTGCCAACCACTCTACATGGCACACGACCTTGCAGTGCTATGAGATTTTTATGTCCAGGGCATGCACCATTCATGGTATAGCCAGCTGTGTCGCTGACCACTCCTGCAACTCTATGATCGCCATAGTTCTGAGACACAGTAACTTCTTTATCTCCACCAAATATTAACACAGTGCCTACTGCATATTCTTGGTCTCCTTCATAGTATTCTGCAAGGTCCGCAGAATAGGTTGACTGCAACTTACTGCCTGCAGTCAAGGTCCAGTTACCTGTTATGGTTCCTCCAGTGCCTGCTGCTCCTGTGGTAATCACTGGGGTGGTAATTGATCCCACAGTGATAGGAGCATTGCTTAGTCCGTTGTAGGTTCTAAACACATGAGAATCATTGTCATAGAATGTGCGCTTGTCTGTGGCCACTGAGCCGTCACCGATCAATATGCCAACGTTGTTAGAAAATCCATACAGTTGAGTATATCCACCTGTTGCAGTGGTAGTGGTATCGAGTATGGTTTTTGTGTCAATGATCAACTTTTCCATGCTGATGAATCTACCAGCAAAGTCTGCATTGACATCACGCTTGACCAATGTACTGGCAGTGGCAGCTGTGGCTTCATCAATCACAGCATAGTCGCCATCGTTAGTAGAAGTAAAACCAATTCTGCGCAGGTATCCGGTTGATGTGTTGTACTGCGATTTTTTAATTGCACCACCGTCACTGACCACTGTGCTAAACAGTACTGCTGCCACGTTGGCAGTGGCTAGGGTTGAGTTACCTAATACTGTTTTAGTTGCTATCTGTGGAAGATCTGTTAAATTAATACCATTGTCTTTTAATGTGACCCAACCGTCAGTGACGTCAAACTGCGCACTATCAAAACTGGATATACCTTTTTCTGCCTGGGTGATTCCGGTGGAATTGGCTCTGGTAGCGGCTGATGACAATACCAATTTGCTCTGCACTATACCAGCAGCACTATTAATGTCTGCATTCACAATCACATTGGGATTGATCTGTGCATCTACAGTATTGGCCGTGGAGTCGATGCTGAGACTGATGTCCCCTACCATGGTGCTGTTTTGGGCAAAATCACCGGCACCGGTAAAGGTCAAAATGTCAGCACTCTTGCTGGCAGTTACAGCTACATCATTGAGATTGTTCAGTGTCAACGTTTGAAGGTTTACAGCATCTGTGGGGTTCACGGGATTGGCCAGATTAAAAATCTTAAACGAGCCAAGATCCATATCGGCTTTCATGGCCAGTTGACCATCTAATGCCATAAAACCGCCGCTGAATGCTGGAATAACACTGCCAGGAACAACCGCTGCACCAGTATGACTTATGCCCAGTCTGCGATCAATATAGCCTCTGACAGCGTTTTCTGTTGGCACAGTGTCTGTAGCATTGTCTGCAAATGAACTGTCTGTAGAAAATTCACTGACTGGTACTCCCCGTTTAAAACCAAGACCATCTAGGTTGCTCAGTGCAATAGCGGCTGCAAAGGTCACAGTACCAGTGCCTTGATCAACACGGAAGTAAGGACCTACTGAGAAATTACCAAATTGGTCAGTGGTCACGTAGAATACACGGCCTACGTCACGTTCCTGTGTTTCTGAATCGGGATCCAGCGCATTCACAGGAGGTCCATAAATTTCATTAGGGTAATTGGTATCCGCATAAGATCCAGTACCAATTTCTAATAGATCATGTGAAGTCACACGAGTTAATGAAATCCTAATAGTCAGTGTGCCGGATTCATCTTTGGGCACCGCGGCCTTGAGCGTTGGCAGATTGGTAAAATAGATCACCGAGTCAACCAATGGAGTGTTCAGTGTTAACAGCCCATAATTGTCACCGGTGATGAGTTCATTTTGATAGGCCTGTACTGTGTACTCCACTCCTTTAAACACCAGTTTGGTACCAAGCAGTCTTCCTTCATCGGCGCTGCTGATTGGAACCACTGCCACTGTGCTGTCACCTGCTCTTCCTATGACCTTGCCCACGCTCTGTACACCACTCTGCGTGCCTGTGGTTTCAAGTGCTACCGCTGCGCTAGTTGCCACATCAGTGATGGTAAATGTATCTGGAGTTGGTGTAGTCTTAACAAAATACAGTCTATTGGCCAATATGCCGCCAGGCAATGCGCCAGTTGTGGTAAATCTAACAACGTCATTGGCAATGAAACCATGTGATACTAGAGTCACCACAGCAGGATTGTTTATCGTGATAGTACACGTGGCCGCTGAAGTTACAAAAGGCTGCTGAGGATACAGAGAAAGATCTACATAGTTGTAGTTTTCTCTCAGAGTGGTTTGAGCCAATCCAAACACAATATAGGTGTGCGTACCGCTTTGGCTGCCTGAAGTATTAATGGCTGTGCCACGTCTGGTTGAGGCCAGTCTAAACGTGTTGGCAGTGAATCCATCTGCTTGCACAAAATAAGTTTCACCAGCAACAAGTCCTGTTGGCAGTGCGCCCGTAGTGGCCAATGTGATTTGATAGCCAGGTTGGAGCCCGTGTGCTGCTCTGGTAATAATAGCAGGTGTGCCTAGACTCACAGTAAATGTTCTTGCGCCCACAAAGTCTGCATAGGCTTCAAATTGCAGTACTCGATAAACTTCAGGAGATTCTGCCAGTACTAGACCAGTGCTTGGTCGAACAGCAACGTCAACAGCATTTCCAGTTAACACCACATTGCTGTTTTGTCTAATGGTCAATGGAGTGCCGTTGGCAATCACTGCTGCAAGACCGTCTACGCCTGCACCTTCCGAACTACGCAGGCTCAGTCTTGCCACTCCCACAGGCAGACTTGCATCTGTGGAAACGCCTGTGATGGGATATCTGTAGATGTCTCCAAGTCCGTGATCAACTTCCAGTTCACCATTTGGCAATGGAGGATGTGTATAATTAGTTACAAATAATTGTAGACCACCTACGGTGTTGGCATATGAGCCCGATGGAAAATAACATTCTGCGCCCTGTGCTAGGTCATAGTACAAGGTCACTGGTGTGGGCACTTCTAATGGGTCACTGCCTTCTGCCACCAACGCAAAATTACCGTGCGCACTGGAACCACCGATTGATCGAATCTGTCCGCCACCTATGGAATAATATGATATGTGGCAGTAGTAGGTAAACATGCTCACGCACTCTGCTAAACCGCCGTTGTTGACCACAATACCATAACCAAGGTCATTGATCTGTGTGAAGTCGTTGCTCAACATGCTTCTGTTACCCGGCATCAGCACTTCATAGACGTTGGCATTTTCATTGACAAATGCTATCACCGAATCTTGCACAAGAGTTTTATTTGCCACAATGGTGCTACGTGCAGACACACCCGTCGCCAAATAGGCATAGGCGGTCAAGTCGGGCAGTGTTTCTGCTGCGGCCGATCCGACGCCACCAGTGAGTATGGCACTTACATTGGTAAACAGTGTTTCTATAATTGTTTCTATAGCAGCATCGCTAGGTGTGCCAGTTACCCGGACTGTGGCTGAATAGGATACTGCGGGTGCAAGGTCAAGTATGACCTGTTTGGCCACATATTTGGCATGATCAATGCCTGCGGCTGTTGCTGCTTGGATCAGCACAGGTATCTGCAGTACTACAGCATCGCCTACGCCATCCCAATATTTTAAACCTATTTTACGTGTTTCACTATTGCCGCCATAGATGATGTCATAAATTAATGATTCAATGGCATATTCTATATCTCTTGCAAAGTCATTAAAGGTCAGTGCTGGATATGTTGTGGCAAGATATCCTACTGCTTGATCTACAATGTAGGTGATATTAGCCTGTAACAATATTTTAGCATTGGCTCTATTAGCTGCCAACCCTGGAGGAGCGGTAAAACTCAACGCAGGAGCAAATATCGCGCCTTCTCTCACTATGTTGGCTATGATTGTTTTACTGCTGGCCACCACTGCCTGTGCTGTGGGATAAAGTTCAAGATAGGTGCTGGCATCATCATGAGCCTGTTCAATGGCTCTTACAGTGAGATCTAATTGATCATTGATTACCACAGCAGCACTGGCCAGTCTGTATGTAAGTCCAGAACGTCTGGCATGATAATTGGTGCCGAATACCACGTCATAGCCAACACCATCAAGAATCAATCCCACATCTCTTCGACATATGGCTTCATTGTAACTGAATAGTGCAAATGGCCACGGTGTGGTCTCATCCATAACAAATGACGCAGTTGATCCTGCCACATTGAATGTGTAGTCTCTCACATAGTTGATTCTGTAGATAGTATCGTCAACGATAAATGATCCAGGCAATTGAGGCAAGCGTTTTAGATTGCCAACACGTAGGAATGTGTCTGAGTCTTTGCTCAGGATTGTGAATTTCAAGTTGCCAGTGAAGCCGTCAATATATTGGCCACCGGCAAACGTTTGCCTACCTGTACTGCGAGAAAATGATGCACATTCTTGTGCATACGGAGATTTAGCAAGAATTTGTCCTTCTGGGTCAAGCACCATGGCAAACCCGCCATGTCCTTGAAAGGTAATGGCCTGTACCCTAGTTGCGTCATTGCACAACAGCACATCCATTTCATTGTTGTTTTTTGGCAAGTTGACATTGCTACTGCCCACACCATCGAGGATATCTATCACAGCATCAAACAAGGCACCCAATACACCTCCTATACTGACAGCATTACCACCTGAAGTGTATGTGCCAAAGGCAGCACCATTAACGGGAATGGTTAGTAGAGCGTCACTGTATATGTAAAAACTTGTGGGATCGATTACATCTACGTAATAGTCATTGCCGTTTATTTCCGTGGTGCCACCAACTGTGCTAATCAATATCTGATCGCCGTCAACTAATCCATGGGCAGTGCCAGTGGTAACGGCCATAGGATTGGCATTGGTAACACCTGTAATATTGAATGAAGTTCCGGTGGTTCCAGTTTCAGCCACGTAGGCACCGTCTACTATTTGCGGGTATGACGTTTGGAAAAGTTCCTGTATTGGTACATTTCTAACTACCAGTTGAGCCAATGTTCCTACTCTGCTAATGGCCGCAAGGGTTTGAGATCCCTGAGCACCAATTGCAATCAAACCACTGGCAGATCCAAAGTACTTCAATGCCGCAGATATTGTTCTATTGGCACCTCCGTACTTCAGATCAAATATCATGGCATCTAACAGTAGTCCAATATCTCTTTCACAGAGATCACTGTCGTATAAAAAACTAGCAGTGAATGGTGAAATTTCATTGTCAATTTGATCAGTAATCCAACCTATGACTTCTTTTTGTATAAATGTTCTGTTCAAAGTCAACAGTTGCGCCGCCGCCCTATAGAATCCTCTGTTATTAATTAATGGATACACAGGTTCATCTGTGCCTTGTAGATAGTGATAACCAAATAGTCTATCAGTCAATGTGATCTGATCAGTGCCCACTACTCCTACAGTGAGGTCTCTTCTGAAATACAAGAAGGCCCATGGACTAGAACTTATACCGGGTTTTGGTCTTATGATACAGCGTCTGAATTCATCACCAACTATGGACACGTTGGCCGGCAGTCTCAGGGGTAGATTTTCTTCGTAGACTCCACTTTCAACTAGAACACTCAGTTGTATATTTTTCTGTACATCACCATATGATATAACTTCACCAGGTTGGAATGTGCCAAATCTAAGATCAACGTCAAAAATTTCATCCCCTTCTGAGTCTAGAGCGCCTGTGTGTCCAAGGATCTGAGCCAAGGCTCCCGATGTTTCGCCTCTTAGGAAAAGACCTTCTCGTATGTCTCTGCTTCTGATAGCACTGGGAGTTGATGTAGTGTAGTCTCCAGTAAAGTCTGTGCGATAGCCTCCAGTTTCTATGAAAAATCTAGGAAGGGATACAGTGACCAACGGCTGGCTGGTGAATCCAGATCCTTGATCTGTGACTGTGATGCTGATCACACTGCCACCTACCACGTCGGCAGTACCAAATGCGCCTGCTCCAGTAGTGTCGCCGGGTGCTGGTACAATCCTAACAGATGCTAGACCAAATCCACTGCCACCACTGTTTACTACCACGTTGTTGACCTTGTAGGTCAAATCCACAGTAGCTAACTGACCATTGTCGCTGTCATCTGTGGTTGCCACATTGGTGTTGGAGAGAGGCAATATAGTGTACACTCCAGAGGACACGATGCGGAATGTTAACACGCCACCTGCTTCTGTTGTAGATAATATCTGTAGTCTAGCTGGTTCGCTAAATGTTCCCCCAGTCACAGTTAGTATATCGCCAACTTGATAATTTACACCCACTGTATTCACAACCACAGTGTCAACACTCATTAGGGCACTGCCGCTGAATCCTGAACCGCTGCCCGGAGCATCTTCAATCCTAGTCAATGTACAGTTAGATACTCCGTTGTTGTAGGTCAATGTTTTTTTGTAGGGGCCTATTTCGTTTCTAGCCTCTAGCACAATTTCTTCTGCTCTTTTCAGTGCCGCTTCAATAGTTCTATAGGCATAGGCCAATGCTCGACCTTGTAGTGCTGCGCTGACACCTGGTCGATCGTCTTGACCCGATGTAGCCACATATAGATTGATGCTACTGCCAAAGGCAGAATTATCCACATATCGTTTGGTCGCAGCGATCAATCCATCATAGACATCATCGTCATCTGGCTCAGGATCTCTGGATAGGATTAACGGGCCGCTCATTGTGCCAAAAGCACCATTTACCAGCCCAGTTCTTGGATCGATGGCATTGGTGCCTGACCTGGAAACTTTGCCATCAGCATAGCGTTTGTTGATGGCTTCGTGATCAAATACAGGGACCAGTGGAATATTATCAGTACCTAGGTCTCTGATCCTAAATTGAGTACTGCCAGATCGTGCGCTGAGATTGCCCCCCAACTGTGGACTGGTGTCACCGACCACTTCAGAGAACTCTGAGCTGATACGTATTTCATTTTGATTGGTGGTAAAATCAAGATTTATACCGGCACCTGAAGTGATCTGTTTGTATACAATACCTGTTTCTGTGTTGTTAACACTGAGTATGGCATTTTCCTGTCCGAGGTAGCTATTTGGAGTGTCGTCTAGATTTTTAAAAGTTAGCTTTTCACCTAGACCCAATGAGCTGTACAGCTCACGAAAGTTGTCGTTCACCTTGCGGAACGAGTCGCGAATACTGTCGCCTGTGCCGTCGTTGCCTACAACGCCGATATCAATAATTTTTCTTGCCATGGTCGATCCTAAGATTTATGGTTGCTCTACTATTTAGCCCAAAGTTTTATAAGCCGAATGTAAATACAAGATGTTCTTAAAAAAAGAAACTCAACAAACTCAACATGTTAGACTCAGTAAACTAGGAGTTGCACACAACTACACCAGAAGAAAAACTATTGCAGTTTTTCGTTGTGATAACTGTGATAGAGAATTTACACGTGAGCTACGCAAGATGGATCACAGAAGATTGAGCAACAACTATTTTCATGTATGTGCATTATGCGATGCAAAAAAGTTTGCTCAACGCAAGGGGGTTGAACGCAAGCAGATCTGGGACATGCCCGCCAGTACCACCTTGCCAGTGGGCAAATACTAGACTCTAAAACTTTCTCCACAGCCGCAACGGTCTCGTTCGTTAGGATTTTGAAAATCAAATCCCTCATTAAGCCCATTGCGGACCCAGTCCATAGTTAACCCGTCCAAATAGGCTAGGCTTTTTTCATCTACCAATACAACAAAACCGTCGTGTGCAAAATTTGTTATTCCAATTTCTGCGGTGTACTCATCTACGTACTCAATGGTATATGCTAGGCCACTGCAACCTGTAGTTCTTACACCTATACGAATACCCACACCTTTGCCACGTTTAGCAAGCATTTCTTTAATTTTAGTTTTGGCTGTGTCGGTTACGGTAATCATTTACGGCTGCTTTGATAGCATCTTCTGCCAGTATCGAACAATGTATCTTAACTGGGGGTAGAGCTAATTCTTCGGCGATGTCGGAGTTTTTGATTGATCCGGCTTGATCAAGGGTTTTTCCTTTGACCCACTCTGTAATGAGGCTCGAGCTCGCAATAGCCGATCCGCAGCCATACGTTTTAAATTTTGCATCTGTAATAATACCTGTATCATGATCAACCCTTATTTGAAGTTTCATAACATCGCCGCAAGCAGGGGCACCAACCATACCAGTACCAACACTAGGATCACCCTTGTCAAAAGATCCGACGTTCCTGGGATTCTCATAATGATCAATTACCTTTTCTGAATAGGCCATCCTAATCCTTTTTAAACAGACTTAAAATCTTAGCCTGAATTGTCTTGGCAAAGTCGGGCTGAGGGAAATTCCAACCAATGAATGCACCCAGTGCTAACCAAAATAATGTTTCTAACATGTCATTCTCCTATTAAGCGGTCGTTAACGACAGACCAGTCGATAACACGCCAAATATTATTTAGATATTTGGCTTTATTCTGTTGGTAGTCTAATGCCCAAGCGTGTTCCCACCAATCAATAAGCAGGGAAATCTTCATGCCTTTAGTATATTCGTGATTGGGGATAGTGTGCAGTTTGCCCGCGGTATCCATATAGACCCAACCAGATCCTTGAATAGCCATAGCTTCTTTTTCCACAGCCTCTTTGAACTTGTCAAAGCTACCGTATATGTTGTCGATTAATTCGCCTGCTGCTTCTGCAGGCTTGTTAGCAGCTCTGGGAGGAGTTAGATTTCCAAAGAACAAATTATGTAGCATTGCACCACCATAATTAAATTTAGAATCACCTTCGCCTGCATTGTATCTTTCAAAATACTTAGCAGCTAGTCCAGAGTAATGATAGTCAAGCGTATCTTTGCTCATTACAGGATCAAGTTCTTCTTTGCCAAAACTTAACTTGTTTTGAACAATTTCCCTAGTATCTGTATCTTCGTGTAGGTATTTGATGAAATGTAGCGCCATGCTGTATTTAGTGTATAAATAACCTACAAGGAGATTTTAATATGATCGGTTTATTAAAGAAACTATTTGGTGGTAAGCCAGCAGAACAAACTGCGGAAGTTCCATATAAAGTAGAGGCAGAACCAGTGGTTGAGGCAGCGCCTGCACCAGCAGTTGAGGCAGTGGTAGTGGTTCCGGATGCAGTTGTTCCGGCGGCTGTAGTTGCAGCACCAACGGCAGAGCCACAGAAAAAGGCTGCTCCTGCAAAGAAAGCAGCCCCAAAGAAGCAACAGTTCGCTAAAAAGCCTGCAACAGCTAAAAAGCCACCTGCTCCTAAAAAACCAAAATCACAAGCCTAATTTTTTAGCTTGTTCATAAAGTGCAAAGCTGGCCAAGTTCTTGGCCTTGCTTTCGCACATGATATCAAATTGGTCTCTGAATCTCAGTGCCCATTCATTCGCTGCTGTATTCCAGTAGAAGTTTGAGTGTGCTCTGAGTTTTTGTTTTTTGTGTCCGGATTCGATTAGCGCATCAAGGGCGGGAAGGGTGTCTGTGGCATGGCCAATAACAACGTCTTCCCGTGAAACACTATAATGTATAACAGGCCTAACACCACGCCAGCTATCAATAATCCTTTTAACACGGTCATCATTCGGGTCAATATATTCTCCTGAGTTAATCCAATGGTGATGAATATCTAGTACTAGGGCACAATCATTCACTAGTTCGATGCTAGAATCGATGCCCCAAGTCATTTCATCGTTTTCGATAGTAATACAATTTCGAGCTTCGGGTGAAAGCCTAGTCAACGCTCTGCGAATACCTTCGGGTCCTTGCTTGCCTGAAATGTGTACGTTAATTTTAAAATCTTGAAATGTTCGACCGTAGCCCATCCAGCGAGCCATATCGGTATGATATTCAAATTCTTCAATCGATCGTTCTACAATACCTTCGTTAATAGATGCAAGCACAGTGAACTGACCAGGATGCATAGACAACCGAACACGCCTCTTGCGAGCCAAATCTCCCACTTGTCCAAATGCTCTTTCGCAATAGGCTCGTACATCGGCACGCCGCCAAAACCCGCACCAATCCTGCTGAGTATATACAGGTAGTATATCGCTACTGAGTCGTACCATTCTAAGATCTTCATGTTGTTCTCCAACTAATTCTACCAGCTTGCGAGTAGATTCTATGTTACCTACCATTAGGTCCCATAGTTTTTGTTCTGCAATCTGTTTAGTTTGTCTATTTAACCAAGCCACGGTAGTGCTACCAGTGTTATACTGTTTGCAATTGTCAGCCTGTTTGATACCATCGATCTGACTGGGGCCATCAATCCACTTGCAGGCAAAACCTATACGTTTAGTCATTTTTTACTTTCGCTGAAATTACATTGGCGATACGAAAGGAACGCCATTCCTTTTTGTCCAAGCACCAAACGCTCATCACATCTGGGTTTTGTTTCTTTTCTTTCTTTACTATAGGAAAGTCAATGGGATTATCTGTATTAGTAAAGTGTTGAAAATTTGGAGCAGGGATAGGATCAGGAATAAACTCTGCCTTAAGTGTACAAGGCATCGATCGAATCTCACCATTCACTTTGGTAAATTCTACAATGCACTCGTTTTCAAGAAGCAGAGTGCGTAATGCTTCGGCTGTAATAGTATTTGTCATACTACTAGTATAACACAATTACCGCCAGTTGTCAATTACAAACTGATCCATAACTTCGTCGGGTTTTGGATCTCCGTGAAACACACAGACAGCGCACTCTAGATGTATCTTTGGACTGCGCACATCTTTGAAAAACCTTTTGCCGCCCTGATACACCAATTCATTTCGATCACGGATCTCCCATTTGTAACTCTGTATCCATCGTTCGGGCCAAAAGGTTATACGGCTTTTTGCTACTTGCCAAATCCAATCTTGGTCGCCGTGCAATTTTTGAGCCTGCTTGGGATTGTTTTGGAAGGTGGTAAAGATATCTGGATGTAGTCCTGCGGGCCAACTCATGACAGAACTGTTGAGAATGTTCCACTGGGGATTAAACTTTCTATTAAAGTCTCTAATGCCTAAAAACTCTCGGTCATAGCCTAAAATTAATTTATCAATATTCTGATGTATAACAATATCTAGATCAAAATATAAAACTCGGCCTCGCAGATTTAGCCCGGGATCAAACATGTGAACCTTGTGCCACCACCCTTTTGCATACCCGGCATGTGGTCTTACAATGCTGGTAACACCGTCTATGGGATGTTGATCATCAGTTAAACAGAAAAACTCATAGGGAACGGTTAGATGTCTAGCAACCATGTTACGCAGACGCTCAACATATTCTCTACCATAGCGTGTACCAAATCGAACACACAATACAGAAATTGGTTGGACTTGAGTTTGTATAGAGGTAGGTACTGGTATTGGTTCTTCTACAGTAATTTCAGTAGAAGGGAAACCAAATTTTTTATAGTGTCTCCACTGATCTTTAGTGAGATTTTCTCTTGACAATTTCATCGATGGCTACTAGGTCTTTTAAAATATTGCTGAGGTCGTCCAACTTGATCATATTAGGACCGTCGCTGGGTGCGTTATCTGGATCTTCGTGACATTCCATAAACAAAGTTGATACGCAACCTGTGGCTATAGCAGCTCTCGCCAAGTACGGGACCATGGTCCTATCTCCTCCAGATCTTTCTCCCATTCCCCCAGGCTGTTGAACAGAATGTGTGGCATCAAAGACCACTGGATAGCCAGTGCTTGCCATGATAGGTAAACTGCGCATGTCGACCACAAGATTATTGTATCCATGAGTGTATCCTCTTTCGCATAACATAATGCGTTCATTGCCAGTTGAAGCAATCTTTGCCGCAACGTTCTTCATATCGTGAGGAGCAAGGAACTGCCCCTTCTTGACATTGATAGCACATCCGGTTTCGCCTGCGGCTAGTAATAGATCAGTTTGTCTGCACAGGAACGCTGGAATCTGTAGTATGTCAATGCCTGCCTCTGCACATTCTTTTGCCTGCCACGATTCGTGAATATCTGTTAAAACAGGCACTCCGAAAGTGTGCTTGATAGTATTAAGTATTTGCAAACCTTCGTCAATGCCAACGCCTCGTTTGGTGCTAATGCTAGAACGATTAGCTTTGTCAAAACTGCTTTTGTATATCAAAGGAATGCCAAGCAATGCTGTGATAGCAATAAGTCTAGCACAGGTTGCCTCGGCATGGTCCTGACTTTCTATTTGGCACGGTCCAGCAATAAGAACAAACGGCAAATCGTTGCCAATAGGTAAAGAGCTAATATTAAATGTGCGCATATTATTATTTACCAATGCCTAATGGTGTTGGCAATAATAAAGCAACAGGTTATAACGTGAATGACAACCCAAAATGTTTTTAAGAATAATACTATGCGAGCTTCGCTTAGAGAGAGGATAGGCACATCTGGCCTATCTTCATCTGTCTGCCCCATTAGGTGCCCGGTTGCTCGAGCCCATATGCGTTCAAACGAGTTCACGCAAATAAATCCTCATTCCATTCTCTATGACCTTCACGGAACGCCATATTGCTCTGCGTTTCGCGAACTTCAACACGATAGCACCATAGGCGTTTGCTTTCACCATCACCCCACATGTCTGGAATGTATACACCATTAACATACTTGTAGAGTTGATCAGCTAGGCCTTCGCAACCTAGTTTAGGAAGGATAGTAAGTTTAGCCAACTTACGCTTTTCCATTTCCTTGTAAAAGTCTAACTCAGGATCGTCTTCTGCTACTAACAGGGTATGATCAAATTGACTTTCTAAGATGCCTTTGAGTTCTTTAAGACCTCCGTAGTCAGCAGCCCAATTACGAGCGTCAAGGTCGTTGGTGCCAAAGTAAAATTTCATATTAAATGAATAACCGTGAATTAGATTACAATGACTATCAGCTCGCCATTGCCTATAGGCGCATGGGAATGAGTCGTGATATTCTTTTGTTGAAGTGTACTTATATTGTACGGGTTGAAGATTTGCCATCTCTAGTCTCCTTTATTAAGGTAGCAAGTTTGACGACATGCAGAGTTTATAAAGCGGGATGAATGACGTAAAAAGTCCGCTGTGCCTGTGTGTATAGATTAAGTATACAAGGTATTTATAGGTAATGCAACTCCAATAGATTCTTTTTTAACATTATTTTTTTGCCATTCTGTAGGCAACGTCCAACCTTCTGTATTGATGATATTAAATTGAATATGGGGAAACAATGAAAACAATTTGCCTATTTGGTATATCCAATAGCTGGGATCAACAGCATTAGAGTTTGGATGAGAATAATTATTGGTTCCTTTGTAAACATTGTTCACGTGTTCTTGCCTGCCGTATAAATCAAAACCAACAAGTGATACCGTAGGTAAATTTAATTGTGCGGCAACAAGAACAGCATACGGGCCAGATCCCCAATGTATAGGATTGTCGGGACGAAGCTCTCCCTGATAGGGCAAGTCTGGCAGCAGTTTTATATTTTTGTTTTTTTCTATCTTTCTAAAATAGTGATGCCAGTTGTCTCGAACGTGGATCATAGTATTAGCAGTTGCAGGATTTTCTAATGCTTCTCTAACCATTCTATGATCACAACAGATCAAATGATCAACAACAAGATCTCTATGTATGGCATTGCAGCCTATAAGAACATGCGTGTCTTTAAAATCGTTTAGGTTGATTCTACCACGACTTTCGCCGTTGCCTATAACTAGGGCCTGTGAGCCCATGTGTTAACCTCGTTCTTTGATCTCGCCAAAGGGATACCATGCACCGGGACTGCCTGCTCTTAGACAGACCCAGCCGACACCAGTACCAACTCTGGCAGCGGTATTCCAAACAATGTCGCCTACGGCATAAGTACCTTCTTGCGGAGAATTGCTAGCATACATTTGTATGTGACCACTGAATCTCACCGCACCCGCCACATGTAGATCTACAGCAGGATCTGGATTTTCAACGCCCACACTTAGTTTGCCGTTGACTTTAACTTGTATGGGATTTCTATTGGCATTACCTAGATCAATATTACCATTGGCCTTGACTGAAATACGAGAAGTATTGTCAGTGACAATGTCAAAATCCGTGCTGGCAAAAGTGCCAACCATTCCGTGAAAGTCATCATTGGTGCCCAGCATTACCTCAATGGCATTTTCCGCCACGCTGAATGCAGCATTAGGAGCTTCTGTGCCTAGACCTAATCGGTCTGTAGTGCCATTGTAGATCAAATACTGATTGATATTAACCGATCCATCTACGATCAACCCTTGAAGTCTACCCACAGTTTGTAGGTTACTTTTAAGTACGGTAGACCCTAGTTCTTTAGTGGACAGCACCACAGTGTTGCCAATGGAGAAATTCTTGTCTTTATCTAGATCAATGCTTTCTGAAGAGAAAAATCTATCAGGATTTCCGTTGTACACCAACTGTTTGGTGTAGCCTTTGCCGCTCCAGATAATGCCTTTACCAAAGTTTTCCTCGCCCTTGCGAGCCCGGAATTCTAGGAACTGCGTGATTTCTTGAGCAACAGGTTGATGGGCCGATTCAACAAGTTCTTTAAGAACTCTGCTTAAATCAGTGAGAGTTTGATCGATATTGGTATTGTTCATACCAGTATTTATCAAACTCCGATCTAAACATTAGACAATTTTTAGCAGAATTATGTCTTCGTTGATACGCCCGTTCATGCGTGTATCAACTGCATTGATATCTTCGAGGAACTTGCGTAACACCACTTTGCCTGCTGCCTTAAATTCTTTAAGTTGATCAGCTGGCTTACGCAGTGTCTTTTGTACAGATGTTGCTTCGTTGAAGCCTGTAATTGTGGTGCCTTTGACGCCAAGTTCTTGGAACTCAGCAGCCAAGTACTTGCCCAACTTGCGGCTCTTGGTATTGTAGGTCCACAATTCTTTAGCACCCAGAATATCAGCAGGATTGATAGATACCAATTTAAGCGGCTCATCTGCCTTCTTGTACTTGAGTTTGGCAATAATCTTCTCTGCAGGCACAGCCTTTTTGGCCTTGGGCTTGCGATTAACCTTGGCTTCTTGCGCCAACATCTCGCAGGCACTGACAATTTCCTGATAGAATGCTGTAATCTTACGCAGTTGCACCTTGCTTAAATGGCTGTAGGCTTCTTTGAGTTGCTCGTCTTTGGTTGTTGCAACCTCTACGAGTTCATCTAGATCTTTAACATAAAAATCTCGAATAACACGAGCATGAGCCGCTTTGGCCTGATGTGCCTTTAACAGGTTAAGAACTTTGAATGCCTTGGGGTCAAATGTTTCTGGATCTGTTTGAAACGCTTCGATGGCTGTTTCAATTTCTTCAGTCATTTTGTACGATGATTCACGCACACGATCTTGAATACTGACAACAGGGCCTGTAGGTTTAATCTCAACTTCCTCGCTGTCGTCTGTGTCATCTTTGCCTTCGCTAACAATCTTGGCAATGGCTTGGCCTAACCAAACTGCCGAACTACGACCCTCATTGAAGTCTACACGAACAGGAGGCATGCCTTTCAACAAACAGGCAGCAATGGCACCTACAGTTGTACCACAGCGATTGTCTTTGGTCTTTTTAAATTCAGCAATTTGCTCTTTGGTGTAGCCGTTAGCACTCATCCAATTGATCACTTTGGGTTTGAGTTCTTTACCACTGGACTCTAACCGATACCAGCTCATGGCAACATGAAAATGACGCAGGAACTGATTGGTATCCCAAGCTTCGTGGCCGTCCCACTTTGGACTAAAGTCTTTGCCTTTAGATGCACGAGCTTCTGCTAGATGTTTTGCTTTTGTGGCCATTCCGCACTCCTATTAATTAAACAATACTAATATTATAGCATCGTTTGATCTATTTGTCAAGTGGGTCATTTTGAAAAGTTTTGATAAGGATTGGATCACCATCGTCTGTTTCTTGATAGACTGTGGATAATATGTAGCCGTCACTGAGACTAGATTGGGCTATTCCAAATGCTTCCTTTTGGCTTGCAGTGGTTTCTAATAATTCATTGTGACCGGCTTCATCTTCGGCCCAAACTTCGTATAGCATATATGTCATTTTGGTTGCTTTCTAACCTCCTTAACGGTTATCATCTTCAACGTCTAAAACAATCCAACCCAATTGTTTTAGATCCTCGCGAATTTCATCAGTGACTACACTCTCCGGAACATATCCCTTAGTGCCATCTAGATCACCATTGCCCAGGCCTTCTCCAATACCAGAGCAGTACCAATCAATGTAATCGCCTTGTTCACGCATATTGGCAATTATCCCACCGGCACTGCGCCAACTAGCTGACCACCGTTCGTCTTTGAGAACGGGCATGACATCCAATTTTTGGAATTGTCTATTGCATATAGCGGCATATAAGTTTTGAGCATAGGAGTCACTGTTTCGAACTTTATTTAACATCAGTTCGCAGGTGCGAAGATCGTACTCCATGTTGTTTTCCTGCCACTCGAGAGTAAGTTCTCGTGAGTCTGCTTCAGCTCGCCACTTGGCCCACATGTCAACATAGGCCTGTGCGTTGACTCGTTGTTCTTCAGTGATAGCGGGATCTTCCAATTGCTTTTCAGAACGTTCCTGTTGGAAGGTCATTCGATTAGGGCTTTTTGAAATCTTTAACATCTTCGATTGCCAATTTGAGAGTTTCTGCGTAGTTTAATGCTGTCTGTTCTTTTAGATGAATACTGCCTTCGAAGTCTACATAGCCTTTAGTCAACAGAGTCCAAATGTGTGTCCAACGACTCTTAGACCAAAAGTTGGTTCTAACAGTGGTATAAACCATTACAGCAACGCCCGAGTCGTCTGCTTCGATCCATAGATTGTGTGAACAGTCTGGACTGCCACACTCGCAGACCACATGGTAGGCACGACTATCTCCCCAGTCATTGGTTTTTAAAATTCCTTCGGCAGGTGTTTGTGCTTTCATGTTTTATCTCGTTGATGTTTGTATTCTCGTTTGAGCCAGTATTTGTATCGTTCCCAATACTGATTTATTGTAGCAGGTTCTTCACCGTAGAGCAACCGTTCTTCGCGATTCTCCATCCAGAGTTCGTTGACCCAGTGTCTAAAGGCACTAGACGGGTGTTGGCGGTCGTTTGGTACAATATTCACACGTTGGGTCATCACATTTATCCTCTAACCATTTATCGCAAGATCTGCAATAATAAGCATCATACTCTTGCGAGTACGATTTTTTATTCTCGCAATCACAATAGTTTGGGTTCAGGTCCATAGACTATCACGAGCTTTGATCAGTCGAATCATCATAGCTTCATCTTCTTTTTCATAACCCTCTTCGATCTTTTGAAGCAACTTATGAGCCTTATCGCTGGCTTTTTTAAGTACAGGATCTTTAGGGGTACTGAAACTTAGCTTGCCACCATTGGCTTCACGCTGTGCTTCGCAGGCCGCAGTCCAGCCACTTGCTTCATATGGATCAGGACGAGCACGATAAGTCACAGTCCACCACACATAAAGCTCTTTGATCTCTTTTGCACGAAGGGCTTGTCCAGTTGGCTTGCCGTATTCAGGATCGTCTGGTTCACACCAATCAGTGTTGGTCAATGTCATTGCCCAATCTAAATGATCAAGACCTGCTTGAGGACAACGCCAAGTGCGCCAACGGAACCAACCGCTAGCCCAAAAGGGAGGATCATACTTAGCACGAGCTTCTTTATCTCCCCAAGCGATGTGCGACCATGCGGATTCGATTTCGACGAAATCCACCAACTCATTAAATAGGCATGGCAGGAACCGATTGCCAACATCGCACCAAGCACCAGGCTTGATGTCACGAGTATGAGCGGTAAGAGAGTGAGTACGACTAACCCAGCGATTATTGATGTAATACTTAACATCGTAGATCTTTCTAACGGGCCAAGTGACAAAATCCTGGATATAGCCTAGGGCCTCTTCAGCTAGCCAGTAACGAAAATTGTGCTTCATCTGAGCCGCAGTGGTCCAGTCGTCCCATTCTTCTGAGGTACCCGCACTGAGTTTTTTAGTGCCGCGAAGCCAATCTGCAAAGGGAGTGCATGACCAGTAGTTTGTGTGATGTGCCATTATAGTGTGTTTTCTCTGTTGAACAACTTAATTATACTATCTTTTAGATAACATGTCAAGATGATTCTTTTTTGACTCAAATTTTTCTTTGATAGCCAGCCAAATTGAGCATGATCGAATACTGCTCGTAGGCTTTTTGGACAGCCGTATTTGATTGCCGATACCAACTTTCTTCACGTTCCTTTTCCATAAGTATGGCAAACATATCGGCATCGCTATATCCGTGATTGTGATTGCCAAAAAATCTCTGTTCCATTTCTACAAGAGCTCGAAAACGGCTTTCGGGTATTTGAACGGTGAAGACTTTTTCTGTTTCATATTCTACAAAATCTTTCCTCACTATATCTGCTCGTAAGGGATCTGTAAAATACTTAGGAGGATGATATCTGGCCCTCCGTTTTTGATCATCTACGATTTGTATTTCGTAGTTTTTGCAAAACTGATCAATTTGTTCTTTCATTATACAAGACTTTCAGCCAATGGAAAGATTTCTGCAATCACTTTTGCACAGGCCTTGGCAACTTCCTGATGCTCTAGTTGTGTGCCGTTAGCTGATCGTAGTTCAATGAAGTGTACCCATGAACGTAGTGTACCATTCATGTACAAGCGACTTTCTGTAAGACCTTCCGGCAGCACAGCACGAGCCTGTTCCTTGGCTATACCGTTAGCAATGGCCCATTCATATTCTCGTTTGGCAGCGTAGATAACTCGCTGTTGAGCACGATACCATTCATTTTGTAACAGCTGATCATCGACTGGGACGCTGTTCTGTCTATTTTTTGGATCTTGGAGTCGTGCTTCTCTACATACAAACGACAGGTCTTTAGTAGGGTCAGCATATCGCTGACTGAACTCTTGGAAACTGAAACTTCTGTGTCGCAAGATTTGTCGGGCAATATCTCTGGTTGTGGTGATTTCGATACAGGCACTGACCATTTCGAGTGGGCTCCAGTGTTGGTGTTTGACCAAGTATCTGATGAGTTTTTCTGATGTGTCTGTGTTGAGCTGATTGGAAGGATTGCTGACACGGGCGCAATACGCAATGAGTTCCTGCGCATCTTCGATGCCCATATTTCGAAATTCGGCTGCGGGTTGACTATATGATAAAAGTTTAACATTCATGTTTATTTACTGCTTAGGTTAGTATATCGAAGTTTACAACACATCGTGGCCCTGTTTTAGGAATGCCACCACCGTGATATATTTCTCCGTCAAACACAACCACTCGGCCACGTTTAGGAGAAACTGATTGAACTACGTTATTGTCCTTGTCAAAGAATACAGTGTCTCCATCTGCATCGTTGACATAATATAATACCACGGTATGTTTAAAAGGGAAGTCTTGATGTGCTGCGTAATTTTTTAATTTTGTTTTATAGGGCAATATAAGATAAATCCTAGCCACCATTATTTCTTTTAATATTAATCCTAGGTCTTGACAAACAACCTGCGGTATTAATGCAAAATTATCTAGATGGTCAGAACGTTGTGAACTAGACTTTAGCACGTGAACAAACGAAATAGAGTTAACTCCCGGTTCATTGGCAGTTGATTCGTACTTGCACCGCAGATCAACTGTGGGGTGCATGATCTCTTCTTCCACACTGGTCTTTCCTAAAATACTCAACTCATAATAATCTTGAAGATGCTTGGGAATCAAGTCATCATAGATTTTGATATTCACTTTGGTTCTTCAATAGGTTCGTCAAAACAAAGACTTTCCATAGTCTTGTAATGTTCGTAGGCTTTTTTAAGTGCTTCGAACTTTTCGAGTTTTGTAGGATCAGGAACAAGTATAGCTAATCTCTGCTCCATCTTCTTCATAAATTCTTTTAGGCTCTGACCATCAATTTTAATATCAGTACCTGCTGCCATTTCGATACCAGTGGTGTTAATGTTAACCGTGCTAGGACTAACTCCGTAGCTAGGGCTTATAGTATATCCACTAGTTCCAGTAGTCCATTGACTGTTGGAATTAATATTATTAATTGTAGTAATACCACCAACTGTTGCTCCACCGTAAGTAAATGTAGTACTAGGTAGAGTTATTGTATTAATATTTGAATATTGATCTGAGCCAGTCAGTGTAATAGTATCTAAGGTATCGATCATGGTGCTTGCCTGAGCAGCACCATAATCACTTAGATCAATTTCAATATCATCGAATGTGATATCGTCCTTGTTGCTCATAATTAGGCCTTGGCTTCTTTGCGGGCGTTCTTTTCTTCTGTGATTTCGTTGCGACGAGCTTTAACACCCTTGGCAACTTCTTGAAGAGCTTTGCGAGCACGAGTTCCTGCTGCACCGTTGCCGGCTGTGAATTTTGCGTCCTCGGCTAAGAATGCTTCGAAGTCTGCTTTTAATTGATCAACTGTTGACATAATATTTTTTCCTTATAGTTATGTTCTAATACTTATAAGCCACCCTGTTTACAGGGGCTTAAAACTGGTATGGTCGGTAGGTTTCGAACCTACAAAGGCGCTGTCTACGACTTTGCCCCGTCCCCATTCTCGACTATGAGTCGAGCGGGAGGTCTGCCAATTCCACTCACGACCACAACTATATTATATAATCATAATGAACAAAGGTCAATGATTTTCCAAATAAATAAATTTTGTATAACTCCATTTTTTGGTAGTTGAGAAGATAGGTTAATTCTAAAGGAAATTACATGAACAAACGTATTTTAGTTATGGGCCTACCTGGTTCAGGTAAAACATATTTGGCACAACATATTGTTGACCATTTACAAGCAGATAAAAAACGTGTAGGTTGGTTAAATGCTGACGATGTGCGTAAAAAGTATAACGACTGGGATTTTAGCAACGAAGGTCGTATTCGTCAAAGTCATCGTATGCGCGAATTAGCAGATGCAATGACTGATGTTGATTACGTCATCTGTGACTTTGTTGCTCCTCTAGTTGAGATGCGTAACAACTTTAAAGCAGATTGGACTATCTGGGTAGATACAATTGACAAAGGTCGGTTTGAAGATACTAACAAAGCCTTTATTCCGCCAGAGATTTACGACTTTAGGATTACAGAACAAGATGGAGAAAAATGGGGGGAGTTTATTGCCGCACACATTATAGACAATCGTCGTCGTCCTGTGTTTGACTGGAAAAAAGAAACTGTTCAGATGTTAGGCAGATGGCAACCATGGCATGCAGGTCATCGAGCACTCTTTGAAAGATTACTGGCCAAGACTGGACAGGTCATCATCCAAGTACGTGATGTACAAGGATGGCAAGGTAGTAATCCTTTCGAAGTTGACAAAGTTAAAGGATTTATCAAACGTGATTTAGATATGCTTTATCAAGGGCAATACGAAATTCAAGTTGTCCCAAATATTGTTCATATTGGCTGGGGTCGTGGTGTAGGATATACCAGTGGTGAGGAAACGTTTGATGAATCTATTACTGACATCAGTGCTACTAAAATTCGGAAAAATCTAGGTCTAGTATGATCGGTATTGAAATAATATTTTATTTCTTTCTATGGACTTTTATGATATACTGGATACACCGAGCCAGTCATAAAATTTCATTTCTGTCAAAACTACATTTTCATCATCACGCTTATATTAAAAAACACAAGATAGTTTGGCATTGGAATAACATTTTTCTGTTCAATGACAATTGGCCTAGCACGTTTGATTATTGGATAACTGAAGTTCTACCTACTTTTATTTTCAGCTGGATCACCGGTCAATGGTGGATAATTATTTTATTTTATGTTTATGCAGCCATTATACAAGAAAGGCTAGAACACAATAGAAAATTCAATTTGTATCCTTGGTACACATCTGGTCAATGGCATTATTTGCATCATACAGAAAGTAGATGCAATTATGGTATCGGAACACCTTTTTGGGATTGGGTCTTTAAAACAAATCGATCAATTAGATTATAGATTTAAGTTGTCCGAGTCTGTTTCTCACGTTCAAAAAATCAGCAATTACAGTTTTTGTGGCAGTTCTTTGCCAATCTCGATCTTGCCAAAACTTTTTTGCATTTTGATTTACAGGATGATTAATAAATTCAGAAAATGATTCTTCATCTTTAAAAAAAGTATAAATTTCTAATTTACATCCTGTTTCATCTAAGATTAAAAATCTATCTAGGATTCTGCCCTGTCTGATAAAATCAGCTGCTAACGCTCTAACTCCTGTGCCTTTTTTTCCTTGGAGTTTTTCTTCTAATCCTCGATAATAAAAATCATCCACACTTGTGCCATTTCTATTTTTTTCTTCGAATATAACTTTTTGTAGTATCATAACACTAATTGATTAACAATATATGAAGGAAGGGCTGAATAATGTGTGTGATTTTTTTTAACTTCTTTTATAATTAAACTTTGCAGTTCTTCAAAATTTCCAATATAAGAATTGATATCGTCGGTGTCGTTATAATTATGATCAAAAATAATTTTTTTGTTAAAATAAGTGTCTAAATTGTTTGCAATGTTATTATTTACAATATCTTCAAAATATAGTTTTTCGATAATATTAGAATCTTTAGCAAATAAATTCTCTAGTTCCCAATATGTTCTACAAAGTTGATTGAAAAATGTCATTATTCTTCTTACTTCTCTTTTGGATTCAACAAAAATAAACGGATCATGTTTTTTAGAGCTACCTATGTAGTCATTATGGTCTATTGCGATCAGCATACTTCCTATGACTTTCCAAATATCTTTTCTTAAAATTAAGATCACATCTAGATTATTATCTTTAATTAAATTTTTTAAATCTGAGTGAAAGGACAAGAAAGTTTTAAAACCAAAATAATCTACATTTTTCTTTGATTTTACACTAATAAATTTTTTAATGATTAAATCTTGATCGAATGAATTATTTTTCATCGAGTTAGCTAATCTGTGTAAGTTATGCGGATTAAACGGTTCGTAATTAGGAAACTCTGGAATCCAAATATCATCAAATTCGTTCAGCACATCGCAGACAAACGTAGTGCCGCTACGAGGAGTCCCAACAATAACAAAGTTTTTATTCATTTTTTATTTTACCATATGCGATGTTTTTTACGGATGCATTATATACAATATTCTGATTCAGCAGTAGCTTCTTGCAATCTTTGATCAGTAAGGGCTGATCTCAATCCTGTGATAGTGATATTTGGTCTTGGTTTATTTGAAATATTAAAAGTTCCATGCGGAACATTCAAGGTATCGAACATATGAACATCGCCAGCTCTCCACTGAGTGTGTACTGCATTACCGTATATAAGGATCTGGCCGGGTTCGTAATCTTCTAGATGTACAATAATCCTAACTATTTTTGACGGGTCTGTGGGATTGCGATGCCATAATTTATCAATGTGCATGGCGAACGTCTGACCAGGCCATTGCACATGGCAACGATAACTAACTTTTTCTAAATGCCAATGGTCTACCATTTTTTTAATTTTAGGAAACTGATCTAGATATTCTTCTAAAACTAAGTTAGTATGATCAACATGGTCTAAACCGTGAGCCTTTCTGTCGTTTTGCTCTTGTGTTCTCATTGGACTAACACCCCCAGGGAATCCCGGACGTTGACCTGCCGCCGTACTTTGATCCCAGGATAATGATTTTGATTTATCTATAATTTTAGCAACATCGTCTGCCCAATCTCCTTTGAATCTTCCCAGCCGATGATACCATTCACCCTCATGCTCCTGTTTAAATTTATCAAAATGATAGTTGCTAAAGGTCTTGGTGTATTCGTAAGAGCTTTCATAGTTCTTACCATCTTGATGATTAAAATCTTGTGGTAGGGTTTTAAATTTTACCCTATCGATGTATTGGTTGATATTCATGACATTTTTCTTATGACAGCAAGGTGCATATTATTTTTTTTCTAATGCGTTAATTGCATTAGAAACAGTTTTTTCCAATTCTTCTTTACCAAATTTTTGCGACATATTGTAGTCTTTCAAAAAGTCAGCTTGTACTTTTTGATCTGTGACATATTCTTTCAATATAGAATTCCAAAATTCTACAGCTTTTGTATCAGTTCCCTTGGGCAATACCACGGCAAATCCGTCAGTACTTTTCCACTTAGGGAAGATTTCTTTAAACGTGGGAATGTTGGGATATTCTGCTAATCTAGTTGTGCTGTCTACAGCCAGTAATCGGATGGTTCCCGAATCAACAAAACTCTTTGTGATCAACAATGGTACTGCTGCAAACTGCACATGATTGCCTGCAATATCTTGTACTACTGGAGCTCCACCTTTGTAGGGCACAAGAGTGGCACTTTTCATTTTTCCATCTGAAAGTTCTATTAACTGCTGTATAGTCATTAGTTGTCCGGGTGCGCCGTAGGCTAGAGTTTTTGGATTACCTTGATACAAATCAGTTAGAGACCGTATGCCACTATCTTTATGAGTGACAAACGCCATAATACTATTTTTTATCAACGTCACTGTTTCTAATTCTGCTTGAGGATTTTTCAATCTTTGGACGGCTATGGTGCCGGCTGTTGCAAAAGAAATATGATATCCGTCTTTGGGCATTGCGGCAATTTCATTCATGCCAATCAATCCTTCGGCTCCTGGTCTGTAAACTGCTACAAACTTAATGTTTTTTTTCGCTGCCCAATTTTCAAAATGCCTAAAAGTTTGATCAACACCGCCTCCTGGAGCAAATGGCATCACCACTTTAATGAGTTGGGAACCAGCGTCGAATGCTTGGCTGGGAGCAGATAAAAAAAACATCATGCTCAGTCCTAATAAAAATTTTTGTATCACTACTCATCTCCGTAAGTGAAAATATTTATGCAATAAAGTGCTATGATAAATATTTCATGAAAAACAATACTTGGAATAAATTACTAGAATTAAAAAAATTACCTTTTGGCAGTGTACATTGCATTAAAGATCAAGATTTAGAACAAGAAGTATCTGATATCATTGTTGATGTTCTGCAAAATGATTGTATGAATGATGATGAAATACACGATAAATTTACAAAAGAGTATAAAGCATGGATAATGAAAACCACCTCTAATCAAGTTATAGGTTTGGAAAAATTCCAAGGCCTCGCTTTTTCAAACGGAACCACAGAAGCTTTTGATAAATTTTATCTAAAAAATCGTAATCGTAGGTTAAGGTATTTTCGAGGCGAATACATGTATCATTCAATAGCTGCCAAGCTATATTTTGATCAGAGTGTCTGTATTGAAGATGAACCAATACAAGAAAATGACGTGGTGATTTTTAGTCTTCCGTTCGCTGGCACCGGAAATGAACATGTAATGACTGATTCGGTTTTAGAAACTTGTGAAGCACTAAAAGTTCCAGTGTTAATCGACTGTTGCTACTTTGGAGTTTGTGGCGGAATCAATTTTGATTTTTCTTATGAATGTATTACTGATATCACATTCAGCCTTAGTAAAAATTTTCCGGTACAACACCTTAGAATCGGCATGAGACTAACCAAAGAAGACAATGATGATGCTTTATATGTTTATAATAAAAACAAATACGTCAATAGACTGTCGGCTGCGGTTGGATTAAAACTATTACAACGATATACTGCCGATTACAATTATCAAAAATATCGTGCAGTACAAGAAAAGTTTTGTGAAATTTTAAAAGTAGAAATGTCAAAGTGTGTTTTTTTCGCAACTTCTACTGAGTCATTCGAAGAATACAATCGTGGAATAAAAGAAAATAGACTTTGTTTTTCAAAATATCTAAAATCAGAAATGTTGCCGCACAACTTCTATGATAAATCCTGAATATTCCTCTAGGTTTGGAACTATAGATGATCTAGTATATCTAGAAAAATTATTAGTTGACACCAAAAATTATAAACAGAACACTTCCAAAATTTGGTCGTATCCTTTTGATGATAAAGATTTTGATATCTCTGTTTTTATCAAATCTATCGAAACAATGATTTCTAATGAAACTCAAACTAAAAATAAGATTGCTCTAGTATTTGACAAAGAAGAAAATATTAAATGTATTGCTATTGGTCAGTTCTGGAATATGATCAAATCTTGGCGGCAATGTATAATACTTTGTAGTCCTAATAATTCTATTTTCAATGCTGTGGATAATGGCATTGCTGACACCAGCACATTGCTCATTTCACATGCAGAAAGTATAGGATATTATTCCTATGATTTTATTGTGGCTAATCCTAAAACTACCAACCGCTGGAATAGAATGAGACAACAGATACCAATAATAAAAGATAGGTATGAATTTTTTGACGAGGCAATTATTCCTGCTGGTACAATGCCGTCACATCCAAGATATAGGCAAATGATGAGAAATAGAACCTGGAATGTAGATCTTCTTTATCGAATTGGTTATTTGAAAAATCAATATAGAAATAATGATTTTTTAATTTCTTTATAATCAATCTTTGACTAGATTCCGTTCAGCGAAATATTGAAGTGTATTTTCAAATTCTGTGTAATCGTCGCATGGTCGATTTTTTAGAGACTCTGTTGGTTTTCCAGAATAATGTGCAATTGTTAATAGATACCTATCTTTGATTCCTGTAGTGACAGTGAAATGTGGAATTTGTGTGTTCAATAACACAAATTTGTTGTGATCGTATTTGAGTTCGATAAATCTTTCGTACATCATAGACCCAGTAGATTCTTTAGGATTTGCATCAGGAGCGAATAAAACAAGATAATTTTCATCCTCACCTAGCGTCAAGTTAAGAGTTATATTCCGCCATGCGTCTCTATGCCAATTGTAAAAATGGTTGGCTTCTATTAAAAATATAGATGCACGTAAATTTAGATCACACATTACTTTGTGTACTTCGGTTCCTAAAAAATAGTCTTTAGGTAGATTATATTGTTTAAAAGTTTTTGACGAATCATATAATTTAACTTCTACCTGACTATAATTGAAACTACGATATTCTTTAAAAATTTTATGATCTTCGGGAATTCCAAGATTAAGTTTTCTAAAACATTTTTCCATGTTAATACTCCATTGCCAGCTTATAATATTTTTCTATAAGTTTTTCTGTCATCTGATTTTTTACTCGGATTTCGAAAAGATCTAGATAATTGCTGTCGAGAATCTCTTGTTTGGAAAATCCTATATTTCTATGCGCCGAATAATTCCAAACACTAGGAACTGCTATACCAGCTATTTTTTTTATATTATTGTTAACCCATTCGGTGGCTCTGTCTCTAGTCATATGGCTAGAAACCCATTCCCAATCACTATCATTAATAAATCTATAACCATATTTTTCATATTCTCTTTCAAATTCACTTGATGCAACGCCTTTATGTATCGATAGCACATTATAAAACCAGTCGTGAATTTTATTCTGTATAAACCATTCTTGAGAATCTTGCCAGTCTTGTTCTGTTTCTTTTCCAAGGCCCACTATCATAGAGCAGTTTATTATCACATCATCACCCCATTTTGTTCTGATGTCTCTAAGTGAAGATTTATTATTTTTGGCGCCCCAACCTTTTCCTATGATTTTACAAGATTCGGGGTCGAATGATTCGATACCAAAATGGCAACTTACCAAACCACTTTCGGGTAATAGTTCTTGTTGTTCCGGCCATATGTACAACAGGTCTAGTCTAGCATATCCTATATATTCTATTGTGAAAGGTAATTGCTTTACCATCTCACAGAATGCTCTTGTTCTTTCTCTATGGCTATTCAGTGTATCATCTGATAGATGATATCTAGTGGTTCCAAAGTTTTCATAGTTATGAATTAAAGATTGTTTAATACTCTCCATAGATTTATTAAAATCATCTTTGTCTTTTCCTATGTTAGGATATTGACAAAACTTGCATTTAAATATACAACCTCTACTTAATTCTAAAGGAAGAGATTCTTCTGGTAGGATAAAATCATTTTTTTCATAACGCATTGAACAATTTTGAATATCATATTTTTGTGTAGGATGTATTATCTTAACATCGTTTTCTATGGTAAACTTAGGATGAGAAGATCCTTTAAAAATATAATGGCAGTATTCGAGAAAGCTGTGTTCCGCTTCATCTTTAAACACAGCATCTACCTTCCAATTAATTTTTTTCCGACCGTAGTTGATCCAATTTATTGCCCAGACTCCCCCGATGACAATTTTAACCCAGGGAAAATTTTCTTTGACTTCATCTAGGATATCATGAATTAGTTGTTCACCATGTACAAATCTTTGATTTGTTTTAAGCAAAGCAAAAGGAGCATATCCTACTATTTTTGTTTCTGTCGTAATGAATTTTTTTAATAGAGATAATCTCTGTTCCTTTGTCATAAAGTAAATGTAATCAAGTACCTGCGTTGAATAGCCATTAGATCTCAACCACCAAGCTATCTGGTATGGTCCAAGATATCGTACCTGTCTACGAGGATCAGTGTTAGTAGTGAGTATGAGTACTTGCATTTTTTATTTTGAAGATTCCCACCATATTGCATAATCTGAATATTTGTTTACAGATCTTGTAAGTAAGTCATACAATTTATCAGGGTTCCAGGCGTTGTGATTCACAGAAGGTCGATGCGAATGAACTAAAAATGTCACCCTAGCACATCGATCGTATTCAAATGCTTCGATACCGTGTGCTGCTCTCGTACTAGTCAACGCCCAGGCGTGTCTCTGGCAAGGATGACTGCTGTAAATTTTTTTATTTAAATCTACGTATTTCTCCCATTCTTGTGGGTACACATTTTCTGATTCTATAATGTAAGTGGATATGCGATTGTTTTCGTTGGTTTTTCTAGGACAAAAATATAACGCATCCTCTTTAACTTCGTTGTGAAGATAAAATCTCATCCCTAGCCAATCATCGGCATCGGTGTGCAATGGAGCTGCCACGTTTGATTTTTGTAAAAGGATAGTTACTCCGGACAATATATTGTAGGGGAAAAGATGAATGTATTCAACTACATCTGGAAATATCTTATCAAACTCTGAAATCCAAGAATTGCTGTATCCGTGATGAAATGCACTAACTTGGATCCAGGGATAAAATCCCCAGCCTTTCATACCCCGTTCCTCGAAATGCATAATTTTTTGACCGGTCTCGGGATGATTAATATTTCCTACAAGTTTGGGGGCTTTTGTGAAGGCCCAATCTGTAAATAGATCGATATCGACCTTAGGAGGTTCTGGGAGATCTAGAGGAATATAAATCAAATCTCGAAATTGATCAAACTTTTTTGGCCAGTGTTGAGAAGGAATTTGAGTGGTGTGAATCATTTTAATTAAATAAGGGTATGTTAACAAATCTACTACAAAAAATTTCAATCAATAAAAATCTAAGAACAATAACGATACCGCAGCATGTGATATTTATCAGTGGTATCGCGATGGTACTGTTAGATATGACATCGGCATGGTGGCTGTTAGCTGCGTATGTAGGATGGTTCTTTATTGGATTCATTGGATTTAATATTTTCTATCATAGGTATATTTCACATTCTGCCTTCCAGACGCATAAAATTTTAGAAATTGTTGGAGTATATCTAGGACTGCTAGCAGGTAGAGGCAGTCCAGTTTGGATGGCAAACATACATACTCCCTATCATCATAGATATAGTGATACTGATCTAGATCCTCATACTCCTACTAAAGGTTTTTGGCATGCGTATTTGACATGGCAGAACAATCCTCCTAAACTTAACCCAATGTTTTGTAGAAAAATGCTTAGGGATCCTGTAATGAAATTTATGAGCGATCATTACTATAAAATTTTCTGGATCACATTTGTATTGTTATTTGTTATAAAATGGGAATTGGCCGTTTTCTTTTTTATGGGTGCTGGAGTTCTACAAACACACAGTGAAGCAATAATTGCAACTTTTGGACATACGCCAAACTATGGAACTAGAGAACATGAAACAGGGGATAACAGCAGAAATTTAAGGGGTATCTTTAATTGGATTACACTGGGCAGCGGACTGCACAATAATCATCATGCACGTCCCGGACATTACAGCTACGAAACACATCCTGGAGATTTTGATTTTGCTAGACGAATTATTGAGCTGATAGCTAAACCTGGATCGCTTAGAACAGGAACAGACTAATGCAGATAGGAACTTACACCTTTCATCGCTATCATCATTCGTTAATATTGATTCAACATGGACTTTTACTTTGGGTGTTGTTTTATCATTTTAGTTTTTTAGGAATAATTGCTGGCTTAATTGCTAAAGAATTATTTAAAGGTATAGGCGACGAGATAGGTGCCCATAGATATTTCACACATAAAAGTTTTAAGACTACAAAATTTAAAGAGAATTTATTGATTTTTTTACATTTCTTTAATATGCAAGGGCCGTTGTTATCCTATGTAGGTATACATCGAATGCATCATGCATTTACTGATACAGAAAAAGATCCGCATACTCCACTTAAAGGAAAATTAAAAGTTCTATACTGGTTAAATCCTATTTCAGTAAATCCGTCGATGGTACGGGACTACCTAAAAGATTTTAGATTTAGATTTCTTGCCAAATGGTATTATGAATTATATATAGGATTTTCTATAATCTTTATATTTCTTTTTGGGCTCGTTTCTTATGTTTATATTTTTAGTTTTTCAGCAATATTGGGATTGTATTTAAACGGATTGGTAAACATTTATTGCCATGACGGAATAGGAACACAAGATTTTATCACAGGGGAAAGTAGCAGAAACAAAAATTCAAGAGCAATGGTTTTTCTTTTAAAAGGAGGTCACCTCCATAATAATCACCACGCATATGCGGCAAGCTCTACTACCAAAGTAGAATCTCACGACTATGACTTTTTTGGTATAATTATAAACAAATTTTTTAAATTATGAAAATTTCAATTACTCCAACAGACACTCAATACGGCGCCTATATTAGTGGCGTAGATTTTTCTTCCAAAATAGATTCACACTACATAACGGAAATAAAAGAATTATGGAATAAGTACCAAGTATTGATTTTTGTTGATCAGCATCTTACAGTGAATGACTTGGAAAAATTTGTATTATATTTTGGTGAGCATTGTCGAGATCCGTTTATTGATCCAATTAACGGATCAGACTATGTAGCAGAAGTGCTGAGAGAGCCTAACGAATCTACTGAAATATTTGCCGAAGGTTGGCATTCTGATTGGTTCCACATGAAAGAGCCACCAAAAGGAACTGCATTATATGCTAAAGAAATTCCACCGAGTGGTGGCGATACACTATTTTCCGATCTGTATAAAGCATACGACACACTTCACGATGACCTTAAACAGATTTTAGAAAATCATCGAGGAATAAATTCTGCTAGACGCGGGTATGCGCCCGATGCTAGATACGGGGTGTCAGATGTTGGTAGGTCAATGAAACTTAGATATTCAGATGAAGCGTATGAGATCCAACATCATCCGTTGGTGTTGGAGCATCCTGAAACAGGAAAGAAAGTAATCAACTGCAATCGAGGTTATACTATTGGAATTGAAGGTTTAGACAAAGATAAATCTTACAAAATACTAGCAGAAATTTTTAATCACCAGAAAAATCCAAAATTTATCTATACACATCGGTGGGCTAATAATCAACTAGTGCTCTGGGATAATCGTTGTACCTTACACAGAGCTACTGGTGGATATGACGGGCACCGACGATCCCTGTATCGTGTCACAATAAAATAATTTAATATCCGTTTTCGTTTTCACGTAGGTGCTCGAAAAAAGGAGCCAGTTTAAAATTTTCCGTAATCCTACCTCTTTTAAGATTGTCCTGTGCAGGATATCCCTCATCCATTAAACTCCAATCAGTAATACGTAGAGAAGTAGTCTTACACAGTTTTGCCTTGGCTTTTTCTAAAGGAAAATGCCAGCTATAAGAATCATCATCTATTAAACTATTTTTCCAATCTTCTGTATTAGAATCAAAATTAAAAACTTTTTCTAAAATATCTAAAATTTCTTTTCTAGAATAATTTTGATTTTTTTCTAAGGAATATCTACCAATTTGCCCTACATTTCTAAACTCCAACGCCACTGGATAATTATTTTTTTGTATCAACTCTTTCAGACGATCTGGAACATGTTCGTTTATTCCCTTAGCTAGAATACAACCAATGGCCAGTTTTATCTTATTATCCACGCAATTTTGAAATGCTCTAACTTTTTTCTTTGCACATCGTAAATTATCCATGGTAGCATAAACCGTGTCATCGTCGGCGCCGTTCATGCTAAGATACACTGTTTTTAATCCAGCATCCACTAATTTTTTTACGTAAGTTTCATTTGCTAAACGCAATCCGTTTGTGACTAAAACTATTCGATGCTTGATAGGCATACTTGTTATAAGTTTTATGATCTTAGGTAAATCTTTGTGTAATGTAGGCTCCCCACCAATTAATCTAAATTCCGTTCTTTTTTTAAATTTGCTTATAGTTTCAATGAGCTTGTTAAATTCTATGTCTTTGTAGCTTCTGTTTGGCAGATAGCAATTGCTGCATTCCATATTGCAACGATGAACGATGTCTACATAGACTATTTTAAATTCGCTGTTTTCCGGATCTATTTCGTTATTTTTTTTAAAATGGATGGGTGTATAAAGTGTTGTCATATCTCTTAGATAAATAATAGTGTATTTAAACGAGGAACTAATATGCTAACAGTAACCTGGACTTATGAAAGACTAACACAAGAATATCCGTTCTACATGGATACTCCCGAAGGAGCTGCCTTTCAGGAGATCATTGATACTATTAGACAAAATTCGGGATTAGTAATCAGTCGTGAAATTTCTAGGACTGAAGACGGATTAACACTAGTGTCTGTATATAATTACGAATCTGTTGCAAAATGCAGAGAATTTACCTCCGTAATTAATTCTGAGATATCCACCTATTTTTCTTCTAGAGACAACTATCTAATTAAATGCGGACATAAACTCACCGGAATATCAAACGAACCTGCGTTTGCTACACTTATCAAATTAGACAACGAACCTGTTGTTGTTGTGGATGAAACAAAGCTAGAGCTAACTAGAGTACTGCCGTAATTAAATTAAAATATAATCTAGCAGTTTTTCTCGAACTTGCTGATATGTCAAAGTTATATCAGCGAACCTTAAACTTACACAGAATCTTTTTTCATTGCTAAAATTAACTACATTATGAGGTATATCTGTTCTCACTAAAGTTGGTACAGCGATGGTTAATTCTTCAATAGATACACAGTCACTTGCTGACCATCTTGTTCTACGGAGTCCTTCTTTGTTTACAGATGTTTCTCCAACAGTATCTGATGAATACCATTTCATCACATGATTTGTAGAACCATAAATCCAATTTAATCCGCAATGAATTCCGTGAAAGGTTCCGTTCTCTTCAACAAATCCGTCAACATGAATAACTAAAGATTCTTGCGCAGGACCATACATAAAATATATATTTTTTAAAGGAAGATCTTTTTCTTCAAAAAATTTCGATACATCATCTTTCACTAGTTCATCTATAGGCAAGAAATCCAAACCCCAGGTATCATGTCTTGAAAATCTTCCATCTAAGATGACGCCTGGCTTTAAGATGTCATCGAAGGGAAATTTAAATTGGGTGTAATTTGTAGTATTTTTCATATATTATTAATCAATGCACATTACAATGTGTATTCTAATTTGATCTAAAGATCCATTAATAAAAGTGTGATCTTGTGTTGTATCTGCTCGATACACAACTCCCTCATGTAGCTGATGGCATTCATTTTTATATGGCCATATCATCCAACACTGATCATTTGTGATTATAGGTAAATGCAATCTAGGGGTTGGATCTCGATGGATAGAATAACATTTTCTAGAATTCATTAACATTATTCTAGTTCTAAAACCATTGTGGTCTTTAATAAATTTTTCTAGAAGTGTCCCACGAAGCTCTGGATATATAAATTTATAATTTCGTTCCTGTTGTTCTTCTAATTCTTCAATACGACCAATGCCTGTGATCCAATCATTTGAACCGTTTTCTAATCCTTGACATATTAGCTGATTGTCGTTAACGTTAATTTTTTTTACCAATTCCAAAACTTCTTTCTGTAAAGTTTGGAAATTGATAAATTTATATAGTGGCTGTAATATCATGGTAAAGTATTTATTATATTAATTTTCCATAATTTTTTTTGTCTATAAATATGAACATGTTTAATCAAGAAGTAGAAGGATTTTGGCAGGTAGGTGCTACGAAATTTAAAAATAAATTTCAAGCATTGGTATTTGCTACCGACACCAATCAGGAAGTTAGTTACATATATTTTGATCAAATTTGGAACAATTTTGATAGATCCTTGTTGGGGAAAGTTTCTCTCAAAAAACTTTATCAACAACGTGCTCAACAGATTAGAGATAGCTACGATTATCTAATTTTATATTTTTCGGGAGGCGCTGACAGCTATAATGTTCTTAGGTCCTTTATAGACAACGGTATTAAATTAGACGAAGTTTGTGTGAAATGGCCAATGGCCGCTATAAAATCTCAAGTTTACAAGGCCAATACACTAGACACTTCGGCTAGGAACACTCTTAGTGAATGGGACTTTGCCATTAAACCTGTTCTTGATTGGCTGTCACAATATCATCCTCAGATTAAAATCAATATTGCAGATTGGACAGATAATTTAAGTCCTGAAATTTATACAGAAGATTTATGGCATCATGTTAACACATGGAATGATATAGAAATACCTTTTATGCTGACATATAGTAAATCGGAATTTCTCAAATTAAATAAGGGTAAAACAGTTGGATCTATTTATGGAATAGATAAACCGTTGTTAGCTTATAGAGATAATAAATGGTTTATGAGTTTTACCGACACTGGTACAGGGATGGGAATTCCTTCACAAGAAAATAGATACGGAACTGAATATTTTTATTGGTCTCCAAAATTCCCAATATTAGCTATGGAACAAGCCTATCAGTTGTCATCATATGTTGATGATAATTTTCATTTAAGACAATATTATTATTCAGATGTAAGTAAAGATTGGCCATTGGATTTTACATTATTATCTATTAGAATGCAAAACTCTGTAGCAAGGCAAGTATTATATGATAA